GGCTGCTGCCAGATGTTCTTCCTCCCCAACGGCACGCGCATCGTCGCGACGCTGTCGGGGATCCCGACGGGCGCGGGGGCGATCCGGATCAACACCGGCGCCATCCTGGCGAACTACACGACGAAGGCGCGGCAGGGCTGCCTCTTCGGCGTCGGCGCCCTGGATGCCCAGCAGCAGGCCTATCCCGTGACGTACCCCTGCCCGTCGACGTTCGGCGCGGCGCAGGCTCCCACCACGTCCCCGGCGGTCGCGCCGACGGGCGTGAGCTTCGGCCCGGCCTCGGGAGTCTCCGGGTCCTAAGCTGATCCCAGCAATCCAGTCGATCGGGGGAGGGCTCCTTCGGGAGCCCTCCCCACGGTCTTAACCCAAAAGCCGGACGGAGGCAGCCCTTGGCCGAACTTCCACAGTCCATTCTCTGCTACCCGATGTCCTTGGCGGACTACGCCAAGTACTGCTGCACGGGGCAGCTTCCGGCAAGCGTCAAGCACGCTCTTTCGCAGGCGGCGCAGGATCCGGTTCTCAGGGCCATTCTCTGCGCGATGGAGATCGTCGGAGCGCTTGAACCTCTGTCCGCGACAAGACCAGGCGTTTGCGATCCGGTGGTCTTCTTCACCCGGCAGATCACGCTGCCGGCCGCGACACTCAACCCGGACGGCTCGGTGACGCCGAGCGAAGCTCGAGTCATTTCGTTCTGCGCACCGACCAACCGCGCGCTCGTGATTCAGAAGAGCCGGCTGAGCGCGGCCAACGACATCGCCGCCAATCAACCCGTTCCTCTCCCGATCTACAAGCGCGTCAATCTGGCGACGTTCGGAGAATGGTGCCTGCCCTTCGAGCCTGATAGCCTGCCGGGCGCCTTCGTGAATGTCGAGCACATCATCGTTCCTGCGGGCGCCGGATTCAGCATTTATACTCAGAACTGGAATCCCAACGGCGAAGCCGTCTTCTTCTACGAAGCTCGCTTCTGGGCTGCCTGCTGATCCAGGCAATACTTTACTTCTTGCTACCGAGAGCTCCTTGAAGTAGACTTTGTAAGTCGAAGGTCTCCTCCCCCGGGATCTTCTTGATCCGTTAACGGATGTCCGCCCAAGGGAGAATCCCTTGGCCTCTCGCCTCCCAGACGGTTCCATTCAACTCTCCGATGGACGCATCGTCTACGCGAACTCCGTCATTTTGGGCGCTGATCTCTGCGAGATCGTGCCTCTGTGCGTTCCGCCGCCGGCGTGGCCCTTCGTTTCGGGTGGCGGCGGCGGTGGCGCGGGCCCGCAAGGCCCCGCGGGACCTGCAGGGTCGGGCGGCGGCGGTGCCGGCACGCAAGGCCAGCAGGGTTTCCAGGGAACAAATCCCGGACCTGCAGGACCGCAGGGTAATAACGGACCTCAGGGCTTCCAGGGCCTGGCAGGATCTGGAGCCCAGGGCCCTCAAGGTCTGCTTGGAAGCCAGGGAAATCAAGGGACTGCCGGAACCCAAGGCTTCCAGGGCCTGACCGGCGCCGGAGTTCAAGGCGCTCAGGGAAATCAGGGAACCGCGGGAACTCAGGGCTTCCAGGGCTTTCAAGGCGGCCTGAACCCCGACCTCTTCGCTTCGACCCGCATTGTCAGTTTGATCCCGGGAGAGGGGACAGATCTCACCATCTCTGCGGCTATCGCGGCATTGCCAGCCGCGGGCGGTGACATTTACGTCAAGCCCGGGACATATCCGATCGCAGCCTCGCTGGACTTCACCACCAAAGTGGTGAGGATCCGCGGCGCTGGGACCAGCATGAACTTCGCAACCGGACCTACGACACTGGTTCCTGCCGCAGGAATCTCGCTCTTCAAAAACGGCGCTGCGGGCTGCTCTATCGAGGACATGACCATTGAGGGAGACAACACCTCAGCCCAGGTCCTTTACGAGGGCAGCACCGATATCCGCTTCACCCGCATAGACTGCCACGATGTTGCGGGCATCATCAAGGGGACGCCTGAAGCCCTCTTCCGCGACTCCTTCGTGAACATCCCGAGCGGTCCTGCAGTCGGCGACCGGTTCTTCTGGCAGGGCGGCGCGGCCGGCGGGACGCTCATCTGGGACAATCTGGAAGTTTTCATCACCGGGTCGGGAGCGACCTTGATGAGCGGCGTCACGGCAGGCGCCAACGGTCCGACGTTCAAGGTCGTGAACTCCTACACCGGCGGCGGTGGCGGCGGCGGTGCGACGAACTTCTGGTTCGCCCAGGTCATCGACTGGGTCAACTTCGATTTCGACAATGGCCAGTTCGAGATCAGTGGCGCCCGGAACAACATCGTCAACTGCAACTTCCTGGACTGCTCGATCAAGTTCCTCGCCGTCTGGAACTTCGTCTCCAATTCCAACTTCTCCCAGGGCGGAACGAATGGCGGCGGCGGGATCTTCGATGCTCAGTTGTCCTTTGTCCAAAGCCTTGCCGGATTCCCGATCCAGAGCACCGTGACGGGGTGCAACTTCTACGGAAACGCTGTCTCCAACAAAGGTATCTCGATCACGGGTCCCGCCGGTGCCTCGAGCGTTTCGGTGACGATCAGCGGCTGCAACTTCAGCAACCACACGCTGAACGACATCTACATCTCTGCCGGCCTGGACATCATGATCACCGGATGCGTCTTCGACCACAGCACGGGAGCGAATGTCGACGCGATCGAGATCGTGGCTGGAGCGTCCTTCTCCGGCAGGGTCAATATCGTCGGGAATACCTTCGGAAGCGGCTATGCGCTTACCGTCAGTACCGCAGGGTTCAACGGCACCATCGCGAACAATATCAACCTTCTCACCGTATCCGACACAGGGAACGGCAACATCTGGACGGGCAATACAAATTTCGATCCCAGCGGAATCACCGGCAGCGCGGCATCAGACCTCATCAACGACACCAACGTCATCGGTCCAGTTGCGGCAGACACTCTTCTGAATCTTTTCTATCGGACTGTTACGGTAGACGCGAGCGGAGCTGCCCGGACCATCACGCTACCCACGGCCGCTTCCGCCAAGTGGCGGAAGTACATCATCAAGAAGGTCGATGCCTCGGCCAACACGGTTACCGTGGACGCGGACGGCGCCGAAACGATCGATGGCGCTCTGACATACGTTCTGATCGCGCAGTATCAGAGCGTCGAGATCCAGAGCGACGGTTCGACCTGGTGGATCATCTAGTGAGCGTGCGATGAGTTTTCTTGAATCGAAGGTTAAAGGATCGATCGCGGTCGGCCGTGGGGATGGGGTAGGAATCCTTCCGGTTGGACCAGATGGCCAGGTCATTATAGCCGACAGCACTCAGCCTCTGGGAGTCAAGTACGGTAACAATGCCAGCGCCGTTGCAATGTCCATGGAGTCCCTCGCCCTCACGCAATACTTCTCAAATCTCGGGCTCAAGCCAAGCGTGCAGATCAAGTCCATGACGGAATCTCTGGACACGTTCGATGGCGTGTCCGGGGCCGGCGTGTTCAGCTATGACGGATCTCGCGCCAAGGAGACCGCCATCGCGTCGACGTATGCCCGCTATGGTCTTGGTGCCGCGTACACGAAACTGTTGATGATCGTCGGAATGTTTCGCATGTCCACGGCAAACATGGGCATCTGGATCGCCGACACGCTTGCGGCAAACGTACCGCAGGACGGAAATATATTCCTGAACGAGATGAACACCAATCGGACATCTCTTTATAAGCTTCCTGCTTTCTCGAACGTGACATCGGATACGGATGTCAGCAGCACCCCGCAAACGTGGGCGCCGTACCCGATGATGGCAATTCACGTTGACCTGTCCCTGGCAACGCGCCGGATTCGCTGCTACTACCGTTGGAACGCCGAAATGTGGTGGCCTGTTCTCGACGTCGCGGACAATACGAAGATCGCCATTACGCAGATGCAGCACGCAGGCGTGCAGTTCAATTCGGGTCCAGGATTTGTCGGGTGCCCATTTGGAATTTGGGCTGACCTGTAAGAAAATTCTGGTACCGGAACGACAAGATGAAGGCAGTGTTATCTCGCTTGCATTCCATCCGGTCATACACTAGAATTTCCTAGTCGGAGGTCTCCTCCCCCCCCTGAGGCCTCCCTGATTTCGAACTGTCGATCCGCCCCCGACCGGGGTTTCATGGCGATCAGGCTACCGGACGGCTCCATCCAGATGTCGGATGGGCGTATCATCTACGCCAATTCCATCATTCTCGCAAATGATCTGATCGAACTCCTTCCGCTACTCATACCTCCGCCGGCGTGGCCTTTCGTCTCCGGCGGCGGTGGCGGCGGCCCAGGTCCTCAGGGGCCCGCGGGTCCCGCGGGCAGCGGCGGCGGGGGTGGCGGCGGGAGCCAGGGCACCCAAGGGTTCCAGGGAACAAATCCTGGAGTACAAGGACCTCAAGGGTTTTCCGGCGCGGCTGGAACGCAAGGCAGTCAGGGAAATCAAGGCTTCACTGGAACCGGCGCTCAAGGATTCCAAGGCCTCGGAGGTCCGCAGGGAAATCAAGGCCTCGTTGGATCTGGAGCACAAGGAAACCAAGGCGATGAAGGGCCTCAGGGCAATCAAGGCCCTGGTGGTGCGGCCGGCGGTCCTCAAGGCAATCAAGGTCCTCAAGGCCCTCAAGGCATCGCCGGGGTTCAGGGACCCCAGGGCTTCCAAGGATTCCAGGGCACCGGAGTCCAGGGACCACAGGGCATTCTTGGCACTCAGGGGAATCAGGGCTTCCAGGGAACCAGCGGAGCTGGCGCCGCAGCAATCTTCCAGAATGTCCAGGAAAACACACTTACCACGACGGATGCAACACCCACCGTCATTCTATCCGAGACTATTGCGGCCGCGACAGTTGGAACTTTCCGAGTCGTGGTCGATGCTCGCTATGATGACGGATCTCTGCATGCAAGCTTCGTAAAGACAGTGAAGGTCGTGCGTGAAGGGGCCGGCGCGATTCTCGGAACGGAGAATTCCGACTATACCGACGATGAGAGCCTGGCGCTCACCGCAACGTTCACCGTTTCAGGGAACGACATCCAAGTCACGGTGATCGGCGTCGCGGCGACCAGCATTACCTGGAAAGCGAGGATGGGTAGAGTCAATCTACCCTGATGAAATATGGCAGTAATCGCACAGATCACGATCGGGCACATCCGCATTCTGGATGTAAACGCAAACCCGAATGGATCCGTGTCCGCGCCTAAAGGTAGCCTTGCTTCCGATGAGGTTGCAGCAATCCTTTACATCAACACCGACGGAGCAATGGCCTGGTCACAGGTTTCTGGGGCATCCTCTCTGGATCCTCGGGATGTCTTCCGCTTCAGCATGTTCCATAACGTCGGCGTGACGGGAGGCGGCTAATGCCTATAGTTGCTCTTAATCTTACTCCTGGCCTTCTAGGGACAGCAGAGACAAATCTGTTCGCCGCGATCCCGGTGGGCCATGAGTACGATCTACCCGTGATCCGTTTCGTGAACAATGACCCGTTGAACTCGCACCAGCTCAGAATCTGGAACAAAGTGGGTGCTGGCGCGGGGACGAACGCGGACATCGAGTCGATGCTGTCGATCCAGCCGCAGTCGACCTACGAACACGGGCCGCTCGCGCTTCCGGCCGGCCGCGTGATTTCGGTTGCTGCGGATGAGGCCGGATTCATTAGTTGCCGTCCTACGGGCTGGGATATCACGTAAGGAAGGGGAAATTAGATGGGATTCAAACTTTATTCGGACCAGTTCTCGGATCTGCCGATGCTGGCCTGCGATGTCTGCGGGGAGAGAATCATCGACATCTGGAATGACCAGGCGACGGGATCTCCCGGACGCGACGGCCAGACGACGGATGTCGTCATTCATCATGCAAGCCATGTGGTTACAGGCACGGTCACTATGGCCCTGGTCGATTTCATCCGTCTTTTCATCATCCAGAGTAGACCGGGCAACCTCGGCTCGGATGGCCAGCACGACCATGTGGACGTGCAATATCCGATGGGAGGGAGGTTCGAAGCATGAGCACGATGATCATCAGTCCAATCGTCATCATCGATACTTCCTCGGCAAATCCTCAGATCGTCGAGCAGAGCGCTGGAACAGTCGGGGTGGCGATCTCCGTGATGGTGGTGTAGGATGAGTAAATTCGTTCCGGATCCACAGATTCAGTCGCTCAAGGCGATGCGAGCCGGAGATATCGCCATCGCACTACCGACGCCATTGATAATGACGATCGGGACATCGGCTGTAGCGAGTCCGCAGCCTGTCCAGAACACTTCAATTACCGTGGTGCCCGCGGTGCCAAGCACGGAGGCCCTTGCAGGGACGCCGTCGGAAAGCCCGGTGGTATCCAGCGCTTTCGCGACTGTTCTTTCAGCAGACCAAACTCAATCGGTAAGCGCAAGCGCAGTCGATTCTCTGGAAACGCTGGCCGGCACCCCTTCGGAGTCTCCCGTGGTTGGCGTCGCAACTGGAACTTCAGTCGTCTAAGGAGGAATTGATCATGTCGACCGTCTATCTGAGGCAGTTTCCCGGGAAACGGCGCTTCCAGCGTGTCACGAAAGATGACTGGGATGCCCCGCTCCCTCACAAAGACATCGCAGGATTCGGACACATCCTGCGTCTCGAAGCAGACGTGCGTGTCTGGTCGCCTGACGGCGAACTCCAGATCGCCAGGAAGTGGCCTTCCAAGTCGTATATCCGGAATTTCGCCCGCATCCTGCGTAACACGTTCGGAGAAAATGTTCAGTTGGTGGACCGTACCGGGGGTGTTCGTACGGTCGCGCTCAACAACAACCCTGGCGTCGGAGCCGTAGGCCTGATCCCGCAGATCCTCCAGGAAACAGTGAGTGCCGGATCTTCGGGGAATCCGGACGACGCCGGCGCTGCGATGGCGATCGGCAACGGGGTCGCCGCTGAAGTTCATACGCGCAATGATCTTGTGAGCCGGGTTGGCGGGATTTATGGTGCTCGTCAGAACCTGGTCACCACGGTACTCAATACGGCGACCACGACCCTCCAGGTGACCACGGGCATCACGAATGGCACGGCGGCCTCCGTCAACATCACGGAAATCGGGATGTTCCTCTTCGCGATGACGACGGGCGTGGCCGCCTCCGTCGTTCCTTTCTCGACGCTGCTCGCCTATGACGGTATCACGAGCACCCCGGTCGCGGCCGGCGGTGTGATCGCGCCGCGGTACACCATGGACTTCCCGATGTAAGTCTTTGAAATAAAGAGGAAGAAAACAATGAACAGCAAAAATGTGATCTTGAAGCCCGAGAAGGCGATCATCATGCCGGAGGACATTCCTCTGAAGGAAGCGATCCACCTGGGTCTGGCGACCCCGGCACGCCGGTCTGGCAGGAAGATGATTCCCGCTACACCAGCAGGAATGGGCGTCTTCGCGAAGTTCGCGATCCAGGTCCTGGACAAGAATGGCAAGGCTGTTGCCTTCCGTCATCCCGTCACCGGGAAGATGGTCAAGAAGATGGAACGGCCGGTCCATTCCTTCAATCGGAACTTCGGATTCTGGATCCGCGGCTTTCTCCAAAACGTCGACAGCGCACTCAATCTGAACGAAACGCTGACCGACGACGCCGGTGCTTCCTTCCTCTGCCGACTGAAGTCGGGTCTAACCAGCGGTTCTCAGTCGATCCTCACGGGCGCGGCGAAGATCAAGTTCGGGAACTCGAATGCTGCGCTGCTGACCACTCAGTTCAACCTTCAGGGCACGCTCCTGGGGGCTGTGACTGAAGCCGCTGTCGTGACGGCTCTCGTCGTCGAGGACTCGGTGCAGACGATCTTTACCTGCACCGGGCAGATCACCAATACGACCGGCGGAAGCTTCACGGTCCAGGAAATGGGCCTTTTCCCAGAGCTGAACGGATCGACGGGAACGACGAACAACACGACGATGATGCTGCGCGACCTCACCGGCGCGGTGGTCGTGAACAACGGCCAGACGATCATCGGCACCTATACCTTCACGATCGCGGTTTAAGCTAGAAGGAGGGGGCGGCATTTCCGCCCCCTCCTTTAGCTCACATTATTCCTCTTGCTGTAAAGCTTGATGCCCTGTAGAATCTCCTAGTCGGAGGTCTCCTCCCCCGGGACCTTCTGGATCCTGTAAACGGACGTCCGCCCAAGGGAGATTCCCTTGGCTTCTCGTCTACCAGACGGCTCAATTCAGCTCTCCGACGGCCGCATCGTCTACGCCAACTCTCTCATCCTTGGCGCTGATCTCTGCGAGATCGTGCCTCTGTGCGTTCCGCCGCCGGCGTGGCCCTTCGTCTCGGGCGGCGGCGGCGGCGGCGCGGGCCCGCAAGGCCCTGCGGGACCTGCAGGATCTGGCGGCGGCGGTGCCGGAACTCAAGGGCAACAGGGCTTCCAGGGGACGAATCCTGGACCTGCAGGTCCGCAGGGAAATAATGGGCCTCAGGGCTTTCAAGGCTTGGCAGGATCTGGAACCCAGGGCTTCCAGGGAAGCAGTGGGCTTCAGGGAAATCAGGGAAACCAAGGTCTCACTGGAAGTCAGGGAAACCAGGGGAACCAGGGGAATGCCGGCGCTCAGGGCAATCAGGGAAATCAAGGAACCGCGGGAACCCAGGGCTTCCAGGGATTCCAAGGCCCATCGAATGCTGGTGCCGATATCTTCGCAGCCACTCGCGTGGTCAGTCTCATTCCTGGCGATGGAACGGATCTGACCATTGCCGCGGCGATCGCGGCGCTGCCGGCTGAAGGCGGCTACATCTACGTCAAGCAGGGGACCTATCCACAGGCCGCGACGTTGACGATGCCGGACAAACCCGTCATCATCAGGGGCTCGGGCGATGGCACCGTCATCTCTCTCGGCGCGAACGCCATCCCGGCGTTCACGATTCCCACTGGCTTGAGCGTCCGGCGCGACTATGTGTTCGAAAACATGCTCGTCACTGGCACCTCGGTTGCCAATCAAAAGATCTGGAGCATCGAGGATGCCAATGGCTTCGGTGTGGTCAGGGCGAGCCATGTAAACTCCACGGAAATCCAGTTCCCCATCCACATCACGGACGGCTTCGGAACCGAGATTACGACCGTCTGCCTGGACGACTGCCACTTCCGCTTGCTGGCCGATGGATCGAGCATCCTGGTCAATCAACCAGCGCTCACGGCCGTGCCCACGAACGTGTGGATGCAGCGCGTCTGGTTCTATACCGAATACTCCGATGCGATCACTGGAGCGCTTACCAGCGATGCTGTCTTTGCCACAAGCATCAACTTCCTGGGAGAAGATTGCGTTCTGGCCATCGGCACGAGCTCGATTGTCGGGTGCTTGAATCTTACGGACAGCCATATCTTCAACTTCGGCCCGGGCGCGAACCCGGTCATCTCAGTATTTGGCGATGACTTCGGCATCATCCCCGACTGCCTCGTAGGCTGCAGCGGTCAGTTCGTCAACTTCAGCTTGGAAGGAAACGGCTGCGCCGTGATTGGCGGCAGGTATCGCTCCTGCAGTTTCACGGATGGAGCGATCAGCTTCTTCACGGACATATTCTTCTTCACTGATCTTACGGTGGAGTCGGCCGTCATCATCGGCACCGGCAATACATTCATCAAAGGCTGCGAGTTCACGAACAAGGGCACAACCTTCGTCCTGGACGGGAACTTTGCATCCATCGTCGGTTGCGAGTTCTCTCTGATCAGCTATGTCGGGCTGACCTCCGTCATCCGGACTACGAATGGTACCGCGAAGATCGCCGACAACCGCTTCGTGGCGAACACGGTGCCGGCGATCCTGGAAGCTGGTGCCATCTCCACGAACAATATCGACAATAACCGGTGGGCTACCAATCCGACGCTTCTGAATGATTCCGACGCGGTCGTGAACGGCTTCAAGCGGAAGAACATCACTGGCGGCGCGACCGTAGATGCCTTGACGGCGGTCTTTACGCACGTAAATGACAAAGGTTTGGCCGGGGCAGGAAGCCTCAAGAACACTGGCGCGAATGACCTGACGGTCAGACGGACCGTGACCGACGGTTACGGAACGACCGACTTCCAGGAAGATGTGGTTCTGTCGGGCGCGTCGATTCAATGGCCCATGGACACCGCCATCGGGACGGCGTTCTCAGCGTATGTGTCCTTCACGATCTCCGTCAAGTCGACCACGCCGGGGAGTCCGACGACCTATGATCTCAGGCACTCTTCGACGGGAGCATACTGATGCCTTATCCTCAGGATCCGTTCGCCCTGAAAATCACGTCGGGCTATAAGTGCCCGACTTGCCAGAATCGTCCACTCATCCGCGAAACAAAAGATCAGCAATCTTCTTTCCTGGGACAGGTTCGTTGCGAAAGCTGCGGATTTGTTTCCGACGCGGCGTCGATGAGAACGGCTCAGACGGCCGCGAGGGTAAAAGCTAAGTCATGAGGAAGAGATAGCCTCGTATGACGATACAATATAACGCTGTTCCGGACCGCGCGGCGACTATCGTGGTCCATCCCACGCCTGGTATCGGCGACGCGACGACCATTGCCGATGGCCTCAGGTTGCTTCCCGCAGGCGGCGGGGACATTTTCGTGCGCGAAGGGACGTATCCGATCTCTGCCACGATCACGTTGCCGGTGGGTAAGCCGGTCGCGATCCGCGGCGTGGGAAATGCTGCGATCATCGATCTCGGTGCCAACGCGATCCCGGCCTTCACGATTCCTGACGGGGCGACCGTAAACACTCCCGTCATCTTCGATGGCTTCAAAGTCACCGGGAATGAGACGGCTGGACAAAAATTGCTCGTTTACGGAGACAACAGCGGCCTGGTCGAAGTCTACATGGAGAACATCGTCACGACTGGAGTCGAGACGACGATCGATTCCACGAGCAACGCCTCGGCATCCTCTACCCCGGGCCAGGATGATCCGCGCTTCCATCTCCTCCGGTGCCGGATCCGTCCCTGCGCCACCAACAACAGCGTCATCCTCCACAATACCGGCTTCGGCCTTCCGCGCGCCTGGCTGACCGAAGTCGAGTTCATCGGGGACTCCCTCTTCGCCATTCCTGCGCTCCGGACAGCCCCGCTCTTCGGCAGGTTGGCCGATGACAGTTGGTTCGGCGACTGCTACCTGGACAGTTGCGAGATGTCGATCGGGACGGACGAAAGCGACTTCGCGACGTTCGAGTGCTTCAATAGCACTCTCTGGAACAATGACAACGTCAATCTGACCGTCACCTACTTCCTGTTCGGCAGCTTTGAGGGCTTGAACCCGGGCACCGTCCGCGACTCGGCCTGCCGCGGCATCTACTTCGAGGCTGAAGAAGCCGGGTCGAACTTCTTTTCGAACTGGCTCCAGGACTGCCCCATCGGGATCTTCGGCGCTGGTGTCGTGGTCGGTGACAACCAGATCATCGAAGTGCGGAATCCATGGCCTGTCGCTCATCCCTTCGGCATCCAGATTCAGAATGAGCAGGCGGTAATCCGAAACAACCGGTTCCGGTTCCGGCAGACGACTCCCCAGCAGATCATTGATGTCGAGGTCTCCACAAGAATTCTCGGAAACGATTTCTCCGAGTGCTTCCCCCCTGTAAACGGGACGATCCTGCTCAATAGCGGCGAGAACATCATCACCGACAACTATTTCACATTCGCGCCGACCACGGGACCGAACGTCAACGAGACAGGCGGCGGTGGTGCGAGCTATTACGACAACAACAACCGCCTCTTCACGAACAAGACGGGCGGCGGCCCCATCGTGGATCCGATCCTCCCTCATGGAAACGGGTCGACTATTCAGGGGACCACTGGCGTAGCTGGGAACAGTTCCGTGGGCGGGACGGCCACAAACAGCATCATCGTCTGGTATAGGAATCCCTATGGCCTGGCGATGGTGAAGGGATATATCCAGAACACGGGCGCGAACAATATTACCGTCCAGGAGACCTTCCGCCTCGATACCTTAGGCACATTCACGAAGTCTACGGTAGTAGCCCCGGGTGCTAAGCTGACGCTCGACCCGTATGACTTCGCGGGAACAGCTATCCCGGCGGGTTCATTCCAGTGCTACGACTACCGAGCGGACGTTTCAGGTACTACGATTTCCTGGTATACGTTCTTCCCGATGCCTGGCGGCGTGCTCGGAACCTAAGGGGGAGCCATGCTAGTTGCCTACTGTGCCGAGTGCCTTCCACAGAAAGTGGTCCTTGGATATAACGACCGAATCTGTGAGCTCCGGACTCCGCACAACGCACACCCACAGACCAAGAAGAACGGCTACTTCCCGATCTCCTACAATGGATGGAAGCAGGTCTTCGTCGAAGGGGACGAAACTCAAACCAAGGCCAATATCGTCGCACAGTTTGGCGGAGAGTTCGTCTAAATGGCTATTCGGCTTCCAGACGGCTCGATCCAGATGGCGGACGGGCGTATTCTCTACGCCAACTCCGTCATCCTCGCAGCCGATCTGATCGAGATCCTTCCGCTCCTCACGCCTCCGCCGGCGTGGCCTTTCGTCTCGGGCGGCGGCGGCGGCGGCGCGGGCCCGCAAGGCCCCGCGGGACCTGCAGGATCGGGCGGCGGCGGCGCCGGCACGCAAGGCCAGCAGGGTTTCCAGGGAACGAATCCCGGACCTGTAGGACCGCAGGGCAATAACGGACCTCAGGGCTTCCAGGGCCTGGCGGGATCCGGAGCTCAGGGCTTCCAGGGAAGCAATGGGCCTCAGGGAAATCAGGGGACTGCCGGAACTCAGGGCTTCCAGGGTCTTACGGGGGCTGGAGTTCAAGGAAACCAGGGAAATCAGGGCATTGCCGGAGCTGGAACTCAAGGGTTTCAGGGTAATCAGGGCCTGACCGGTGCAGGAGTTCAGGGAAACCAAGGCAATCAAGGATTGCAAGGGTTCCAAGGTCTAACAGGTGCAGGGACTCAAGGTCCCCAAGGGCCTCAGGGTCTACAGGGGAGTCAAGGTTTCCAAGGCATCACAGGAGCTGGAGTCCAGGGCGCGCAGGGACTCCAAGGCCCATCCAGTGCGGGCGCTGACATCTTCGCCGCGACACGCGTCGTCAGCCTGATCGCTGGCGACGGCACCGATCTGACGGTAGCCGCCGCGATTGCTGCACTTCCGGCCGAGGGCGGCCGGATCTACGTGAAACAGGGGACGTACACGCTCGCCGCGACGAACTCGCTGCCGGACAAGCCGGTCGACATCATCGGCTCCGGCGACGGCACGATCTTCGACCTGACCACGAGCGCCATCGCCGCCTTCACGATCCCGGACATTCTCACGGAGCGTCGATCCTACACCTTCCAGAACTTCAAGGTGATCGGGAACTCGACAGCCAGCCAGAACGTCGTCGAAATCGCGGATTCCCAATTCTTCGCGGTCACGAGCATCAAGCGCGTGAACACCGAGGGCATCAAATTCCCCGTCGAGATCACGGGCGGCGGCTTCTCCGCGACCGAGGCCACCCAGATCGAAATCGAAGACTCCTGGTTCGTCCCCGTTGCGGCTGGTGACGGCGCCCTCGCCAATAACAGCGGGTTCACGAGCTCAGTAGCGGTCACGTGCCGGAACGTGAACTTCTACGATCCGAACGATAATACGATCGGCGGCACGATCAACAACGACAACTTCTCGAGCCTGGACATCGTCTTCTACGACTGCAACATCTCCTACACCGGGGAAGACGGCCTCAATACGATCCGGGCTGAGAACAGCAGGATCTTCAACTATCTCGGTCAGGGCGTCGCCACGAACCCGAACTCGATCTTTCTGGGCGGCCTTGGCGTAGACGACAATAACATCCACCCCTCGTGCTCCTTCGTGAACTGCAACGTCGTGGGAATGTCCTGGATCTTCGGCGAGCAGGTCACCGCCACCGGTGGCTGGTGGGATTCGAACGTCGTCCAGGCAGAAGTTGTAAACGGGAAATGTACTTTTGATGGGGTTGTCTTCCGCTGCGCCGCGGACGTTCCGCAGTTCCCGCACTTCGGGACGGACCCCACCGCATATATTCGGGACGGCGGCGAGCTCAATATCATCGGGTGCCGCTTTACGAACCCTGGCGGCCTCGTGAACCGCTACATCGAAGCTGCGGACTCGATGTACATCGCCTTCTGTGCCTTCGCCAACCAGGCGGCCGGGGCGAATAATTGCGGCATCCATGTAACGGGCCCGAACAACATCATCGTCGGCTGCGACTTCGATGCTCTTTGGGCGGCTCCTCCGATCAAGGAGGAAGGTGCCAATGCCGTCGCGAACAACTATACCGACTGCATTGGCTTGAACGGCAACGGCGGCACGGAGTCGGTCTACGTGACGCCATCGAATATCAGCCCCTCGACCTTCAACGGTTCGGCGCTCTTCCACGCGACAGGGTCGACCACCGACGCCCTTGTTGTGATCAAAATGACCCTCTCCGGCCTGGGCACGTCGGACTCCGGCACGAGGATCAACCCGGCTGGCCTGACCGGGCAAGGCACGATCAAGAACACGGGTGCCCAGTCCATGGACGTGAAGGAAACGGTTACGGATGCCTTCGGGGTTACCGATAGCGTGACTACGACAGTCACTGCAGGAAACGACCTCCTCCTTACGATGGCCGTGAATATAAACACGGCGCGGCCACCCTATGTGTCCTATAAGATCGAGGTAAAGAGCACTGCGGCTGGCGTTCCTACGACCTACAGCTACCAGCACACCATGAACTCCGAGGTGACTTGGTGAGGATTAAATGAAGCCGTTGCCGCCTGAAGCGCTCTCCGTTAGGGGCCGACTGCTCAATCGCATGGCCGACTGCCCTGGATGTCAGGTCCACGGGTTGATCTGGACAACGAAGGACGCCAATAGCCCCTACTTGGGCCAGGTCCTATGTCCCTCCTGCGGCTGGACCAAGACGAAGGAAGAGTTCATGGTCATCTGGAAGGATGCGAATAGCTAACCAATGACCGCAACGGCGAGAGCTAATCCTGGAACTACCGCCCAATTCGTCCAGAACCCCACCGGGTTTGTGGATGGGATCCTATCGGGCGAAATTCTCGCCCAGGCGGTCCCGGCGATGAGCGTTCGGACCGTGAGCTTGGTCGTCATGCGGAACGGTCTCCAGGAGTCCATTCCCGATCAGACCCTGACGATTACTGCGGCGCCTGCTGCAGGCTTGGTCCGTTGCGATATGGTTCAGTGGAATGGGACCACGATCAACGTCAAGAATGGCACCGCGGCGGCGATCTCTTCGGCAGACGCACCTACGCCGGACTCTGGCTTCATCCCCCTCGCTCTTACGATGGTGTTCAACGGCGACACCACCGTCAGGGATATGGGCAAGCTCGACAGCACATCGTCGAGCAAGGGTCGTATTTATGCCTATTATTTCGCGCGCCGCGGTATCTTCGCCTCTTCCCAGGCAGCGCAGGACACGACGACGAGCGGCGACGACGTGGAAGTCGCGCTGCCGCTCTACCATCCCAGAAGCAGCGTGATTCATATCAAGGGAGCAGGCTCCGCGACTCAAAACTCGAACTTGTCCGGTCTTCAGGTGATCTTGAGACTGGACGGCACACTCATCACGCGATCCCAGGCCAAGAATCAGTGGAACAGCAATACCGGTTCCATCGGCGACACGGGCAACCAGGATACCGTTGAGACCGAGATGCCGCGCGCCGGCGTGGCCTCCGGAACTCATCGCTGGGTGGTCAACTGGACCTTCCGCGCCGCCGGACAAACGCTGACCTATCGGCTTCTGCAGTTGCAGGAAGTCCTGTAAGGCGAAACTATGACCGCGACAGCGAGAGCTAACCCTGGAACCACCGCCCAATTCGTCCAGAACCCCACCGGGTTTGTGGATGGGATTCTCAGCGGTGTGATCCAGGCTGGTGCTGGCGCGATGCAGGTCAATTCCTCGAGCCTGATCGTCATGAGGAACGGCATTCAGGAAACCGTTCCTGACACGACGCTCAACGTCACGGCCGCCGACGCTACGAACCCTCGCGTGGACATGGTCCAATGGAACGGCACCACGCTTTCCATGAAGAACGGGACAGCGGCGGCGATCGCCACCATGAATGCCCCGACGCCCGATGTAGGCAACATTCCGCTGGCGCTGATCTTCATCTACGCGAACGGGACGACGATCAAGAACCTCGGTCAGCAGGATGCGACCGGACAGTTTAATGCCATCTTCGCGTATTATTATGCGCGCCGCGGCCTCTATGCATGCCTCCTTTCGAGGCAGTCGTCGTCGGGACCCTTCGGTGGTACTGCCGACCCGATCGTGGCTCTGCCGGTGTACAACGCTCGTTCCGGCATCTATCGATTCGAGTACACCGGAAACCTCACGGTAGCAGATGGAAGCACCGTGTGCAGGCTCCAGGTCATTGTAGCCTTGGATGGGACTCAGTTTACTGGAGCCGGCGGCCCGAACACGACGGTATCTCAGGTCGACACAGCGGCCAGCACCAGCAGTGGTTCGTGCAATGCTCATGTGAACTACTCTCGAGGGATCATCAGTTCTGGTGTTCACCGCTGGAATCCCTTCATCACGGGGGGAGGCAATACACAGAGTCTGGGCTACCGCCAGGCGGAGCTCCAGGAGATCCTCTAAATGGCTACGCGGCTTTCAGACGGCTCGATCCAGATGGCGGATGGGCGTATCCTGTACGCCAACTCCGTCATCCTCGCAGCCGATCTGATCGAGATCCTTCCGCTCCTCATTCCGCCTCCGGCATGGCCTTTCATTTCCGGTGGCGGCGGAGGCGGCGCTGGAACTCCTGGAGCGCGCGGTGCAGACGGAGCTCCTGGAGCGAATGGCCCTCAAGGCTTCCAGGGACAGAATGGTGCCTTCGGCGGCCCCCAAGGCTCGCAGGGCTTCCAAGGCATGGATGGGGGTGAGGGGTTCCAAGGCAATCAGGGCTTCCAGGGAACGGGTGCTCAGGGTCCTCAGGGAACGAATCCTGGCGCTCAGGGGCCGCAAGGAAACTTTGGAGCCCAAGGCTTTCAGGGCTTTCAGGGCATCGATGGGACTCAAGGTACCCAGGGCATTCAAGGGCTGCAGGGAACCAATCCTGGCGTTCAAGGCCCGCAGGGCAACGACGGGATGCAGGGGATCAACGGTACGCAGGGCCTTCAGGGTTTCCAAGGCAATGAAGGCCTTCAGGGCCTGCAGGGAACGAACCCGGGCGTCCAAGGGCCTCAGGGCAACCAAGGCTTCCAAGGGATGAACGGAGTCGACGGACCGCAGGGTTTCCAGGGCATTCAGGGCCTGCAGGGAACGAATCCCGGCGTTCAAGGGCCTCAGGGCAACCAAGGGTTTCAGGGAACGGGAGCGCAAGGCCTGCAGGGTTTCCAAGGCTCCGGCGGCCTTCTCGGGTTTCAAGCACAGGATGCCGGCACTCTAAGTATCAGCGCGGCTAGTGGAGTCACGGATCTGCCGTCATCCACGCTCAGCTTCACCTTGGCCGCCACCACGCGCGTCGAGTTTTTTGCGACCATTTTCAGCAATCAGATGTCACAAGGCCAGCCGGACTCCGGATTCTCCGGCCGTACGCTCCTGCGCGACGTCGGGAACGCGATCACCTACGATCTGGTTCAGCATGTGAATGCTGGCGCTACCGGTGGAGCTGGCTCATGGACCGGGACAATCGATGCGGGCGTTAGCGGTCGCCGTCTTTTGACGCTTGCTGCCGGGTCATACACCTTCAAGCTCCAAGCCGTCTGCGACAGCGGTACGGGACTGGACACATTGAATTACACATATCCGCTCGTCTTTACGGTCAAGGACTACGGGCCGCCGTAATTGAAGGCTAAGAGGCCGTTCGGGATGAAAATTGACGATCCTTCCGTTCCCTCGTTCAAAGTATAAGTCCAGCTTGCTTCCTCGGCTCCTTAAGCGTAAACTTCTAGTACGTCCCGGGCCTCCCCCGGCCTTGGGCTGAGCATTCCAGAGCGTCTTTTCCGCCCAATCTTGGATTATGTCATGAGGCGGAATTGATGGCCGATCCAGGCGCCGTCCTCAAGTTTCCCGGGGGAAAGCCTCCTCCTGCTGAAACGCCCCTGCCGCTGACCAGCAAAGGCACGACTGTTCCCAAACTGAGCTCGTACGACTACGACGAGACCGTAAACCTCTATCAGATCGCCACTTCCGTTAAGAAGAAGGCTGAGGATCTCATTCTGTTCGTAGAACAGAATAGATCGGTCGCGCGCCAGGCTGGAATCGAAATGCTGGCCGTGCAGCTCACGTCGATTCTTGAAGGAGAGAAATTCCAAAGAGTAGTCGATTCCCTCGAGGACTCGGTTTATCGACGCATCCCGGTTGCCTTGACTCAGGCGGGCGTCGATAAAGTCCATCGCATGGAACGGCTCATCGCGGACGCCGATCACGTCATCGTCAATTACATGAACGGCCGCAAGGTCGAACCGATGATGGGACAGAGTTCGGGTCCTTCCTATTCTCAGATGCCCTTCCCGGTCTATGCCAATTCTGGATCGAGCGATGCCGGAACCTGGATCCCGGTCGTCATCATCGGGATCGCCGGCATCATAGGAGTGATCGCCATCATTGCGCTCACTAATCGTCCTCGCGAAGCCGCCCCTGTGGCGCCGGCACCGGCGCTGGCATCGGTGAAAGCCAAGTCGAGAAAAACCTGAGCTCAAATGAGCGACCTCGACAAGGACATGCAGGGCGGCCGACTCCGTCGAGTCGGAAAGCCCGAGGACCCGGATGACGCAGTTCGACTTCGCGATATCGCAGGAATCGCGAAGATCGAAGCGCAGAAATGCATTCCTGCGGCATTCCCGACTGGAATGGGCGGTGGCCGCGGCGATCGCGGAGAGCGCGGGCCACAGGGCCCTGCAGGATCTGGCAGCGGCGGCGGGGGATTCCAGGGAAATCAGGGCAATCAAGGAAACCAGGGCCCGAGTGGTGCGTTTGGTGGGCCGCAGGGAAATCAAGGATTCCAGGGACAGACAGGACCTCAGGGAAACCAAGGCAATCTTGGAGCTCAGGGATCCCAAGGATTTCAAGGCTTGCAGGGAAGCGGTGTCCAGGGAAATCAGGGACTTCAGGGCACTTTGGGCCTACAAGGGCCGCAGGGCTTCCAAGGGACCGGGGCCCAGGGAAATCAGGGTCTACAGGGCTTTCAGGGCCTACAAGGGCCACAGGGCTTTCAGGGAAGCGGATTCCAGGGTGCTCAAGGTCTGCAGGGACTTCAGGGTATCGATGGAACTCAAGGGTTCCAGGGCTTCCAAGGAACCGGGGCTCAAGGAAATCAGGGCCTGCAGGGCTTTCAGGGGTTCCAGGGATTCCAGGGATTCCAGGGAACTGCGAACGGCGGAGCTCAAGGGTTCCAGGGATTCCAGGGACCTCAGGGTCTACAAGGTCTCCAGGGCCTTCAGGGAAATCAGGGCTGGCAGGGTCTACAAGGTCTCCAGGGCCCTCAAGGATTCCAAGGGGCCGACGGGCCGCAAGGTCCTCAGGGCCCCCAAGGATTCCAGGGACTTCAAGGAGCTCAGGGAAACCAGGGCTGGCAAGGTCTGCAAGGCCTTCAGGGTCCTCAAGGATTCCAAGGGAACGATGGCCCTCAGGGAAACCAGGGGCTGCAGGGACTTCAAGGTCTTCAGGGACCTCAAGGCTTCCAAGGCCTAACCGGGCCTCAGGGAAACCAGGGGCTACAAGGACTTCAGGGGCCCCAGGGATTCCAAGGACTCACTGGGCCTCAAGGCAATCAAGGTCTCCAAGGCCTTCAGGGTCTGCAAGGGCCTCAAGGGCTGCAGGGACCTCAGGGCTTCCAAGGATTCCAGGGACCATCCAGTGGATTCTCTGCGGGAGTCTCGACCGGCGGCAATACAGCCGGCAGCACGGGAACAGTTTCCGCGCAGGTCGTGTTTGCCGGCGGCAATAACATCACGCTCTCGCAGTCAACCCTCGCTGGCGGCCTTGCGACAATCACGATCTCGGGTCGCGATGCTGTTTTTGGTCTCGGCGTATCGACTGGCGGAAACACTTCGGGCAATACGGGAACGACGAATGGCACCGTTGTTCTAGAGGGAATCGGAGCTGTAACTCTCTCTCAGTCTACTGATGCCGGAAGTCAAGCGACCATCAGGATTTCCGTAGCGAATGGCATTTTCGGTGCCGGCGTCTCTACGGGCGGCAATACTTCCGGAACGACTGGAACCGTCACAGGCACGCTGGTCTTGGCCGGTGGAAACAATATTACTCTCTCGCAATCGACTGATACCGGCGGCGCGACGATCACGATCTCTGGCGCCAATGGCTTCGGCGCCGGCGTCTCGACGGGCGGCAACACTTCCGGGACGACAGGAACAAATGGCGGGACGCTGGTGCTTGTTGGGGGCAATGGAGTTACGCTCTCTCAAGCAACCGGCACCGGCGGTAACACTATCACGATCTCCGGCGATGCTACCAACCTTCGGATCTTGTCCCACAATGCCGAATGGGTCTCCAACTGGACGGTGTTGAACCAGACGCTCAGCCTAGTCCGGATCACGGTGCCACGCCTTGTCGTCGGGACGCGCATGGAATTCGTGATCGATCTGACGGGCAACTCGAACTCATCCGGCGCGTTCACGATCTCGGCCGGCTTCTATACGATGTCGGGATCGACTGCATCTCTCGCTACGAGCGGTTCCAGGCAAATCTCCTGGAGCTCCGGCAGCGCCACCAGCGTCTCAACCATCTATGGCGGCAATTCCGGAACGAGATTCCGGACATTGGCTATCAATGCCACTCTGACTCCGGGCGATTACCTTGTCGGCCTGAACTTCCAGACTTCCAATAACGGGACATGGAGGATATTCGGACGGCAGGGAATGTCGATCGTCGGGGCTCTGGACACCAATGAAACAAATATCTTCCTGGATGGAACGTCAGTGTCTTCGACAGGCGCGTTCCCGGTCTCCATCAACGTCACGGACACGAACTACGCGCGCACGGGAGGAAGTGCCCTCAGGCAGCCAGGGTTCATCGTGGCAGGCACGTTGTAACGAGGAATTATGGCCGGCGATAACTTTCAGGACAATGTAAAGCTCGACAGCCTGACAAGGCTCGTCAACGAAGGACCGGCCGTCGTTATCGGCACCGATCCCGGCGCAAAGAGCGTCATCCTCAAGAACGATCTCGGCGAAATGCACGTCGTCGGCAACCCGACCACGAACCGGACGGTTGTCCTTCCCGACTCCGATGGAACGCTGATCTTTTCAGGTCAGGCTGTTCAAGGGCTCGGAGTCTCAACGGGCGGAAATACCGCAGGCAGCACGGGCACAACGATTGGCACCATCGTGTTTGCTGGCATGGGGGGCGTGACGCTCTCGCAATCGACGGCAGCAGGCTCGCTTGCCACAATCACCATCAGTGCTAATCCTGGGGCGAACGTTAACGCCATCGGCGTTTCCACTGGGGGGAATACCGCAGGAACCACGGGCACGACCATCGGGACCGTCGTGCTCGTCGGAATCGGAAACGTGACCCTCAGCCAGTCGACCGCAGCCGGCTCGAACGCGACGATCACGATCAGCGGGGGAGACGCGACACTTAAGAGCTACTCGTATCCCGATCAGCCAGCCGGATCCTTCGGATCCTCGAACGGCGGTCTTTCGCTCATGCCGGTTCAGATCCCGGTCAATGTCAACGCGACCAAGGTTGTCTTCCTTGGGCACCTGACGGCAGCCACAAACTCGACCGGCTCGGTGATTTTCAGCCTTGGCGTCTATACGCTATCGGGATCCACGGCGAGCCTGGCGAGCTCCACGGTACGTCAGTTCTCCTGGACTACCGGAACCACGAATTCCACAGCGACGACGGCTCTCGGTGGACAGAGCGGAACGCGTTACCGGAGCTTCGATTTGGGAGGCACCTGGGCATTTACGCCAGGCAACTATCTCTTTGCCTTCTATGGCCGAACCTCGAACGCTGGGAGCTGGACCTTCTGGGGGATGGATCAGACGCTCTCCATCGCGGGTGGCGGCGAAGCCAACGATACCCAGTTCTTCTACCCTGGCTTCTCAACCTCAAGCTTTACGACCGCAATGCCGGCTTCGATCAACGTGACGGATACAAACTATGTTCGCACTGGTATCAGTGCCTTCCGGCAAATAGGTTATTGGTTGATAGGGCCGTAAAATGCCTTTTACCGTTTCCGGCGTCACGATCAACGGTTTCGTCCAGGTTGCCCAAGTGGATGGAGGCGACCAGGGACTTTGCTTCTTCGGTTCGATCGTCAATACAGGAGCGAATGGTCTTTCCCTAAGAATCACGGTAACGGACTATTATGGAAATACGGATGTCTTTACGCCGGCGACAATAGCAGCGGGAGCGTCCGCAAAGTTCGATAGTATTTCCTTTTCGTTTGGGCCCAATACGAAGCCGCCGTTTAGGAACATCAAGCTGGAGGTAGCGGCGGCGACCAACAACCAACAAACCACCTTCACGTTCGTCGTCACGCAATTTTAACCCTATTCGTGTTGAGGGTTTACTTCGGTGGCCTATAATCAATCTTGCCGATGAGGAGATAAAAGGATGTTCATAACGAATAGCGGCGATTACATGACCGGCGGCAAGTTCGTGTTTGCCGGCCAAGTGGCTCCTTCCGTGGCGGTATCCAGCATTACGTTTTCTGGACTCAATGGTGACAATGATCGGCTCTATGGGGTGAGCTTCCTTTGGAGGAATCCAATCACTGGGGCCAGGAAGCTCAAGTTCCAGCCCAATGGGTCGGCAGTACCCTCGGGCTCTTCTATGCGAGTCGATGAGTTCGAAATCCTGGGCGTCGTAGCAACTCAGCAGAACGACTCGGATTTCGGATGCGCTCAACTGACCGCTGCGGGGGCGGACACTTTCGTTCAGGGAACGGCGTTCTTCGCATGTCAGTCGATCAACGCAGACGGATCCCCGGTTGGCCGCGCCTACGAAGGCAGAGGCTATGCCGAGGATTCGGCGGCCATCGTCGGCGTCCGGCGCCGCCACTTCTACAGGAGTGGCTTCTGGAAGGATGTCAATGACGTGATCGAGTCGATCACCATCATCGCAGATCCGTCAGCCAATGCGATCGATGCGGGTTCGGACTTCAGGCTTTGGAGGGCAGCATAGTTATGAAAATAAAGAGATGGAATGGGAATACGCTCGTCGAAGTGCCCAATCCGAAACTCGATGAGTTCGCAAGAGAAGGCCTTTATGTCGAGAACGCAGACGGAACCCGACACCTGTGGATCTACAACGGACCTGATCCCGTGCCTTCGTCTGCCGTGATCAAACAGAGGATCGAGAAGGAAGTTCCCCATTAGACCCTTGAAGTAAACCGCTTCCATGTTACAATCCTGTCCTGGAGAGAAAACATGGGAGCGCCTTCATCTGACGGGAACAACCTGGTTTCTTCGGAAGAGGCTCTGAAGTCTTCCGAAGGACTTGGTTTCGAACGGATCGTCACGATCCCGGGGTCGACGTACAAAGATAATTCGACCATCATCATCGTGCCGATGCGGGGCATCCTCATTCACTCGAATGATCCGGTCTGCAAGAATGGGGACCATCGCTATTGCAAGAAGCCCTTCGCCCATCAGAAGGTCATCTCGTCCTGGATGAACCTCATCGCCCCCATGAATCAGAAACGGATGCTCATGCAGATCGTGGGGCATGAGGTCGGGGAAGCCTACAACGACGCCATCCGGCAGATTCTAGCCAATCCCGAGTGGTCGAAGTGGAAGTACATCATGACCCTCGAGGATGACAACTTACCTCCGCCGGACGCGCATATCCGGCTCCTCGAGAGCATCGAATGGGCCGGCTTCGACGCCATGAGTGGACTCTATTTCACGAAGGGCGACTGCGGGATGCCCATGGCCTACGGAGATCCGGACGAATACCGCCGAACCGGCAACCTCGACTTCCGGCCGCGCGACGTTAGGGCTGCTCTCCAGCACGGAAATATCATGGAAGTAAACGGCATCGCCATGGGCTGCGCGCTCTGGCGGCTGGATCTCTTCAGGCAGGTTCCGCCGCCCTGGTTCGTGACCGTCGCCGACGTCGTTCCTGAACGTGGCGGCGCGATCGCGCAGACGCAGGACCTCAACTTCTGCGAGAAGGGGCGCCGAGTGGGGAAGAAATTCGGCGTTGACTTCCGTGTCCGGGTCGGCCACCTCGATCTCGACAGCGGCGTTGTCTACTAATGTCCGTCTTTTTCTACCCCCTACATTCCGGAGCCCGCCATGCCTGAAGGAGCCGACCTGGGCCTCAAACTGGCCATTCCCGCGCCACAGGAAGAGAAAGCGCCTCTCAAAATGGCCGAAGCCACGAAGGGCGTCCGAATCGACCTGGCATGCGGGCAGAGCTGCCGAGATGGGTTCGATGGCGCGGATCTCCTAGCTCCGAACGTGAAGTACAAAGTCGACCTCATGAAGTTCCCATGGCCATGGAAGGACAACTCCGTGGATGAGCTCCACTCGTCGCACTTCATCGAGCATATCGAGGCCCGGAATATCGAGGAGCGAGACTTGGACCTCTCGCGCTGCGCGGAGATCGGCATCGCGGAGAGCGTCGTGAAGAAGGACTTCGTCGGTAAGGACATGCTCTTCGGGTTCTTCGACGAGTGCTACAGGATCCTCAAGCCCAATGGGAAGATGAACGTGATCTGTCCCGCTCTTAGGAGCAACCGGGCATTCCAGGATCCCACGCATAGGCGCTTCATCCCGGCAGAGACGTTCCTTTACCTGAATGGCAAGTGGAGGAGCGACAACAAGCTCGACCACTATCGGGCCATCTGCAACTTCGACGTGAAGTGCGATCCGATCGTACCGATCGAGATGACGACCTACCACCCAGAGGCACAGCAGGTCAAGCTGATGCACTACTGGAACACCATCGTCGACTGGACGGCGAATCTGATCGCCTTGAAATGACGATGGCGATTCCGGGCGAAGGTTACGTCGATCGCGGGAAGCTCCAATACTTCGGTGGCCGACCATTCGTCTCGGATGGGGAGTTCAAGGCTCCCGCGGCCCCTTGCGAACACGCCCTGCTGATCGGGAAGGTCAGGGAAGACTCTGAAATGGGAGTCTGGCGCATCCCGCTGACCTACGTCATCTTCAAGGGGCATCCCGAGGAATATAAGACTGAAGGCTACTGCGTCCATTGCGCGCTGGCCTATTTGATGCGGTCTCAGGGACGCGAAGAAGGGATCCCTTGAAAGTCCTGGCGCTAAGGATTAGACTCTAATTAGCCCGTCCTCCCCAGGCGGGTTTTGTTTCAAGGCTCCGCCCGGTTGAAGGCGCATCGTGGCCGATCCGCGGATCTTCGAACCCTTTCGGGATGCTTCCTTTAGGGTCATCCTTTCAAGAGCCTTCAAGTCTTTCCCGAAACGGGTTGAGGAGATCCTGGCTCGCGAAAACTGGAATCATTTCACGGATTTCATGGCAGCCGTCGAAAGATCCGGACGCGTACTGTTCCAGTTCGAAGGAAAACTTAGCCAAAAACTGATCGAGATACACGGTCCTGATGCTGCCGTCAAAACGATGTACAACATTGCCAATACGAATGCGATGAATCAGCTTCTGTCAGGAGCCTTCTTCGGGATTCAAGAGGGAGAAGTTGATCGAAGACTTTCGGGTGCGGCGATGGCCTCTCTGGGCATAGAGTCCTGGTACAACTTTTCAATGCATATACTTCACTGGTCCTTGGCAGCCTATTCGGAGATGACCGGAGGAAAGACTCCTCTGGATACTGCGCAACCAGACACGCTCTTGTTTATGGGGCTGACGGATAGCGTTCCGACTCCCGAAACCATGAACAAGGTGATGAAGGCCTTTGGGATGCCAACGGTCGAGCACCTGACGGCAGCATTTTCTGCGTTCCTCCCAGGCGAGCTCACGGTGGAGGATCTTGATCGCTCTATTGGAGATCCGGCTCTACTTACCGAGCTCGTCAATCGCTGTCCATCAAATCCCCATAAAGGCATTGTCTTTTCTGCCGTTGATAATCCTATGGCTCTCGGATATGCTGGAGTTTAGATGATCTCTCTCTCCGAATGCGCTCCCTGCAAGGCCATGAGAATGCAGGCCGAGGCTGAAGAAGAATTCCGCAAGCGCTTTGGCGTCGTCAATCCCCGTCCTGCCGGCATGATGGGCTGGCGCCCCTATATGGGCCAGGCTTCAAGCATGTTCTCCACACCGGCCGCGTCCCCTGGACTGGCACCCAAGCCCTATGCGAGCCAGGTCCAGGAGCGTCTCTTGTGGTTCGCGGCCGGAAACGTCTTCGGGTTTCCTCTGGGAATCCTCTCGAATGTTGCCTTCAAGAGTCTTCGCCGGTATCGCAGTGAGGCTGCCATGTTCGCCGCAATGGCCGCTGGCGTGGGACTTCTCTCCGCAGTCCTTCCCATCGAGAGCCCAGTGATGGGCATGATTTCCAAGGTTTCCGGTATCCTCTCGGGTGGAGCGATGGCAGACATCGTCCTTCCGAAGAAACCGGTCCTGCTGCCCGCATAAAATTCCCTTTCCAGCCATCGGTAAACGCGGTATTATCCCTTCGATAAAATGTCGAGGGGGATAATTGCCGATTGCGGGGATCAAGCTTCTCATCATCGGGCCCGCCATCCAGCTTCCGTACGAGTGCAAGGTCATCAGCGACAGCGCAGCGATTCTTCCGACGATTGCACAGTTCCAGCCGGACGTCATCATGACGACGGCCTTCATACCGGGATCGCTTAACAGCGCTACCTTCGAACTTAGGAAGCGCTGGATCCATGTACCGGCAAACACGTCGCCGGAGGCCGCAAGGCAGGCCGTGGAGAACTGCTATCTGTCCAACATCTGGGCTGTTCATCAATACCAGGCCGCCAACCCTCTGATCTCCGTCTATACCGGCACCTATAACACCGGCGATTACCTGAGAGATACCTACCAGTCGCTTCGAGACCAGACCTATGCGAACTGGGAGTGGGTCGTTATCGACGATCATTCAAACGATGGGACCTGGGAACGTCTTGAGGCCTTGGCGAAAGACGACATCCGGGTTCGTCCATATCGTTCAGGAAAACGGCTCGAAAAGATTGGGGCAGTGAAGGACCAGGCCACCCGTCTTTCGAAGGGCGTTTATCTCGTGGAACTCGACCACGACGACATGCTGACGGATTTCGCTCTCGCTGATATTAGGGATGCCTTCGAAAAGAATCCGGAAGTAGGCTTCGTCTATTCAAACTCGAGCAACTTCTTCGAGAACGGCCAATTCCATCGGTTCGACGACGAATTCTGGAAGAATCGCTACCGGGAGACCGAGTACCGCGGGAAGAAATGGCTGGAATGCCTGAATCCGGACATCTACGACCGCTTCGGACCTGACTTCCAACAGCAGTTCGGATGGTTTCTGACGGTCGGTCCCAATCACGTCCGGGCCTTCCGGGCGAAGACCCTGTTTGAACTCGGCGGTTATAATCCGAGTCTTCCGGTCGCCGATGACTGGGACCTCTATGCGAGATTCTTCCTTTATTCGAAGTGCCATCACGTCGACAAGATGCTGTATCTCTACCGTTTCAAGGACAACTGGGCGAACACGACCTTCACAAGGAACAAGGCGATCCAGGATCACCTGCAACTCGGCCGTGGTAACTACGCGGCGGCGTTCAAGGCCTTCAACGAGCAGCGCCAGAGATCGGCGTCGACCGGAGGTGGCGAGCTCCTGCTGACGGTCATCGTTCCCTCCATCCCATCGCGGATGGAATCCTTGTATGGGGTGCTGAACGATCTCTTTAAGCAGGCGGATGGGAAGCCGGTCGAAATCGTCTGCCTGCTCGACAACAGGAAGAGCAACCTCAGCGAGAAGCGAAACCAGGCGATCAAGAATGCCAAGGGCAGGTTCATCTCGTTCGTCGATGATGACGACAAGATCGAGCCGGATTACGTCGATCAGATCCTCGAAGCCATCAAGACCAATCCTAAGGCCGACTGCGTTGTCTTTGACGTTCTGGTTCACGGCTACACGCCGGAGCCCAAGCTCTGCGCTTACGGGATCGAGTACGAACAGGGGGAAAACGAGACCTCCTATCTCCGGAAGCCGAATCACGTCATGGCCTATCGGACGGAGATCTCTCGGAAGCACGAGTACCGGAAGGATCTCTCCGCGATCAGCGAAGACACCGAATGGGCTGAAAGGGCCTCGAAAGACATTCAGTCCCAGGCCAGGATTTCGAAGACCCTTTATCACTACTTCTACAACCCGAAGACCACGACGCAGCTCATGCCGGCTCCAGGCCAGAGAACGCTGAAGGATGTCTCGTTCATCGTGCTCGAGGCCGCCGAGACTGCGCTCACAAAACGCTGCATCCAATCCATCCGGGAGCATGCACCTGGCTCGGAAGTCGTCTACGTCTCAAACGGCGTCATTTCCTGTCCGGATCGGAAGGCAGACGTCCAGGTCGACTTCAACGTCAATCTGGGGTTTGCGGCTGGATGTAACGCCGGCGCGGCCGCGGCCACGCGCCCAATCCTATGCTTCATGAACAATGATGCGGCTTTCGTGGACGATACTCCGGCGAAGCTGCTCGCGGGCCTGTCGGATGCGAATCCGATCACCGCGCCATTCTCCAATAAGGCAAAACCCCCTCAGGGTGATATTCCCAGGGCAGCCGTCCCTAAGACCGACGTCTTTCCGGATATGGTAGTCGGGCTCTGCATGATGATCCCAAAGGCGCTCTTCCAGGAGCTCGACGGCTTTGATCCCGATCTTCTCACCTACGAAGACGACGAATTCTGCCGGAAGGCGGCGATCAAGGGCTTCAAGCCCAAGGTCGTGGCCAATACCTGGGTCGACCATGAACGTCATGAAACCTTCAAAAAGCTGGGCCTCGATGTCGACAAGGTGATGGCCAAGAATGCCCTCATCTACCGGAAGAAGAACCCTGTCATCCGCGTGATCGTGATTGCAAAAGACGAGGAAAAGGCGCTGCCCGGCTTCTTCAAGCAGTTCGAGCAGATCACGCGCGACTGGTGCGTCCTGGACACAGGTTCGAAAGATCGCACGGAGATCCTGGCGAAGGATCTCGGATGTCGCGTGGAGAAAGGGCCTTTCGAGGACTTTGCCTCCGCGCGGAACGATGCGGTCAGCCGCTTCGGCGCCGGCGCCGACTGGATCATCATGATCGATCCGGATGAAAGGCTGGATGAACATACGCTCAAGCATCTCAAGGAGCTGCTCTATCGCACGACGGACGACATCCTTTATTCGATGCTCCAGGCGAAATATCCGGATGGGAGCATACGCCGTTTCGTTTCAAAGCCCTTCATCTGGCGTAACAAGCCGGAAATCAAGTGGGTGTTCAAGGTCCATGAGAAGCTCATTGGATCCAAGCACCAGGCCGTGGTCGTGAACTCCATGAATACGCACCTGATCGAGCTCCACGAAGATGGACGTCGGCAGGCCGCGAGCGGCTTCTACGACGCGCTCATGAAGGCGGAGCCCTATTTCACGGATCCGGCTTACAAGAGGAAGATGATCGAGGAATGGCCGATCCTCGATTACGACCGCATGGAAGATCCTCGCATCCGGGCGATCTATGCTGGACCCCTAGTCTCCGTCGTCATTCCGACCTACAAGCGGGCCGAGCTGCTTAATCGAGCCATTTCATCGGCGCTTGCCCAGGATTACGCCAATATCGAAGTGATCGTCGTCGGTGATAAGTGCCCTGATCTTGCGGAACTGATACCGCTCGGTCCTCCGCCAGATCGCGTCCGGCTGTTCAATCTGGTCCACAATCATGGCGCCGGCGGTGCCGTTCCGCGCAATCATGCGATCGCCGCGGCCGGCGGTTCGCTCATCGCCTACTTGGATGACGACAATGTCTGGAAGTCGGATCACGTCTCATCGCTCTATACGGCGATGATGGAAAATGGAGCCTCGTTCGCCTTTTCATCCATGGAAGTGAACGGTACCGACCTCAAATTCTCGGAACCGAAACACGGTAGCATCGACACGTCATGCATCCTCCATCGGAAGAACCTCGTGGAGAAGTACGGAGGCTGGAAGGACCGGACGAAGGCAAATTACTATCACGATTGGGAGTTCGTGAGTCGCTGGGTGAATGGTAGCGAGAGGTGGGTGGCTACCAGGAAGCCGACGCTGATCTATAACGCGGAGACCTGCGGACAGCGTGAATTCCTCGAGGCGCTTGCCTTGTCGAAGGCATCCAAGTAGAATTCTGAGACAGCAGGAAGGTCTCCCCCGACCCGTCCCTGGTGATTTGCTTGGTCCGCCCCCGTCAGCCTATACCCATGGCTTGGCAACGCTGCGGAAACCTGCCCTACTATCGCAAGGCCATGGGAAGGACGACGTTCTACGTCAACCCCTTCAACTGGAGCCAGGTCATCGTCTCGGCGGAGAGGCAAGACGAATGGGCGGGCATCGCCACTATCCTATACCGAAAAGCCTTGAGATATGATTGGGACGCGCTAAAAAGCGGCTCCAGGATCATCGACGAAAAAGACAAGACGAACGTTCTCCGGGCTACGCATGAATGGTTTGTCGATCGAATGAAGGCGGAAGAAGCGAAGCTTCCGAGTTCCGAGGTCATTCGACTCTTCAAAAATGCGCCCAATGATGCCCGAGATTTCGTGCTGGAAGGCGTGGGAGCATTGATCACTGGCCTGGGCGCATCGATCGAAGCTCCCGTCACGCTCATCGCCGTCGAGAAAGACAGTCCGGCTTACAAGGATATCTCGGATCTACGCGAAGTGTTCAATTATGCCCAGAAGTTCTTCATCGCTCCGACCCTCGACCAGGCGATCAGCGAGGCTCTCGATTACCTGGGCATCTACGAATGCTAAAAAGCATCTTGCCCATAAGTCATTCTAGCGCTACACTTCGTTAGCCCTTTCCCCAAAGGGTCTTTGGCATTAGGTATCCGCCCTCGGCCCGTGTGGTGATGGGAAGCGATAACTTCGAGCAGGACCTTGGGGAACTCAGCGGGCAGCTCAAGGCGCTCATGCCTACCCTTGAGCGGATGGAGGCCCGGCTTCACCAGGCCCAGATCGATGCTGCGGCCGCAGAAGCACGGAATCAGGCCCTCCGCAAAGAATTCGATGACCTGAAAACCAAGGTCTCCAACCGTCTGGCTGATCTTTACAAGAAGGCCCAAGATGCCGTTCTCGAAAACGGCAAAATCAAAAATCAGAACGGGAACCTGAAACGTGATATCAAGGAAGCAGTAAATAATGCGGTACAGCCGTTGCTGACGCGCGTTACTGACTTGGAAACCAAGCTCACGGCAATTGAAGAGAAAAAAAAGAGCATCTGGAATAAGGCTTGGGAAGTTGCGAAAATTCTGATGGCTGCCGGCGTTGGAGCAGTGGTGACCAAGCTGCTCAAGTAGGAGATCGACCATGGACAAGAAGAAGAGGGTCCTGGTTGTCGAGGACGACAATGGAATCCGATTGGCCATCTCCAGCATCTTGGAGCGCCAGGGATACGAAGTGACCAACGTCACCGACGGCGAGAAGGCAATGGAACAGGTGGACAAGGCCGACGTCGTCCTGCTGGATATCTTTCTGCCCAAGATCACGGGGGACGAGTTCCTGAGACGGATCCGAAACAAAGGGAATATGGTGCCCGTCGTCCTCATGAGCGCCGCAATGCCGGAGGCTGAAGCAATGGAATGCTTCAAGCCATTCAAAGTGGTCGATTACGTGGCAAAGCCGTTCCGAACCAAGGAACTGGTCGAGAAGGTCAACAAAGCGGCTTCAATCGCGGACAATCTTTCCGTGGTCAAGAACACGGCGGATCGACTGAAGGGCTTCATCAGCCGGCAGGCGGCTCTCTGAGATGAGCTTCGAATCCTACCTTGGCGCCGTTGTGGAAGCGGAAGCCGCCTCCGGCGCATCCCAGAAAGCCCTTGAAGAGATGATCGCGGAGATCATCGGCATCTTCAAAGATCCCGTCATCCTCTATCCGGGAGGCTGGGAAGACTCCTTGCCTCCTACACTCTGGGAGATGATTCGCCTGGAGCGCTTGGTCCAGCAGATGAAGGCGAAGGGCAAGAAGATCGAGGAATCGACCGACGCGGAGGCCATGGCATACCTCTATTCGGCATCGCTCGTAGCCCCCATGAGCAATGATTGGGCGAGCATCTACATGTGGCTTGGAAGAGATCTGTTGCCGGAGGGCGTTCCCAGAGATCAGTTCGTGCCGAAGGCCCTCAGCAGCGATCAGCAGCGCCAGCTTGATGACCTGAAGCGCTGGATTTACCGGAAGAAGACTTCTGGAAGAAAGAGCATCAAGCCATATCCCCTGGAAAAGCCTTCCAGAAAGAAGAAGGCCAGGAAGCTGCAGCCGGCAATCGGCGATCTCTATGGGCCCGAGATCATCGAAGCCGAGTACTAGTCCCGGCACCCCCGGGCAAACGTGAAAAAACGCGATCTCCTGTTGAATTTCATAGCCCATCCCGTATAATCAAGTCGCCTTCCCCCAAGGCACCTGTAGTGGTCTGGCAGACAATTCCGCCCAACGAGACAATATGTCTATTTGCAACTTGAGTGGCGGAGAAAAAAAATCATGACGGCTCCGCAAATCTATCCTTTCGTCGTTGATCAGACTCGCCATGGGGGCACGGGATCGGGCCAACGTCATGGATTCAACCTGATGGCCGGTCCGCGCTGGAAGACGGATCCCAATGCCGCTCCCCAGCAGCAAGCCCATGCTCCGGCCCCGGTTCAAGCCATGGTCCGCCAGGAAATCGCGCCTCCTCCCATGAGGCTCGGAGAACTGGGGTACGGACTCATGGCGGCTCCGCAGCTTACGGCGGACCAGGTCAAGGCCATTCAGACTGCGGCGGGTCCGCTCGTCGAGGCGATCCGGACGGAGCTCGAGGGCCTCAAGCTTGAAGGAAGAACGCTCAGTCCTGAGAGCATCCGGGAAAACCCGGATATCTACAAGAGCATCAGCGAACTGGGGCTTTACTTCACGCCGGCCGAGATGCGGACTCAGGTCATCACGGATACCAAGGCCTTGATGGGTGAGGCGTCGCGTCTTCTTACGGGCGCGGTAGCGTCCTATCTGACAGAACCCCAGGTGACGGCCCTCAATACGGCTGTCAATGATTCCAGGGATCTCATCGCCTATCTTCAGCAGTTCGACATCAGCCCGGTGACGGGCGCAAAGTCGAAGCTGTCGGACGATGAAGTCAAGCAACGCCTTACCGCTATCCGCTCCGCGGTCGCGGATACCGAAAAGATGGTCGTCTCACAGGAAGCTCCAAGCGTTCCAGTCGCCGAAGACAGCGGAAGCACGATCGGCACGATCATCGCGCTTGGCGTGCTTGCGGCCGTGGGTTGGTATCTGATCGATCAAGGGTAGGAGGGCAGGCAATGGATGGGAACTTCACTCAGTGGGATCTCCTGACGTATCCAGGGCTGATGGCGGCGGTCATCGCCATCATCGGCGCGATCAAGAAGTTGTTCCCGAGCTGGGCCGTGGACAAGGAACCCTATCTCGGCTTGGCTTTCTCCTATGTGCTGGGCATCGCGACCAAGCTTTCGATTCCCGGGGCCTTTGCCAAGGTCCACTGGATCGTCTTCCTGGTCTCCCTGCTGTTCGTGGCGGTGGGTGCCAAGCTCGGTCATGATCACCTTCTGAACGAGGTCATCAAGGGGCATTCGCCGGATAAGAAGCTCGATGAGAAGGTCACCGAGAAGGTCGAAGAGAAGATCGAAGAGAAGATCGCGGAAATCAAGAAAGCCTAAGGAGAACCCGTGAAGAAACTGGCCATCGCGCTCCTGTCGTGCGTCCTAGCGCTCTCGCTCTCCTCCTGCAAGTGCTCGGTTGAGAAGACCGCAGTGACGCAGGTTGAGAACAGCCACAAGCTGATCGCCACCAAGTTGCTCAAATACGTGGATGCGGATGCATCGCTCGATGCGAAGGCCAAGGATGACTGGCACAAGCTGGTCGAATCCGACCAGCGGAATATCGACGCCCTCAAGAAGGCGATGGAGTAAGGCATGGCCATCGACTACGCCAAAATCGTCGAGGACCTGAAGAACTCGATCATCGCCCCGGTCACCGAGGCCGCGAAGAAACTGCTTCGTGACAATCAGGATGCTGCTCAGTTCCTCGAGGAGCGGGCCAAGCGCGTTGCCGAGCTCGGCGTCGAGTACCTGAAGGCTTCGGACGATGCCGCCCGGGCACAGGTGATCGAACAGCTCGAGGTGGTCAAGCAGTCGATCCAGAACGAGATCTCTCAGGTCGCGGTGAATGCCTCTGCCGCGGCTCGGGCGACCTTCAAGAACGTGCTGGACGTCGCGCTGGGCGTTCTGATCAAGGCTCTTCCGATCATCGTATCGGCTCTTTAAGGTGGAATGACGTGTTCGATCATTTCGACGATCAGGGGGCCATCCGGTGCGCGGTGGCGGATATCCTGATCATCGTGTCGAAGAAGAACTGTCCGGATGAGATCAAGAAGGAAATCCGGGCACTTCTGGAGAAGGCTGTGGACGTGGCGCACAAGAACAGCATCGAGGAGATGAAAGCGTGAGCGAGCCTTTCCAGGTCAAGCCGAAGAGCCAGAAGTCGGAGAGTATCCGGCAGTGGTATGGACGTACCACATCCGGAGCTAGGAAGGCTCTCTTGATCTTCTCGGCCCTCGCGATCGGCGTGGCCGTTCTCCTCTTCATCTATGCTCCCCAATCGATGCATCAATCGCTCCAGCAGTTCAACGGCGCTTATGTCATCCCGGTCGCCGGAGGCATCTGGATTGCCGGGTTCCTGTACATCTTCCTCATTCCGCAGCGCGAGGTCGGCTTCCGTAGCCAGGAGTTCATCGAATCCATGGCGACTGTGGTGAAGGAGACGATCGAGAAGGATATCGTCCCCGCCGCCATCGTTTGGAAACGCCTCGGTGAAAAACTGGAAGAACAGCTTCCAATCTTCATGAAGAAGCTGGATGAAGGCGTTCTCGAGATCCGCGCGGCCTCCCAGAAGCTTTCGGGAGCCATCGAGAAGAACGAAGGACTTGCTGCAGAAGCAAAGCCTGCGATCGAAGCCCTGCGCCGGATCGAGGCGAAAGTCGAAGAAGAAATCAAGGGCGGCTTCTTCGAAAACGTCAAGGCCACAATGGAATCCGTCCGCGGATTCGCCGGGATCCCCAAGCAGGCCGATGCCGAAGAAGACTTGAGCTACGCCCTGCAGTCCATCCGGAAGAATAAGGAGAAGGCTGCCGGGAGGACCTCGTGAGCCGTCTTCGGTGGGTCCCGGCCAAAGCGAAGCTGGGACAGTCGGAGCCGATGATTTCGGCGCCCATATATAGCCAGGAGCAGCCTGCGCCGGCCGACAAGAGGGTGTTTCTTGAAAAAGTCATCTATGGTGGCCTGATTTTGGCAGGTGCCGCGGCCTTCATAACCTTTGTCTTTGGGAAGGACTAGGAGCTTGGCATGAGAAGCATGTTCGTGAACGCGGCCTTCAGCCGATACGATCTGGGGCGTCATGCCCTGGGCGGCGGCGTCGGCCTACCCAGGCTCCAGCTTGGCGCCGGTTCGCCCGGTCTGCTGTCGCAGATCCAGGCGCTCGCGAGCGAGACGGACAAAGCTGCGCTCAAGAAAAAATATGATGAGTGCGAGAGCAAGAGCGGCACGGCGGAGATCGTCTGCTATGCGGGATTGGCTGCTGACATCTACGCTGGCAGGACAGGCACCACCGCCACAACTCCAGCGCCGATGCCGATGCCGCAGCCTGCGCCGGCCTCGTCTTTCCCAATCGTACCCGTGCTGATCGCGACTTTGGGCGCCGGCGCGCTCATCTATTTCCTGGTCTCCAGAGGTAAGAAATAGTGTTCGGACAGAGTGGTTTCCGTCCTATGGGATCCCAAGGGCTTCGGATGGCGCCGATGGCTAACGGCCATGGTAGCGCGGCCCGGATGGGCCAGGCTACTTCTGCCGCGGCCTGGTGGCCGTCTGAAGGATTGGCGACCGTCCAGGCATGGGACGCTCTGCTTGCCCGGACGGCAAAGCTGGCCGACAAGAATGCCCAGACGCAAATTCTGGACTGGGTCGGACGTTCGGATACTCCCAGCAGCCCGGCCGAACGATACCAGGTCGTCGTCAACGACATCAATTCGCAATTCAGCCCCTCGACGGATGCGGAAATTGCGAGCTTGAGACAGCGGCTCGATCAACTTGAGAGTTTTCTTCATCAACTCGAAGCGAAAGTGAAGGCTGCGGAACAGTCTTCCGGTGCGCTTCCGGCTTCGTCTGAAGCCCGGAGCACGCCGGAACGGGACATGATGATGGAGTGCGTAACCGCGGGCATTGCGCTCCTCGGGCTCATCATCCTGCCCTTGGTTCTGGATTGACGGAGGGATTTCCGATGATCGTCCGGGTGAAGATGAAGGCGAGCGGTGCGTGCCGGAAGGGTTCGCGGCACATCAAGGGCCGGAAGGGCTGCTGGCGCAAGACCGGCTCGAGCATGGGGAAGAGGAAGTAGGAAGCTTAGGGGCTTTCGGCCTCCCCTTCGCCAAGGGAGGCCGAAAAACTCCCTTTTCAGCTTCTACGAATAAAAGGAGAAAAGAACTATGGGCAGCTTGGACAACTTCAAGCCTGCTGGCGGCGTGCAGGTCAATGCGTATGCCCTGTCCGGACCCTCGGGTCCTCCTCAGGGTGTGCCCATCGGCAAGCCGAACGGCCAGTACACGCAGCCGATCCTGCAGCAGGGTCAGCAGCAGGTCATTCAGCAGCCGGTGACGGGTGGAACGATGTTCGGCGGCGGCGCTCCTCAGGGAGCTCCCAAGGGCGCGCAGCCCGTTCCGCTGGCCGGATCTCCGATGATGGCCGGAAACAACGGGCCGAAGCTGCCGCTGTCCCCTCAGGGCCAGCAGGCGCAGGCGGCTCTTCAGGGTCCGAAGGCCCCGTCGGACAGCGAGGTCCACATCATCAAGGTCGAAGGGAAGGGCTTGGACGGCAAGACGTATATCGCCGAGTTCGAGGCTCTGTTCCCCCGCGGCACGAAGGTGATGGGCGTCACGGAGGTCGAGCCCGGATAAGGAGGCGTCTGTGAACCTGCTTCTGGATCCAAGATCTGCGGCTCTGCTGGCTGAAAAGACCGCGCACCTGATCGTCGCTGGACGTGAGCTTTCGGCATTCGGAGAAGAGGATCCTTCGCTGGCCGGCGAGTGCGGCGTGGAGATCTGTTCTCTGGAGGCGAGGACCATTCTATCGAGCGGCGCTCCTATTCGCGTAGCTCAGTTGGCAGGAGAAGCAGCCAGATCCAGGCGGCAGGTGAGCGTTTCCTCCCAGGACCTCGAGACGCTGTCTCGGCTGGAAGCTGTGGTCGCAATGGGATCTTCAAGGATCGGCCTGAAACTGGCGACGCTAGATGCTTCGGCTTCTCAGGAACCGATGGCAAGGCTTGGAAATCTGATCGGTCTTGCGACCGGAGCAGCCGGTTTGATTCGGAGCCTTCTCTCGTAAGAGAATAACCATGGATTCGAACGTAAAGTCCGAAGGTGGGCGCAAGCTCATCGTTGCTCAGCCAAAGAGCGATGAGAAGTGCGTTCATGGCAAAGAAAAAGGCATGGGCTGCTGCGGCTACGACGAGCTGGCCGTAAAGCCTGCCACCACCAGGCCGATCACCTTCGGAACGAGCATCCCGAAGGCGAAGCCGAAGGCGGAAGAAAAGCCGGAACCTGAGATGGGCGCGCGTCCGCGTATCCAGGCGAAGGCCATGCCGGCACCGGACATTCAGCTTCCAATGGCGCCTCAGGGGATTCCTGTTCAGGGCGCCAATGGTGGGCGCATCCCGGATAACAACATGGGCATGGGTGCCCAGGCCCGTAGTTTTTTCGATGCTCCAAAAGCTCAGCCTCAGATTCAAGCTGCTCAACAGCGTCCTCGGGTCACCGCCGTTGCGATGGGTCAGACTCCGGCCCCGGAAGCTCCTGCTCCTACGCCTGCGCCTCCTCCTCCAGCACCGCCAAGCCCTCCCAAGATCGAGGCGATTCTGAAGAGAGAGGCGACGCCAGAAGGACTGACCAAGGTCGAGGCTCAGGATCTCGCAATGGCTCTCGCTCCAGCCCTGGAAAATTCGGCCCTGGCCTTGGCGGAAGGGGAACAGTGTTTCGGAATAGACAATTCCACTCTGGTAAAAGCGACCGGCCTTCGGGACGGCCTGACCAAGTTCGCGACGACGGCCGCGGATAATGCGCGTCTGCAGATCGAGGTCAAGGACATCACGCTCATGGAACAGGTCCTCGATTGCAGCGCGATCTATCTGAACAAGAAGCAGGCCGATATGGCCAAGACCGTGGCGTTCGTGGCCGGAGGTCTCCTCGTAGGCGGTGCCATCCTCTGGTGGGTGAATTCATGATGGGACCAAGTCGTATTCCTATCGTTCATAATCGGGCTTTCGGCCACGTCGCGCTGTTTCCGATGGCGCCGACGATCGCCGGCCGGGGCAATCGGCTGGGCGAACCGCCAGGCCCGACGATCGATGGGAGCACGATCGACTATCAGAAGACGAAGGACTATTACGAGGGCATTCGCAACAATTACGGCGCGCTGGTTTCGCTGATCGGTGAAGATTCAGCGAAAGCGGCGCTGGATGAAGCGAAACAGTCTTATGAGGAGGCTCTTCAGGCTTGGACGGCGTCCCAGCCGACGAGGATCTGACCATGAGATGGCGCCTGTGTCAGTGCGAGATCAATGGACTCGTTCGTCCTACGAATGGACCTCTCCGGATCAAATGGACGGACATCAAGGACAAGGATGTCCTCAGGGCTCGGCTATCCGGCCCGCAAGGCGGGACTGCGCACACGGTCCGGATCCAGGGCAAGTATTTCTACGTCGGGCCCGACAAGGAGTTTCGGGAGGTCCCGGCGGATACTCTGACCGATGCTCTTCATGCGGGAGTATTCATGCGCAATGAAGAGATCAAGGCCAAAAAGAAACTGCCTCACAAGAAGCGGCCGATGCCGCACGTATCCCTCAGCAAACCGAAAAAGAAGAAGGCTTAGGAGGATCTATGATGACCGTGGTTCCTATTTCGAAGGCGGCCCCGGGCTGGAGCCCGTCGCCTTTCCAGGCGCCTGTGCTGAAGCCCGCCGCGCGGCCGATGCTGGCTCAGGCGGTCGTGGCCACGCCGTCGACGCCTCCAGGCACGGTCATCGTGAATCCACCGACGACGCCTCCACCTTTCGTGGATAGCGCGTTTGTGAACGCGATCGTCGCGGGCCTGGGGACGGTGGCCTGGTACACCATGACGAGGGCGTTCTACAGCGCCGAACGCTACAAGACGGCGATCTTCACGGGCACTCTGACCGGGCTTCTCGGCATCAAGACTCTGTTTGATATCTGGGATCTGCGTGTGCGATAGAGGATGAAGCGATGATTGCAAAGCCGAACAAGATGTCCTGGGCGCCGGCGCCAATGAAGCGCATGCCGATCCCTGCATCCAGACCGAATCTGGGGCAGCAGCCGCCGAAGACGGCCTTGTCGTCCAAGGAAGTCGCGATTGCGACCGACATGGCGGTGCTGACCGGCTCGGCGCTGATGGTCTGGGCGAACAAGAAGGCCGGAAATGACTGGAGCACCTTCTGGTGGATCGTCAGCGGCGTCACGGCAATGAAGATGCTGCACGACTTCTCCAGGCCCTACTAACAGGGGGATCACGATGAAGATCAAGCTCTCGGATCTTCCGGTAGGGAACTGTTTCACCGGAAAGAACGGTGAAATGAAGAAGAAGATCGGCGATCGGAAGGTCGCGACCGTCGGAGAGATGAGCGGTCGCGTCCGGACCCGCAAGGTGAAGGGTAATCCCGAAGTCGAGCCTTCGCCGTGTTCGCTCCGGCTGTTCGGAGTCGGATTGCGTCGGCATCCCGACCTGATGGTGGAGATCGGCGACGGTAACCCCCTGAAGAACAAGAAGAACAGCAAATAGACGAGGGGAAATTTATGAAACTGAAGATTCAGATGGGTGCCCGCGAACTGGTCGAGCTCGGCCGCGGCTGCGGCCCCGGGCAGATCATGCGCCACGGCTTCACCCGAAAAGACGGCGTATACGTTCCTCCCGGCTGCGTGAAAGATCAAGGCGCTAGGGGCCGGACGCCGGCGTCCAAGAGGATCCTCCCTCAGCCGAAGGCCGGCATGCTGAAGGGCTGGGAAGCCAAGAAGAGCGCAGAGCAGCGTCATGCCTCTCTCCGCAAGGCCGTCAAGGCGGAAGGCTGCCGCAACGTCATCAATCGGCTCAGCCTCGAGCGTGGCTTCACGAAGACAACATCTCCCAAGACTGCGGCGACTGCCAAGAAAGATTGGCAGTGGCTTCGTAAGCAGGGCTTCTGCAAGCTCAAGACCAAATAGTGATCGAGGAATATGTTGAAGGCGCGTCCTCTCATCCAGAACTCCCTGTTTCCGCTGCGGCGTGGGCCGTCCTTGGGAGCCGAGATGCTGATCGAGCTCGGCCAAACGGTCGCGTCTCCCAGTGTGCCTCCGCCTACCGCCCCCAGGGTTTCTACTCCTACGACGCCTGCAACTAAGACTCCGCAACTGGTTCAGATCTCGGCGGATGAAGGAAACCTCGTCATCAAGACCGTCGAGAACATCGTCAACTTCTCCCAGGATTTCCCTATCGAGTTCACTTCCTACTGTCCCACCGACCGCTGGCAGGAGACGCTGACCCAGGTCGGCACCTGGAGCCATGAGGTCGAGCGTCAGATCAAGGCGGGGGCCCAGACGGTATCGGTTCCGGCGGAGGCGATCTTCCGTCTGGTGGATCTCGAGAAATGCGCCACCGCGGCACGGGAGTCTCGCTTGACGGCGGCAAAATGGGCCTTCAGCCTGTCCGCCGGCGGGACGATAGCCAACGTCCTCTTCGGGCTGTCATGGATCACGGTACCGACGTACATCGCGGGCCTTGCAATTCTCTTCGGAGGCCCGTTGATTGCGAGAATGAGGGCTCAGCCGGAAGATCCCTACAAGCCGTCGATCGGTTGCACGAAATCTCATCAGCTCTCGGGTTGCGCGGCGCCATACGAGAGCGAAGAAGAGCAAAAGATGATCAAGCTGGTGGAGCGCGTCATTCTGGTCGAACGGCCAGGCCGACGCGAACACTGGTGGGGATCGGTCGACTGCAATCCGGGTGGCGCCCAGGCGTCGACGTGTCTCAAGAAGGGACGCCTTCGCGTTCGTATCGAAGGCTGGGAGGGCGACACGGTGAATCCGGCTCCGGGATGGGAGTTCTCCACGGACTGCGAGGAAGGCTCTCTCAACGTGATCGCCGTCATGGAGACTGGATCCGAAATCCGCGAGACTGGTTTCGGAGCGGTTCCGGAGAAATCCAGGCACAAGGAAACCTACTGGGTCGAATATATCGGACCGAAGACCGGCGGCATTATCCGTCGCGCCGGTCCCTTCGGCTGTCCAATGGATACCCGCGATCATGCCATCGATGACGGCGGGATCACGAAGAAGGGCCAGGACGGCGATTACGTGCTTCTCAACATGGAAGGCGAGGAAGTGCCGGTGCCCAAATCATGACGACGTTCGCGAAAGGTCTTGCAAGCGGAACGATTCAGGCTCCGCCGAAGACATCCTGGTGGCCGCGTCATACGCGGACCATGATGAGGTACCTGGCGTTGTCCGGGGCAAAGACACCGAATGCGAAGATCGAGATTCAGGGTAATATGCAGAAGGGCGCCCAGGAATGGGAGGCCATGATTCCAAAGGTCGCCAAGCAAGGGCTGATGATCGAACATGCCGCTCTCGAGATCGCACTGGTTGATGCCGTGCGCCTGAATAAAGAGGCGGATATCGATGGTATCGGCAGAAAGCTGCTGGACAATGCCGGTCAGCTTGCGGCGGTCCTGGGGATCGCGGTCAAGGAGTTTCCGGAAGAGCATTTCAGGCGGCTGTTCATGGATCACGTAGGTTTGTATGCTGGTAGTGTTCGAAAGAAAATAGAAGGCGTGGTGGTGAACAGCGCCGAAATCGAGTCGAACATGCTGCAGCTTGCGGACTTTACCGCAGAGTGGCTTTAGAGGGACGATATGGCTGAATACTTCATGGGACAAGAGCTCATCCAGGGCGAGCTCCCGGCCAATTCGCCCAAGCCCGCTGCGACTCCGCCGGAAGGCGTGATCATGACCGATGTCTCCCGGGACGGATGGAGCCGCCGATACATCTACATCGCCATGGCCGGAGCCGCTCCGGAGGAAATTCTGATCTCGGAGACTCCTCCGACCCAGAAAGCTCGCGTTTCCGGCGCCGCGGTGGCGGTCGAAGATGATTTCTCTTCTTCGATGGAAGGCGTTTCGGTACCTGACGGCGTGATTCTGCCGGAAGGTGCCGTGCTTCCCGAAAATGCCGTCTTCAGCGGCATCCCTTCTCAGGGCAGGCCCACCATGGGACGGCCGGCGGTTCCGACTGCTGCTCCTAGAATCGCGGTTCCCGTCCAGGGGCAGAATGTGCCGCTGGTCGCGCGTCAGAATCCGCTGCCGCAGCCTCAGCAGTCTTTCCGCACGAATATTGCGGTTGCGGCTCCTTCGTCGGTTCCAACGGTGAGCATCCAGAAAGCAGCTCCTCCGGCTCCCGTCATGGTTCAGCCGCAAGGCCCTCTTCCTGGAGTGGAAGTTCAGGTGCCCTTCATCCAGACGCCGATCGACAAGTCTACAGACATACCGAGCAACGTCAGGATCTCGAATTCCATCGACTCTCTCAGGCCGGCCGTGGCTCAATCCGTTATGGATTCGCCTCGTCCGGTCCAGCAGGAGCGCCCCGCCATGATGCTCGGGCAGATCTCCAGGCCTCTTCCACTGACCACCCAGGAGGGCAGGAAGGACACTTATCCGGTCAGCAACCCGATCGCGCCGGCAGGGCCCATGGGCGGAATGAGCCAGATCGGAGGATCTCCGGGCTTGAGCCAGAATCAGATCCCGCTGCGGCATATGGGTCAGACCCCTGCGCCTGCTCCCGCGCCTGCTCCCGCGCCTGCTTCGACGGGCGGCAAGTGCCCGGGTGCTGTGGAAATGCCGGATGGCACCACGATCGAGCCGGATCAGTACATCACGCTGGCAGCGCTCTGCGAGCTGATGCCGTTCCTCGCGAGCACGCTCACCGACCTGCAGGCCAAGAGCCTGGCTCCAGGACAGAAGGTCTCCGTCGTCGGCCAGCAGCCTAATGGCCAGACCGTCGTTCCCACGTCCGCGTCGTTCGGTCCAGCCGGACAAGGCGGCCCGATGGGCCGTGCCGTGGGTGGCATGGGGAGCTTCGGCGGCGGCGGTGGGTCGCCCGGCCCGGCAGGATCTCAGGGCCCGAGGGGCCTCACCGGTCCCGCGGGACCGGGCAGCATCACGGAACCTCCCGTCGTCAAGGTGGACGGAGACTTCGTGGCAGGCCCCGGCGCCTTCGTCCCGGTCCCCGGCACGGCGGTGCCGTTCTCGATGTCCACGGCAGGGGTCGCCGAAGTCAAGGTCCTGGTCACTCTCGGCACCGGGCCCACACAGCAAGCCGAGAACGTGCAGCTCGGGATCCGAGTCAACGGAACCGACTACCCGCTTACCGTTCGCCTTCTTCACACGTTCGCGGCCAACGTCGGGGAGTTCGACATCGGCCAGTGCTTCCTCTTCCCGATCCAGCTCCCGGCCGGCAGCTACACCGCGGAATTGCTGCTCCGTGGTCTCCTGCCGGGGGAATTCGGCGGCGGCACCGGCGCTTCGGCGGCGGTGAACGCGAATCCGTCGATCCCGCTTATCATCACTGTTTCCCATAACTAGGAGGCATCGTGGCCACGCTCGTTGAGAAGACCGTCCTGGTGAACAGCAAAGTCCAGGATCTCTGGGGTCTGTTCATGGACCTTCGCCGGGCGGATTTCAAGGTCCGCAACGTGGGCATGGACGTTCGGGGGACTTACGTTCACCTCGAGCTCAATGAGGAGAAGGATCCGACGCCGATCGTGGAAGCCTGGGTTGGGAAAGAACCGGCAAAAAGTTCTCTCTTGGTGAAAGAGATCCGTCAAAAGGAGCTCGAAAAGGTGAAGGAAGAAGAGCAGATCCGCCTTCAGGCTCAGATCGAGGCAGAACGAAAGGCAGAAGCAGCGAAGCAGAGATCGCCGGAAATAGTCGTGAATAGTGCGCCGCCGGAAGTCTCCGTCAAGGAGACGGAAACCGCGGAGAAAGTTGGAATCTTGAAGAGGATCTTCAGGAAATTCTTCTAAGAAATGCTGTCGTATAAACCCGTCCTGGCCTCGCGACATCGGCTCGGGCAACTCGAAACGCTGACGAGCGGATTGACGTCCAATTTCGCCAAGCAGATCGTGACCGAGGCGGAGCCGGTCGTCCGCAAGATCATCAAACAGGAACGGAACAAGTACGCCCAGGCATTGATCGGAGCCATTCCGTTCGGAGTCATCTCCGCACTGGCATACGTCGGAACGAAGTACATGATCCCCGATGAGAAGGCGATGGCCAAGACGGTGGGCTATGTCACATCCGCCATCGCCGCTGCGGGCGGCGCTTGGTGGACTGTTTCGAACCTGACCGAGGATATTCGTCCCGAGCCTTCCAAGGGAGGGCCGACTGCCGCAGATCCTTATGTCCAGCAAGCATCGCAGGCTATTGTGACGGCTGCGGAACCCAAGGTGCGGGCTATCGTCGACGACGAACGGCGGAAGCTGGCAGAAGCCGGCATTATGGCTCTTCCATTCGCTATCGCGTCGCTGGGGGCATTCCTTTCGACCATGTTCCTTGTGGATCCCGAGAACAAGGGGACCAAGGCCATCGGATATGCTGGGAGTGCCCTGCTACTCGGCGCTGGAGCCTGGTTCGGGCTTCAGAAAGAACTGGAGGCCGCGTGATCGCGCAGGCTCAAAGAATTCCCAGCCGAGACATCTTTATGGGCGGCGGAGGCCCTTTCGGAAGACAGGGAGCATCGCTTGGCCAGTGGGGAGAGATCATCAGCATTGCGACCGGACTGCTTCAAGCTACTCCTGCCGTCATCGCGACCTATCAGGCAAAGCGTGCGGCAGATCGGGCAAAGCAGGACAAGGAAAGGCAAGAGGCTGCTTTGAAGGCCCAGGCTGAGGCAGACGCAGCAAATGCTGAAGCTGCCAAAGCCCAAGCAATGGCTCAGCAGGGTCTCACGCCGCAGGGAACACCTATTGCGAACCAGAAGCCTTTCGGAGTCGATCCGGTGGTACTGGCTGTCGGCGGCCTCGGAATTCTGGGCCTTGGTGCGGCTCTCTTTATGGCTTTGAAGAAATAGTGATGCTATGAAAACACTCTTCACGACCGGCTTCAGCAGACCCTCCTTCAACCCGATGCTGGGACAGGAGATCATCACGTCTTATGATGAAGGCCAGTCTTCGGGAGGGATCCCGAATCTGTATACTTCCGTCGATCAGGGTCCTGCAGCGACAACTGTCCCAGGGCTTGTGACCGATCGGGATCTTTATAAGTCTCCCAGTTCGACGGCATCCACGGACTTTGGGAAAATCCTTCAGGAGATGGTCAAGGCCGGTTCGGCGAGCTATGCCGGCTACACGAAGGCTCAGATCGCTGAAGCTGCAGCCAAGCAGAAGGCTGGCCTTCCTACAGGACTTCCGAAAGTGCTTCCGCAACCTTCCGGCATCAGCCCCAATACGGTATTCTTGGTCGGAGGACTCGCGGCGGCGGTGATCATTGCGGTAATCGCGGCAAGCTAGGATGCATTCTATCTCTGGACGTCACATGTTCTGGCAGGCTCCCGCTCAAGGCGGGAGCCTTCGGACAATCCCATTTCGTCAGGGCGGTCGTTCGGTCATGCTGGGCGGTGGAATGTTCATGGGCCAGATGCCCATCAACAGGCTCGACCAGGTCAGCATTCCGGCGATCATCGGACGTATCCAGATCGAGCCCGCGGTGCAGCAATATCTCGATGATCTGAATAAAGAGAATGCGGGCTTGGGCGCGATCTGGGCTGCCAGACCTCAACCAAAGCCGGTACCGAGTTTCCCCCCGATGACCGAAGCGGAAAAACAAATCCTCTTCGAGATCTCCAAGAATCCGACCGATGAGGAGCTGAAGGACCTGGCAACCATCGACAGTCTCTTCAGCCAGAATTTCCAGGCGGATTATCTTACGACAAACGAGGTTTGCTATTACGCGGACAGCGGCAAACTGCCGGGGGTACGCGTGTTTGCCAAGGCGCCAGCTATCATTCCGACTACGGGGCAAGAAGGTGCCGAGTACGCTGTTGCCCATTATTTTAATCCCAAACCTATTCCAATGTTCGGTAAATGGGGCGGGAAGAAGCCGCCTCCCCCTCCGGATAAATCCTTTACCAACGACAAGTTCTGGTGCCCTGATCCATCCACTACGGAACCGACGCTATTCCTGGATCATGTGCGGCAACTTGGAAAGTTCGGGTCCTTCGCCCAGATGTTCGGGATCGATGTGAACAAGACATGGGGGCAGATCAAGTTACAGACAAAGAATGGCTTGATCGTCCTGAACGTGAAATCGTCGTATCCTCTTCCTCCGCCGCTCGACATGGCGCCAGATTTTGTCTGGAACATGGCCGCGGTTCCTCATCTTCCGGAGATGGTGAACCTCGGCGTTGTCGTCGATCCGGAGGCCTTCCGCTCCTGGTATACGATGGCAGTGCTCGAGAAGTACAACGACGCGGCCGATGCTATCATTGCCGAACAGAAGAGGAAGGCGAAGAAAGCAAAACGCAAGGCTATCCTGAAGGCCGTCGGCTTCGCAATCGCTGGAGTCGTTCTTTCCTTCATCGTTCCAGCCATCATTGCAGCAGCCGTCGCCGCGATCAAAGCGGCCGTGGACGTCTACATCCAGGCCAAGCAGCGCGCGGAAGCCGCGAAGGCGATGGCCGAGGCCGCCAAGATGTTCGAGGAGGATGCTCCGGCCTTTGCAGCCGAAGTCCAGAAGACCGCCGACATGATGGATTATGCCGTGGCGCAGGAAGAGGCGAATGCGCCGCTCACTCAAGAGCAGCTTGATGCGATTCAAGAGGTCAAGGATAACCCTGAGCCCGGCACCGGCCCCACGACGGGACAGGCCCTCGTGACGGGCGGCGCCGCAGCGGGAATCATCGCGGCGATGATCGCCATCTTTCATCGGTGAGGTTCATGAACACTATTTTTCTCGGCGGAGTTCAGCCGCGATCTGGCTTCCGGATTGGCCAGCGCTTCGTGATGGGACAGACTCTCACGAAAGCGGACCGCGATCACTATCTCGTCGCCGTCAATCGCGCCCTCTCGGAAGCGGATGAGATCGATGCGTGGCTGCTCGCCAATCCGCTCGCAAAGCTGAAGCCCACGGAACTGGAGATGGCCCAGGGTTCCGATGTCGTCATCTCTCCATTCTTCACCAAGTGGATCAACTTCCAAGCTCAGCGGCCGGGCATGGTCGCCTTCCGGGATCGTCTTCAGAATGAAGACCCCAGCACTTGGGGATCTCTCTCGGATGCCGAGCACAAGATCTTCGGTTGGGTCAACGTAGTCGACCAGATCTATGGTTCATTCAAGGCGGATCCCAAGAATCTGACTGCTGGAAGATGGGTAGCTGGCGTAAGGCAGCCGGATCCGGTTTCCACGGGTGCCGCGACGACAGCACCTGCCATGCCCCTCGAGCCCGTCACAGTCCTGGGCTATGAGCTTCCTCCGACGATGTTGGGGATGCCTACGAAAGTAGCCCTGGTAGTGGGGACCATGGGTTTGATCAGTACCGGAGTAGCTCTCTGGGCCCTATTCCGGAAGAAGTAAGGCTCATGGGCTGCAGCCCTGGCGCTATTTCCTTCGGAAAAGAACTCAGCCAATTCCTTTCCAACCTCCTCTACATGAAAGAATGGTGGACCCATGGAGGATGTTGGACGCTTGCCCAAGCACTTCACGAATACCTGGGAGACGATCGCACGGAGCTCTGGGGTATTGGAAGTCCATTTGCCGGAACTGCGTATCACGTGGCAGTGAAGGCGGATGACTGTTTCTTTGATGCGGACGGAGCTTCTACGCTTGAGCAGATTCTGAAGCGCTGGAAAAAGAAGTTTCCGGGGCAATACTTGATTGCGAGGAAGCTTTCGGACAATGAAAAGAAGACCCTTCTCTGTAAAGATTCCGAAGACTTCGCTGTCGAGGAAATGGTCGATCAACTGACGTTAAAGCTAGGCCCATCCGAACTCCTCTGGAGGCGATTTTTCTCTTAAAAAGGGCTTTTCTTACAGGCTTCCCTATAGTAATATTCAGGCAGTTCCCAAGGCGTCCTCCCCCGACGCCGCAAGAGCTGCCTCACGGCAATCTTGCATTGAACTAAATCCGCCCGCGGAGATCCTTTGCAATGTTCTGGCGCGGCGGGATGAGCCCAACGGGCTACTTCAATCGTGACGGATGGTATGGTCGCGGTCCGCTTCTAGGAGCGGCCGATACCGAGTGCAACGGCGATACCTGCGTCATCATTGCTTCTCGTCTCACTCCAGATCAAGCGAAGGCCTCTTACGAGAAGATGAAGTACGCGATGCTCAATAAGACCGACTGCATCAGCCAGGGAGTCCCTGGAGATGTGAGTGACTCGGTCGCCTCGAAGCTTGAGAAGGCGGTTCTCGGCATCGAGTCGTCCGCGCCTCTCACTAGGTCCGAAGCGGACTATTTGGCGAAGTTGGAAGCGTGCGTAGGCGTCATCCCGGCTGCAGTAGTGCCTCGGGGACCGATTGCTGCGCTGCCTAATCCTTCGTCGCCAAGCCCGCTTCTGATTGGAGCGGGGGCGCTGGCTGTCATCGGGGTTCTTGTGGCGCTTGCAAGCTGAAGGGAAGGACATGAACGTTCTCAGGATGCCCGGAGCTCCTCGCATGGGTCAGGCGGCCGCTCCTGCTGCTCCTGCTGTTCCGTCCGCAGGGCCGATCGTCGCCGTGGGCCCCGCTGCCGTGGTGGGACCAACCGACGGTTACCTCTGGCCGATCGTCATCGGCGCGCTAGTACTGGGCGGAGTCGCCCTGCTGATCAGCGCCTCTAAGAAGTAGGAGCTCATGAATCTCGGAACTGTGCGCATGATGCCGATCTCGGGTAAGAGCGCCCGGCCTTCTCTGTTCGGCTTTTCGGCCGATCAGTCGAGGGGATTCTTCGGCTTAGGCGCGATTGAAACCCCCTCCGATTGGTATCAAAGGGCCAAAGAAGGACTGGCAAAATACGATGATCTCTTCGCTCGTGTAGGCCGGATCGCCGATCAGACGGAACGCCAGAACATACAGAATTGGCTCGGATCTCCGATCGTCGACGGCACTCCTGCAAACGCCGCTCAGCAGGTGTTGACGGATATCCGGGAAGACGTGGAGTCGTTCATTCCTGCGAACGTCAATGCCTATCAGGTATCGAGCAGAACGGAGAAGATCCAGAAGCTCGAATCGATCAATCATGATTTCGAGGCGATGGTGGCCAACGCATCGGCCAAGGCGGGTGTCTTGCCGGTGACCCACGGCATCGTCCCTCCTCCTCAGCCTGATCCCGGTCCGTCATGGCTCCTTCCGGTCGTGGTCGTCGCCGGAGCCCTGGGGATCGCGACGCTAGTGACCTACGTCTACGGAGGGAAGGCTTAGATGAATCTCTCCGGAGCTCCGATCGGAAGAAACGCCAACATGGGCGGCTCCATGTTCCATAGGTCCGGTTTTGCGCCGGTCATATCCTCTCCCGTGCAGAAGCGCCGGCTGGGAGAGGACGAGCAGAAGTGGTTCACCCGGGCCAAGGCTGCAGTAGCGGCTTATGACGATCTCTGGACTCGCACGCTGCTGATCAACGACAAGACCTATCGCGAACAGCTTGCGGCGAAGTACCACCCGAAGCCCGAAGATCAGAATGGGGCATTGTATCGCCGCAATTCGGTTGCGTACAAAGTCTCCGAAGCGGAAAGCTTTACGCCGGTCAATTATAAGATCTTCGAAGACACCCAGCAGCAGGATAAAGTCACCAAGCTGGAAGAGCTGAACTCCGACTTCCGCAAGGACGTCGAGTACGGTGAGAAGACCTACGGTCTTCTTCAGGCGCCGGCGATTATTGAACAGACGACGACAACTGCTCCGCCGACGGAGGTTCCTGGTTGGCTGATTCCAGCCGGGATCGGTCTTGGAGCTTTGATTATCGGTGCTCTGCTGTTCGGCGGAGACTAGGAGGAATTCATGATCCCATTGCGGATGGCTTCGATCGGTGGTTTCAACGGTCCCCGCGGAACGATGTTCCACGGCAGCGCGACTGATTCTTTCAGCGTGGGTCGGATCTCCCTGGGCGAATCCGATCTGGGCGTGAACACGACCGGACTGGCTCGCTATGAGCTGGCGAAGAAGGAACTCGCTCAGTACGACAGTCTGGTCGAGCGGGTCAAGCGTATCGGCAACAAGGCTGCCCGCGAGCAGATCATCGATACCTACGGCCTGAGCGAGCCGGACAACAAGGACAAGTCGCTCTACGCGCGTAACGTGGTCGCGTCCGACCTCGCGAACGCGGAGAGCTACACGCCCATCAACTATGACATCTACACGGCTCCTGGACCCGCCAAGAACCGTCCTGGCAGGCTCCAGGATTGGAACTCGAGTTTCGCAAAAGACGTCAAGTACGCGGAAGACACGTACGGCATCCTGCCGGAACCCCAGGTGATCGAGCGGACGACCACCGTCAGCCAGGTTCCGGCCTGGGTGATGCCGGTCACGATCGGTGCGCTCGCGGTGGCTGGTCTGGCTGCCTTGGGAGTCTTCAGCAAAAAGTAATGGCCTTATTTTTATAAAGGGGAGAAAGATGATTGCCTTCCAGCCGGTTTACTCGCGTGGTCGGTACATGGGTCAGGCGGCTCCGGCCGCGGCTCCTGCTCCCGCTCCTGCTGCAGCTCCGGCTGCGCCGGCGGCGGCTCCTGTCGTGCCGATGGTGACCACCACGTCCTACACGGGCGTTCCGGGCTTCCTCGAGACCGTCGCCGTTCTGGGCGTTTCCGCGGCGGCCGCCTGGACCGGCGTCCGCGCGGGCATGAACAAGAGCACGCCGAAGCTTCAGCGGGCGGCTGGCTGGGTCGGCGGCGTGGGCGGTGCGCTGCTCGGGCTGCTCTATCTCGGCACCAAGACCGGCATCACGCGCTCGATCGCGCTGCCGCAGATCCAGGTGAACCCCGCATGAGACCCTTCACGCCGTACAATCGGACGATCGAGCCGGCCAGGATCGGATTGGGCCAGTTCTCTCCATTCATAAATCCGTTCGAAGTGACTGGAGATCAGACGCCCACGACGACCCCGTCGCCTTCCGTTCAGGCGGCAGGACCTGCATCCGCGATCAAGCCGATCGTGGTACTGACTGGGCTCATGCTGACGGGGCTATCGGCCGCCACGGCTTATGTCGGGATGTCCTACGGCATGGACAAGAGCAAGAAGGATCTCCAGCGTGCGATCGGCTGGACGGTCGGCGTAGCCGGTGTGCTGTCCGGCCTGGTCCGACTGGCCGGAACCACTGCCGCACTGCTCATTCCGGCGCCCACTTCAGCGCCCATGGTCATGGCAGGGAGACGCTAAGAGATGCGCTTCGACCTCGTCGCCTTCCTGGGAGGCCTGACTGTTGGAGCCGCGGCTGCGGCTCTATACGGTGCCACACGGAGCACGAAGCTCGGCTGGAGTGGCGGCGGTGCAGGCGGTGGTCCTGGCGGCGGCGGTAGCTTCGGAGGCAGTCCCAGCGGCTCGGGGGGCTCATCCTATGCCCCCGGTGGTACAGGAGTCTATTCTGGACCGCCTGGACCCTTCGGTGGAGGGTTCATGGGACCTAGCGTCCTGGAATCGACGCCTTCTGAGGGAGAAGGAGAGATCGGGCCGATCGTTTCCGTTCCTCCGATCATTCATGACGGAGATGGTAACGGAATATTCGGAGGCTCATTCTTTGGGGTCAACGTGGCCCCTTGGTTCTGGCCTCTGAACATCGTGCCCCGGAACGACGAGATCATCTGCAAGAAGATTCCAGGCGATCCTGAAGAGACGATGGTATGTAAACGCAGATATCCGGTTCGAGCGGTGGCTTGGGGGCCACCCGCCGGCTGGCTCTAGGAGATCTTATGAGAACTCTTTTTGATACATCTTGGGTTCGCGATGCCTGGTCTCCTAATCTGAGCCTCGGCCAGGCTGGAACAGGAAACGTCTTCGGCGACATTGCCAATGCCGCCGCTACGGGCACGGCAGCGTACTTCCAGGCCGAAAAGGCAAAGGAAGAAGCCGCCGCCAAAGAAGCGCAGGCGAAGGCTCAGGCCGCCACCGCGGCCGCGCAGGCTCAGGCAGCGGCGGCTGCCGCCTATGCTTCCGGTCAGAATACTATTCTTGGCATGTCGCCGGGCACGGCAGCGATTGTAGGGTTGCTCGGAGTGGGCGCCATCGTCGCCGTGGTTATGGCTACGAAGAAGAAATAGGAGACGATCATGTACCAGTACTCCCGCGCTCCACAGCAGATCGCGCCCCGCAACGGCTACGCGCCGTCGAGCCTCGGTCAGCTCCAGATGAGCCCCACGACTCCAGTCGGTCGTGAGAACCTCATGAAGCTCACCACGGGCGTCGCTCTCGGCGGCGGCGCTGCGTACGCGCTCTACAACATGCCCGGCCAGTCCAAGAAGAACAAGACTGCCCTGGGCGTGCTGGCTGGCGGCCTGGCCGCGACGGCGATCCTGAGCCTCGTGGACGCGTTCATCTAAGAGCCCTACGAACTTGAGGGAAGCTGCCGATGATCGGCAGCTTCCCTAGTTCGATCCAGGTCGCGCAAACAGCGGAGATTCGGATGCTGCTTCACTCCGGACCACGGCTTCTGCCTCCGCTACCACTCCGTCCTAAGCTCAGCCGGCGCATGGGCCAGATGGTCGCTTTCGATCCCAAAGTAGACTTCAACCCGGATGTCAAGGTGCAGGTTCCCGTCAACGTGGAACTGGGCGGCCTTCCGCTTTCGGTTGGCCTATTCTTGGGTTCCGGCCTTTCCTTTCTGATTCGGCCTCAGCTTCAGGAAGGATTCGCCAAAACAGCGGCATTGGTTCTTGGGGCGGGCCTGGCGGTCGCAGGCATCACGAATCTGATCTTGCCGAAGGCTCAGGCCTCGGCACCCGCGCCCGCAGCACCGAGCTCGACCCCAACAACAGCAGCTCCCTCGGCTCCTGGCGGCGGCGGCGCCGTCAGCGCGCCGGCTGGAGTTGCGGTTTCGGACCAGGGGATCTTTAACGGCATCAGTGGGCAGGTGACTTATCCCGGAGAGGGTGAATCGGTCAATATCTGGCCGTTGGCTTCGACCTATCCGATACGGGTTCAGGTCTACAATCCATCTGCAGCCTCGGCGACCTTCTATCTGCAGATCGTCGCAAACGAATCCCCGTTGCCATTCGGCAACGCGGCCCGCACGACGTTCCCCCTGCAAGTCACCGTCGGACCTGGTCAGACGCGAGATATCGACATCAATATGCCGATCTCGACGTGGGCCTGGAACGTGAAGTACGTGGACGTCGCTCTATCCGTCTATAAGCAACGTATGGCTGGGGAGAACCCAGTGCTGATGGCGCAACGCTATCTTGTCGTTTCATAGGAGAGATTACGGCGATGACACTGACGAAACCTTCCGGCTGGGCCCCCTATAAGAAGGGGTTGGGCACTTCTCGCGTGTCCATGGGCGCCATGTCCAATGCCGAGACACAGATGCTCGGAGTCGCGGTGCTGTCGGCGATCTCCATCGCAGGCATCCATTCGGCGATCTGCCCGAGCTACTTCACGATGAAGACGTTCGCGTCGCAGCCTGAGGCCAAGGCTCGCTCGATGGAAGGTCTCTGGATCTCTCTGGGTGTGTCGGCCCTGACGTCGGCGTCCCTCTACTGGGTCTTCAAGAGCTGGATGCCCGTGATCTTCGCCGGCGCCACCTCGCTCCTGCTCTTCGGCATCGGCGTTGCGGCGACGAATTCTGAGCCGCCGAAGAACATCCCGCCGATCGAGAAGCAGAGCGTCGTGACCGAGTCAGCGGGCATTCCTTAGACGGCCAATGTATAATCAGAGGCGCGATGAATGCATGGCTCGGTCCGGTGGCTCTCAGCCTAGCTGATCGGAGACCATCACTAGGCGGCTTCCGTCGGCCGATCCAGGGCATTTATCGGCCTTCGGCTGCACGGTCGCATCTGGGTGCCACACAGTCTTTCCCACAGATCACGGCTACTCCGGAGGCACCCAATACCATCACCGGCTTCTCTCCAGAGAGCGCCAAAGATGGCGTAGTGATTGGGATCGGAGGAATCGGGTTGGCTCTGGTTTCCAGGTTCATTCCTGGAGTCGGCGAACCTGTTGCCCTGGTCGGCGGCGTCGGAATGATCGGTCTGGGTCTCTACAAGATCTACGAAGCAGTCACCGGTCGAGGAACTCCTACGGTTCAGAGCTTCATCACGCCTCCGGATCAGCAGGTTAGCGACATCTCCTTCATTACCGGCAAGATCCTTGAGCCGTCCGATAAGGGCCAGGCAGATGTAGGAGCCGGGTGGCAGGCGGTCTTTGAAGGCAAACGTACCTTCAAGATCAAGTTCATGGTGACGAATACCGGTCCGAAGCCGATGACCGTCCTTGTCGAATTCCGGACGGAGCAGACTTCCAGGCCGTGGGTGGGAGATCCCGAGGTATCCAACTTCTCGACCAGCTACGTCCTTGAACTTTCGCCTGGAGAAAGTAAGGTCATCCCAGGCTACCAGCCGGCCAAGGTTCTGGAATCCATGCTGCAGATCCAGTCCTATAGAAGCCAGGACATTACGGCGACTCTGCTCGCTCGGACTTCTTCGAGCGACACGGGAAAGAAGCTCGACCAGATCAGTTTTACAGCTTGGTAAGTGATGAACGAATGGCTTGGTCCTGTTTCTTTGAGGCTCGTTGATCGTGGTCCTCTCTTTGGGGGCTTCGGATCTCGTATCCAGGACATCCGCCAGCCACAGCCTTTTCTCGGCCAGGCAAGATTGAAGCAGTCCTATGAACTTGGACGGCCGGTCGCGCATCTGGATCAACCTCCGGACTGCTGCAATAGTCCGGATGGAACCAAATGCTTCGATCACTCGACCGGCGAATGCATCAATACCTGGAACAGCACTGTGGCAACTCCAAATGCTCCTGATTGCGTTCAGGACACTCGTGGAGAATTGGTTCATCCCTATTGCTATACCCCTCCTGTAGCTCCCACTCGCATGGAAGGAAGAGTTCGTAGAGTTCCTTTCTTCTCTCTGGGGGCTTGGGTCAACGATAAACCGGCGAAGTGCTGCAATAGGACTCATCCGGATGGAACGGCCTATCTGGAATGCTGCGAACCACTATGGAATGGTCCGGGATCAGATCCGAGCTTCCCGAGCTGCGACTCTCCGGATAATCCCTGCCCCTCCACGGGAGCCGCCCCGACTCCGACCCCGACCCCGACTCCGACTCCGACTCCGACCCCGACTCCGACTCCGACCCCGACTCCGACTCCGACCCCCACCCCAACGCCAACACCGACACCTACACCAAGCCCGACCCCGACGTCTACAACTGGTCCAATTCCAACGGATAATACGACCTCGGCTGGCAATGAACCGATACCGGCTACCGGAGGCGGCTCTTTTGTTCCCGTGCTTCCGCCTCGGCAGAGCATGACGACGGCATCTCCTCCGACCGGAGCCTTCCCTGGTCAACCATTTGCCGCCATGCGCCCTCCTCAGAAGCCTGTTCCGATCGCCAAGGCTCCTGCTCCACTTCCGCCGCCATGTCCGCTTGGACCGGTCCCTCTTCGTAAGTGGATCGAAGGCTGCATGGGGTAATCGCTTCTTGATCTGTTCGAAGTGCCAAGCTCCCAATCCTCCAGTTCACATGGCCATCAAGGTCGGGAACGCCTACCTCGAGCTGAATTTCTGCGAAGGTTGCGCACCCAATCCCGACATCAAGGTTGAACAGATCGCGACGAACATGATTTGCTGCCCGCGCTGCGGCACCCAGGCGAAGGACATCAATACTCGTGGCTTCGGCTGCGCAGACGATTACGAAATCTTTGCGACTGCGATCGCCAATTGGATTCAGCAATACCATGGGGCCTCCAGGCACGTCGGGAAGAATCCGGCGAAAAAATTATTTTGCGCTTGACAGCGAACCTTTTCGCGGGTACCGTGTTTACTGTAATAGCTGTTCGAACCGTGGGAAGGAGCTGACCTTCAATGTTCCGCGCGATGGACTCAAGAAAAACGCAAGCAAGGACAACCTTGCGGTGCGATCTGAGTCTGTCCGTAGATCGCCCGCACCAGGGTTCGTATCTCCGCACGAATGGGAAGTTCCCCGCGGAGATCGAACGAGCCACCGTGTGGGGACAAGATGGGCGCGGAGACACGGTGGCGTAAAAAACGAAAAAACCGAAAACCCCGCGCCCGGAAACGGACGCGGGGTTTTTTGTTTTTCCGGATGAAGTAAAAATTTTGGCCCGTCGGAGAAGTCTCCGACGGGCCGTGCTGAGAAGTCCTCAGTAGGAGCGATGGGGTACGCCCCCGTGCCTACCGAGAAGTGTGCTGCGTGGTTAAGACGCAGCGTTTTGACAATCGGGCTTGAATCTAAAGAGCGAAAGGCCGGGGGCACCGGCCGGGAAAGCTGGTGCCCCCGGACCTCATTCTATCTCTTCGTCCCAAAACTTCAAGCTGTCACTTGAGCGGGTGGCGGTTTGGCATTTGGCGCCCTGGGCTCAGGGCGCCTTTCGGGGCCGAAATAGTATCGACGGAGATCCAAGACAGGAAAGCTGCGTGTCGTGGACGCCGGTTGGCCACGTAAAACATCCGGTAAAAACCTAACTGGCAAGAGCCAGCTCGCTCGCGCGGCCTAGCCGTGTCGTCGCCCCTAGTGACGCCGATAGCCTGGGTGCGACGTTAATAATCGGTCGCTACCCGTAAGGTGATTCCTACCTTCCGGGGATAAGAATAAGTGGAACGTGAAGCCCGCAAACCTGCTGGTGAGCGAGCGGAGCTTCGAGAGCCGCAAGGCAGAATCATCAGATACACACGTAGATGCCCCTAGACTGTGATCTTCGGACGGGGGTTGCAAAGCCCCCCGGCTCCACCATGCGGTCAAGATGTTACAGTAGCATGCCAGTTTTCCAAACTGGACGCGCGGGTGCGACTCCCGCTGACCGCACCAATATTTTTAGAAATAGAATGAGCGGCGCTTTTCGCCTACAATAAGAGGGTACGACCGGGGCTCTCCTCCAGAGGTTGGCGGAGATCGACATCTTGAAGAATGTCTTGGGGGCCCTGTGGTGGAGTTTCCGGAAGACAAGACACTTCAACCCGGATCCTGGTACCTCTGGCGCACCGGGAAGCAACGCATCTTCATTGCCTGCCCGCTCTGCAGCCAGGTCGTCTCGATCGATCCGGAGGAGATCGAGATTCTGGAGGACGGCAGATTGTCCAAGATCATCGACTGTCCCAACATGATCTGCGATTTCACTGATGCAATACGGCTGCAGGGCTGGGGTGAACAGGGATCATCTTCCAGTCTTCCGAAAGTTTAGATCGGGGCGTGTTGTAGCGGCAGCAAGCGACGTTCCCAACGTTGAGGTGTGGGTTCGACTCCCATCGCCCCGTCCAATTTTGCTGTGAATCAAGACCGTGGGTCACCCAAGGGACGCTGCAAGGTGACATCTGGCCCGGCAGCCGTGGAGTCCTCCCGGCCGGGGAATAACTGAGGACCTAGGCGTCCCACTATCTTGATTCACATAGGCCACGATCCAGCGATCAGCTTGGTCTCCAAAACCGAGCAGTGGGGGGCGGCACCCCGGTGGCCTGCCAGAATTCATGGTCCCTGAGTATGTCGGCAGTACGCTACCTTGTCACGGTAGAAGGACGGGTTCGACTCCCGTAGGGATCGCCAAAAGAAAACCCCCGGAGGCCGAAGTCGTGGAGGCGCCGGCTTGTCACGCCGGAGAAAGCGGGTGCGACTCCCGTCCGGGGGGCCAACCTTAGTCTCGATACTCCCAGATCGTCTAACTGGTAGGACGACAGACTCTGAATCTGTAAATTGGGGTTCGAATCCCTATCTGGGAACCAGTCTTATGCGCCGAGATGCTTGGCGATCAGGGCCTCGAGCTGTTCCCTGGTCATCTCGCCTTCAGTCCGATGGACCTCCTGGCCCTCCTTGAAGAAGACGAGTGCCGGCAGGCCGTCGATGTCGTAGCCGTTGGCCGACTTCTTGCACTGGTCGATCCGGGCGCCCACGATCAGGACGGAATCGTTGTAATCGTTGGCAGCCTGCTCGATCACGGGCTTGAAGTCGACGCAATGGGTGCATTCGGGGTGCCAGAAGTCGACGATCGCGAGCGGCGCCCCCAGGACTTCGCTGAAGTTCTTGTCCGTCACGGAAAGCATTCGAATTCTCCTAATCTCCAAGCATTATACAAGCCGGTCTAGCTCAGCAGTAGAGCGCCCGTCTGAAAAGCGGGAGGTGGCGGGTGCGACACCCGCGGCCGGCACCAAATATTTGGGGGCATCGTCCAATTGGTAGGACACCAGCATGGCATGCTGGGGATCGGGGTTCAAGTCCCCGTGCTTCCACCAGAAAACTTGCGCAGGAGAGGCACGGTGACCTCACCAGTCTCATAAGCTGGGGATAGCGGGTTCGACTCCCGCCTGTCGCTACCAAGATTCCCTTATACGACGCGGGGTGGAGTAGCCCGGTAACTCGCCAGGCTCATAACCTGGAAACCGCAGGTTCAAATCCTGCCCCCGCAACCAAAAATTCGGAGGCTGACTGACGAGGGTACTTCGCTGGTTCAATTCCAGCCTGCCCGACTAGGGCGCTCGGATCCCGAGCTCCCCAGCGGGCAGGCGCCCGATGCCTGGGCACCCCTTGTCTCCAATCGCCTCCAAAATCTTCAGGGGCTGCAGAGCGAGCTTACTTCACCAGACTCTTAATCTGGAGGACCTGGTTCGAGTCCAGGCTTCGGCCGAAAGGTCGATGTGGTGTATCGGTAGCACACTCAGTGGCTTGTTCGACAATTGCCCCTATAAAAATTCGCGGGCTGATGGATCGAGGTTACTTCGCCCTACAAAACCCCCGAAAAGGAAGGTCCGTCGAACCTTCCTCTACCGCGAAAGCGAACGGGTTGAGCGTGAGGTGCTTGTGGTAACACGCCGGCGCAAGCCGGAGAAGGAGGTTCGACTCCTCCCAAATCGACATGGCCTTGGCCGTAATTGCCCGCATAATATTCGAGCGCTGACTAGCGGCGTTACTTCGGAGCCTGGGCTCGAAGCCCGACACGGCGAAAGCCGTGGGCAAGTCGCTGCTTAATGATTGCGCTCACAAGGGGCCATAGCTCAGCAGGGAGAGCGCCGGTTTCGCATACCGGAGACGCGAGTTCGATTCTCGCTGGTTCCACCAAAATTTAGCATCATCAGACCTGGGCCGGCATGTACCGTAGTGGCGACACTGCCTTGCAAGCAGCGTGTGGTGGGTGCGACTCCCATCCGGTCCACCAAATATTCGAGAGCTGCAGATTGAGGTTACTTCTCTACCACTTACGAGACGTGGTGTAGCGGTCTGCACACCGGCCAAAAGCCGGAGGTGGTCGTCCGACTCGACCCGTTGTTGCCTTGATCATCAATTGCTCTCAAATGGGGTCGCTTGGAGAGAAGGATCTCCACCTGTCTGTAAAACAGGCGTCCGTTTGGACTAAGCGGCGCGATACCGCACGGCCCCACCACTGCCTCGTCTGTCTAATTGGTAGGACGCCGGTCTTTGAAGCCGGAGATCTCGGTTCGAATCCGAGCGAGGCAACCAAAGCTCTCTAGATGCGGCCGTGGTGTAGCTTGGTAGCACGAGAACTTGCCATGTTCTAAGCACGGGTTCAAATCCCGTCGGCCGCTCCAATATTTCCCATCGGCTCGTAGTTCAACAGCAGAACGTTCGCTTGATAAGCGAAAAACGCAGGTGCGACTCCTGCCGGGCCGACCATACGGTGGCCGTGGTGTAATGGTTTGCACATCTGGTTGTGGCCCAGAGGGTGCGGGTTCGATCCCCGTCGGTCACCCCAAAAAATAATGCTACAATGGCTGGGTGCCATATGTAGAACCGTCCTGGCGACAATGGCCTCAGTGGAGATGGCTCTCCCGGACTCTTTGCTTCTTCGGAAACCATCACTGGATGAGGAGCAAAAGCCTCCAGAATCTTCCGATCGCCTGCGCGGTCTGCTCGAAGAAGACGAAGCATTTCAATACGTACATCAAGCTCGCCAAGAAACACGCCGGGCTGTAGGGTAGCGGCCAACCCGCCTGCTTCGGGAGCAGGAAATCGCGAGTTCGAATCTCGCCAGCCCGACCATTCCAGGGACATGGGGAGATAGCGCCCCACCTGTTTCGGATACAGGCATAGGCCCGGTGCGAGTCCGGGGTCCCTGACCAAAAACTCATCAGGCACAGGGTCAGATAGCGGGCCGCCTGCCTTGGAAGCAGGAGATAGACTGGTGCAAGTCCAGTGTGCCTGACCAATCTTTTTAATCTCGGGCTCAAGGGAAGGTAGCGTCCCGCCTGTTTGGGGTACAGGAGCAGGCCGGTGCAAGTCCGGCGAGCCCGACCAAAATCATCCGGAGGCAGGTCGGCTGACGGCTGGCTGGGTCGCTCCCAGCATGACAGCCGGTTGGGTTCGGTTCCCGAACTCCGGTCCACGGCGCGTATTTCAATAGCAGAATATCTGCGTGACATGCAGAAGATGGGGGTGCGATTCCCTCCGCGCCGACCAATCTTGTTTGCTATGATTTCGCCATGGGACCCAACAAAGACGAAATCCTTCGGAACGCCAAGAAGATGGCCGAGGAAGAAAAGAAGCGACGTGCCAGCATAGCGACGGAGAAGCCCCTTGGGAGAATGCAGTCCAGGATGCCGATCGGCTGCTGGATGTGGATCCTGGCCGCGGCCGCGCTGATCATCTGGCTCATCAAAAAGTACGGACCTGGGATATAATCCTTGCGACGGCTGAGATGGACCCCTAACTCTGGTGGCGGGGTTTCGGGTCGCGCGTCGTGAGGGTGTGTGCCTTCACGGAGGGTGTTTCGGGGCCCCGCTCCCATTTGCCGGCGTAGTTTAGCAGCTCTGAATGCCAGTTCGGTAAACTGGAGGTGTGGGGGCAGCACCCACCGCCGGCTCCAGAAATAAAAAACCACGGCGACAGGCCGTGGCATTTGAGGGATCGGCGAATCCCGAAATTGGGATTCGTGCGAACAAGATACGGGAAACAATAGCGAGGTGTCCAGAAAAGAAAAAGCCCGGGGAACACCCCCGGGCCTCGAGCGGGATTCGGTGCTTGCAGTGTACCACATGCTGGCATAGCTCAATAGTAGAGCACCTGTTTTGTAAACAGGCGGTTGCCGGTGCAAGTCCGGCTGCCAGCTCCAAATATTCATCACGCCGGCCTAGTTCAACAGTAGAATGCTCGCTTCATAAGTGAGAGATCCCAGGGCAGCTCTGGGGGCCGGTACCATTTCATCTACCCAAAGGAAGGATAGGAACACCGTGAAGTACATCGTGGAGGCCCGCGCCGGCGACCGCTGGGTGACGCTGGGCCAGCCGTACATCCTCAAGGAAAAGGCCATGGCGGCCGAGGAAGCGGCTCTGGAAAGCACGCTCTGGGAAGACGCCAGGATCCTGGTCGTGAACGATCGGCAGCAGATCGTCAAGATCATCGACTGACCTCGGAGGGGTTGGTACATAGGCAGGTCCGCTCGTTTCGAAAACGAGTAGGTCTCGAAAGGGGCCTTGCCGGTTCGACTCCGGTCCCCTCCTCCAGAATTCTCGATTGATGCAGCGCCTCGAGGCCGGTATACTTTCCTTATTGGGGGGTATCAAGATGATCGGTTACCAGGCTCCTGCATATCGTCCGGCGCAGCGGTCTCAAATGGGCGCGATCTCGTCCATGACCGGCACGGACTGGTTGCTGCTGCTCGGCGGCGCCGTGGTCGGCGGCGCAGGCATCAATGGGCTCCGGAATCAGTTCACGGGCCCGGAGAAGGCCAATGCGATCGGCGTGCTCGTCGACCTGGTCCTGACGGGCGTCGGCCTCACGCTCTTCATCCAGAAGGGCTCACAGGCGATCGCGTAAGGCGGCGAGAATCCATCTGCTCATGCGACGGAGATTCTCTAAAAAGAAACACCCAGGGCTCTTCGAAGGAAGAGTCCCGGGTGCGAGAGAGGGAAACCTTTCGGTACTGTAATTATACCCGGAGATGAAGGCAGTGGGCATGCCACCACGTCTTGAAAACGTTGGACCCGGGAAACCGGGGCGGTGGGTTCGAGTCCCCCCGTCTCCGCCAAAAATCAGTGCAGATCGATCCGCCGTTGCTCACTGGCAGCACGAGGAATGCGCGAAGCTGGCGTGTGAATCGTGAAGGGCGTGACGGCTTCCGGAGCCTTGGGGTGCAAACACATCCTCAGCGGCGGGTCAATCTCCATTTGGAGGGGTTGGGCATTGGCAGGCCCACCTCGTTGGAAACGAGACAGCCGGCGCAAGCCGGCTTGCAGGTTCGACCCCTGTCCCCTCCGCCAGAATTACTTGAAGATCGCGTAGAGGATCCCGGCGACCGCAACGGCGCCGATCGCATAAGGCGCGATCTCCTTCGCCGTGGGAGCGGCTGGCGTCGGTTCCTGAGCGACCAGAACGGTCGTCCGGGGCTGAGGATAGGCCGTCACGGGGAAGAGGTAGGGATACGGATAATAGACATTCCAGGGGTTCGGCCCAGGCGGGCACGGACCATTTCTCTTCTCGAAGGTGATCACGCCGTCCGTGTTGCACTCGAACATCTGGTAGCAGATGCTGTTCTCCACGAAAGGCTTCCCAACCGGCTTGCAGGTCTTTACGGGAGGAGGAGGCGGCGGCGGGGGCGGCGGCTCCGGTTCCGGAGCAGGTTCTGGTTCAGGAGCTGGAGGTGGCTCGGGCATCGGGGCCGGCTCAAGTGGCGCTTCATCGACGCCGAGCCGGAAAGGTGTCCCGAACAGGTATCCGGTTCTACGAAGTGAGACCAGACGCATGACCATCCTCCTTTTACCGCGGTGCCGGGGGGGATGGCGACCTTGGTCTTCTTTGAGTATACTGAAACCAGGAAGGAAATAAAGTGAGAATTGCGATCATCTCGGATACCCATCTGAGGCACCGGAAATATCCGATCGATGTTCCTGAATGTGATCTGCTGATCCACTGCGGCGATGCCATGATCGAGGGTACGGCCGCTGAGGTCAGGATGTTCGCGTCCTGGTTCGAAGCTCTCAAAGCAAAATATAAGGTCTTCGTCGCGGGAAATCACGACTGGCTTTTCGAGAAAGACAATGCCCTGGCAAGAAGCCTTCTCCCCAAGGGCGTCATCTATCTCCAAGACAGCCAGATCGAGATCGAGGGCCTCAAGATCTACGGAAGTCCCTGGCAGCCGGAGTTCTGCGAATGGGCTTTCAACCTGAAGCGGGGCTGGCCTCTCCGGAAGAAGTGGGAGCTGATCCCGGCCGGAATCGACATCCTGATCACGCATGGACCGCCGCTCGGGATCCTGGATTTCAGCAAGTTCGGAGACGAGCATGTCGGCTGCGCGGATCTCCGGCAGGAACTTCAGCGGATCAAGCCGAAGGTGCATTGCTTCGGCCACATCCACGGAGATTATGGGACGGCCACCTGGGCAAATACGCTCTTCGTGAACGCCTCTCTCTGCGACGAGGCATACGTCGCGAATCATCCTCCGATCCTGATCGAGATGGAAGCCGGCAAGGCTCCCGTGCTTCTGAAGGCGCCTGGTCTCCCGCCTCCCACGAAGGGAGCCGTTCCCATCAGGGCAACTGGAAAAGCTCTCTGGACCTAGAGAGAGTTCTTCCCAGGCGAATCCAGTGTTGAAGCTCGACGTCCGTCTAGCTAGCGCACGTCGAGGGGAAACAACGCGAATGCCGGCCGCGATGGCCGGACTGCATGCGCGCGGCTGGGTTCTCCTCGAAAGAACTCTCAACTGGAAGCGACGCGGATAGCAGGTGGCCGCAACGATTTGCTAAATCGTCCACCCGGCACAAACCGGGTGTTGCCGGGGCAGCACCGGCCGCTTCCGCCAAAATTTCTGATTCGCTTTTTTGTTCTTGACAGAAAGCGATTCATCCATATACTACAGAGCTGTGACGAGTCCACGCGGCGGACGGCAGTAAACGCCGCGAATCAAGGCGCTCTTTTACAATCGGGTCAGCGATAAGCAGCATACTCCCCGGCGTTGCCCGGCCACGAGCATCAACGTGAGCCGGTCTACGACGTCGGCGAAATATTCGTGGGCTGCTGGTCCGAGGATTCTTCACTTATGATGCAGAGAGCACCCTTCGGGGTGTACACCTTCACGGCTCCAACGAGCGTCTGTGAATGGCAAACGAATCCGCTGCAGTTGCTCTTCGCAAGAAGGGCCGATTGCAACGTTAAGAGGTCTCCTGGTGCGAAGGAAGCGAGATCGACGGCGCAAGCCGGCAGAACCGAACCTGGGCTGAAAAGCTCATTCGACGCAAACTCCTTGGCCGACAATTGCCCACAAAAAATCCTAGCAGAGGGATGGGCCTATCTCCCATCCCTCTGCTAGCTGAAAAATTCGGCGGCTGCAGTGCGGGGATACTTCAATCAAACCAGCGGGTTGCCGGTGCGAGTCCGGCCCGGGCCGAAAGGTCCGAGTAGCTCAAGAGTAGAGCAGCAGGTAAAAAAAGACCCTGTACGCCAATTGCCGCCATAAAAATTCGAGGGCTGCTGATCGAGGTTACTTCTAACGGAGCCGGAGTGCTGGCCGAAAGGCCAAGCGACGGCATGACGCAAGTCTGTGATGCGCAGGCATTTCCTTGATCCCAATTGCCCTCATAAAAATTCGGGAGCTGCAGAGCGCGGTTACTTCGCCTTCCAAGCGAGAGATCCAGGTGCAAGTCCTGGCCCGGGCCGAAAGGCGCGGGTGGTGTAAGAGCAGCACGCTTAACGTTCCGTGTTCGACCATTGCTCCCAAAAATTGATTGAATCCCGGTCGAGAAGGTCAGGATAGCGCACTCAGTGTGATGACCCCTTCGCCGGATAAATATTCGAGGGCTGATTGGCGAGGTTACTTCTTGCTTTGAAACCCAGGCAGGTTCGAGTCCTGCGGGGCCGTGGGTACGGCTTTCCTTGCCTCCAATTGCCCTCATAAAAATTCGGGAGCTGCTAGGTCGAGGGTACTTCTAACTGATGATGCTAGATTGTGCCGAAAGGCACATACTCCTTGGCCGCCTATCGCTCCCATAAATATTCTGGGGCTGAAGGTCGCGGATACTTCAATTGGTGAAAGACCGTGGCCGACTAATTGCCCCTAAAAAATTGCTCCGCCGTGGTGGCTTGGAGCTGAAGGAAGGAGATCAACATGGCTCGTGGTGGACACATCTATGGGCAGGTCGGCCCGATCAATCCGGCGTCGGGGAAGGTCATGTCGGCGACGTACAATCAGGCCGACAAGATCAACAAGGGCGGCCAGCGGGCGTTCTCGCGGTCGATCGAAGAGGACACCCTCGCGGTCCTGACGACCCAGACGCTGTCGAACACCTTCTACGTCGGCCAGAAGGAACTCGCGAAGGAGACGGTCGACGTCCTCCGGGCGATGTCGGCCAAGGATCCGGAGTTCCTGGCGAAGGCCCTCGTCTACGCCCGGAACAAGGGTCTGATGAAGCTGGCCCCGACCGTCGGCCTGGCGGTCCTGTCCGAGAACAAGACGGACCAGGGCAAGGCGGCGTTCTCGAAGGCGTTCCGTCACGTCATCCGCATCCCGGACGACCTCCGGGAGTTCGTCGAGCTGATCCGCACGGGATCGTTCGGCGGCAAGAAGGCGCTGATGGGCGTCCGGAAGATCGTCGTCCAGAACTGGCTCCGGCACATGTCGGAGTATCACGGCCTGAAGTACGGGTCGGGCAACTCCGAGGGCATCACCCTGCGTGACGTCCTGCGCCTCACGCACCCGCTGCCGAAGGTCCTGGACCGCAACAAGGATGCGAAGGGCCTGAGCTACGACCGTCTGCGCAACGGCGCCCAGGCGGAGCTCTTCGGCTGGCTCGTGAAGGGCTGGGAGGGAGTCGGCGAGAAGCCGTCCCCGACCAACGCGCTCGTCTGGGCCTTCGAGAAGGTCAAGCGCTCGGAGGATGAGAAGGAGATCGTCTCCCTCATCAAGAAGTACAAGCTCCCGTGGGAGGTCGTCGTTCCGGCGGTCAAGAAGATGACCACGGGCATCTGGACGGCCCTTCTGGACGGCATGCCGTACATGGCGCTGCTCCGGAACCTGAACACGCTGGAGCGTCACGAGGTCCTGAAGGACAAGGCGATCGTCAAGGACATCGCCAAGCGGCTGTCGGATCCGGAAGCGGTCGCGAAGTGCAAGCAGCTTCCGTTCCGGTTCTTCAACGCCCACAAGGCGTACAACGGACCCCAGGAGATCCGGGATGCCATCCATGACGCGCTCGAGTCATCGTTCGTCAACATGCCCGAGATCAAGGGGTTCAAGGTGGTCGTTTCGAACGACATCTCGGGCTCCATGGACGGTGCCGCTTCGGACAAGGGAACCGCGCGGTACTGCGACATCGCCGGCATCTTCGGTGCGGCGCTCTTCAAGAAGTGCGAAGACGTCGACCTGATCCCGTTCGACACCTCGGCGCATCCGGTCCTCGGCCGTGTCTCCCGGCGTGACACGATCATGTCGATCGCCCAGAAGGTGGGCATCGCGCAGGGCGGAACGGACGTCGGGGCTCCGATCAAGCACATGATCCGGGAGCGGATCAAGGCGGACGTGTTCATCGGCATCACGGACAACGTGGACTGGGCAGGCGACGGGTTCCTGACCAACCTGGAGGAGTACCGCTCCAAGGTGAACAAGAACCTGAAGTGCTTCCTGATGACCATCGCGCCGTACCGCGACGGTCTGGCCCCGATGAACTATCCGGACGTCTACTGCACGTACGGGTGGTCGGACGCGATCCTGAAGTACATCGCGCTGATCCTCGCCGGCGGCGTCGGGCAGGTGGACGACGTCAAGGCGATCGATCTCGATACCTTCGGCCAGAAGGCCAAGGCGGAAGAGGTCGAGGCAGTCTCCGCGGACTAAAGGGACCCCTACCCCAGCAACGAGGGGAGGGCCAGGTCGCACGGCCTGGCCCTCCCTCTCTTCTTACGAAATATTCGCACACGTACCCAAGCGGTAAGGGAGCGGTTTGCAAAACCGCTATGCGCCGGTTCGAATCCGGCCGTGTGCTCCAATTATTGAGGCTTCGGAGGCCCTACAACGACGCCCGTGAAATCCGGGTGTGAGGATCCGCGCGGGATCCCGAAGCGGAATCCGCCGCTGGCCGGGCCGTTGCCGGGCCCGGTCGTGGGTCTGAAGACGGGGAAACCCCAGGGAGATTCTCCTGGAGTCAATGGCTGCTTCCCCTTTAGGATGTTCATGACTTCGACAAGCGGCCGATGCCTGCGCCAATAGGCGAGGACGCCGAAGATGTCGATAGCCGGCAGGCTCATCTCAAAGATTATACAGGCTGGCATAGTTCAAGAGCAGAATAGATGTTTCGTAAACATCAGATGCGAGTGCAATTCTCGCTGCCAGCTCCAAACAGCTAGGTCTTCCAATTGGTAGGAAGGCGGATTGTTAATCCGTTAATACAGGTTCGAGTCCTGTCCTAGCTGCCAATCTTCTTACGCTCCCGTGGAGTCCATGATAAGATGATGCGGTGAGTGTTAAACCGGACTACTACGCCGTGCTGGGCGTGAAGAAGAACGCCAGCGCCGACGAGATCCGGAGAGCCTTCAGGAAGAAGGCCATCACGATCCACCCAGACCGGAATCCTGGCAACGTCGTGGCTGAAGCGAAGTACAGGCAGCTCACCGAAGCCTACGAAGTCGTCAGCGACGAGACCAAGCGGAAGAAATACGACCAGGAGCGCGATGCCCCGCCGCCTCCTCCGCCTCCGAATTATCCGGTAGCGGATGTCTGCGTCGAAGTCGAAATCGATGCCCGGGATCATCTCAACGGCGCGGAGAAGACGGTGACAGTTTCGCGTCCGCGGCAATGCCCGGACTGCCACGGTGCGGGAAAGCACTGGAGCCTTTGCGATCTCTGTTATGGCAGCGGTTGCGGAGCCTGCAGTTGGTCGGGTAACAAGAGTTGCGCGCGGTGCTGGGGAAAGGGCCAGGATCGGGAACTCACGATCATTCGAGTCCTGGTGCCCATCGGGACTCCGCCTCATGGCCGGCAAAAGCTGGTGGCGAATGGAGATCTTTGGGGCCTCAAAGGTCCGTTCTACGTTTTTGCCAATGTCAAGCCGCGCGTGGACAAGCCCGGCATGATTCTCAGTTGACCATCACGCCCCCGTAGCTCAACTAGATAGAGCGCCCAGCTTCTACCTGGGAGGTTGGGGGTGCAAATCCCTCCGGGGGTACCAATTTCACATGCGGCCGCGTAGGCTGTCGAACGTGCTGAGGCAGGAATAGCGGGCGATGTACTTCATGGCAAGGCCCCCGCAGTCCTTATGCTCGGGCATTTCGTCGAAGTGTTTGACCCAATATCCGAAAAGATTCATCGCTGAGGACTGATTGATGAGGCCTCCATCGATGGCAGATTCGAGACGTTCGAAGAACGCCAGAAGCGCATCGTAAGCATCACGCATCCTGGTTTGTGTCGAGGTGAAGGTCAGTTCTTCATCACCATGGACGACCAGTGATTTCTTGACGTCTTCCTGGTTGAAGCGGAATTCTTCGCCGTCTGGAAACTTGAAATTGCCGCGGTTCCAGTCGAGGATCCGACAGGCGATCTGAATGAGCCGGCTGCTTTCGAACTCCTTGTACATGGAATCGAGCTTCTCAGTTCTCTTCCAAGCCTGGTCGCGACGCCACTGGACGAGTGCCGCTATGCCTCCGATGAAGGCCAGACCTAGAGTCAAGGCATCGATCAGGAGTTTCGCGTTTTCTGTAGTCATGGAACAAATATTACAGCTCCATGCCCCGGTCGTCTAGTAGCAGGACACCTCGTTCTCACCGAGGAAACAGGGGTGCGATTCCCCTTCGGGGTACCAATCTTCAGGATCTCATCAGGGGGTGGTCTGGAGTCCAGGGATCGAATCCTGGGTGTCCGTTTTGGAGAGGCTTGCCTCTCTACCGCGGGACGGATGCAGGTCCAGAATAAGCGCCCCCATACTGCCAGCGTCCTAGGCGCCGCTGAACGGCCAAGGGTGACGAAGCTGTCGCCAGAGGCGATGATCGGACCACCCCTCGATGAGATCCCCGAATATGGCCCGCTCGTCTACGAGCTAGGATCTCTGGTTTTCACCCAGAAGAACGGGGTGCGACTCCCCGGCGGGCTACCAATCTTTGAAAGGAGGTCCCTATGAAACGTGACGGCAAACGGCGATTCAGGGTAAAATGCCCTCGTCGTCCAATGGATAGGACACCCGACTTTTAATCGGGCAAAGTGTGGGTTCGAGTCCCACCGGGGGCACCATTTATGGACTTGATTATCATGATGGGACTGCAAGCATCCGGGAAAAGCTCCTTCTGCAAGCGATTTGCAGGATCCTACGAGATCATCAGCAAGGATCTCTTCCCGAGTGCCAGGCATCCCCAGCGTCGGCAAATGAAGGCTCTCGAAGCCGCGCTGGCCTCCGGTCGTTCCGTGGTGATCGACAATACGAACCCGGAAGTGGAAGACCGCAAGCCTCTGATCGAGATAGGCAAGGCCGCATGTGCCGACGTCATTGGGTACTATCTCGAATCGAAGGTGGAAGAAAGCCTGAAGAGGAATGCTGCCAGGCCCGAGAAGAAGCGCGTTCCAGAGGTTGCGATTTTCTCGACGATCAAACGGCTGGCCAGGCCGTCCCTCGAGGAGGGCTTCACCCGCCTCTTTCATGTCCGGATGGCGCCCGATGACGCCTTCCTGATCGAAGAATGGCTCAACATGCCTCGGTAGGTCAACAGCAGACGATCCGGCTCTTAACCGGAGGATGCGGGTGCAACTCCCGCCCGAGGCACCAAATATATCGGCACGGAGCTCGAGTGGCAGAGCACCTCCCTCTTAAGGAGGCTTGTAGGGGTTCGAGCCCCCTCGTGCCGACCAAAACTTGACTTCGCTCGGTCAAAAGGTAAACTGGTTTACATGAGCGAGAGACGGGAAGACAAGAACGGCCAGTTCACGCTGCCGCCCGACATCGTCGAAGAAGCCAAGGGCGACACCATTCGCGGGGTAAAGATTCAAATCACTCCGGAAGAGGTCATTCGCCGCATCAAAATGGCGGATCGGGCTTTGAACGGCGATTCGAATGACGCCGAGCATGACGCCCTCCATGATCTTCGCGAGTGGTTGAGCGATATCTTTGAGGATCCTGATAGAAGGGCTGTCAATGAGAGACGCTGAAGCGCAGCTCATCCAGCGGTACTTCAGGAAGACCCAGGCGAATCCGGATGGGGCGATCACCCATCACGGCGACTGCGACATCTACGGCATCAAGGTCTGCACCTGCGGCCTGATGCACGACCTCATGCCCGTTCCCCATTTGATCGAAAAGCTTTATCCCCTTCACTGGGAAGAGCGCGGGAAGTATGATGAAGTCCGCAGTTCGATAATGAATTCGTCCCGCAAGACCCGCAAGAAGAGAAAGAAATAGGCCCCCGTGATTGGAACTAGCAGACATCCCCGATTCAAAACCGGGGGCCGAAAGGCGTGGGGGTGCAAATCCCTCCGGGGGTACCAAGCTTGAAGAAGAAGAAGCTTGAAGTGAAGTGGTTTCGCTGGCCTTCAGGGAAGAAGCCTGTCCTGGTGGAGGTGCGCCACTTCGTTCTGCCATTCGTGCTGATGAAGGACAGAATGGACGAGAGCGGCTACAACGCCGAACAGGCCAAAGCTCAGAAGAGACTGGAAGAGGCAGCGTTACTCGCGAGATGGCGCCGAAAGCACCAGCCGACTACTGAGGGCAGCCGCAGCGCGGGCCGCCCAGGAGCGGCTTGCAAACGCAGTTCGGGCAAGTCGCGCAGGGCTTCACGGTGACTTCGCCGAGATTCTTATGCGAGATCCAGGCGTTGGTCAGAAAAGCCCCGAAAGATGCGGATAGGAACGCCAGAATGACGATGAGGAAAAACATCCGCAAGTTGCTGGGCTTCGGTAGCGGCGCCGCAAGGGTCGTCATGTCCAAATCCTCCTCTGGCTAGTATATACTAAAGGGGCTCGTGGCGGAATAGCAGACGCGCTGGTCTTAGGAACCAGTGCCGAAAGGCATGGGGGTGCAACTCCCCCCGGGCCCACCAAAATTATGAAGATCTGGGTTGACGACGAGAGGCCGATGGCGGAAGGCTTCGACTACCACGTCAAAACGGCCGCTGAAGCAATCGATCTTATCCAGCAGGGCCGCGTCACCAAGATATCGCTCGATCATGACTTGGGCAGCGAAGCGGAATTCGAGACAGGATACTTCATCGCCCAGTTCATCGAGATGGCGGCCCATAATGGGTGGATCCCGCCCATCGAATGGAATATCCACACGGCGAACCCGGTTGGACGCCGGAATATGGAAGCGGCCCTGAAGAATGCCGACAAATACTGGGGAGTATAAGCCGCCGTGGTGCAATGGTAGACACCGGGCCCTTAAAACGCCAAGGCTCGCGAAAGCGGGTGGGGGTTCAAGTCCTCCCGGCGGCACCAACTGGAAAAGGACGATGAAGGAAGGGTCGAAGAAAAACTTCAGATAACATGCAAGTTCTTCATTATCCAGATCCACGTCTTACGTCTTCGAATGCCACGGTCGGGTCCTGGTCCTCGGAGATCTCTCAGAAGGTCGACCAGATGAAGGCTCTGCTCATTCGGTCTCGCGGAGTCGGGCTTGCGGCTCCTCAGATCGGTTGGAATGTCAGGCTCTTCATCCTTTCCCTTCCTCAGAAGGACGGCATGCAGAAGGACCGGGTGATCTTCGATCCGGTCATGGAACCGATCGGCAAGACGAAACTCATGGATGAAGGCTGTCTGTCCTTTCCGATGATGTTCGCCTCGATCTTTCGGCACGAACAGGTCCGCATCATGGGGATGACTCCGGAAGGACCCATTGACGAGGTCGTCTCCGATCTGGAGGCCCAGGCGATCCAGCACGAAATGGATCATCTGAACGGCATTCTCTACATCGAGAAGATGACGCCGGCGGACCGCAAGCGGAATGCATCTATCCTCCGCCAGTTGGAAGAGGATTGGCGCAAACAGCATCCCAATCAATAAGCCTGAAATTCTTTAGATTCGAAGGAGATGGGGAATGGCAGTCATAACGGCGACTAAGCGTCGGTCCGTCAAGGACGTGTTCAACGGCAACGAGGTGAAGTGGGGACCGATCGGGAAGGACGTCTACCTTCGAACCTATTCGAGAACGAAGGCCGACGGAACGCAGGAGAGCTGGCAGGACACGGTCCTCCGCGTCGTCGACGGCAATCTCGCGCTCGTGAACCGCAAGTTCCATGAGCCGGGCGAGCGCGAGCGGCTGATCGAGCTCATCTACAACATGGACATGATTCCTGCTGGACGCCACCTGTGGGTCTCCGGTGTTCCCGGAAGGCAATTCGTCTTCAACTGCCACGCGGCCGGCTGGTCGCGCAAGGATCTCGCCTCCCACTTCACGTTCACCTTCGAAGAGCTGATGAAGGGCGGCGGCGTGGGTTCGAACTACTCGAACAAGTACATCGAAATGTATCCCCCGATCTTCAGCAAGGTCAATCTGCACGTCGTGTGCAATCCCGACCATCCGAACGTCGATGAATTGTCGGGGATGCTGTCTAAGGACTTCGACCACTTTGCCCAGGAACGCTTCGTGGTAGACGATTCCCGGGAAGGTTGGTCGGCCACGCTGCAGGAGGTCCTCCTGGCTTCCTGGCACGGCAAGGACAGCCCGCTGATCGTCGACGTCTCCATGCTGCGGGAGCGCGGCGCCGTTCTCAAGAGCTTCGGCGGCAAGAGCTCCGGGCCCGGACCTCTGGTCATCATGATCAAGAAGATCGCGGAACTGCTCAACTCGAAGGTCGGGAAGAAGCTGACCGGCATGGACATGATGGCCATCGACCATCAGCTCGCGACCTGCGTGGTCTCCGGGAATATCCGGCGTTCGGCCCGGATGTCCATCAAGCACTGGGCGGATCCGGACGTCCTGGAGTTCATCAACTGCAAGAAGGATGCGGACAGCCACTGGAGCACGAACATCTCCGTCGAAGTGGATGAACGCTTCTTCCAGGCAATCCGCCGCGGCGAGGAGAAGGCCAAGCTCGTCATGAAAGAAGTCGCCAAGGGGATGCACAAGAACGGCGAGCCCGGCTTCTGGAACTCGTCGCTGGCGGCGATCGGCGAGGTGGAATACCCTTTCACGACCAATCCCTGCGGTGAGATCAGCTTCGAACAGTACGAAAACTGCAACCTGGGCCACATCAACCTCGAGCGCTTCGCGGCCGACGACAATGCGGCAAAAGAGGCCTTCCGGCTGATGACTCGGTTCCTGATGCGAGCCACCTTCGGCGACGTCATGAACCCTTATCAGAAGGCCGTCCAGGACCGGAATCGCCGGATCGGGGTCGGCTTCTTCGGCTTCCATCCCTGGCTGATCTACCAGGGCGTCAGCTTCAGCGGCTCGCACCACAACCGTGAGATCCGGAACAAGCTGAAGTCCTTCCGGCATACCTGTCGGGACGAGGCGCGGAAGTACGCCTTCCAACTCCGGATCTCGGAGCCGATCAAGACGACGACGATCGCGCCCACGGGGACGATCTCGCTTCTGGCCGGCACGACGTCGGGCTGCCAGCCGATCTTCGCTCGCCACTACAAGCGGCTGGTCAACTATGCCGCGAACGACACGAATCTGGTCGATCTCGCAGCCAAGGGCCATCCGATGGAGGACAGCGTCTACACGCCCAACACGAAGGTCGTGACCTTCTTCTGCAAAGATCCTCTGGTCGACGAGTGCGAGAAGCGCGGTATCGACCTGACCCTGATCGAGGATCAGCAGGAGATCTCGATCAGCGATCACCTCGCAGTCCAGGCGATGCTGCAGGACGAATACGCCGACAACTCTATCTCCTACACCATCAACTTCAGGGACAGCCTGGTCAGCGCCGACGAGGTCGCCAACGCCCTCAAGGTCCATCTGCCGCACCTCAAGGGGACGACGCTCATGCCCGAGAACGAGTCGCGGCCCCAGACGCCCTTCCAGCGCATCACGGCCGAAGCGTTCGAAGAGGCTGAGAAGAAGGGCATCGGCCGAGTCTCGGACATGGAGAGGGAGTGCCTGAACGGCGTCTGCCCGGTGAAATAGGATGAAGAAAGCACTCATCACGGGAATCACGGGACAGGACGGCTCTTATCTGGCGGAATTCCTGCTGGAGAAGGGCTACCAGGTCCACGGAACGGTTCGCAGGAGCTCGACGGAAACGGGAGGCCGCATCGCGCATCTGCGCGATCGTCTGGTACTTCATCCTGCCGATCTGCTCGATCAGAGTTCGGTGATTACAGCGATCGCAAAGGCGGAGCCGGACGAGGTCTATAATCTGGCAGCCCAAAGCTTCGTGCCGACGTCCTGGAGCCAGCCCGTCCTTACGGCCGAATTCACGGCCTTGGGCGTGACGCGCGTGCTCGAGGCCATCCGGCAGGTGAATCCGAAGATCCGCTTCTACCAGGCGTCTTCTTCCGAGATGTTTGGCAAGGTGCAGGAAACCCCTCAGACCGAAAAGACTCCCTTCTATCCGAGAAGCCCTTACGGAGTCGCCAAGGTCTATGGCCACTGGATCACGGTGAACTACAGGGAGTCCTACGGTCTTCATGCTTCAAGCGGAATCCTCTTCAACCACGAATCAGCCCGTAGGGGTCTCGAATTCGTGACTCGAAAAATCACGGCCGCCGTCGCGTCGATCGCCAACGCGAAGCAGAAGGAACTTCGGCTCGGCAATCTCGATGCCAAGCGCGACTGGGGCTTCGCCGGCGACTATGTCGAGGCCATGTGGCTGATGCTGCAGCAAGACAAGGCGGGAGATTACGTCATCGGGACCGGCGAGACCCATACAGTTCGCGAGTTCTGCGACATCGCATTCAAAACGATCGGATTTGACTACGAGAAGTACGTCGTGGTGGATCCAGCTTTCTACCGGCCTGCAGAAGTGGAACTCCTGCTGTCTGATCCTTCCAAAGCTCGCAAGGTTCTCGGCTGGGAGCCGAAGGTCAGTTTCAAGCAGCTCGTTCGCTCGATGGTCCTGTCCGATCTCAGGGAACAGAACGGCGTCATCCCCAAGGAGGTCTTGTGAAGGGAATCATCCTCGCCGGAGGCAAGGGCACGCGGCTTTATCCCGCGACCATCGGGATCTCCAAGCAGCTCCTCCCGGTCTACAACAAACCAATGATCTACTACCCCCTCACGACGCTCATGATGGCGGGGATCAAGGAGATCCTGGTCATCACGACCCAGGAGGACAGCGAGAGCTATGTCCGGGTGCTCGGGACGGGCGAACAGTGGGGAATCCGTCTCGTCTATGCGATGCAGATGGCACCGCGAGGCCTCGCAGACGCCTTCATCATCGGAAGGAGCTTCCTGCGGGATGAGGATTCCAGCGCCCTAGTCCTGGGCGACAACATCTTCTTCGGCCATGATCTCTCAAAGACCATGGCATACGCACCAACTCACCTGAAAAAGCATGGCGGCGCCGTGATCTTCGGATATCCGGTCGCGGATCCTGAGCGGTACGGGATCGTCGAAGTCGACAAAGCCGGTAGGGCGCTGTCGATCGAGGAAAAGCCCAAGGCACCCAAGTCCAGACTGGCGGTTCCCGGGCTCTATTTTTACGACAAGGATGTCCTGGACATCGCCGCCGCGGTCAAGCCTTCCGCGCGAGGCGAGATCGAGATCACGGACATCAACAAGGTCTATCTCGAGAGGAAGAAGCTCGTAGTGACCCAGTTTGGCCGTGGGATGGCCTGGCTTGACGCAGGAACGCACGAAAGCCTCATGCAGGCCTCCAGCTTCATCCAGGCCGTGGAAGAGCGCCAGGGCATGGTTGTAGGCTCTCCTGAAGAGGTCGCCTACCGGATGGGCTTCATCGACAGGGATCAGCTCGCCCGGCAGGCCGAGAAGTTCAAGGGAAACTCCTATGGCGACTGCCTCCGGCGGGTGCTTGAAGAATCCGCTTGACGGACTACGGTAAACGGGTTACCTTCAGATCGTGATCAACACTTCATACGCCCTGTCTATTACATCTCGCCAAAGCGAGATGTAAAAGGGCAGGCGACCGCTGGAATAGGCTATCGGCCGTCCTGTCCGGAAGGGACAGGCCATGTTCATCAAGGACAAGCGCCGTGCAGAACGGCGCTGGAAGTCGCACTGCGTCTGGATGCGCCGTCTGAAGCTGGACTGGGCGACCCACGGCTGGAACTGGAACTGGATGTCGGCGCGGAGAACGAATTACACCCGCTTGGGAATCGCGCCCGTGGCACAGTGTTCCATCTGGGCTCAGACGACGCTCTGCGACTGCTTCTGGAATCCCGGCTTCAGCGGCATGGGACGCTTCAAGGACACCCCGCATCCGCGCTGCGGCTTCGAATGCCATCCGGAATACGGCCACGGGATCGAGAGCCGGCCCATTCAGGAATGGCGCGAGGAGGCGCGGGCTTGGGGAGATGAAGGCCGCGAAAGCTTCCACGTGCGCCGGCGTGAGCCGGATCGAAAGATCCTGGTGCGTCAGACCTGCATCTGCGGGTATCTGATGAAGACTTTCTGGAAGCGAGCCCAGGACATCCGCTGGTCCGACAAGCGCTCGGAGGAATACTGCGAGAGCTGCACCAAGCGCCTCGGGCGCCGTAATGGGAGAATCAGAATGCCCGCGTAGTTCAAGGGGAGAACACCTGTCTCACATACAGGAGAAGCTGGTTCGAGTCCAGCCGTGGGCACCATTATGGACAGGATTTGCGCTCGATACGGTCGAGCTTCAAGAGCATGGCTTCGGTGCGATCCTTCCATTTAGGCCAGCGCATGGTGGATTCCTTGCAGAGCTGCATGGATACCCAAGTCGTCTCGTTCCCAAGCGAAAGCGATGCGCTCTTATCCCAGACGCCTTTGGTAGTCTCCCGAATCAGATTGCCGGCCTGGTAGAGCTTGCTGGAAGCGCTTCGCGGCTGATCATTCTTCAGGTCTTTGAGAGCGCCGCGGATCTTCTTGCGGATCTGTGAATTGACTTTCTTTGCGGCGTTGCAAGAAATCTTTCGGGCCATGATCAACCCCTCTCTTCGGTAATCGCGAGGAACTCAGCATAGGCTTCCGGCCCAATGAAAACCTTGAAAGGGCCGGCAAGAGCGCTCGCCTGTTCAATGACGGCTTCTGCAACAGGCAGCGGACGTTTGATCAGCTTGGCGAAAGCCTGAGGATTTCGGCCAAAATGTTCCATGATGGCGGCATCGTTCGCAAGATGTTCGAGGACATCTTCTACAGGGGGAAGTTCGGTACGGTACTCGGGGAAGGTTAACGAAAAATTATAAGTGCGGTCGCCCCTAGAGACATTGACGATGAAATCCTTGGATTCCTTGAGCGTGGTATTGTCGACCAGGCCATAGGGATCATAAGGGGTTGCTTCGAGCAAGATCCCATATTTCTTGGCGAACCGGGAAAAACTGTTCGCCCTGAAGGACATCGGCCTGTGAGCGGGCTCCTTCATCATGATAGAATGGTACGAGACTTGGTCCCGTAGCTCAATAGTGGTAGCGTCGAGCTTACACCTCGAAGGTTGGGAGTGCGACTCTCCCCGGGACCACCATAAACGAAACCGCGAGGATCTGGCGATCCCCGCGGTCTCTTGGAATGTGGGCCCCCTCTCTCGGCAAGGATGATCCTCGAACATCAAAAATGTTATTCGAAATTGAAAAAATATCCGGGCGTGGTGGAATGGCAGACACGTGAGCTTGAGGTGCTCATGCGCGCAAGCGTGTGGAGGTTCGACTCCTCTCGCCCGGACCAAATCATGCGGCGGTGATGCAACTGGCAGACATCCTCGGCTCAGAACCGGGGTCCTGGAGGTTCGAATCCTCTCCGCCGTACCATACGCAGGTGATGCAATTGGCAGACATCCTCGGTTGAGAATCGGGGTTTTACGGGTTCGAGTCCCGTCCTGCGTACCAATATTGACCTTCCAGGTAAACGCGATATACTGGCTCCATGCTCGGACTTTGGGACTATTCGAAGGCCGTTCCAGGCCAGAAGTACGGCGATGACGACGTCACCTACAGGAAGGCGATGGAATTCCTTTCTGATTGCCCACAGGTCGAGGATTGGGGTTGCGGCTTCGGATACGCGAAGACGTTCTGCAAGACGTCGTATAAGGGCGTTGATGGCAGCAAAGGGCCCAACACGGACGTCATTGCCGATCTGAGAGAATACAAGTCCGAAGCGGATGGGATCCTTCTTCGTCATGTTCTTGAACACAACCATGACTGGAAGAAGGTTCTCGACAATGTGATCGCGAGCTTCAGGAAGAAGCTGGTGATCATCCTTTTCACACCCTTTACCGCTCAAACCAAGCAGATCGCCACCAACCGAAGCAACATTCCGGACATGTCCTTCCGAAAGGAAGACATCACGGGAGCTCTCAAGGGTTTCAAGGTCAAGGAAGAAGTCCTGAGAACCAAGACTCAGTATGGGATCGAGTTCATCTTCTACATTGAACGCTGAATCGGCTATACTCCAGCGGGAGGTGAACCATGCCAACTTACCTGTATGGAACTGTCGGCGTTTGGACCGGATGCGGATTCGACACCATTCCCCTGATCTTCCCTCCTCCAACGATTCTCGGGTATGACGCCTGCGTATCCCCGATCGTATCGGATCCGCCCGAGGAAGGGCCCTTCATCGGAACGCCGGTCGGCAGCGCTGAAGGCGAAGACACGTTCGTGATCGTCGAGTGAGCAAGAAAATCTGCACGTCCTGCGGAATGCCCTTCAGCATTCTGCCGAAGGAAGGGCGACATCACCCCAAAGACTGCCCGGAAGGTCTGGACCTGGAGTGCCCAAGCTGTGATCCGGATGTCTACGCCACTGAATGTCAAAAGTGTCGCCCGAAACAGGATATGCAGAGGTCATGATGAATCAATCCGAGATCGAGCCCAGGGTCATCGAGATCATCGCCAAGCAGCTTTCGATGCCCAAGGAGAAGGTCACAAGAGCCGCCAGGATCCAGGATGATCTGGGAGCAGACTCCCTGGACACCGTTGAGATGGTCATGGAACTCGAGGATGGCCTGGACATCGAGATCCCAGACGGAGCGCTCGAGAAGATCAAGACCGTCGGAGATGTGGTCGACTTCGTGGAAAAAGCGCCCAAGAAGGCTTGAACCCGGACCCCTCTAGGGGTATGATTTCAGCATGGTCAAGATGAATCCGCGGGGAATGCTGACAGGCCATTACGGCCTGGGCGCGATGGCCATCAAGACGGATGGCCGGATCAGCCCTTGGGTTCATGTCGGAGTGGTCGGCGCTGGCGTTGTCCTTGGGTATATCAGCTATCCGTATGCCCAGCAGCCGCTTGGGATGATGTTGATGGGCGCCTCCGGCAGTATCATTGCCGTAGGCCTTCTTCTTCTCGCGTACGACTACTTCAAAGATAAAAGCATCGTTCAGCCGAACTAGGAGAGAGTTCCATGACCCAGATCGCTTTCCCCGTGCATCCCGCCTGGAAGCTTGGCAGCACCGGCAGACCCGGACCCATGCCGGCGTTTCAGCGGATGCCCTGGAAGCCTGTGGAACTCCCCAAGAACCCGAACCTCGAGCTCGGCCAAAGCGGTGGCGCGGCGAAGGCCGTGGCGCTCGGCGCCCTGCTCCTCCCGACGGCCGCCGCCGCGGCGGTCTCCTTCGTCGGCTTCCGTCTGGGCAGCAAGGACGAAGAGGGCTGGGTTTCTGTTCTCGGCTATGTCGTCGGAGCGATCGGAGCCCTCTCTGCGCTTATGGGCGTCCTGGCCATGATGGGCGTTGCAGTTACGCCATTCACTTTCACGCCGAAGACGAGCGAAGTCGCTGCACTTCCAGCGCCAGCACCAGCCACGGTCACATCGGCGGGCTAAAGCCATGCTGGGCTTTCGTCCGGCGTCCGGGAAGAACTGGGCTCCGGCCCGCATGGGCGAACGAGGCTGGCAGGAGATCAAGGGACGCCTTCCTGAGCTCGAAGAACCCCTCAAGTTCATCGGTGTCAGTCTTGCCTGGATCGGTGCCGATCTGGTTGGGCATCAATTGATCCCTACTATCGCGGCTGAACGAACGCCCCCGACCTATTACCGGAACAAGCTTCTGTTCGCTCCCGTCTTTCTGCTTGCTGGTCGTCTCGTGTCGGATCTGATCGGCGGCTCTCCGGTTGTTCGATCTCTCACGTTGGGAACGACAGCGAATGCGCTCATGCAGGTTGGCTATCTGATGTCTTATCCGGCCGACTTCAACATCAGCGTCTTCCTGTTGCATGAAGCGATCGTGGTCCCGCTCTCCTACTTCCTGATCGGGAAGCCGGGTCGCATCATCTTCTTCAAGGAAGGCCCGGGATGAACCTGGGACAATCGATTCCTGTCCAGAATCCTACTCCCGCACCGCTTCCATTTGCCTGGGGAACGCTCTATAGGCATGCGAATCCCGACGGCAGTCGGAAGCGCTGCGTGAACTGCGTCTTCTGGGTTCCAAGCAATCATCAATGCTCGCTGCATGAGGCAAGCGTCCAAGTGGATGACCAGGACACTTGCGGTTACCACATCTTTGGAGAACCTGCGGACAACTGGAACATGTTCTCCGGGATTCAGCACGTGAAGCCGGAACTATCCGGTCTGCGGGACGCCGGCAGCGGCGTTTCCTGTGCAAACTGCAAGTTCTACCAGGTCGTCGATCAAACGAGCGGTCTTTGTCGTGCGGTGGCTGCGAAGAACGGTCAGCCACCACAGCCCGTTGAATCCTTGGGCTGGTGCGCGCGGTACCAAGGCATGGCCATAGGGGGCTGAGATCCCGGGCCGGTAGCTCAGCGGCAGGAGCAGTCCCCTCATAAGGGAAAGGTAGTGGGGTCGGCACCCACACGGCCCACCAAATATCGGGGCGTAGCGAAGCCTGGCATCGCGCTTGCTTTGGGAGCAAGAAATCGCCGGTTCAAATCCGGCCGCCCCGACCAACTTTCTTGATATTCTGAACGTGGATCTGGTAATATCTTTCGTACCCCCCTCAGTAAAGACGCCGCCCAAGCGAGGACGCTATGCTTCCGGGCAAGTGCGGATGTCCAGGCAATCCAGCCACTCCATTCGGAGGTCCCGCCTCTGGTCTTTGGCCAAGCGGATCTGCCGGCGCTGAAAGCGCAGCAGCCGGCCTTGTGTCCTGCCGGATGGCCAATCTGATCGCCACCTGTTTTACTGCCTGCGTTGGTGCGACACCCTGCGGCTTCTTTCCGGCAACTCCACCAGGAACTATTCAGTTCACAGCCAACAGTGTGCTGCTCGGTAATGATGGATCTGGAAATTCCCTAGGTCTTCTGGCCGCACCTCATGCGGCTACTTTTGATCCTTTGAACGCTACCCTTCAATTTAAGGTCATCGAGTTCAATCAGTTCCCAGGCAACTTTGTCGTGATCATCACGGATTCTACTGGGTTTGGAGTCTTCCAAGTCCAGCTCTTCAGCGATGGCACCCTGTTCGTTGTCGTTGGAGCGCTTCAGTACAACGGCACCTGGACTCCCGTGGCTGGTGCGGAGATCCTCGTCCATTACGAGACCATCGCTGGCGTCCCTCATCTCTTCCTGAACAATGTCGAGGTTTCGCTGACTCTCTTCGGTCCAAATGCAAACTTCATTTCTCCGAATATCATCCTTGTTGGCGGGGAAAGTTCTGTGCCGAACAACAAGGTTACCTACGACTTCCTTTTTGTCGATACAACGTCCCTTCCTCCCACGGTCAACTTCTGCTGTCCCGATGGGACTCCGTCGAGGTAGCCATGACCTTTAGAAAGACCGATGTCGTGGTGCTGGGATCCTCGAGCAGCGGTCTTTTCTCGATTCCTTTTACCGAAGCGTTCAAGCGCGATCCCAAGTACGTGATTCTCGTAGGAAGTCCGCAGGTCCCTGGTTTGGGAGTAATCGGTTCTCCTGCAATGCCTCTGACGACCATGCTGGATGGTGATCCAGGCGGCCAAATACAAGTCAGAATAAACAGCTTTGACAAGGTTGGAGTTCATGCCGAAGTATTGACCAACAGCCTGGCACCAGGTCAGACGTCCCGGCTCAACTTCCTGGCTCAGGACTAACTTTGATTCCTCAAAAATCACCTCTGCAAAATTGGAACGCCCGGTCTGTCGGTGAAAAGCGATGCGAGACCGGCGCGAAACGCTCTCAGTAATCCTCCGCACTCCGGTCCGCTTAGCACGGAGTCCGAGAGTGGCAGAGCTCCGTAAATTCGGAGTTCGCTATTCGACCACATGCTCGGAAGGAGGAGATCATGGCCGGGCCGGCCTGGGCTGCCGAAGCTCAGCAGCTCTGAAGTCCTTTGTGTAAGTCGCGCCGCCTTTTGGCGAGAGGAGCCATACGAAAGCGGATGGCCGGCAAAAGCTCCCAGCGCGCGAGTTGAGAGGCTAAACCGAGGTCAGCGGGCGTTCCAATTAAACTTCTTGTGGTCGGTCCGTATGCCAGCTATCATCAACTTTCTGAGTTAGATATTTTTCAAGGAAATGGGCAATGCCTGACCAGTTCACCGACCAGGACCTGCCGTGCGCGGATTGTGGCAGTTCGTTCGTGTTCACCGCGGGTGAGCAGCAGTTCTTTTCGACCAAGGGCTTCACGCCGCCCAAGCGCTGCAAGCCCTGCCGCGACGCCAAGAAGCAGCAGCAGGGACAGAGCGGCGGCGGCAACAAGTTCGGCAATCGAAGGTAACCCTCATCGGATTCCTCTCTTCCGACACCGGTCTTAAAGACCGTCGATAGATGCCCCCGTGGTGTAGCAGATGCATGACCGTTTCCTAAACGGTAGGGCCCGGCGCGACCCCGGGCGGGGGTACCAATCGAAAACCATGACTTTCTGAAGATAACCGGGTAAGGTAAACCCGGTGACTAAAAAGACGGTCGTCAACGTTCGAAGCGGGAAGCCCTTCGACGTCTACATGGGCCGCGGGGGTCCATTCGGGAACCCTTACGTGCTGGGGCCCGATGGCGATCGTGAGGAAGTCATCCGGAAGTTCCGCATCCATTTCTACGAGAGGCTGAAGATCGACCCGGCTTGGAAGAAGCTGGTCGAAGGTCTTCGCGGGAAACGGCTCGCCTGTCACTGCGCTCCGCTTGCCTGCCACGTCGACGTGTATATCGAATACCTGGAATCCCCCGGTCTTCCAACTGGATAGGATGGGGCCCTCCGAAGGCCTCGATGACAGTTCGAATCTGTCCTGGGGGACCATTTCATCCGTAAGGAGGTCGGTGTGTCTCTAGTCAAGGAGCATTGTTCGCTCTGTGGACCCACCTGCCCCGAATGCGGACACTCCACGCTCATCCACGGAAGAGATGGAAGATGCAAGGGAAGCGACAATTGCCTTTGCGGCTGGGCTCGGACGATGGGGCCTCATGCCAGAGCCGTTACCGTCGTCCGGCAGCGCAACAAGGGAGCGAAGATCGGACGCTCAACACGCCAGGATCTTCTATCGATCCCTTGCTACTTCTGCGGAGGAGAGGCCAATACGATCGATCACTTGGTTCCGCGAGCGAAGGGAGGAACGAATACACGTTCCAATCTCGTCTCGGCTTGCGGACTCTGTAACATGATCAAATCCGACAAGCTCTATGGAGATCTGATTTTCTTCTGCGAGCGGATCCAGAAAGAGGTGTGCAACGAGAGAAGCTTGCGGAGGATCCAGCTATTCAATCTAATCCAAGCCCAGGCGGTCAAGATCCTGGCTTGGCACGAAAAGCGCATGGCCTCAAAACAACTCCCGGTGGTGTAACGGATTGCACACGACCCTGCGAAGGTCGAGGTGAGGGTTCGATTCCCTCCTGGGAGACCAATCGCCCCCGTGGTGTAGTAGATGCATTTCCAGTTTCGACCTGGAAGGGCCCGGTGCGACCCCGGGCGGGGGTTCCATTTTTTGGAATAAGAAGTAGAATGCGGTGGGGATGGCAGACATCGCAACGCCTCGCAACGGCAAGCCCGCTCACATGCGGACGCTGGAAGAGTTCGTCGGCAAAAATCCAACAGTCGACCGTACCTTCGGATATTGGAACGAAGAAGCCTTTATCCTTCATCGAGCCCCATATCTGGATAATTACAAGATCGCCAAACGCAATTTCTTTTGCGATGAGCCCCGGAAATATGGGACTGGCACGCCTGGCGAGATCCGCATCCTGTATCACTGCTATCACTTGGCGATCCTGAAAGAGGATCCCTACTATGCTCTGCTCCTCGCCGACACTGTCGAGGCTGGGACTGGAACGATTCTGATGCGGGACAACATCGTTGGAGAGTTCTACGCGGATGGATTCGGTTATAACATCTTGGGAATCCAGGAAGCATATCGCGGCCGCGGCGTAGGAGCTCACTTCGTTGCTGCTGCGATCGAGGAGACAGGCAGGGTTGATCCGACTGGCGCCTATTCGCCGGCGGGTCTCGCGACCCGAAAGAAGGCCCACCGGATCCTGGTGGAGAATGCCATTAAGCGCGGTGATTCGATTCCGATGGAAGTCCTGGAAGAATACGAGAAGAAACGATGAAGATCGCCTGGGGGCCGACCGCTGTTGTCGTCGTGACACATATTGCGGGTATCCTCGGGCCGATCTTATACGGGATCTACCACGGATTCACCTGGGCGGCCGCGCTGGTCGGAGTGGTCTTCCTGCTTCTGGGGATGGCCTCAGTAAGCCAGGGCTATCACCGGCTCTTCTCGCATGGAACTTATGAGGCTCACTGGCTCGTTCGGCTCTTCTACGCTGCCTTCGGCGCCGCGACAATCGAGGGATCGGTGCTTAAATGGTGCGGCTTTCATCGGAACCATCACCTCTATGCGGATACTGACGCCGAACCGCATAACATCAAAGCTGGATTCTGGTGGGCCCATGTCGGCTGGGTGATCTTCAATTATCCGGGCAAAGAGTTGTGCGGCAACGTCGACGATCTCAAGAGAGATCCCATTCTAAGGAACCAAGATCGCTGGTATGGGATCTGGGCTGTCGTCTTCGGAGTCCTGGCGCCGTGGGGGATGGGATACCTGCTTGGAGATCCCTGGGGAGGCCTGGTCATCGGGTCCTTCCTGCGGGTGATCGTGTTCCACCACATCACCTGGTGCATCAATTCGGCTGCGCACACCTTTGGAACGCAGCCGTATTCGAAGAAGACCACGGCAAAAGACTGCTGGTGGATGGCGCTTCTGACGATGGGAGAGGGCTATCATAACTTCCACCACACGTTTTCATTCGACTATAGGAACGGCGTTCGGTGGTTCAACTTCGACCCCAGCAAATGGATCATCTTCTGTCTGAGCAAGGTCGGATTGACTCGAAATCTACTGCGGGCGCCTGAAGAAGCTATTGATCAGGCTCTTGCCCAAAACCGGGTAGACCCGGTATAATCCTCGCATGAGGATTCTGACGATGACGACCCCTGCGGAGAAGATGCAGGGTCTTCAGCATCTTCCGTGGGTTCCGGATCAGACGATCTACGTGTTCCCCGAGGTCTATGAAGGCGATCAATTCCACTCCAGGAACGTGGCCGAGCCTTTCGATATCGCGTTCATCGACGCCAACGACAGGGTGATCGATCTTCGGAGGATGTATCCTCCCGATGATCTTGTCCAGGCGCCGGAAGGAAGCGTGACGGCGATCGAGACCAAGGCGGGGCGTTGCGCGATCTGGGGCATTCTTCCGGGCACTACTTTTGCCCTTCTTTAGATTCAGGCCCGGTAGGATAGGAGGATAGGATGACGGCGGCAGCAACAGCGGAGAAGATCCTGAACAGGCCGGTTCTTGTGCTGAACCAGCGCTGGGTCGCTCTCACCACGATGTCGGTGAAGGAAGCGATCGGCCTGGTGGCCAAGGGCTCGGCCCGGATCATCGACCCGGCTGACTTCTCCGCGGTGGACCTCGTGACGTGGAACGACGTCAGCAGGGCCAAGCAGAAGCTGGAAGGCGAAGTAATCCGCAGCCAGCGTCTATCCCTGGTTCCGCCCGAGGTGATCGTGCTGACGAGCTACGCCGGCATCGGCCAGCGGTCCGTCGTCTTCAGCCGGAAGAACCTCTTCAAGCGCGATAAGTACACCTGCCAGTACTGCGGTGTGCAGCCGGGCCCGGAAGAGTTAACGATCGACCACGTCATGCCGAAGTCCCGTGGCGGCGGCTCGACCTGGGAGAACTGCGTGCTGGCCTGCATCGAGTGCAACAAGAGGAAGGCCAACCGTACTCCCGACGAGGCCGGCATGAAGCTGAAGAAGACGCCCAAGAAGCCGACCTGGAAGAGCCTGGCGCAGCTCAACCCGAAGGATCGGAAGCTGTCCTGGGACAAGTTCATCAGCGAGGCCTACTGGGAGGTCGAGCTCGAGTCTTAACCGGACTCTCTATCGAGAAGCCGGGGATCCTGGAAACGGGGTCCTCGGCTTTTTTTTATGCCGAGACTTCGGCGAGAAGAAGTGAAGCGTGTTCTTCGTCAGCGCCAGCGATTGGCCTAATCTGGGCAGTACCCGCATTGGTCCGCCACTCAACATCGATGGTATGGAGACCGATGCCCGGAGAGCGTCTCAGTACGATTGCACCAGATCCCACTCGTCTATTGGCGCCTGAGAACCCTTCCGAAGCAGCTCGCTGCGGTACTCCATCGAGGAGGATTTGGAAATCGACGGAAGCATCATTCGTATTTGAGACCGAGAAGCTGAAGTGGATGATCAGGAAGTCCGCAGCGATCATGGTGATGGTCTGGCTCATCAATGGGACGAAGGTGGCCGAACTGGTCGTCTGGTCCGTGGTTACTTCCGTGAATTCTGTCTGAAGAGACGATCCTGCACCCTGGAAACCCTGATTTCCTTGGTTTCCTTGAGGACCCGCCGATCCTTGGTTTCCTTGAGGACCGAGAGGTCCCTGATTTCCTTGAGGACCGCGAAGTCCCTGATTTCCTTGTGGGCCTGCATTCCCCTGTGGGCCTTGAACTCCAGGATTTGTACCTTGGGGACCTTGGAGGCCCGGAGCTCCATTTGCACCGCGGGTGCCAGGCGTTCCAGCGCCGCCTCCCCCACCGCCACCTGAAACGAAGGGCCATGCTGCCGGCGGTACGAAGAGCGGGATCAGTTCGATAACATCCTGCGCCAAGACGGTGCTATCGGCATAGAGGATCCGGCCATCGCTCATCTGAATCGTGCCGTCAGGGCGCCGGATGGCCATGCAGAGGATCTCCGCGGGCGGATGAGAACAATGGTGGGGTGACTGAAGTATACCCACTGGGCTGGCTAAATTGAAGATTTTATTTAGCTAAAAGTTCGGCGCCCTTTTTTATTGGCTATCCGTTCACAATAGGGTAGGATTAGGGCGTTCAGCCAGTCCCACCCCTCCCGAACTGGCCGGCCCGATAAGGAGATCTATATGTTCGGCCGGTTCTTCGCCTTCGAGATGGGGTGCCCCGAAGAGGACGCCACCCCCGGCACCAACTTGATTGCCTACCTGAACGAGGATGGCTCTATCAGCCAGATCCCCGATCAGATGCAGGATATGCCTGACCAGGCTCCCGAGCTGGGCCCGGATGGAATGCCCATGATCTGTGAATGCCGCGGGCTGGGCTGCAAGAAGTGCAAGAGGAAGAAGGCTCAGATCATCACCTTGACGGGCAATCCCAACATTCCTCTGCCGGTCATGAACATGCCGATGGGTCCAGGAGGACCTGGCATGATCATGATGGGGCGTCCGCGCTTCTTCTAGAGGAGAGGACCATGAGAGCCAGCATGGGGAAGAAGGACGGCAATATCATCACGGAGACGGCCAGCTACATCAAGAAGGAAGTAGGAGCTGTCGAGCGGAACCTAGAGAAGAGAGCCAAGCAGATCGCCGTCACCTCGACGATCTTCGGGACTGCGCTGGGGATTGTGATCGGGATTGTCGGTGTCTCGCTCTGGGAGCGATATGTGACGCCGCCGGCGGCGCCGCCATCGCGTCCTTCTACTCAGGTTTAGATCCAGGCCACAAGCAGCTCCCACAGCGATCCATTCCTCCCATGAAGAGCAGGACATATTTCAATCCTCGCTCGAGGCATCTGGGGCAGAACCGCATCTCCCGTGTGGAGCCCTCGGCCGCATAATTCCGGATCTCATGGATCATGTTCTCGTGCGTCTGAGCGGCCGCCAGATCACCCGGTATCCGGCGGATCCGGTGAGCTCGCGCGGCGATCGCTCTCCAGTGGGTTTCGGATTCCGGCATGATCCTGCTCAGGTCGGTCATGGTAGTCGTTTCGCGCTTTCGCTGGACCGTTGTTGTATCGCTCATGATAGACTAGACTGTTTACTTCTCCGACACGTTTCAGTAAACTTGGTTTCTGTATGCCTGACTATACGGTGATCGTCCGGAAAGGCGAGATCTTCGTCAAGCACTGGGACACGGAGATCCGCGAGTACGTCGAGAAGAAAAAGACCGAACAGATTCTTTCCGACGTCCTCCAGTTCCCGCTCGTCCTCGAGGAGACGAATTTCGGACAATTCTTCTCGATCATCGCGTGTGAAAAGGACCTATACGAGAAGGTATTCAACGCCGCCCTCTACGGCCACCCTCTTGAGCCTTTCATCAAAGAATGCGAACTTCCTCCCAGGGAGACCAAGGACCTGGATTTCGTCGAAGTGTCGTGGAGCTCCCAGGTCTTCGAAGGCGAACTGGAAATCTGGCCCAGCTTTGATGGCTGGGGAGACTGGCCGGCTGATTATGCCGGTTCCGAAAACGACACGGGGCCTAAGAAGGGCGGTATCGCAATCGAGTTCACGGCGCTCAACGAATACAAGCATCTCCCCTTTAAGCTCAACACTGAAGCGGACATCTACTCGCTGGATGTCAAGGGATCAGACCCTGTCCTAAAAGCGACGAGGAAATTCACCGTCTACGACGTGATCAAGGCCATCCTCTACGAGATCACCTGGGCCGGCGACATCTCCCAAGGACGCAAAGGATGCCCCGGCTGCGAGAACGAGACGAGTGAAGCAGCAGCCTAAGAACTGCGCGGCCTGCGGGAATCCCCTCGATGCCCATAATGAAGGAATCGAGCTTTGGGGTTCCTGGTTCTGCTCAAAATGCTTTCTTTCAAATGCGGCCAAAACACACAAGGAGCTGACCGATGACGACATCGCGCTGATCCGGCAGATCGGCAAGGAACTCGCTGGGTTCCTGCCGCCGGATCTACTAGAAATGGTCCTCGTAGGATTCCACAAGAGGACGACCGGTACGGATAAGAGGCCGTCGGAGGCCGAACTGTCGCGCTGTATCAGTGAGATCCAGCGCCTGACGGCCTTCGCGACTTTCCGCCAGATCTTGAACCTTCTCAAGACCTGGGAGCACAGCTTTACCGAGTTCGTCCAGAACCAGGAAGCAGAGCTTCGCGAGAAAGTGAAGCGCCTGACGGACCTGGAGTAAGGAATGATTATGAGGCCATTGAATCGTGCGTTGTCCTGCGGCTGCATCTATGAGCCCGCCGACCCCTATGTCCCCGGAGGTCTGATGTTTCTGACGCAGGGCAAATGTCAGGAGCTGGGGGAGGCCATGAGCGCGGCTATGGAAAAGGACCCCCATAACTACAAGCAGCCGGAGCTTAGGGCATGGTCTGAGAGCTTTGACCGGCATAGGGCGGAGGTCCTGGCGCACCCGGAATGGAACATCCCTCGCTAAGGAGCCTGGATGCGAATGGAACTGATGAAGGGCGACAAACCCGGGAAAGAGCCTACCGATAAGGACGTCGAACAGATGATGGCTCTGACCAACGAGATCATCATGTTCGTGAACAGGCAGAAGTATCCGAACGCCATGTGGCGCGTTCGGGCCCTGGCGCTGGCGTTCGGCCGCATCATGGGCTCGACCGCGAACAATCGGATCGCGCTCGCTCGGCATATCAACGAGCAATTGGAAGTGGCAAGAGAAGGAGCGTTTCTCCACATGAAGCAACGAGAAGATGGACTGATCGAACCTCGGACGATTACTTAATTTCTATGCCATTACTTGCAAGCATCTGCAACATTCGCACAGAGTTCAAGTCTGGGTTATTGCTGCTCGATGAGAATCTGTCAGGATATAGATACCTAAAGCTTCCCGGCGATCTTCCATCCAGCGGTATGACCGGCATCACGATGTCCGACGATCAAGTCATCGCATCATCTCAGGGTGGGATTATCGTTACGTTGGATAAAACCACGCTGGCTCTATTGGATAAAAGGCCTCCGCAAATCGCGAAGGATACCCATTCCATCCTTCTTCATGATGGGAAGCTCTATGCCGTAGCTACCGGCTTGAATGCCGTGGTCGTCATGAATCTCCAAGAGGGGAAGGTGTCTTCCGAACGCATCCATTGGATTCTGAGCAAGGAATCCTTTGGGCGTGATACGGACCATCTGAATTCCATCTGTTTCCATGATGGGAAGCTCTTAGTCTCTGGGTTCGGGCCGAAATCTGAAAAACTATGGTCTTCCGCCCAGAATGGTTTCGTGATGGATATCGCTTCTGGCGAAAAGCTCTATGAAGGCTTCTTCCAGCCTCATACCCTGACTTCCTACAATGGATCTCTCCTCATCTGTGAATCAGGAAAGTCCAGAGTTCTCGATCTTTCCCGCGGGAAGGTTGCAAACTTGGATGGATATGTCCGAGGGTTGTGCGAAGGTCCAGAGGGTCTTTACGCCGCCGTCAGCAAGGGTCGCACTGTCTCAAGAAGCACCGGCTTGATTACGACAAACCCGGACGACGGTGGAAACTTTGAGGGCCGCTCGGCTATCTATCTCATCGACCGGGACACCTTTGACGTGAGGAAGGTCCTGGAAACTGGAGATCTTGAGTTCTATGACCTGGTCATCGTGGGCGATCAGGCCCTCTCCTGGCCGGTCCACGATTGCTCTTGACAGCCAGGGGTAAACGGCGCATACTTCAAATGCTCTTTCAGTCGCAAGTTGCGACTAATCAGACACAGGATGACCTGACAAGATCCTTTGGGCTTTAAGCCTCATCTGCCATGAGCAGAAGGAGATCTTGGATCGCCGGCCCCGGGGCGGGCGATCCTTGTTTATAAAGCCGCAGGAAGGAGTCGGGAAGTCCACGCATCTTTAGGCTTTGGGGCGAGAGCCCGCAGCCGAAGAACACCGGGTATATGTCGACGGCCCGGACCCTTTGGGATGCCACAGGAAATGTCCCGGTAAGGCATCCGCAGCGGTTCGATCAGTCGGACGACAAGAGGAACGTGGAGAATAACCACATGTCCAGCATCAGTCTGTCGGCACGTCTCGAGTTCCAGAAGATCCCCTTCGGCAAGAAAAAGGAAGCTCATCTTCTCATCACGCTCGAAGGGCAGAAGTTCCAGGGTGAGCGCAAGCCCCTGTCGCTCGCGGCGGTGATCGATGTTTCCGGCTCTATGGCTGGAGAGAAGATCGAGTACGCCAAGAAGTCGCTCCGCAAGCTGGTCGAACACATGAGCGACCAGGATACCCTCGCGATTCTCGCGTTCACGGATGACGTCTTCGTGGTCACCGAGCCCGCACGCATGACCCAGGACGCGAAGGACAAGGCCATCCAGGAGATTGCGAAGCTCCGCGATTTGGGGGGCACCAACCTCTCCGGCGCGACGCTCGAGGGCTATAATGCGATCCGGAAGGCAGTGGAGAAGAAGCTCGGTGGCTCGATCGAGCGCACCTTTCTCTTCACGGACGGTCAGCCCACCGCCGGTGACAGGTCCTTCGAGGGGCTGGTGGAGATCGCGAAGAACCGGAAACCCGAAGGCTGCGGCCTCACCTGCTTCGGGTACGGCTCCGACTACAACAAGGATCTCATGACCGCCATGACCAAGGCGGGCGGCGGGAACGAGTACCACATCACGACGCCCGACCAGGCTCCCGCGGCCTTCGGCCGTGAGATCGGCGGCTTGCTGTCCTGCGTGGCGCAGGCGGTCAAGGTGACGATCAAGACGAAGCCGGACGTCAAGATCAAGGAAGTGATGAACGACTTCGACGTTAAGGGCAATGACGACGAGACCGAGGCCGTGATCTCGGTCGACGATGTCTATGGCAGCGAGAAGCGCAGGCTGCTCGTCCGCCTGGAACTCCCGGCCATGGACAAGAGCGGCCATGCGTTCAAGCTGGCAGACGTCAAGGTGGACTTCGAGGATCTGGTCGCGAAGGAAGCCCGGTCCGAGGAGATCCCCGTCAAGGTGGAGTACGTCAAGGAAGCAGATGCCGACAAGGAATCGGACAAGGAAGTCCTCGAGCAGATCGCCGTCCAGAAGGCTGCCAAGGCCCAGGAGGAGGCCATCGAGCTCGCCCAGAAGGGCAATTATGCGGGAGCCCAGCAGATGGTGATGCAGGCCTCGGCCTTCTGCGCAAGCGTGGGAACGCCATTCGCGGCCAGCGTCGCGGGCGATCTCGACAAGCAGGTGCAGCCCTGGCTCAGTGCCCAGAAGTTCCAGAAGGGCGGCGCGCATTATCTGCGGTCGAACGCAGGGTCCTACAGCAGGGGTCGCGGGCAGACAGTCGGTGCTTCGCATCTCTACAACACTGCGGAGCAGACCGAGACGGAGATGTCCTTCAGCAAGCCGGACGTCGATGATCCCCAGGTGACGCTCGGTCCGGCGGTGCTCGGGCCCGGCCAGATGATGACGATGCCTCCGGCCTTTCTGCAGAACGGCCCCGTCGTTCCGGGGAAGGGAGGCAATCTGTTCCCGCCGGTGCCCTCCGCTCCGAAGATCCAGAAGCCTGCCGCTCCGAAGCTCTCGAAGAAGCGGACACGGCGTTAAATAAGAAGAAGACACATACCGCCTTTGAGGGCCCGGTAGAAATACCGGGCCCTTTTGTTTTCTACAGGCATCTCTTGACATGAGAGTGAGGAATGGTATCCTACGTTTACGTTATGTGTGTATCCCGTTTACTCCTTGAGGGGGTGTAATGGCGCAGCCCAGACCCACGACACGTCGGGTCAAGAAGAAGGAAGTTCGGGTCCCAACGACGACGACCATCAAGGTGTCTCGTCGGGTGATGAAACATATCGAAGCAAGCGCACTTCCAGACGAATCCGTCGATGAGACGCTGAGGCGTCTCCTGAAACTTGCGACCAACGGCCATCCCAAGCCTCAGGGCCCTCTTCCCATGACGACCACCATCAAAGTTTCGAAGGTGGTCATGAGCCACATTCGGCAGAGCGCAAAGATCAAGGAATCCAGGGACATGACGCTCGGTCGCCTGCTCGGCATCGAGGCCGAGGACGGCAATCTGCCTCGGGCTGCGTCTATCCCCAAGGGAATGGACCGGAAGTCCGTCAGCGTTCAACCCAAGGACGGGAATGTGCAGGTGAACGCATGAACAAGTCTGGAAACGTTCGCCGCGAAGAAAAGGCCAAGGCCCAGGAAATCCCTCAATTCCAGGAGGGTGACGTCGTCAGCCTGACGGCCGCCGCCATCCGGCGGAGCGGCGCCGCGAACATGACGCCGAAGCTGCTCTACGAGATTGGGCATCCCAACGAGTTCGTGGTGTTCGACGTTTTCGATGACGACGAATACGGACCTTGCATCAGCTTGCTTCCGTGCTGTTCGATCTTCGAAGATCGGGGCAGCAACAACAAGAAGCGCTGCGGAGGCCACCCCGCGATCCATTTCGAGAAGAAGAGTCAGAAGCGCATGCCGAAGAAAGGCGACAAGTCCTCCTCGATCCATCTGCCCTTCATGCAGATGGCGCTGGCCGGCATCAACTGGGAGGAGGACGAGAGCAATCCGGCACTGAAGGCCCATATCTTAGGCAAGGAAGTCTCGCTGACGGGACCGATCGCAAAGATGCTGAAGCAACTCGCGGAAGACAATAACGTTCTCTAAGGAAGGAGAGGGGTTCATGGCTGATCAAGATCCGGCAACCGCACATCCTGCGCCTCCGTCGATGGAGATCCCGAATTTCAAGTTTCCGGACGTCCAGCTTCTCGTCCAGGACCTCGCGCAGTCCCGCCGCGACCTCTTTGAGGAGCGGAAGAACAGCGCCAACAAGATCGCCGAGGAGCGTGAACGTTCCCGATGGGAGATCGAGCGCGTTCGTACCGAGCTCGGCGGCGACATCAAATCGCTGAACTCGGAGAACGAGGCGCTCGTCCGCGCGATCGGGCGCCTCCAAAGGGAGACGGACCGTCTTCGTGAAGAGAACGCCGTCCTGCGCCATGGTAAGACCAATGGCCACGTCGAAGAAAAGCCGGCTGAGAAGCCTGTGGAGAAGGTCGATGTCATGACTTCCTTCAATCGGCCTCCTGGTGGAACGAAAGTTCCTCTGGTGGCACAGGCATCGCCCATGCCGGTGAAGGTCATGCCTCCTCCTCAGATCATGGGCGCTGGCCCTCAGATCATCCAGCCTGGAGTCGGCCCCGTATGAGCGAGGAACTGAAGGACGAATTCCCGGTAGACCGTTCCGGCCTGACGCAGCGTCCGGAAGACTTCAAGTGCCTGATCGACATCGACGGCAAGCAGTTCGGGGCCGTGTTGACGGCCTTCAACCGCAAGTCCATGATCGCGCAGCTCCAGTTCCTGATGATCGTGAACCGGAAGCGGGTGGGAGGCTACGTCGTCCGGACCATTCCCCTGATTGAAGGGAGTTCGGGCGAGCTCATCGCGGCGGTCCCCGCGGGCTCCATGATCGAGCAGATTGTCGCCAATACGCGCCTCAAGGACCCGGCGCCGAAGGACGTTCCTTCGGTTCAGCTTCCGCACTGGGACGTCTTCAAGGTCAAATCGAAGGATCCTGTCATGAACGAAACCGCCAAGAAGTTCATCCTGGAGATGGTCATCGACGGGATCGTCGAGAAGTTCCCGGTCACGGGGGCAAACGAGGATTCGGTGATCGCGCTCTTCACGGCCGCTCTCTGCTCCCAGATGCCGCGGATTAGCGGCTTCAATCTGTATGACGAGCAGGGTAAGATGGTAGCAAGCGTTCCGGCCATGATGTTCCTGGCGAAGCTGGCGGAACTGACGCCGCTGGGCAAGCAGCCAGCGGACCCCAAGGCCGCAGGCTGGCGGGCCCTTCCGGCGATCGCGCCGACGTCGGAGCAGTGGCAGAAGGATATCGAGGCTGCGAAGAAAGCAGGTAAGAACTCGACCTAAAAGATCCGTAGACCTTTCCCCGCCCCCGGAAAAGGTCTTTCCAAGGTACTCGGAGTGTCCAGCGTTCGGACTTGCCGCCCCAGGTCCTGCGCGTGGAGGCGGCGCGTTGCGCCGTATACCCATGATGGGGCTGCCGTGGAGGAAATGGCGGATTCCGGCTGTGGCTCACTGTAAGAACGGTTGCTGAGGGGGTTCGAGTGGATACGCTGGTCCGATTCCTGGTGATGTCCTTGGCGGTCTACGGCGCCGCGAATGCGATCGCGGTGCTGAAGGCCGGTTATCCGATCAGGAAGCTACTGGAGACTCTGGAGATCCAGGCGAAGAACAAGGCCGCCAAGGGGTTCTGGAGCTTCTGGAAGACGCTGTTCAAATGCCCGCCCTGCCTCTCCTTCTGGATCGGCATGGCTACATCGGTTTGGGTGATCTCCATCAGCCGCGGCCTGGTGGCCGAGTGGTGGATGGCGATGATCGTGGATGGCTTCATCGTCTGCGGGACGAGCTGGCTCATTCATGTCATTGCCGAGCGACTGAGCCATGGATTGGACCTGTAGGAGCTAGCATGGAAAGCGCGGCGCAGTCCAACGATCTCCCCAAGGACACGATGTTTCGTCCAGCCGGAGGAGTCTTCAAGCTGATCCCGCCGCCGCATCCCGCAAACAACAAGTTCAAGCCTTCAGGCGCGAGGGAAGTGAGTCTGGCCCCGGTAGCGCCCACCACTCCCACGGAGTTCGGCCATTTGGGGGTTCCCAAGGTCGCCGTACCTCCGGCTCCTCCCGCGCCGCCAGCCGTGCAGCCGACTCCATCCCCGGCGCTCGAGGGAGATGACGGGAAGATCATCGCTCGGATGCAGAAGTTGCTCAGCATCGAGAAGCGGGCAGCCGAACTCGAGGAGGAGAACGACGTCCTCATCAAGATCGTGAACCGTCTGAAAGCAGAGAACGCCGCTCTCAGAGCAAAGTGATAAGACATGGGGAATGCCGTGGCGGATTCGGTATCTGACCCGAATAACGATAAGCGGTTTCGTCTTCTTCAGGATGAAGAAGGAGCTCCGCCGTCGGCAAGTCCTCTCCCCAAAGGTGCTGGCCAGCCTCCATCCAAACCGCCGAAAGCGCCTCCGCTGGCCGCGATCCCGTCGCCTGATCCTAAGCAGCCGACCCCCTTGGAGATGCGAATCAAGGAACTGGAACAGGAAAACGAACAACTGGTCGGCGCTATCTACTACCTGCAGCAGCAGATCAAGGAACTTCGCGACTCCAAATAAGGATCAAGGCGATGGACAATCCTGCGGCTGGCATCCGTGTGCTCGTGACTGGGGCGACCGGCTTCCTCGGGCAATTCGTTTGCCATGAATTGAAGGCTTTGGGATGCGAGATCATCAAGATCTCCCGTAGTAATGGCTTCAATCTGCTGCATGAAACCCAAGCGCTCACGGCAATCCTGACCACGAAGCCCCAGATCGTCATCCACCTGGCGGCCGCTACTCTGTATCCACCTGAGGAACAGGGTTCATCCTTCCGGGATAACCTCAAAATGGGGATGAATGTTCTGGATGCCACGGTACTGGCGGGGGCAAAGTTCGTGACGGTGGCGCCGCGGTCGATCTATGCGCCGGCTCAGATGTTCGCTGGCTCGAAAATGAAATCCATTCCAGAGACCTGTCTGCATGTCGGACCTCCTACGGATGGTCAGGGCGATGCTAAGAGGGCCCTTCTGACGGCCTGCACCCGGTACAACGCTCAATACAAGCTTCCCTACTCTTTCCTCGTGCTGTCGCCGCTCTACGGGCCCATGCAAATGGACTCGAACTTCGGGATTGGCTACCACACTGGTCTTGGGTTCATGGTGAAGTCGATCTTGGATCTGAGCACCGAGCCGGAATTCGCCTTCTCCGGATTCTCCGGCACGGAGGAGATCGAATCTCTCTTCATCCAGGATGCTGCAAAGGCGGTCGTGAAGGCTGCGCTCTCCCTGGATCATAGCGGGATCCTGAACATTGCCGGCGGCGAGATGATCGAGCGGAAGGCCATCTCCAAGATCATTTCGGACGTGATCGAGTACAAAGGGAAGATCGACTTCGATACCAAGTCACCCAGCCAGGCTCTTCCCCTCTCCGGGGAGCTGGCTGAGAAGCTGATGGGATGGAAGCCTGTGACGCCGATCGCGGAAGGCCTTCGCGTGACGGTGGATTGGTATGCGGCGGACCGGGAATCCAGGGAGATCAAGGTATGATCGGCGGCGGCTTCAGCGGTAACTTTCCCAGGAAAGGGAACAACAAGAAAAAGACCGAGTCTACGCTCGGTCCTATCCAGGGCAAGGTAAACGCCCATGACAAGGCCAAGGCCTTTGTCGAACACACCCCACGGGTAGAACCTCCCAATCAGCCACATGGACCTCAGTTCACGGATAACGGGCCCAGGGTAATTGCCAATACCAGCACCGAACGGGTTCATGGGCAGCCCGAGGTGGTCACCCCGATCGTTCAGATTCCGAGTGAAGTGGTCTGGAACGGCATCATTCATGGCGTTTCCGGCTACTCGAAAGCAAACCGTGAGATCGTCAAGCGTCTCGATTCCGTCATGAAGGTCCGTTTCAGTCCTGAGATGCACTTTCTTAGTCCAGAAGCTGATGAGGAATCGAAGCAGATCTGGAGTTCCCACAAATGGGATCGGCCTTCTCCCACTGCTCCGCGGGTGACATTCCTTCCACCCAGGAAAGAGCCCAAGGCGGCTCATCGCATCATCTACACGATGATGGAAACGGAGATCGTGCATGCGGACATGATCCGTCTGATGAATGAGAACTACGAGGAGTGCTGGACTCCGACGCATTGGAACGGACAGACCTTCCGACAGAGCGGTCTGAGGCTTCCGATCAACGTTATGCCGCTCGGAGTGGATCCAGCCGTCTATTCTCCGAGTCTGCCGGCCAGGATGCCGCAGGCTACGCTCATGTCGACTCATGAATATGGGAAGTCGGAAATCCCGTCCGGATTCATCTTCTGCTACGTCTTCCAACCTTCGCTTCGCAAGGGTTTGGACTTCCTCCTCTCGGCCTTCGAAGAGGCCTTCTTTGCAGACCAGGAAGTGGGCCTGCTCCTGGGGACGACTGCCTATGCTCTCCAAGGCACCGGAATGCTTCCGAATCGGGATCTCAAGACCAGGGTCTGGGCTCTGCAAGGGAAATATACCGAACGTGATCTTGCGGGCATGTATCGTGCCTGCAAAGTCTACGTCTGCACGTCACGCGGGGAAGGCTGGAATCTGCCGCTCTGCGAGGCTGCGGCCTGCGGCCTTCCGGTGATCGCACCAAGGACCTCCGTTCATCCGGAGCTCATTCCTTCCGGGTATGGCCTCTTCTTCGACCAGGACGAATATCGAGTCTTCCCGGAGGCCAAGAAGATCAGTCCATGGTTTGACGGAATCCCATTCCCCGAGTACGGGGTCAACTCGAAGAGGACATTGATCGAGATTCTGAGGACGATCAGGAAGGAATATAGCACGGCGCAGACTATGGCCAAGCGGTACAGCGCCTATGTCAGATCGAAGTATACCTGGGGAACGAGCGCCCGGATCATTGGAGACCGGCTTAAAGCCATCGGATCATGATCACAACTCTCGGCATTCCGGTGCTTAACCGCGGAGATTTTCTACTCCGCTGCGTGACGAGCGTCGATCATCCGGTCGAGAATCTCGTCATCATCAACAACAGCGAAGGAAAGAATGCCCAGGTCACTGCTGCCTGTTCCCAGATCGAACGTCGGGAGATCGCGAACGCCTCTCTGTTCGACAACATCAAGATCGAGACCAAGAAGAATCTTGGCTGCGGTCCCTCCTGGAATTACATCTTCAAGAATAACCCGGGTCCTTGGCTGATCAGTGGTAGCGACATCATGTTCCTTCCGGGATCTTTGGCATTGCTGGATGACGTCATCGAAAGGAACCCGGATGCCGGCATGGTGATGGCTGACGGCTACAACGTCTTCCTCATGACGCCGAAGGCCCTGGAGCTCGTGGGCTACCTCGACGAGAACTTCTATCCCGCCTACTACGAGGATTGCGACCACTGGCGCCGTACGGTCCTATCGGGCATCAAAGCGGTTGGGGTACCGGGATTCAAGCATATCCATGGGGAGATCGGAGATCCTCATGGCGGATCCAGCACCGTGCGTTCTGATCCCGAGCTCAATCGGAAGAATGGGATCACCACCCAGAACAACCATGATTATTACGTTCGGAAGTGGGGAGGAGAACCTTCGAAGGAGAAGTTCCCGACTCCCTACAACAAGCCTGTCGGGATGACCTTCTGGGAACTTGATCAGGTTCATCGGCAGAAAAACGACATCTGGTAAGAACATGAGAATGCTCGTCACCGGCGCCGCAGGCTTCATCGGCTCTCAATTCGTTCGGACGGTCTTCTCCGAGAGCCCATCGGACAACGTGACGGTACTCGACGCGCTCACCTATGCCGGCAATCCTGAGAACCTCAAGGAGTTGGAGAAGAATCCCCGGTATCGGTTCGTCGAAGGCTCGATCGGCGATGCCGCGCTGATCGAGAAGATCATCGTGGACGACAAGATCGAAGGAGTTGTCAATTTTGCGGCCGAAAGCCATGTCGACCGGAGCTTGGCCGGCGGTGCCGTGGTCTTTGCTAGGACAAACTTTGAAGGGACCGTGACTCTGCTCGAGGCGTGCAAGAAACTCAAAGTCAAGCGGTTCCTCCAGGTCTCGACGGATGAGGTCTACGGGTCGATCGACGGAAAGGGCTTCTTCGCCGAAACGTCGCCGCTTCATCCGAACAATCCCTATTCGGCCGCCAAAGCCGCGGCTGACCTCATGGTCCAGACCTATGTCCATTCCTTCGGGTTGGATGCAGTGATCACCCGTAGCACGAATAACTATGGTCCTCGCCAGTATCCTGAGAAGTTCATTCCCGTCTGCGTCTCTAATGCCTTAGCCAATAAGAGCTGCCCGGTCTACGGGGACGGAAAACAGGTCCGCGATTGGCTGCACGTCGAGGACAATTGCCGCGGCATCCTGCTCGCTCTACAGAAGGGCCGTGCCGGTGAGGTCTATAACCTTGGAGGCATGAATGAGCGGACAAACATTGAAGTGGTCCAGAAGATCCTAGGCATTCTCGGGAAGCATGATTACCTGATTGAATACGTCACGGATCGTCCTGGACATGATCGGCGCTATGCCGTGTCGATCCTGAAGGCCTCCAAAGAGCTCGGTTGGGAACCCGGGGTCGACTTCGAATGGGGCCTCCGGAACACCGTCAACTGGTATCAGGTGAACGAGGACTGGATCGCCTCGTCAAGGCTCCGCAAATGAGATTGGGCCTGGTGGGCTGGGCCTCCGATACCGGCGTGGGGATGGAACTGCGCGATGCGCTGCGCTACCTTCCTGTCACGGCCGTTTTCTATCTGGACCATCCAGGTAAGCCTCCATCCATCGATTTCAAGGGGAAGACTCAAGGTTCTTCCAATCTGCTGCCCAAGATGAATGCCTTTCTCGAGGAGAATCAGATCGACACGATTCTCTCCTGGGAGACGCCGGGAGTTTGGGAATTCCCGGCTCTGTGGCAGGCCAAAGGGATTCGCTGGTTCTGCGTCGCGCACTATGACTGGTTCGCTCCCAAGCAAATTCCCGCCTGGAAGATGGCCAGGATCATCGCTCCATTTGGGCAGGCCGGCCTTGGCCTCCGGATGATCTATGGCCTGGAATCCACGACGTTGAGCGTTCCGGTTGACCTTGAGAGACTTCCCTTCAGGGAACGCCATAAAGCGGAACGCTTCGTGACGGTCTATGGGCATGGGGGTCCTGGCGATCGCCGTTCCATCGTGCAGCTCATGGAAGCTTGGAGGCTGATGGGAGATCAGGCTCCTCCCCTCCTCATCCGGGCCCAGAAGGTCATCAAGGAACTGGAAGGCGGTCTTCCCGCGAACGTGACCGTGCACTTCGAGAATCTACTCAAAGCCTCAGACCTTTACGCAGACTCAGACGTTGCGCTGCTGCCTTCGAAATATGAAGGGGTTGGTCTTTCATTGATCGAAGCGCAGGCCTGCGGACTCCCCGTCATCACGACGGATATGGAACCCATGAGGTCGATTGCCCCGGATTACTTGGTCAGTGGAGACGTCGGGAAAATCGAGATCATGCAGCACCATTGGGTCGCGACCTGTACGGCGCATCCTGCAGCGATCGCGGAAAAGGTAAAGGCCTTCGTTCACCAGGACATCAGCGAGGCATCGAGAATGGCCCGCTTTCGTGCCCAGGAGAAGTTCTCTTGGGCGGTATTGAAGGATCAATGGATCAGCTTTCTGGAGCAGCCATGAAATACACCTTGGAACATGCAAAGCGCGGCACAGACATCCATCAGCATCTCGTGACTCTGCATGACCTGGTGACGTCGATCCGAGCCCAGCTTGTTCTTGAGCTCGGGGTCAATACCGGCGAAAGCACGATCGCTCTTCTCGAAGCCGTTCATGCGACGGGAGGTACGCTGATATCCGTGGATCAGCAGGATCTTCCCCAGACGAGGCCCATGCTCGAGAGATATGGCCTGACGGGGAAGTGGCAATTCCACCTGAGCGATGACATCACGTTTGGCCTGGCATGGCCGAAGGATAAGAAGGCGGACCTGATTTTCGTGGATACTTCCCATCAGTACGAGCACACGAAAAAAGAAATCGAGATCTACGAACCTATCCTCAGGCCGGGCGGCATCATGGTATTCCACGATACCGTCACCTTCTACGACGGTGTCCAGAAGCCCATCAACGAGTTCCTGAAGACGCACAAATGGCCCTATGAGAATAAGCCCAATTGCAACGGGCTTGGAATACTTAGGAAGCCCGCATGAAGATCGGAGTCATTTCGCACGGCAGCCCTGACTATCTCATCGATATCGTAACCGATGGTCTGATCCGGCTTCTCGGCCGCGATAAGATTTCACTGGACTACAATGTTCGAGGGGGTTGGGGCGGCGGGTATGCTCATCTCCTGCAAGGCTTTCATGGGCCGGAGCCGTTCGATATCCATGAAGCTGATGTTCTGATCGCCTCAACCAGAAGCATTCCCGCCGTGAAGGCTTGGGCGAAGAAAACAGGGCGTCGACGGCCCGTCGCTTTTCTGGATGGCGAAGACGGTGATCAGGTGGGCAGCAACCTGTTTTCGGATTGTGCGGTCTACTTCAAGAGGGAGTATTACAAAGGGAGGTCCTACCCTTCCAACGTTAAACCTCTTCCTTTTGCTGCGATCCCAGAATTACTTATTGACGGGATCGAAGTCACCAGAAAAGTCTTCTATAGCGGCCATGTGACGCATCACTTCAGAAAGGAAATTGAAAATGTCCTTTCAGAGATGGGGCATCATGCAGCTCCATCCCAGGATAAGAGTGCCTACAACAAGTGTTTGATGAGCTCTTTGGTAGGCGTGGCGATACGGGGAAATGGCTGGGATACCTATCGATATTGGGAAATCCCGTATTTCGGAGCCATGCTGTTCTCTCAACGTCCAGGGATCGTTATCCCCAACGAGTTCGAAGACGGCAAGGAAGCCGTGTATTACGATAATGCCTCAGATTTCCGCACGAAGCTCCGAAATCTTTTGGAGACTCCGGAAAAAACGCTCGAGATCGCGCGAGCCGGCCATGAGGCATCCATCAAACGACATCTGTCCATAAATCGGGCAAAAACAGTACTGGAGGCTCTTTCGTGAAGGCACGGGTCTGCTATACCAACGAAGAACTGAACCGCATCCTGACGCGGGCGGATCTTCAATGGGTCATCGATCGGGCTCCCAAGAAGGGGCGCCCAACTCATCCTGAAGCGACCTGGCTTCAGCCCTATTGCCAGGGCCTTACGGCGGACATCGGCTGTGGGGCTGAAAAAGTGCTGCCGGATATCCTCGGGCTTGATCGGTTAGCCTATGGGGAAAGGGGCCACTTCGGATGCATGAATGGAGTGCCTTCCGCGGCAGACATCTCGGCTGATGCAGGAGACCTATACTTCATTCCGGATGGCACGCTGGATTCAGCAGTCTCGAGGCATTGTTTCGAACATCTTCCAGACCCCACGGAGACGATCAGGGAATGGCTTAGGATCCTGAGGCCAGGCGGTCGTCTTGCCATGATCACGCCGAACGATCACTGGCAAGACTTCTTCAATATGGACAAGGATCATAAGTTCAAATGCTATCCGAGTGTGATCACGAACGGTCTCCGCAAGCTCAACGAGAAGAACGGCCCGGTAAAGGGCAAGCTGATTGAGATCGGAAAGATGACATTCCTGAACTGGTCCTTCTTCACGCTCATCGAACGGATCTGAAACATGATCACTTACCCGGAACTTGGCAAGGTGGGACGCCTTGGAAATCACCTCTTCCAGATCGCGGCGACAATGGGCTGCGCTTTGGACAATGGCGAAGAATACGGCTTCCCGCGATGGGATTATGAAAAGGATTTCCCACTGGCAGGGTGCTTCAAAGATCAGCTTCCTGATGGGCCTGACTACTATCAGCCCAGATTTCAGTTCGATCCCATCCCGTACTATCCCGGGCTAAGGCTGCATGGATTCTTCCAGTCGGAACAGTACTTCATCGCCCATGAGAGCAAGATCAGACAGGCTCTGATGCCGATTAAGGCTCTATCCGCCAGCGGTCTGGTTGAGCATCGTAATGGAGTCGCCAGCGTCCACGTGCGTCGTGGAGACTATCTCCAGCTTCAAGACAAACATCCCATTCAGGGAATGGACTATTACAAGAAGGCCATGGCCAAGGCTCGGGATCTGGGAGCGAAGGAATTCCTGGTCTTCTCCGATGATCTTCCCTGGTGCCGGGCTCAGGATTGGGGTGCTTCCTGCAAGGTGATCGAGGACATGGGGACGATCGACCAGCTCTCCCTGACGATCCAATGTGAGCATCATATCCTGGCGAACTCTTCATTCTCCTGGTGGGGCGCATGGCTTGCGCCTAAGCCTAAGCAGATCATCATCGCACCGTCAAACTGGTTCGGCGCTGCGCATCATTCGGTATTCAATACCAAGGACCTTTTCCCGGGCCATTGGATGGTTGAATGAGTGCTTCCGTTGTCTTTTTCACGGTCGTCTACTACAAGGATTATGATTTTCTCCTTGGGTCCATCGAACATCACGCCAAGTTCGGGAAGCATCTTGTTCTAGATACCAGCCCTCCGGAACACGCGATCAAGTTCAAGAAGCTGCCTTCTTCCGTCCTATGGATGCATGCGCCTTTTTATGGTGTCGGCTGGAAGAACTTCAAGCTTAGAAGCGCGGTCCAAGACGCCATGGAAAATGCCCGGCTTCTTGGAACGGACATCATGGTCTACCTTGATGCCGATGAATTTTATACGGACGAGTCTGCCAAATTCCTTTTCCCATGGGCCGAAAAGGCCATGGTCGAGAACCAGTACATCCATTGGAAGAGGGATGGCAAGGCGTACACGTTCGGACACAGCGAATGGCATTGCCGGCTGTGGCCGGCGCAGAGCAAGGTAGAGATCGCTCAGAACTCGGCCTGGCGTAACCATCCCCGCTACAACGGGAATCCCGAGCATCACCCTGTCCCCGTCCCACCACAGGGTCTCCAGGTGATCCGGGTTTATGGGGAGTTCAGGCAGCATCTTCACTATGCCCTCGGCCCCAAGGCCATGGACGAAGAAACCGCGGTAAATACGATCGATGGATGGCCGGATAAAGGGCATGAAGTCGTCACTCCGCCATTACCGGAAAAGCTGTTCCTCTGGAGAGAAAAGGGAATAAGGCCAATAGAGGCGTTCCTATGATTTCCTATTGCGTCTGCGTCTATCGGCCGCGCCTGTTCTACATCCTCTTGGATGATCTCATCCGGAAGACGGGCGTTCCCTACGAGATCCTTGTCTGGCTGAATACGAGGGCCCCTGAGCTAGAAGCCTACATCGAACGGCTGGCTCTGCGAGGGATCCCGGTCAAAGTGGTCGGCTCAAGTCCTGAGAACGTCGGTATGGTCGGTTACAAGATGCTGTTCCTGAATGCCAAGTACGACATGATTGCTCAGGTTCATGACGATGTAATTTGCATCTCCAGGAATATCGCCAAAAAAGCGGCGGCGATTTTCAAGAAGCACGGCAAAGTAAAGCAGATCGTCGCCGACGTCATTCAGGATTCCTTTACCACTGGTGGTAGGCCTGGCGATGATTCCTATATCCAGGTCTATGAGGAGGAACGCCTCTTTTCAGGGCCGATCGACGGTTGGTTCAGCATCTATCACCGTTCGATTCTCCCGATCGTCGTAGAAGCACCCTATGCTCCTTATTTCTACCTGGGGAGCTACGTGCAGATGCAATTGGCCGCTTCCAAAAAAGAGGGCCTGCTTTGCAAAGCAATGAAGGTTCTCCATCTCGCCGGGCCTGCATATTCTCAACTGTTCGAAACGGTGGAATCTGAAGCGAGGAAATATACGGGGCTTGGGAACAAGGAGGCGGCTGATCGTTACCTCAACATGAAGCCCTCTCCAGAATTACTCGACCAGATGTGCCAGCAGTACAAGAAGAACGTCGAAATCATCGAGGAGTTCGGATCGGACGAATCATGAGCTCAAAGCTGGACATCCTGGTTGTCGCGTATCATGCCCGCAAAGAGTTGATCCAAACTCTAGTCAGCATCAGTCTTTTTTCGAAGCCTGGATACAGGCTTACGGTCTACGAAAATGCCGCTCATAATTACCCTTTGACTTGGCTATGGAATAGGTTCGTCGAATCGAGTCGGCGTCCCTATGTAGCTCTCTGCAATCCGGATATCATTGTCGGCCCAGGATGGGACACGGAGACTCTGGCCTGTCTGGAAGAACACCCTGATGTTGGAGTCGTTCAGCCCTTCACCAACTGTGGCCAGCATAACGAGCTGTTTCAGACCGCGGGAGGGCAATTCCCGGGAGAGATGGAAATAGAGGCGGCACCAGACGTCACGAATCGCCTAAAGAAGGAGTTCAGCCATAGACGCTTTGCCTTTGGGATGAACAGAGATCTGGTATTCGGGCATTGCTACATTCTCAGCAGGAGCGTGTGGAAAGACCTTGGCGGTTTCGATGAGAAATTCCAATTCGGCGGCAATGAGTATGATTTCAATGAGCGGCTGATAAAACGGAATAAGCATCTGGCTGTGTGTGGGCATGCCTTTGCTTATCATTTCTGGAATGCCAGTTCAAAGGATGCAAAGACCAGGAATGAATGGGACCATCAAAGAGGACAGCCGATCTTCAAAACTCCGCCTTCCCACAAGTCATTCCCAGAGGTCTAGGTGATCGTACTTAATATCGTCACGGCACTGTCCAGGCCGAAAAACATTCCGGTGATTATTCGGTCTATGGAGGGTCTTAGGCAGATTCCCGATCTTAGAGTCAGATGGATTATCGTTTACGACAGTCAGGCTGAGGCGCCCAAAGAAGTAATGGCTCCAGGCCCACTGCCGACATCCCTCGAGATCGTGCCTGTTGCCTGGACGCACGGCCCCTGCCGCTTCGGAGTCAATCAGAAGAATTTCGGAATGGATCACATGGAGCCGGGCTTCTACCATCTTCTGGACGACGACAATATCGTCCATCCATCATTCTTCAGCCGTGTGGTGGACCTTATTCAGAAGCATCCCGAGAAAAAAGCGTTTGGATTCAATCAAAAACGGTGGGATCACCATGGCGACTTGCCCTGCAGGCCGGACAAGATGGTGCCAGGCAAGATCGACAATACCATGTTCGTGGTGGCAACCGATTTCATCGGGTCGAAGAGATACGATCTCGCCAGAGCTGGCATGGAAGACGGTTGGTTCTTTCACGAACTTTTTCACAAGGATCAGAATGCCTGGTTCTTCCCGGATGAATGGGTGACCTATTACAACTATCTAGCTCATCATAAGGTGGAACCTGTGACAGTTACTACGCCAACCCTCGATGTGTTCGTTGTTACCTACCGGTCCGATGCTTATCTTCCGGGGTTATTGGCTGATTTGAGAGCGACCAGCAAGGTCTCCTACAACCTCAAGGTGGTCGACAATACCGGGAACAAGAAGACGCTGACGGCACTGTGGAACGATCTGTGGAAAGAAAGCAGCGCTGAGTACATCGCATTCTTGAATCCCGATATCAAGGTTTCCCCGGGATGGGATGAGCGTCTTTTGGAATGTCTTCAAAAGAGGCCTGATGTCGGGATCGCTCTTGCTAATCGCTATTTCCCGATGAATGGGAAGCCCGATCTGTCTTATATGACCCGGGTTTCTGGGGAATACACCAACCAAACCAGATACAAGGATCTGGGAGAACATCTCGAAGGATTCTACGCCTTCATGACCAGGCGGTCTGTTCTACAGAGCCTCAAGGGGTTCGATGAGCGGTTCCGCTTCTATTTCGCCGATTCGAATTTTCAGCTTCGCGCTCTGAGAGTATTCGGTCTGAAGACTACGCAAGTCAATTATTGCCTGATCGCACATATCGGAGCGGTCTCGACGCAAGAAGCAGATCGCCTTGGTGAAATAGATCGCCAAGCAGAATTTCGCTATGTCGAAGAGACGCGCGCTCAGATGCGTTCCGGAAGCCTAAGGGTCTGGCATGAACTGTCGGATCAAGAAAGAGCGGAGGTCAGGCATCACCCGATTTATGCTCGGATGCCTGTAAAGGGACAGGTTCAAAGTTCCATCCCGTCTTCTGGAGATTCTATGAAGCTGATTATCGACAACATCTATTCCCCAGAAGGCCGCAAGGCGCTGATGGATGCGTATACGAAATCATACTGGGCGGACAAACTATATCATCGGGTGACGTGGCTTGGAGCGCCTCTTCTTCAGATCCCGGAAGATCTTATTGCGATGGCGCAACTCATCTGGGCAGTCAAACCAAAACTGATTATTGAGTGCGGCATCTGGCAAGGTGGGGGATTGCTGTTCTATTCATCGATCCTAAACCTGATCGGGCAAGGGTCTGTGATTGGTGTTGATGTCGGAACCGCTCAGGCAGAACACGTAAAGACCCATCCCCAAGGGAACAGGATATCCATTATCCAGGGCAGTTCTGCGTCTCAGGAAGTCGCTCAGGTATTAAGCGCAAGAGCGGCAGCTTCTTCTCCGGTTATTCTGATCCTCGATAGCAATCATACGGCGGAGCATGTTCGCAACGAACTGAAGACGCTCTCTTCATTGGTCGGACCCGGCGGATACATCGTGGTGATGGACGGCATCATGAAGATCTTCCATGATATTCCCGGCGGAGAGGCTCAACCTGAATGGGCGACCAACAATCCGGAAACTGCGGTCTGTGAATTCCTGAAGGCCCATCCGGAGTTCGAACGCGATCTCACTTATAACCAGCTTGGAACAACGCATGCTCCAGGTGGCTTCCTAAAGAGAAAGTAGGTCTCTCATGCATCCTTCGGTCATCCGGTTTATAGAGAACGCGCTCCTGCCCGCCGATATCAAAGGAAAGCGCGTGCTCGAGGTGGGATCCTTGGATGTAAATGGAAGCGCGCGACCCACGATCCAACGTTTAGCGCCTTCCGAGTATATCGGCGTGGATAATTCAGCCGGTAAAAGCGTCGATATGGTTTTAGACGCCTCGCAGCTCGTATCCAAATTCGGAGTCGCTTCTTTCGATCTGGTCGTGTCGACGGAGATGCTTGAGCACGTCGAAGATTGGAAGCCAATCGTCGCTCAGTTAAAGGAGGTCGTGAAGCCGAATGGGCTTCTCGTGATAACCACCAGGTCGCCAGGTTTCCCGTACCACCCGTATCCGATCGATGTATGGAGGTACACGCAGGGGGATATACGGGCAATTTTATGCGATCTGAATATCATCCTGCTTATGGATGATCCGTTGGCTCCCGGAGTTTTTGTAAAGGCAAGGAAACCTGAATCCTTTAAGATGGCAGATCTCAGCAAGGTTTCAGTCCACAAAGTATAGGCAATGGTATACTCGGTATAAGTGACTAGGAAACGGTGAAGGATGGAAAAGATCTCCGCAGTCTTGATCGTCAAGAACGAGCAGAAGGTCATCAAGCGGTGTCTCAAGAGCGTCAAGGACTGCGATGAGATCGTAGTTCTGGACACGGGCTCGACCGATCGAACCGTGGCTATCGCCGAGGAGATGGGCGCCAAGGTAAAGGTTTCGGAGCCGGTCGTTCCGTTCCATTTCGCCAACGCCCGGAATGCGGCCCATGACCTGGCTTCGAATGACTGGATCGTGGCGATCGATGCGGACGAAGTCCTTCGCGCCGGCATGCTGGCGAAGATCCGAGCCGTCATGAAGGAGCAGGCGACGAAGGAGCCCTTCGACCAGGTCAGCGCCTTCAACATCACCTTCACCGACCGCGGCGCCAGCACCCGGAAGAAGAAGATCTACCGGAAAAGCGCGTGGAATTGGAAGTGGCGCGTTCACGAGCAGCTCCACCCGCTCGGGACGGACGTCAAGGAAGGAATGCTCGAGAGCGTCGTCATAGAGCATCTTCCTGAAGCGGACAAGGCCAAACGGCATGGCCAAAATATCGAGCTTCTCAAGATCACCGTGAAGGAGACGCCGGAGTACATCCGGGCCTGGAAGCATCTGGGCCAGGAACTCATGCTGAACAAGGAGTTCCAGGACGCCATTCCCTATCTTGCGGAATTCGTCGAGAAGACGACCGAAGGGCCTCTTGAGAAGAGCGACGTCATGCTTCGGATCGGGCAGTGCTACGGGGAGATCAAGAAGTACGAAGAGGCCTGCCGCTGGTTCGAGATGTCGGCGCAGACTGATATCCGCCGGCGGGAGCCCCTTTTCAATGCAGGACAGTACCTGATGAGCAAGAACCCCCTCTCCTACGGAGATGTAGTCCAGGCAATCGAGTTCTTCAAGCGCTGCCTCCTGATTCCGGTGGACAGTAAGCCGGGAAGCCATCTCGATCAGGCCTGGGCCTGGGGAAGCCGCCCCAAGCAGCTCCTCCGCGTCTGTGAAGACCACCTGAAGAAGAACACTCCGGGGTAATCATGTCTCAGATCAAGCAAGTCATCGTCATGCGGAAGGATCTCAACATGCGCCGGGGCAAAGAGATTGCCCAAGGTGCCCATGCTGCAATGGCCTTCCTCTCCATCAAGGCTCAGGATGGGGCGCCGATTACGGAGGTCGAGCGGACCTGGTTGAATGGGACCTTCACGAAGGTCTGTGTTCGGGTGAACAGCGAGGCGGAGCTCGATCAGGTCGCCGCGGCCGCGCGCCAGGAGGGCCTGCAGGTGGCTGTCATCACCGATTCCGGGAAGACGGAGTTTGGGGGTATCCCGACCAAGACCTGCCTCGCCATAGGACCTGATCTTTCGGAAAAACTGGATCGTATAACGGGAGCCCTTTCCCTTTATTGAAGCCAGTCATCTCTTGATTCCCTCCTACCCTGGAGGTATCATCGGGCTATAGGAGACACCGATGCTTGATTTCAAGCCGGTGCCTTTCCGTCTGCCCGTCACCCCCCCCAGGGTATTGCGGCAGGCACCAAGACCTTCGCCTCAACTCTCTCAGCGTTTTGAACAGGTCCTTGGGTGGAATAACGCCACTGGGGATGCCCTTCGATTCCTTTTCCACGGCACCACTGCAGCCCTGGGATACCACGTCTGGATCACCGATAAAGGCTTCTGGAAGTATTTCGGGCTCTTCCTTGGCATCGGCCAGACGGTCGGCGCCATTTGTGATGCGATCAGCCTGGGCAAGCGGATCGCAGGAACGCATCCACCGGAGAATTAGATGGCACAGCGGTCTCTTTCCCTTACGAAAGTCGTGCGGCTTTCCAGCGGCGAGCTCAGCCAGGTCAAGGAGGATCCGACGCCTTGGATCCTGGGATCGCTCGCGGGCCTTTTGCTTATTGGAGTCGCGTGGTGGACGGTATCGAAATCGAAGGACTGATGCATACGATAGGAAAGCCGAATTTCTTCGGATTGGGAGCTCCCTTCAATGGAACGGGAGGGTCGATCCCGGTCTGGAATGTCAGCCGTGAAAAGGTCGACGGCGATCGAGCGGCCATTCTTCGTAACCTGATCAATCCACCTGGGACCACGGTTACGTTTCCGTACATCGTGAAGATCGCCAATGAAGGCGAATACGTCGTGAAGGCCGATGGGACGGCTCAATTCTACTCGTATCGGTATGGCCGCTGGGAACCGCCTGAGATCATTGATAATAAGTCGATGTGGGCGAAGGCAACAGGAAACGATTCATAGAGGAAATATGCAGATCACGATGCTGCCGCTCCGGACCAGCAGGCTCGGCCAGTTGACCGACGCTGTTTCCAACATGAACACGGTGAGTCAGCAGGCACGCGCGTTGACGCCTGGAACCGGGAATCCGACCCAGGATCTCACGAACATGATCAACGAGCAGGCCGCGGTCCTGCAGCAAACCGAGGATGCGCTTTCGTCGGCTTGGTGGTCGAAGAACTGGCCGATCGTGGCCGTCGGTCTGGGAGCTCTCGGAGTCATGGGTTACCACCTGATCGTCAAGAAATAGCGAAGGACTGAGTTATGCGCGACATGATGAACGTGGCCTTCCAGCAAGCCTGGTTCGGTCCGTTCTCCATTCCTATGCGGACTCCGCCGAGCTGCGAGAAGATCGTGGGCCCGTTGGGTGAGCCCGTGTATCAGGATCCCGAATGCTTTGAGCATGCGGGACCTGTGTATGACATTGGCCCCTTAAATGGGCTCATGACCACGAGCATGTGGGCTCAGCAGATGGCTCAGATCCCGATCATCAACTATGCCCAGGCGCGGCCGCGGATGGCGGGTCTGGCAGATAATGGGCCCATTCCCGGGCTCTGTCCTCCAGGAATGATGCCCGTTTCTAGCGGCATTCCGGGAAAGCCTTCGAAGTGCGTTCCCTGGTCGCCTCCTTCCGCCATGATCGGGCCGGCTCCGGTATCGACGGTCAATTCTCAGGTCCCGGCTTCCTACACGCCGAACCAGATCACGTATCCGGTCAAGGCCTACTACGGCTGGGACAGGAGAGGTTTGTAATGAGAAGCATGTTCAGCAACGCCAATTTCGCGCGCTTCGACCTCGGCGCGCATGCCCTCGGCCAAGTATCCTGTCCCGTCGGTCAGACTCCGATGAAGCAGCAGGACGGGAAGATCATCTGCATGCCGTATTCGCCGCCGAGCGGAATGTTCATGCCGCAGGGACCAAACAAGAGCATCGCCTACGGAATGGGCCAGGCTGGGATGCCGGAGCCCTACCTCACGCAAGAGGAACGGGATGGCATGCTTCTGAACATCCAGTCGGCGACGTCCAAGGTGAAACCGATCGACAATCTCATGAACTGGGGAGCTGCGAATGACCCGGGTTTGAAGAAATACCTGGGCTCAGAGGCATCCCGGTTCATGACGCTCGCCGGCGTCATCACGCCTCTCTATCCCACGGTAAAAGCCATCGGCGATCGGCTGGAGGATTCTGACGCAGAGAGCTGGTGGAGACCCAGTGACGAGGAAATGGCGGCGGTCAAGCAATGGGTTGTTGGCGTGAACGAGATGTACAAGATCATCTCGAATCACAAAGCCAGCTTCGTTGCGGCCCCGGGCACCGTGCCGCCTCCTTCCGTGGAAATCGTGCCTCCCGTCAAGGAAGGCATTTCAACACAGAATTTGGTTATCGGAGGCATTGCCGCTGTAGGCCTTGCTTTCCTGATTTCCGCATTTGCATAAGAGGAATCGTATGATCAGCATGGCGCGCATTCAGGGTTCTGCGATGGGGTACGCCGGATTCCAGAAGCCCATCGTTCAGTTGGGCCAGGATTCCTTCGCTCCTGGTCCCATCGGCGCGGGCGTGACTCCGCCTGCCGCGCCGGTCTTCCAGCCGGTTCTTCCTCCGAACTACGCTTTCCCGGTCGTCGAGCAGCCGGTTGTCACCACGACGCCCGCCGCGCTGCCCACCTGGGCGATCGTCGGACTGGCGGCCGTCGCGGGTGCTGTCGTCGCTGGTCTGGTGATGAATCGATAAAAAAGAACGTGCAGATGCGGACTTTCCTCTCGCCGCGGGGTCTCCCTCGGGGGATGAAGGAGCGGACGGTGGTGACGTTGCGCCGGCGCCCGCTCCTTCCCCTGGGGCTGCAGCCATCATGAGTCTTCTTGTAAACAGAGGCTGAAATCCATGAACAGAATGCCTGCGCTCGGAGTGAACTGGAACAGGATGGATCCTTTCGTGCGCTATACCCCGTATGACTTTCCGATCATCGAAAATCCATACGCCTTTCCGGTGATTCAGGAAACTCCTCCGGTGGTGGTGCCGACTCCAGCTCCTGCATCTACAGCGATCCCGACATGGGCCATCGTGGGAGGTTCGCTGCTGGCGGGCGCCGCGGTCGCTGCGCTTATTTTCAAGCGGGGATGATCCAATGACCAGGATGGGATGCGGCTGCGACCAATTAGGCTGCGGGTGCAGCGAGATGGGGTGCGGCTGCGACAGTCTTGGTTGCGGCTGCAAGGACAAGAGCCTTCTGGGTCAGATCCAGAAGGCGACCGGCATGAATCCATGGTGGTTCCTTGCCGGATCGGTCGCAGGCGTGGGGCTCTGGTACATCCTGAAGGATGCTGCCGCCGCCACTCTTCCGCCGAGCACGGCCGGACAGGAGAGCGTTCTTCCTCCGCCTCCTATAGCAACCCCTTCTGCCTATGCCAATATCGCGGCGGTTGCCCAGCGCCTCAATGACGTCGAAACGCAGTATCATATGGGTCACTTTACGCCCGAACAGGTTCTTGCGGAGCTCGACAATCTAACGGCCGCAGCAAAGACGTTCACCGTCTATGACACTGCTCGTGTTTCTCAGATCCTCGCCGACATCGCAAACCTGAGAGACAAGGTGAACGACTTCATCCAGTTCCGGAACAGCAATCCTTCTGTTCCACAGTATGTTCCGCCGGCAGGATCGATGCCGGTGGCTAACGTGAATCCGGGGTTCTCAGCTTACGCTTAAACTCGTGCGTACTTACGATCATGGCCAGAAAGACGCGGCGGGAAATGTCCGGAGTCTTCGACTACTTCAAGAAGAAGAAGAAGGAAGAAGAGCAGAAATCACTCTGGGAATTGGTCGTCCCGCCGACAGCGCCCAGTCATCCGGCCTCTCAGCCTGAAGAAAAATCCCTCATCGATTACTTCAGACCGAAGTCTAATCTTCCGGCCAAAGCAGAACCCAAGAAGAGTTTCCTTCCTTCATTCGACTTCCTGGTTCCCAAGGAGAAGAAGGCGGCCCCGAGACCTCTTTCGATCCTGCCTGAGGTCACCCTCCCCAAGGCGGAGAAGCCGAAAAAGCCTCTGGAAGAAGGGTTCAAGGAGGTTTTCAAGGGCCCTCCGGAAACAAAACAGCGGTATGTTTTCCTGAATCCTTCAAGACCGCCCGAAGGGATTCCTATCCGTCCCTACGGGTTGCCGGCACCTGCGACGGCGCCGGTTATGGAATGGACCCTTCCGACACCAAGCCAATTGGCTACACATTTCCGGAAGACCATGAATCTTCCGGCGATGTGGGATGAGATCCGAAGGATCCGGGCGCTGCCGGAATTCAAGAAGGATCAGCTCATCTATTCCTGGCAGGGCGTTCCGATGATGATCCCCCTGGACCCGGTGGTTTACCAGGAGGTCTACACGGACTACGCGAACTTCTACGGCATTCCATGGAATGTGATGTCGATGTACATTACCGTTCCAGAGGGACAGCAGAAAGCCGCAGAAGAAGCCTTGATGAACAACGTCATCTCGCCCTTGAATGCCATGGTTCCTGAGGCCTTCGATTTACTAAGGCCAGCGGATATCCCCGGCTTCTTCAACGTGACTTTCACGGAGCCGGCCGGAGAGTATTGGCTTTTTTATATCGAACCTAAGCTCGAAGGACTGCTTCCTCCTGGAGGTTCTGGTGGCTCGTAGATCAAGCGAGATGTCTGGGATCTTTGACTGGCTGAAACCCAAGCCGAAGCCTCAACCGAGCGCACCACCTCGGGTCAATGTCGATCTCTATGCGATATTGGGCGTTCCGGCGAATGCCTCCCAGGAAGAGATCAAGCGGGCCTTCCGTGATCTGGCGATGAAGTTCCATCCGGATCGTAATCCCAACGATGCGGTTGCAGAAAAGAAGTATACCGAGATCTCCGCGGCCTACGCGATCCTTGGGGACGAAGCACAGCGCGCGGCCTATGATCGGATGAGGCCACCTCCTCCGGAGATCCCCAGGCCTCGCGGAGGCATGATTCCAAGAGGGACACCTGCCGCTGGGACGCGTGTTGCCGAACCCGAGAAGCCCAAACCCGTCTCCAAGGCTATCGACAAGGCGATCATCGAGCAGATGTTCGGGCCTCCTGGAAAGGCGAAGGCACAAGAGAAGGAATTGACCTTCGACTTCCTGGCTCCCGGACAGCCGAATCAGCCTCCGGCTCGGATCCCGGTTCCTACCAGCGCCTTCGCCTCTTTCGATCCGGCCAGCAAGCGCATTCCGATGATGCCGGCGATCGACGTTCCGGACGAGAGCCAGCTCTGGCAGATCATCCAGCAATGGCCTCTCGAATGGGCCTGGGAGACCGCGCGGGAGGCGAGGCAGACGCGTGAGTTCCGGGATACCGGCGCGATCGCTCTCGATGCGCTCGCGGGCGCCGGCAACAGACCTGCAGAGGTGGATATCGCGGAGATCTTCGGCATTTCAAAGTACCAGGCGGAACATGTCGTCAACACCAAGGGTCGAGAAGCATATTACGTCAATGTGATCTATCCGATCTTCGACCAGGTGATTGAGATCCTGGAGAAACTCAAGCCACCGGATCTTCCCGGCCGTTTCTTCCTGGACTGGGATCCCACCGGCAAGGTGATTGAGTTCTTCTATGCGGAAAACATCGGTGGGAGGCGTTGACGGCCGCCATGCGCCGCAAGCATCTGTCCGGACCCTTCGATTGGCTGAAGAAATTCCTTCCTCCGACTCCTGGCCCAAAGAGCCAGTTGCCGGCGGTTAGGGAATCGATGCTTCCGGCACAGGTGGAGAAACCGAAGACCTTCCTGGACTATTTCAGACCGAAGGCCGAGCAGGAGAAAAGATCGCTCATTCCAACCCCGGAATTCTTGAATGTCCTGATTCCTGCTCCATCTCCCCCAAAACCAAAGCCGAAAGAAAAGGAAGTCTGGCAGGGCCTGTTCCAGCCGGAAAAGGCTCCTGCAAAAGAAGTCCATGAGATCTTTAAGCCGGAACCGAAGACCGGCTTGCCGGAAATGTTCGAGTTCCTGAAACCTTCGGCCCAACGTGAGGCCTTGCTCCATGCCAATCCTCAGGAATGGCCTTATGGGGAGCCTCCTCTCTGGTCGTTTACGCGCTGGAAATTGCCGACGACCTACGAACTTGCTCTCATGATCAATGAAAAGTGGGAGCTCCCGGAACTTTACGAGGTCGTGCTTCAGACCGTGGAGACGAGATGGTGGAGGCAGCAGGTCGAGGATAGCGCTCATACGGGAGAACCCGCGGCGATCGATCTCAATCAGATCACCAAGGCCGAGCCCCCGTACAATGACATCGCCAGATTCCTGAATATCCCCGACAATGTCATCGAACAATACGGTATCTATGGGCCACAGGGGCAGGAACGCTTTGTTGTCGAGGTCATCCAGCCGATCCTTGAGCGGATCGGGAAGGCGCTCGATTTCCTTCGCCCAAGCCGGACGGTAATCAAGGGCTGGTTTGAAATCGAGCCGGACGAGGACATGAACTTCTGGCTTCGGTATAAAGAGGCAAAATTCAGGCAAGAGGGATGATCTTCGCCGACGCAGATGTCTTGGCTCTTGAGGGTGGCCCTGCGGCGCCGCCTCTCGAGGTTCGTCTTGGTCTCCAGCCTGGAGACAAAGTCGGGCTCTATCAGGAGACCAGGCATGCCTCTATGGGATCTGGCTATGTGCCGATCGAGGCTGTCATCCTGGGCTCGATGGAGCCTGGCTGGTTTGTCGGGGAGACCGAAGACGGTCAGCAGATCCAGTTCCATGCCGGCAATATTGCGGATGTAGAGCTCGGATCGCCTTCAATGGGCGGCGTTTTCGACTGGTTCAAGAAGAAGCCGACGCCCCCGCCCTCTATTCCTGTGCCAGGATCCGTGATTTCGCTCCCATCTGGCCCGCAAGCTCCTGGGACGCCTTCTTATCAGCCGCCGCCTGCTGAATCCAAGGGCTTGATTTCCAAACTCCGGACCTTTTTCGCTCCTTCGGAATCGGCGGAGAAGAAGTCCGTCTTCGATTACTTCAAGAAGGAGCCTCCCAAGAGCGGCCTTCCGGTAGTCAAGGAATCGTCGATGTTCGCGTTCCTGAAGCCGGGAGAAAAGGCTGTCGTTCCATGGTCCAAGGCTTTCCAAGACGTCGCGCTCCCCAAGGGGCCCACGTTCCTCGCTCCCTATCTGAAGAAGATCGAAGAAGTCTTCAAGATCATTCCCGCTTCTCCTCCGCCTGGTCCTCCTCAGAAGGAACTCTGGGAAGGGATGTTTGAAAAGCCTACGGAGGCTGAAAAGGCCAAGGAACAAGAAAAACCTATCAGCGATATCTTCAAGATGTTCACTCCGGCCGAGGTGCAGCCGGCGACGGAAGTCATCCCTCCGAGCGTGCCTCAAAGAATGCACCGGAGCATGAAGATCCTTCCCATTCCCCAGCACACAGCCCTTTTTCCAACCGTGGAGGATGTTGCCCGCGGCTTCATCGGACTTTATAACCCGATCGACGAACTCTGGGACATGCTTCGCGCTGCGAGAGAGAAACCGGCCTGGAAGAAGTACATAGAAAAGTACGGCTTCGCCAAGGAAAGATGGGAGACTATCGGGACCTGCGGAGGTCCTCCCACTATTTTCGAGGAACTTTCCGCGCTTCTGCATATCCCGTGGGAAGAATTCAGGAAGCGCGCGGAGATCGTCGATCATGGCGACGAAGGGGAAGAATGGGTAGGAGACGATGATATCTGGATGGATATCGTTTTCCCTGCCACGGAGATCATGACGGAGGCCTTGGAGCTCATCAAGCCTCCTGACCTGGTCGGTCATTTCGGCTTCGAACGGGAAGAGCACCACATGGAGAGCGGCCAGCCGACGTTCTGCATGCTGGTCATGACCTATACCGAGGGCGAAGAGAAAGAGGGAGCTTTCGAGGAGTGGAAGAAAGAGACCGGCGCTGAGAGAGTGGAAGAGGAAATGCCTCCGCTCGATCCGAGCGTCTACGAGCAGTGGAAAGAGGAAAACAGCGCCGAGAGCCCGGAAGAGATCATCGCTCAGTTGCAGAAAGATGATATTGCCTATGAGCAGGCTCTAGCCCAAATGGAGAGGGAGATCGGGCAGCTTGTAGGGGACATCAATACTCTGGATAAGGGATCCGGAACATTCCAAGAGATGTTTGATGAGCTCAGATCTCAGGTAGAATATCGCAAGGAATTGATCCAGGGGATCCATAAGCTGTTATCTGAAGGCCCGCCGGAGCCGGAAGCCAAGCGGGCCCCGTCGACGAAACCCGAAAAACCTGCCAAGCGCGGGAAGAAGAGGAAGAAGTGAAGCATCAGAAACATCAACTGGGAGTAGAGGTCCCGAGCTTCTTCGAATGGCAGAGGAAGAAGCAGGAACAGGAAGCGGCCGCCGCGGCTTCCCGTCAAGCCAGGAAACCCGGCTTCTTTGAAGCGCTCTTCGTTCCGCCAGCCAGGCCCACTCAGACTCCGCCTCCTGCTGCTCCAAACCTTCCTCCAGGATTCCAGAATCAACCGATGGCTTTCACCATTGACATTCCAATGATCTGGAATCAAGTCATCTCCTGGATTACTGAATATGGCAATCAGCAATTCATCATCGATGTTCTGACTAATCCGGTCTATAACGCTACAAGGATCGAAAGAGACCAACAAGCGGCTGATGAAATCGCGGCGTTCTTCGGGCTCCGTCCACGAGTCCCGGGCGCTAGCATCCAACAGTATTGGCAGAATGTCATCGGACCATTCTTTGAGGCTCTCGAAAATTCTATCAACCGCGCAAAGCCATTGGAAAGCTTGGGCTTCATTCGGTTTGAACTCGAACCGAACACCAACCAGCTTTTGATGGCATATCGCTACCAGTGAACGCGTCATCGCTCGCCCGGATGATCGATGTTCTAAAGGGGACCTGGATCTATAAGTTCAAGGCAGGTGACAATAAGAAAGCTCTTGGCGCGTTCACGGCCGCGGATATCCAAGAGGCTGTTTATGAAGAGAAAGGCATGGCCATAAGGATCCTGATCACCATGAAGAACGGAGCTGTGAGGCTGACCCACCCTCATGACCTGAGCATGAAGGAACTAGAGGCCCTGACTACCTGGGCGGAAAATCTGAGAGGTCGCAATGGCTAAGACGAAACCATCCCAAATCGCAAAGCAACTCGATTACGATATCAATGCTGCGGTGGATTTTGCTGCCAATCTTCTGGAAGAAGTGAACAACCACAATCTGGCGGCAGTTCTCGGCGCGGTCAGTGTCGAGCAATATGACCTGGCCTGCGAGTTCATCAAGATCGAGCAGGCTCATCGCGAAGCCGGCCATCTGACGACAGAACTCTATGCCCGTCGAAACGAGCTTTACAAGCTCCTCGAGCAGGCAATGAAGGCCAAGGACTAGACATGGACCTACCCATACGTTAAGATTAAACAGTCAGGCGGACGATCACTCCTCCCCCCGGAGCCTGTCCGCATGGAAGGAGATCCTTCCTTTTTAGGTTCCGGGATGCGCATATACACTGACCTCGACGAGACCCTGATCGGGAACGTCCATGCCCCAGACGGGCAGGTTATCGACATCATCCCTCGTCCAGGCGTTCAATGGTTCCTGAGGACACTTTCGAATCACGGCGATCTTTGGCTGATTACGGCCGCCAACTCGGCGCATGCCGAACAGGCGCTCCGGAAGCTGGGACGGGAAGCACGTCTCTTCAAGGGGATCATTACCCGAGAGGACATGAAGCCCGTAGAGGAGCAGATCGAAGTGGTCCTCGAAACTCCAGGCCTGACCGATGAGCAGCGGCTAACCCTCTGGAAGGAAATCCAGCCGATCGAAAAACCCGGCATCGTTTTCGACGATTTCCCCGTGGGTTCGTCGCTCTGGGCGATGAAGTCGAAGTCGCTCGGTATTGATGAAGATAAGTGGATCGTCGTGGATCCGTATTTCCCGGGAAGTCCGGATCATCAAGGGTTAAAACGGGCCTATTCTGAGTTTGTTGCCCGTTTTGGAGATCAAAGCCCGGAATTGGGCCGCCGGAAGAGGACTCTCGCATGGCTCTGATCGCACAACGCACGCTCAAGATGCTCTTCGACATGAATAAGAGTTTTTGGGCAGAAGTCGCCCAGAACGCGAGCATTCCTCAGAGCGTGAAATCCATGATCTACCAGCACATCCAGTCAAAATGGATTCCGGATGCGCTGGCGGTCGTGATCTCGCCGCTCTCGCGTCAAAACAGCCCGTATCTCAAGCAGTCCGCCTTTGACCTGGCGGGCATTCAGTACTACTACCCTTCGCTCGATTTCTGGATGGCCCACGCCCAGAGGTCCCATCCGCCTGGGGGTGAAGGTTGCGATCCGGCTGCTCATGCGGCCTTCCTCACTGCTCAGGGGCAGAATGCGGAGTTCATCTACGCCGTGGTAAAGCTAGATGGAACGGTGATGGTGCAGGATCTCAATGGATTCGTGGATGAGTGCGCGTATTATGAGTCAGGGAAATAGTTGAGGAGAATCTCGTGAAGAACATGTTCGCCGGCGATCCGTGGTACAACGGTCAGGGTCAGCAGGGTGGCGTTCAGGGCATGGGCTTCCGCCCCGGTCCCGTCCAGATCGCGATGGTGAAGCCGATGCCCGTGCCGGCGCCCACCTTCGGACAGGTCCAGGCCACGGCTCCCATCCAGCGCCAGACTCCTCTTCTCGCGCAGGCGGCTGCACAGCAGATGCCTCCCCAGTACCAGCAACAGCAGCAGCCCCAGTACCAGCAGCCTCAGGCCCCAGCGCAGCAGACGCCTGGCCGGATCCCGATGGGCTCGAAAGCCAACTGCCCGGTCTGCAGGAACTTCGGAGGCTAAACCATGGCGAAGGCGACAGAGCCTATCGTCATATCCAAGGTCCTGCTCAAGCAGTCTCAGGGCGAGAACATCACGCTGAAGGAAGCGCAGGCGGTCACCAAGGCTGTCGGCGCACTGCGGGACCGGTTCAATAACGACATGTTTAAGGCCATGCAGAACCCGGCGGCCTTGGAGGCCGGCGAGCTCGAATGCATCGCGGGGCTTGCCACGCTGCTCTTCGAGCACGGCTTCATCTCGGACGTCGAGATGCTGAACTTCCAAGAAGGGATCAGGATGCTCGAATGAACAGAATGCCTGTTTCCAGCCCTTCCTGGCGTCCGTTGGCCCTGGGAGCCCTCCAGGCGTCGCCCAGGCGCTCCTATAGCCTTTCCCAGGCCCTGACGAACAATCTGCTGGTCGAGGTCGTCGATCAATCAGGCAGGCCTATCAAGGGTGCTTCCGTTCAGTTCGGCTCGGAACAGGCGCAGACCGATTCCAGGGGAATGGCAAGCTTCTCGGCCATGGGATCCGGGAAGTTTGACGTCAAGGCGACTTATAACGGCTTGACCGTCGGGAAGACGGTCACCGCCGACGAGATCTCGAAGGGTTATACGGTCTTCCTGCAGTTCCCACTCTGTATCGTCGATCCTCTCCTCAGACCCGTGGACTTCATCATCTTCGGCGTCGCCGGCGGGATGATCGCAGCGGGCAGCTACTGGAAGATCAAGCCCCTCGAGATGACCGGCGAGATCGCGCTTGGCGCCGCAGTCTTCGGCTTCATCTATCGTCTCCAGTGCATGTAGGTTCTCATGCCCAGTGAAAGAGAACTACTTGAGGCCCTGGATAGGGACACCGTCGACACTTCTCGCTGGATGGTCGACGATGTCAAGGAAGCGAAGTACCAAATGGAGAGGGCGGAAAACAAAATTTACGGGCTGGCGGTCCCACAAGTCGATGGAACGCTGAAGGCGTGGCACGTCACGGATGAGCCTGAAAAGGTCATCAAACTCTTGAAGACCAAGGGCGACTTCTACGCCCGCGAAGGGGACCTGTGCGGAGGACTCTATGTCTCCGCGGTTCCCCATTTCTGGGAAGGCCGTTCAGAAAGGAAATGGGACTTTCTTCCCAAGATGACCAGGGAAGAAAGATTCGTGCTTTACGATGCCATCTCCAAGAGACTGATCGAGCAGGGAAACGACAAGTACATCACAAAATCGGAATTCGAAAGAGCCATGGAGTCGATGGATCTGGCCAGGGAGAGCGATCGCTGGCAGATCCTCGAGATCGTGGCGAACCAGCCTTATAATATCAACATCCCCAAGATGGCCGAGGCTCTTGGCCTCGCCAAGCCCTTCAAGCCTCCCTACATCCAGGTTGATTTCGTCGGCCGCTATCTGGAGTTCAATACGCAACGCGCGATCGATGCCAATGAGGAACTTCTCCGCCTCAAGCATGGAACCGTGGAAGGATTGACCCGGACGGACCTCTGCAACATGCTGAAGGGATACGGCTGGGACGGCGTCTTTACGAAGGCCGGAATGGGGACGAATCCGGAGCTCGTGATCTGGAACGGCGACAAGATCATGGCTTTTGGAGAGTGGGTACAATCACCCGCAGAATTGTCTGCCGTGGAAAGGCGGGGATTCGTCATCGTGGATCCCCAGGTGCCACGATTCCAAGCATGGGTATCTCCTGGCCGGACCATCGCAGACGTCGAAGACACGGAAGTGAAATCCCGTCTGCTGCTTCTCAAGATCGAGGATGTCCAGCATCTCAAAGGGCTTATTGAAGGGGTTCTGGCAGGATCTAGTTTCTTTGATCCCAGGGGCATGTCTTACAACGATGTGCCTTCCTACTACACCTATTCGGTCTATACCGCGCTGTCCAAGATGGACGAACTTACGCTGAGAGAGCTTCTGGCTCTTGTGAAACGACTCGAAGAAGCTCTCCAATAACATGAGCTGGAAACGTTGGCTTCCTAACTATGAAGTCCCAAAGATGGTCGAGAAACTCGTGAACGCTGGAATTTTGAAGGACAAAACCAGCTATCGCGATATCGTTCCGCATTTCGAGACGGTTCTACCGAATGGGGATGAGGTTGTGCTCTGGGTGGACCATCCTGATCCTGCGCGTAGAGCATTCCCTGATGGACCGCGCTATGGCTTGGATCTTTTCAAGCCGAGTGATGCTAAAGAAACTATCTTTGGAAGCAATAAGCTGAGCGAAACTCTTGAGGCTCTCCAAAACCTTCTTCAGCGGCAAGGAATGGGCTGCCTATGATCGTGTGGCAGGAAGAGTTTCCCAAGAGCTACCGCGTACCCATGGAGATCGTCCGCCTCGTTCAAAGCGGCGTGATTGAGGATATGTCCTGGAGACAGGATCCATCGCCTTCCTTCGGCGCGCGGCTCAAGGATAAGAACTTCGTCCGTCTATGGGTGGAGCATCCGGATCCGGCCCGACGGGTGGGCTGGGGCAAGCGATATACCCTGGTCGTTCAACCTGAGCCATCTATACCTTTTGGATGGAAGCTGATATCCACCGATGACGTTTATGAAGCGTTGACCTGGCTGACGGAGGTCCTCCGTACCCGCGGACCACGCTGGCGCTTCAAAGTCTTCCAGGAAGGGAGCGTGGGATGATGTTTGAATGGGATTGGTATGAGAAAACGGAAGAGCTTCTTCACAAAAGCGATAGAGGCGATTGGAATAAACTGATCGAACGGGCGATCGAGGCCTATCAGCATTACAAGATCAATGAAGAGATCACCGAAGAAGAGCTTCGGGAAGCTCTTCATGGTCTGCTGCGCAAGCTCCAGGGATTCCCTCCAACCTGGCTTGGAATCATCGGCCCTGATGGAGATATAGAAACACCTGATGATCTTTGGATTGAGCCGGCTTGGAATGTGATCGAGGTACAGCGGCTGTGGGATAACCACGACGGCCGTAACTTCGGCACCGCAGTCGTCGCAATCTATATCTGGAGCCTTCAGTCGCGTTCATGGATCCGGGACAAGAAGTGGGGAATCATGGGTCGCGAAGGAAGTACCGGCCCTGCCGACCGGGACGATGAACACGATCGCATCTGCTAGGAGGCGCTATGAAAACACGTAAGAAGCGCAACTGCGGATACTCTCCCTGCAATACTCCCCTGGATCGCGGTCGCAAGTGCATCGTGTGCAAGAAGAGCATCCAATGTCCGAAATGCGGTCGCTGTGTCTACTGCTCGGGAGACTTCGCGAAGTTCTAACCTAGTTAATCTCCTTCCTTTGGGGGCTGGGCGCTTCTCACCGGAGCGCCCAGCCACCTCTTAATCATGCTGGTTTTATTTGATCACGTAGGTTAAACTTTCAGGTGTCTGCTCCCCCAAGCAGATCGGTATCCTTAGAGCTGTCCGCCCGCCTGAAGAGTCCATTGCATGCGCGATCCTGCGGCCTATAAGCTTGACAAGCTGATCGTTACGGCCAAGCAACTTGGATCGTCCAGGCTATTTCTTGTGAAGATCATCGGCATGGGTGATCAATTCCAGACTTCCGTCGAGGCCAACAGTCCGATTGAAGCGGCAAAAGATGTCGTCGAGGAATTGACATTTGCAGCCCATCATCCTCATAAGTTTTTCAACCGGCGAAAGCTCGCCGCGCAGCAGTCTGGAGCTATGGGCCATGACTTCGATAAGATGATCGAAGTGGCGAACGAGGCAGTCGGGTATGCCGCTCTCATGAAAGAAAACCTGATCAGGGCGGTATTCGCCCTTGACGATGGCACATTCCGAAAGCTCGGGGGATAAAATGAGATTCTTTCCAGTCGTCAACCTGTCCCCGCGATTGGGCCAGGTAAAGGAGTTCCCGATCCTTCCGGATGCTGCGCTCGCGCGGATCTGCGGGGCCGTAGAGGAATACAACGAATGGAAGGACTGGGCGGACACTCCCACGGGCGATCGCCATATCCGCGATGCGATCGCCAACGTCCAGAGCATGATCAACACCGTTCGTCCTGATTTCCAGAAGGGTGCAGCTCAAGAGATCAGCAAGTACTGCCCTGATTCTGATGATCTGATCGGCCATCTCAATGTGTTCCAGGGAACGACACCCCCGGCGATTCCTCCAAGTCAAACGATGGTCGCAACGGGAGACACGTCTCGGACGTATCCGCCGCCTCCTCCCAATACGAATCCTCCGGTCGCCACTGGAGCTCCGGGCCCGGGCGCCGGCGCCTTCAAACCACAACCTCCCGTAGCGAGTACGGATTTCCCTTTTCATCGCCCATATGTTCCTCCCGGAGAACCAGGACCCAATGTAACAGGTGAACCAGTAACCACTGGGTTCACGGGATCCGAACCTGAACCCGAACCCGTTCCCCCTTCTCCAGCACAGCCGCCAATGACGCCGCCGCCGGTAGCGACCGAGGGCGCCGCTTGCTACTACGTCATCGGACAGGGCTATAGCTGGGGCGCACGGCCATCTGGAGGTGAGACTACCGGGTTGAATAAGAGGGACTGCGAAGCTATCCAGGCGAACTATAATTCAGTTCGTGGTCTTTCAGTTCAGAATCTGGAAACGCCCCCAGTCCAAGCCACGCAGTTCACGCAGGAGTCCAACCAGGTGGCTCAAGCGCCTACAGCTCCCAGTATGCAGCCTGCAATCGAAACGCGGCCGGATGTGGCCAGCACGATGTGTCCCCCAGGACAGTTCTGGGATGGTCGTAAGTGCCGAGGGTCAGTGGATACCAGCGCTGGTGGCATTTTCGGCCAAGCGATGAACCTCGGGCCTTCGGGAGCCAGTTTGCCGGCTGGAAACGTGGCATTCGGAGGAGAAGGCTTCTCGAGCGGCGGCGCTCCTGGGGAATTCTCCATGGTCGGAAGAGTTCGGCCTAATATGGGGAGACGTTCCTTCCCGGTCGTCAACCTGTAAGATTGATTTCCTCTCGGTTACCAGTACACTGGTAACCAAGGGAGGAGATCATGGAAGCCAGCCGCGAACTCGACGTTCAGATCGCTCGTGACGTGATGGGCCTTAGACCCTGCCATTTCATGATCGATGCCATGTTCTCGGCCTGGGCGACCGCCTGGCGCTGCAGATGCGCGACGACTCATCAATGCTATCCCGAGAACAAAGACGCGATCGAACATGCCCATTCTCCGCTCCGCAAGTATTCATCCCAGCTTGAGGCCGCATGGGAAGTGTTGGTCCAGGAAGGCTCTCGCTTCCTCTTCGTGCGGCGGCTTTCTTCCCGCGGCGGCGAGGACTTCCGTCTTTGCCGGGATTATCCTGTCTCAGAAACCTACTGGCTGGAGTACATGACGCCGGGAGGCCTACACCGAGGTCCGGATGCGAAGACGCCGGCGCTCGCGATCTGCCTTGCGGCGATCGATGCGACCAAGAGCGAGAAGCGTGGCGAGAAATAAATGAAGGGTCGAAGGATCCAGATCGAGGTCATCGACGGAAAGGCGCAGTTCCCTCTTCTGGAACAACCCGGGGACTATGCCGGGCCGGTAATGGGCTTCAGCGGTCCAGTTCCAGCCGTGTTCTTTCTGAAGCCGAATGCACGAGATCCCAATGCCCCGAAATGTGCTAGAGCCATTCAGCACGTAGTCTCGCCGCCCCACGTTTTCACCGAAGAGCCCGATGGGACTTTAACGATCACGGCATCGATTGGGGACATGCACGGATCCCAGAGCGACGGCTATCATTGCTACCTGACGAAAGGCGAATGGATCAAGTGCTGAAGTTGCCCGCCCTTGATTTCACCCGTAAACGCCGGATATAATTCACCCGTGCCTCAGGACAATGTACTCAATCCTTCCGAATTCAACGTCGTCTATACCGCACGGAATGAATGGCGGAAGTCGATCGTCCAGAATGGAGGCATCAGCACCCCTCTCGTCACCGAGCTCATCAATCGGATGTATGCCGTCTGTAAGATCCCGCCTCCCAAAGTCTATCGATTCGGATCTCCGCTTGCCTGCATCCTCGCCATTCCCTACCTCAGCGGGCTTCATGGCACCGGCTATTACGAATCCGCGATTCTCAAGATCCTGAAGGGCCCGCAGCTTCACAATCTCGGCGCCCGCTTCAATGGCCGGAATGCCTTTGCTCGACAGGGCGATGACCGCTGGGATCGTCTTGCGGACCTGCTCCAGGTGAGCTTGGAACTGCCGATTAAGGCTCAGGTCAACGATTCCTTCATCGAGAACTTCAAGAAGGATCTTCTCGAAGCGACGAAGGGGACGTGCAAGGCTGAGAAGATCGACATCCTGACCGATAAGTACCATCGTCTTACTGGCAGAGATGTTGTCCATGAAAACTCGCGGATGCAGTGGTGGACGGACATGGCTCGTACGGGACTCTATTGGTGGCCGTATCGCAACTTCGCGGTCGTCTCAGAATATCCTAAGATCTGGCATCGTGGGCAGCGCGACGTTCCTCATCATGACTCAGAGGCCGCGATCCAGTTCCCAGATGACTACAAGCTCTGGGTCTGGCAGGGTGTTCAGGTGACGGCCCAGATCATCGCCTTCCCCGAGACGATCACGGTCAGACAGGTCCGCGAGGAGTCCAACTCTGAGGTCCAGCGCATCATGATCTCACGCATGGGCGCCGGGAAGTACCTCAAGGAAACGAACTGCGAGCTCGTGGACATGGACAGCATGACGCTCCAGGGAAGCGCTCCTCGGGCGCTCATGCGGGACGACCTCGGGAATATGTGGCTTGTCGGGACGGACGGATCGACGGCCCGCGTATATACTATGGCCGTTCCTTCGGATGTCTCGACCTGCAAGGAAGCCCACGAAAGGATTTGCGGTTTCGGTGAGAATAGATTGATTGCGGAGGCATAGATGAAGCTGAGCCAGGTGACGAACGCGGTCGAAGCCCAGGAAATGATCCAGGAGAAGGCCAAGGAACTGGCCGTCCAGGACAAGCGCACGGTCCTGAAGATGGAAGTTGGTCAGGTCGTCCGCCAGGGCGACATCTACATCCACCGCGTTCCGAATGATCACGAGCGCGGACTGGAGCTCAAGACCCGCCAGCTCGCGCTGGGCGAGTCCATGGGCAGCCGGCATATCGCTGAAGCGCCGGCCAAGGTCTGCGAAGGGACCGAAGCCCCGGGCTGGGCACAGACGGAACTGCTCGGGCCCTGCATCGTCGCCGAGCTTCCGTTCACGGTCTCGCACCCGGAGCACGCGCACATCGACCTTCCGGCCGGAGTCTATCAGGTGACGCACCAGATGGATGCGCGGACGCGGAAGCGCGTGATCGACTAACTCCGGAGGAAGGCCTCCACGAATCCACCGAGATCGCCATCCAGCACCTTGCTGGTGGCCGACGTCTCATACTCCGTCCGATGGTCCTTGATAAGCTGATACGGCTCCAGGACATAGCTTCGGATCTGATGGCCGAAGGAGGCCTCGAGCTTCGGACGTCGCTCGATCTTGTTCTCCTCAGCCTGCCGCAGCTTGGAAGCCAGGATCTCCAGGGCGTTGACCTTGTTCTGGAGCTGGGAGCGATGGTTCTGGCACTTTGCCGTGATCCCGGTGGGCAAGTGCCGGATCCGGACGGCACTCGCCACTTTGTTCACGTTCTGACCGCCTGGACCGCCTGAACAGAAGGTCTCAATCTCCAGGTCCTTCTCGGCCAGTTCCACGTCCACTTCTGAATAGACTGGCATGACGTCGACGGCCGCGAAGCTCGTCTGCTTCTTGCCGTTGGCATCAAATCTGGAGACGTGCTGGACCCGGTGGACCCCACGTTCACCCCGGAGTTTCCCATAGGCATAGGGACCGATCACCTCGATCTCCGAATGATGGATGCCGGCCGTGGATCCTTCCAGCCGATCTGTGATGGATACCTGGAATCCTTCTCTTTCCAGGTACCGGAAATACATTCGCTCAAGCTGCTCAGCCCAATCCATCGCGTCGACGCCGCCGGCGCCCGACTGGATCGTGATGATCGCGTTCCGAAGATCGTCGTTGCCGTTGAAGAGCGCCTGAGTCTCGATCGCTTGAAGCCTTGCAGCGAGTTTCGGAAGGATCATGGCGATCTCTCCCAGGACCGGGGCGTCCACGACCGGATCCGCCAGTTCAAGCAGCTCGGCCTGGTCTTGAAGATCGGTCGTCAGGGTAGTTATGGGGTCGGAGATCTTACGGAGGTGTTTTTGTTCTTCGATCAGAGACCGAGCGGAGTCCGGACGGCTCCAGAAATCTGGAGCTCCCATCCGCCGCTCAATCTCCAGGATGCGTTCCGAGTGGACATGGATGCTAAAGCGACTCCTCGAGGGCTGCGAGCTTGGTGAGCATGGACCCGAGATTCCGCGCGAGTTCGTCCTTCATAAGGACCTCCTTTCGGTTTCAAGTATATCCCTGAGGTTCCAGAGGGCAAGGAACTTCTTGGGATTGGTCTCCTTCCGAGGCACTTCGATCATGTCAATCGGGTTGCCCAGGTCATAGGGAGTCTGCTGCAGGTCGATCGGCGCGAACTCGCCAGCCGTCATTCCCGTCCGGAAGATGTTTGGCCAGCCGGGAGCCGTGGTAGAGGCCAGGAAGCGACTGCCGTTCGTGATGAGGGATCTAAGCAGTGGAAGTACTTCGGAATCCGGCAGATGGATCAGGACGTCCTTGCAGAGCACTAGGTCGGCCTTTTTGGGTTCTATCGAGAGGATGTCGGCATGATGGAATCTGATTGACGGAGTGGCGTATTTCCTCGCAGCTTCCACCGCGGACCGGACGATATCGTACCCATCATATTCGATGCCGGAGAGATCGACCTCCTTCAGCCAGTGGAAGTCACCGCAACCCAGATCCACGATGGACTTGATGTTGAGGCTCCGGATCCAGACCGGAAGCTTCTGGATGATCTCCGCGCATGCTTCGATGGTTGAACCAGGTCCGCAAGGGGTCTCTTTGGATCCCCAAGCGTTCGACGAGACGATCCGGGAAAAGCGCTCTTCCAGGTTCATCGCCGGGATTGTACACGAAGTCGCTGCATGGGAAAAGCGCTTGAGTCCTAAGCATTTGAAGGTTAGACTATTGGCGTCGGCCCTCACCCCTCCCGGGGCCTTCCTCTGAAAGGAAGGTCTGTCTCTTCATGGCGAAGATCCCCGTCAAACGGATCTGGCTTCGCAGAGCCGAAGGTCCAACCAATGATCTTGGGGAAAGAACCGTCACATCCTTCAATGCCGCAGACAAGCAGCTCAAGACCTGGGCCCGGACGGCCCCCAAGGGTGAGAGAAGCGGGTATGACAAGACCGACTTCCAGGTTGAGTGGGAAGACGGCGAGACATATAAGGGCCGCTACGATCTGAAGTACGACGATACCCTAAAAAGCAACCTCCTCGGCTCGCAGATCCAGCACTACGCGGCTTTCCATGCTGGCATTTTCTGTCCAGAACACATGAGTCGAGAGCAATACCACGAATATCTTGAGCAGAGCGGCTTCGGAGAAGGCAGCGAGAAACGCGCTGAGGCTCTAGCCTTCCTTCAGAACTACGAGATGTGAGATGCCGAAGAAGAAAGACATTCAAGAACTCGTCGTCGTCTTCGAGAGCATGTACAAGTATTACAAGGGCTGGGTGTTCTCCTACGAGCATCCTGGCGTCTTCGTATATTTCCAGATGGGCGGTGATCTCGGCGTGTACTTCACCCCCGATTTCGATAAGAACGGTGTCGTCCCGATCCAAGTCACCAACAACGATGGGGAGACACTTAAGGTTGAGGATGTTTCTTACGAGCACCCCGAACACAACGGCGTTCCATACGAGCAGATCGAGGCCTACAGCCTCTTCAAGATCGTTCGACCACACCTGGAAAGATTAGGAGCATGGTGATGATCAACCTGAGACTGCAGCGCGCGGGACTGGGTCAAGCGGCTGCCGCGGCATCGAAAGTGGTGGAACTCACCGATGCTCAGTGGAGCCAGGTGACGGCTGCTCCGAAGGCGGTCGTCAAGTTCTACAGCCCGAACTGCCCGTATTCCCGGGCCTTCGCGCCGATCTATGAGGGTCTGGCCGCGCAATACCCGGACGTTCTGTTCGCCGCCATCAACGTCGACCAGAGCGTTCAGCAGGCCGGCGTGAACAAGATCCAGATGCTTCCGACCGTGATCTTCTTCGTGAACGGCGTGGCTAAGGGCAGGATCGACGGGGTACAGGAAGCATCAGACTTCCAGCAAGGGATGGCCACGGCATTCTCTGCCAGCACTCCGGCCGGCGCACCGGCTCCGGCGGCCGCCCCTGCAGTGGGGACGCCTCGCGCGGGAACCTTGGTGGAGACTGCGCCTACTTCTCCCCTCGCTTATGTCGCTGGCGGCGCCGCGGCGGTAGCAGCGCTTGGTACTGCGGCCTATTTCCTGTTCCGTGGAAAGTAAGAGGGCATCATGATCGATCTCAGAGGCGGAACATGGCTCGGCATGGTGCCGCTCGTCGACCGGCCATCTCTTGGTGCCGGGGCGCAGGATCTCAGCGACGCGGCCTTCAACCAGGTCCTATCGGCGCCGAAGGCGATCGTGGACTTCTGGAGTCCAGGCTGCCCGCACTGCATGCAGTTCAAGCCGATCTTCGAGGCTGTCGCCTCGCAATATCCGGACATCCTGTTCGCAGCAGTGAACGTGGACAACTATCAGCAGAACGCAGCGATCTACCAGATCAGCGGTCTGCCCACGGTCGTCTTCTACCAGAACGGGAAGGAAGTAGACCGGATGGTGGGCGGGGCGGGGAGCGCCGCAGAGTTCCAGGCTGAGATCGCCAAGGCATTCTCGGGTGGCGGTTCATCGCCTCAAGGCCTGACCCCTGCGGGCGTCTCGATTCCCGCTTCCAGCGCTCCCAGCACTCTTTCGACGGTCGTGGGCGCTACCGCCCTTGTCGGCGTCCTTGGCGCCGTGTCCTACTTCGGCTACCAACTGCTGAAGAAGTGAGGAGATGAGCATGTTCCAGAGAGGTCCGTGGCTCGGTCAGGTTCCCCTCGTCACCAATCTGTCCATGGGGGCAACGGCCATTGTGCCGCCTTACTATGGACAGTGGAGCGTGACGGGCGGAGCAAGCGGTCAGGTCGGTCCATTCGACACTCCCGAGGACGCCTTCCAGGCAGCCGTCAAGGCGGCCCGGGACGCGGGAGCTGCTCGGCTTCCGGATAACGGCTATGCCCGCGTGGTGGATTCGCAGGGAAACCCTGCAGGTCCGGCGACTTAAACGGAGGACGCAATGATTCCAAAAGGCCCCTGGCTCGGTCAGATCCCGCTGGTGCTCGGCCCTTCTTCCTGGGGCGCCGGCATGGTGGCGAATCCTGCGGCGATTCCAGCGACTCCTGTTCCTCCGTTCTTCGGACAGTGGGCGGTATTCGGAAAGGGACAAGGAAGGGTAGGACCTTTCGAGAATCAGATGGACGCCTTCTATGCCGCGATCGATGCCGCGACCTCGGCTGGAGCGAAGGCTCTTCCGACAGACGGCTTCGCACAAGTCTTTGATTCGATGGGCCGTATGGTAGGGCCTGTCACTTAACTTTTTGGGGGTTTTATGATTCCATTCCGACCTGTTCAGATCGCGCGTCGCCTGGGTCAGGCGGCTCCTCCTGTTCTTCCTCCAGCTCCGGCTGGAACTCCCTCCACGGTCCAGACGGTACCGGAAGCAGCACCGGCGAATCCCTTCCTGACGACGCTGAAGTGGGGCGTCATCGGCTTCGCGGCCGGCGCTGCCACGGGCTACCTGGTCGGCAAGGGTGCCGGCAGCAAGGCGGGCGGCGTCCTGGACAGCTTGATCGGCGGCGTCGGTGGCGTGGTCGCCACGGTGCTTCCGCGTCTTCTGGGACTCTCCTAAGCTTGCTTCAGCGTGAGCACCTTCAGGTTCGGCGAGATCAAGGTTGAAGTCCATCGGATGGGGCCCGACCCCCTTCATCCGCACAGCGACTTCTATTCAGTCAAGGTCTCGCATGACGACACCTGGATGGAAAGCATGCTGGAGATGCCCAAGGCCAATCGCACGGCAGGCAGCGACTTCGAAATAGCCTCCAATGTCGTATCCAACCTTTACGTCATTGCGTCAGAGCCCGAGGCTTGGGCTGGACAGATGCAATCGATCGGCAGGATGTCCCAGGAGGAGATCGATGCAACGATCTCGGTTGCAAACAATCTCCGACCGTACCTGAACGAAGCGATCCGTTCCACCAGAGGCAAATTCGATCTGTATAGTGAGCATTTCGAAGCCGGTGTTGGTCCGTACGATCCGAGCATGGGGATCGCAAGGAAGCTGGAACTCCCGGAGCACATCGGGAACAAAGAAGAGATCGCTCAGTTCTTCGCCTACCTATACCTCGTGGATCGAAGCAGTTTCCATCCCGACGAGGACTTCAAGACGTTCGTGGATCGGGAGGGGCGTCCAGCCTACACGCCGGAACAGGCTGAGATCCGGAACATCTTGATGCTTGAGGCGATCCAGGCGGCGGAAGCAGAAGACCTGGATATCTACGAGCTCGCTCTCTGGGTCGGCGCCGTGACGGGTGCCAACTTCGATCCCGAGAACGAGGAATCGGCTCCTAAATGGATCAAGGCCCTCTCCAAAGAATGGGTGTAGCCTATGGCCTTCCCCGAAGAGGCCGTCTGGAAAACCCATCATGGGATGAAGCCTTCGAGCGCCGAGGGTAGCCTGGTCCGAGCGGGTCGATTTGTTATCGGTCCCGATGACATCGTGGAATGGGAAGTCCGGCGATGGGGCGATAAATTCTACGCCGTAACCAACTATTTCACCTGGGCAGAAGCCTGGGATAACGCATGGATGAAACCATTCCGGAAAGAAAAGGAAGCGGTGGACTTCGCGAGAGCCCAAGCCGAAATAGGACGCCGGCTGATGCAGGAAAGCCATCAGCGTCATGGCGGCCGCGCGGATCCGCATGAAATCGCCGAGGTCGTCAATAAGAACCGCTATGAGCCTCCCCCACCGGGGATGAGTGGGCTTGGAGCCTCGCTAGGTAACAAGGACGAGCCGGTCAAACCCTTCAACAAGATCGGTCACATCAGCGACTGGGACGGAACTCTTCGAAGTTACAAAGCGCTGTACGCGATACAACGCTTCAACCCAAGGAATGCCGGAGACATCGCCAGGATCTGGATCGAGGAACGGAATTCTCCGGTTGATATGTATCAGGTGGAGTTCCCGATGTTCCTGGAGGTCCCGGAGCTCGAGGACTTCGTGCAAAGTAACTTCAGCAATGACGACCTCGAGGACAGATATTTCAATTACTACATCACGCATTGGGACCTGACGGATTCCGTACACGATATGTGGAAGCTGTCTCCCGTGCTCAAACTGAACTATCCTGGCCACACGCAGATGTTCAATGGAGTCAATATCGGCGCCGGCTGGCACGAGATCCTCGCGAGCGTCAGAAAGAGTCTGGATCGGTGATGAGAGAGATCGACCAGGCCCTGGAGCAATACATCTCCGGTTTCATAAAGCTCATGGAGCAGAATGTCCCCAAACGGCATCTGCACTATCAGTCCTACTTCGATCTGCTCCAGAAGGTGGGGCGCCTGGCTAATCCGGAGCCTTATACCAAGGCTGAGGAAAAAGAGCTTCTTGATATCTTCGGCGGCCTTTCGAAAACTCCTGAGATCAAACAGTGTTTTTACAACTCCCAGACCATCGCGCTTGACGGTAGTCTTGGATATGAAGAGGGCTACGTTTTGAACGCGAGGCTGCCGGTCCCCATCGAGCATGCCTGGAACACGTTGCCTTCAGGGAAGGCCGTCGACGTGACGATGCGGGATTTTGGCGAGAAGAACACCTGCAACCCTAAGAAACTCCTCGAACGAGCCAAGAAGAACCAGGATAACGCCTATATGGGAATGCGTTTCCCTGCAGAAGAAATTCGGAAGTCCTGGATGCGAAACGAGCGATCGCTGATGCTGATCGAAGATCGGGTGATCGTGAAGCGGATCTTCGAGAAGGGATATCCATCTTCCTGGCGATCGCCATCGCTCTCAGGCCCGCGGCCGGAAGAAGAATGGCTGAACGAACCGGAACGCGAGGGCTTTCCGGCAGATGAAACTCGCTCTCCATTCGAAGGAGATATTCCACCATGGGGGCAGCGGGGCTATCAGCCCGTCTTCCCCATGCGTGCAAAAGTCTTCTATATCACGGCTTATGTGGGATCCGGTCCCCATGACAAGATCTCCCGGACTCCGTCGCCGGCGAAAAGTCCGGTCATGGGAGCCGCGAGACCCGTCAAAGACGTTGGAGCCATGCCCGCCGGCGTCCAGTTCGGGTCCGAATACATGTACCATCCCTTCGCGGCTATTCCTGTGCGGAAGGAAGATCTTGCGGAGGCCGGCCCGGTTGTGGATTACCTGGCTTCCTTGATCGAGGAGCTTGGCGCGTTCGGCAAGATCCTGATGGAGCACAGCTTCCCCGATCAGAAGGCCACGGAAGTGCGACTTTCGAATGGCCGCTGGTTTCCTGTCGATATGACCGGGGTCCTCTACGGCGGCGTGACCTATCTCAACGCCTACAACGTCAACCGCTTCTATGGAGGCCCACACGAGGGCGGCTGGTGGTTTGACGCCGGTGATCCGATCGCCTCAGTCCCACTCCGCGATGAGGATCCAGCCGCGGCGATCGAATGGGGTGCCTACCTTCGAGACAAAGTCGGCTGGATCTCCCAGCATGATCGTTACTCCGTTCTTGGCCATGATGAATTCGAAATCCGGCCCGACGATTACTTCGCGCGGTCCTTCCCGGAAGAGACTCCGCGCTACGAATAGGGCGAAGCATGCAATTGGCTCGGGGTCTGAAGAAAATCGTGCAGATGTACGGCGAGCGCATCCTTGCCGCTACAGGCGGTTGGGTGGAATGGGATTCACCACTCGGCTGTGGCCACTACGGATGTGTCTGGGCGCTGGCCAATATTGACCCTGAATACAACAGTCCTGAGAATTCCTTCCGATATACCGGCCGCTTGCTGAAGATTTCCGTCGATCCAACAGAAGGCCCCGTCGTCGCCGCCATCATGAACACGGGTCTTGATAAGAAACTCGACGGCTTGGTTCGATGGGAGGGTGTCTGGCGCATTCCATCCTACATTGGCTCTGCTGCTGGACGCAGTACTGGATGGGTCATCATTCGCGAAGAAGTGCAACCCTTCAATCGCTTCCGATCGGGACATTTTTCCAGCAGCGGGGACATTTATCCATGGCTGCGGTACCTCGATAAGTACAACGCGTCGATTCGTAGAGTCCTGGATCTGAAGACTCTAGCTCTCCGGAATGAGGCCAATTCCGAGGCGAAAGAAGCTCTCAAAGCCTTGATGCGCTTCGAGGAAACTTACTACGTGTCCCAAGCTATCGATGCGCTGGCTCTCGAGGGAATCACCCTGGCTGACATCCATGAAGCAAACCTCGGCTGGAGAGTCAATCCTACCGAAGAGCAGCCTATCCTGGAGGCCCGCTGGACGGATAAATCAGAACGGCCGCCACTCTTGATCTATGATCCGGGCCATTCCCAGGCACCTGCAGTAGAGGTGCCTGATCTATGGTGAATGAAATCTTCTGGCACCTGACATCGGATCCCGGTTGGAAGCTGAAGCGGGATTATCACCCGATCTACGCTTATGGGGCCGGCACTCCCACATCCAGGCCTGGTATTTTCGTCACGGACCAGCCGATCTACTGGTGCCCGTGGATGGGTAAAGGCCCGGTCTACGCTGCGCGGATTTCGGTTCCAAAGGAAATCCTGCCTCGGCCTTCGGAGAGCCATCCGGAATATCTGATTACGGATCTCGATCAGATCAAAGTCCTCGAATTTCTTCCTCTTGCCGAGATCATCAAACGAGGAGAAGAGGAAAAAAGCCGTGGTATCCCTTGGTGGAACCAGCAATACGGCGGGTTCGGCAGCGTCGTGGATTGGTGGTTCTATTACGACCGAAACCAGGATCGGAAGTATCAACGCAAGGGGCTCGATGAGCTCAAGAAGAAATGGCTTAAAGAACATCCTGGCTTCAAGGATCCGGAAGAATACTACCGGAAACGCTCATGAGCGAAGAACGATTTGAAATCGACGGCGTCCATATTGTTTTCGACACCCTACGGGACGAACAGCCTTTGGGTGGTTTCGAGGCATGGGTTCCAGACACGAAGTCGGGTCTGGATGGGCTTTATGGAAGTGCTTCTACTCTGGCCGGCCACATGATCGAAGCGGGGCGGTTTACTGTTGCCGCCAAGTGCATTCTGAAGGATGGTCGCACCGCTGCATGGATCGAATGGCTCGAGGTCGATCCCGCCAGACGGAGAGCAGGTTTGGCAAGCCGTATCCTCAAGGGAACACTTGCCGCGATGCGCCGTAAGAAAATCGGACAGATCTGGCTGGCTGCTTCGCCGGAGAGGGCTGAGGATCGCGAGGCGTTGCTCCAGCTCTACCGCCGGCATGGCTTCGATCTCGTACCAGAACCGTGCCGTGACCGTCGGTACGATGGGACGATGAAGGACATCATGGCGGCTTCGCTCGAAGAATAACTTGTTCTCTGGAACCCTCTGGGATACAATTCTGGAGTCTTCCCTCCCCCGGGAAGGCGGCAAGGATGTAGGAAAAGTTTCCGCCCATTTCGGGGGCATTCCATGAAGACGCTCTTCTCCTTCGGCTTCCAGTCGCACGATCCCTTCACGCTCCGGCATCCCAGCCTGAGCGGGTCTGCGACTCTGGGCCGGCCGATTCCTGTAATGGGACAGGAAACCACGGAGTTTGAGCATCTCCGTGTTGCGGAAGCCGAGACGAACGCGGCGGTACGCGATCAACTGGCTGCGATCATCGCCCAGGGAACGCCCAAGGCGGCCCAGTGGAGAGCCTGGATTGCTGCGCAGTTCGCAAAGGATCCGACTCTGCTCTCGATCTTCAAGGAGCAGTACATCGTCGACAACATCCGCGGCTATCAGGACATCCTGAACACAGACCAGGCTTCCGTGGATATGGCGTCTCAGAAGATCGCGTCTCAGGATCCTCAGAACTGGTATTTCTCCGAAGACATGCAGATCCGCGTCGATGAATGGAACCGGGTCCTGGACATCCTCGTCGGTGCCATGAAGGAATACGGCGGCGTCAGGCCCGTCTCCACGGGGACTCCCGTGAAGATGGGTCCGATGTACAACCCGAAGACCGGCGCCGCGGTTCCGACCAGCATCGCTCCGGGAGCGACATTCAAGACGCCTCCTCCGACTTCGGGCATTCCCACGAACACGCTTCTGGTCGGCGGCGGGATCGCCGCGGCCGCGCTCGCGCTGATTCTGGCGTTGAAGGCCTAATCTTTATATTCAAGACGGAGATCTGATATGGTGATGGGACCTTGCGGACCGTGTGCTCCAGGAGCAACGCCATTCGGCGGCCCGGCCAGCGGCCTTTGGCCATCCGGCTCGGGCATAGGACCTGCGGCTGGGCCTGTGGGCCCGATCATCTCGCCAACACCTACTCCTACTCCTATTCCGATTCCGACTCCTATCGGTCCTGCCCCTGTAGAGCTCGGCCTGGCGGCCTTCTTCAAGATCCTCGCAGAAACGGCGATCACGAACGTTCCGACGTCCAACATCATCGGCAACGTCGGCCTCAGCCCGGCCGCTGCCTCGAACATTACCGGGTTCGCGCTCGTGCTGGACGGCTCCGGCCAGTTCGCGACATCCTCTCAGGTCGCGTCTCCCGGCAAGGTCTACGCGGCCGACTACGCGCCTCCGACGCCGGCCATGCTCACAGCCGCGGTCCTGGCGATGCAGACGGCATATACCGATGCTTCCCTCAGGCCCGCAGACTTCACGAACGTGAACGGCGGCAGTCTCGGAGGTCTTACGCTTTCGCCGGGCACCTACAAGTTCACGTCGAACGTCAATATCGCATCGGATCTCACTCTCGCCGGTGGTCCGAATGATACCTGGATCTTCCAGGTCGATGGGACCTTCGACATGACGGGTGGTGCGGACATCATCCTGACCGGCGGCGCTCAGAAGCAGAATGTCGTCTGGCAGGTCGCCGGCGCGACGACCATCGGACCGGGCTCGATCTTCCAGGGGACGCTGCTCGATCAGACGAGCATCGCGCTGCAGACGGGCGCCGAGGCTCACGGCAAGCTGTATGCCCAGAGCGCGGTGACGCTGGACAACAACTTCGTCGACGGCTAACGATGGCAAAAAGAAGCCTTGAATTCGGGATGCAGCCGCCCAAGGGCACCAAGGTGGCCTGGGGCGCGCGGGCTATCTTCAAGCCCATCTCCAAGAATCCCATGATCGACATCCTGTGGGATCGGCAGGATGCCTTCGGTGACAAGGAAGAGCGTGAAGATCTGGTGGAATGGGTCAGGAAATCCGGAATGCCCTGGCTGAATCAGGAAATGGAAGACAAAGCCAGCTACTCTATCAGCAGATCCCATGAAGTCTTCCGGCACGAGGATGGGGATTATGTCCTCGAGGCCAGTCCGAAGGGAAGTGCTGGGTATCTCTATATCGGAGCTTGGAAGGAGTAGATCATGTTTGGAATCTTCTCCGCGCCTCACATATCGATTGGCTGGTCCGGCGGCGGCGCCGGCGGCGGCCCTGATACCGGCGCCGGGATTCCTCCTGGCGGCTTCCCCGGCATCTACCCAGGTGCAGGCGTCTCCAACTCCGGCTGGGCCGGCCTCACGGAGTTCCAGCAAGAGCAGCTCAAGAAAGACTGCGTCAAGAAGGGCACGTGCGTCCTCGGGCCTCCCGCAAGCTTCCTGGGATCCAAGCCTAAGGGCTGGCGCTAAGGCCGCCGAGATGTGTTCACGATCGCCAAGCTCATAGACACAGATCCCGACCGCGCAACCTTCCTGACGACGAATCTGTTCGTATTCGACGAGGAGTCCAAGCGCCTTACGGTCATCATGGTTTTCGTTGATCGTAGAGAGATCCTTTGGGCGAAATTGCTTGGCTGTGGACCAGGGCCTAAAACCTTCCGGGAAGTATTCCAAGAGCTTCAAAGGGGAATGGAAGAAGCTCCGGATAATACACGGTTGATCTACAAAGAACATATCCGCGACATCAACGATGTCGAAGACTTCGCAATCGAGCATTTCAAAGAGTACGTCGAAGGGATTTCCATCATGGGGACCCATGAGGACATCGCGGAGATCCTGCACCGCTGCTTCAAGATCCCTGTCTGAGACAACTTGACTTTAGCGGTAGCCACGGTTTACCATAGCAGGGAATGGCCCCCGAGAACACCTGCTATGTTGTCATCCGCGGCGCAAAGCCCGGGCTGACCAAAGAGATGCCCATCCTGGTCGACGGTGGGCCCCTCTGCATCGCTGGCCTCTGGAACTGGCGGGATTGCGTTACGGTCGCCGGCCTCTACTTCATCTACCACAAGGTCAGCGGCTTTCCGTTCGGTCCGTATTATGCTTCCATTCCCTTGGCCGAGAAGGCCATGAAGAAAGCTCTCAAGGATATTCCGAAGGACATCTGGAGCCATGATGCCCAGTGGTATGGAGATCAGCAATGGCTCGGGAAGTATATCGAGGAACATCTCGGCAAGCCTATGGATCTCGTCGGCGGCGAATGGGAGAAGGAGGGGAAATAGGCCATGTGCCAAGCCTATGAATCTCTAAGCCGCGTCTATTCCTGGTTCGAGGCGAGAACCTGCAAGTGCGGCCATTATCACAGCCAGCATGGGCCGAAACGAACCCAGGAAACCGCGTCCCAACCAGCGTTCATCGGAGCGAATTGTCCGAACTGGATCCCATATTCCGACTTCAAAGTGTGTCCGTGTCGGAAATGTGAGTGCCCAAACTGTGAGCTCAAGAAGTACGGTCTGAAGTCTATTCACGATTCTTAGGAAAGATCACATGAAGCATCTGAAACGGTTCTGGGCGAAGGCGATCATCCTGGCGGTCGTCGAAATCGACGCGCAGACGATGGATGCAGACGATCGCCTGTACTGGCATGAAGTCTTCAAAGGCGCGACGAGTTGAGCACAGCAAAATGCACGTTTTGCGGAGGTACTGGCGAACGCCTTCACTGGATCAAGAAGGATGAATCGATCAAGCGCCCATGTCCCTATTGCAAATGCTTCAGCGAGGGTGCTCCGTGCCCGTATGCAGAATCTCATGGACCAGAAGAGCCTGTCGTCATCGGGACGACGGTCCGCGGTCAAGAGAAGGGTCCTGATGGGAAGCTGCGGACGATGGATAAGAGCAGCGATCGGATCATCCGATACGCGGATTGGGAGTTTCGCTGCGTGATCTGTTTTCCGAGATGAGTTATGACGCGCGAGGAATTGAACGCGCCTTGCGGGGAATGTGGGCATACCCGGGAGAGCCACGACTATAGCGGATGCTTATGCTGGATCGAAGCCGATGCCAGTCGGAAGTGTCCTTGCATGGTATGGAGACCGGAATCATGACCGAAGAACGACCGGAATACGTGAAGTGCGCGAAGAAGGAGCGTTGGGAAACGCTTTGCGGTCGTCGTCCGGATGCCTTTGAATGGCTCTTCGAGAACATGGAACACGCCTTGGCGAACGAGGCCAATGGTGGCTACCTGATGCTGTGCAACGATTGCCGGAAAGCCAGCGAAGGCCAGAAGAAGATCGAAGTGCAGTGTTTCAATTGCAACCGTGCCATGACGGTCTCAAAAGCAGACGGGCAAGAATATGGTGACAAGAAGTGGCTTTGCGCCGGCTGCGCCCTTGGGGACGAAGGGGACAATGGATGAGCTATATGACGAGAGCGGAAAGAATCAGGCAAGACATCTTCAGGCTTCGAACGCTGGCAGATGCCGCCATGGAACTGGCCCACGCCAACGACTTCCACGCGGCTGATAGGTTGCTGCGCGAATCGAAGGAGCATCTTGTTGAGGCGATCCAGTTGTGGGCCGACGTGGTAGACGAAAAGGGGACCCTCGAAGAGAGAGTCTAGAACATGACATCTGAGCTAGACAGCCTCCAGCGAATCATGAACTACCTAAAGGGCGGGGGCATCGTGCACTTCGCAGCTACCAAGGAAGATCCGATTGCCTGCAGTCTTCCGGCTGCCGAGTGGGCCTCGGACGACTGGATCTACGTGAATTGTCCCGAGTGCCAAGAGGCCGCAAAAAGCGAAAGCAATTCCAGCGAAAGGAAAGCATGACTCCAGAACAGATCAAGGAACTCGAAGAGTACATGAGGCAGAAGGCTGAGGCCAGGCGCATAAAGTATCCGGTGGAGGTCACGGGCATCGACTTCGACGTGAAGATCGGCGTCTCGAACAAGTCCTTTTTCGGGTCTCTGGGATCTGAAAAGGGTCCAGGCACCTTCGTCTCGATTCGCTCCTGCAAGAAGGAGCATGGCGACAAGACCCGCCTGGGCCTTCTGATCGGCTACGTGCCGATCCACACGAGCGTCGAGTACTCGAAAGAGAAGCGCCTGAAGTTCATCGTCAGCGGAGACAATCCTGCGATCTTCGTCTTCGATCTCAACGAGGTCGTCCTGGGATGCGAGAGCTTCTGGGGCGCGATCGAGAGCGAGAAGCAGCTCCGGGAGATCACGAACGACGACATCCAGAACGTCTGGTACATCAAGGCCCTCAAGCAGCTCAGCGAGAAGAAGAAAGAATATCCTGATCCTCTGGGGATGACCTTGGGGAACATGGAGACCCAGGAGGAGTTCTGGATCTGCCAGCACTGCCACAACGGTCACCACGAGGAATGCACGGGCATGGCCTATGACGTCGACGTGGAGGAGTCGTCGGCCTGCGAGTGTGAAGTGAAGAAGGGACACCCGAAGAGGAAGTGAGCATGGCTACCAAGGCTGATCTGGAAGAAAAGATCGCGATCATCGACCAGGCGCCGGCCTGTCCCAAGCATGGCCGGGACGCGCTCAAGATCTGCATGGAGCCTGGTTGCAATGATGTCCACTGCGGAGGATGCCACGGCGGCTCCTGCCAGTGCTGGAACGACGAATAGACGAGGCTTTTATGATGGGGATGGCTCCGGACGACAAAGGCAATGCGGAACGCGCGAGACGCGCCGCCAATGAATGGCAGCACGTCGCTGAGGTCTGGGAGGCCCGTTTCAACACAGCCGTCGAGCGTATCCAGACGCTGGAACAGATCATCCTGAAGCTCAAGGCCTGCTACAACTGGGATCGCGACGAATACCATTCGAACATGGAATTGGTCCAGGAAGTTGAAAAGGCGATGATGGGAGTCCGAAAGCGCGAAGCATAGACGTGAAGTAGTAACGGGGAAGGAGATAGGGAATGGAAGTCCTTAGATGGATGGGCGAGAACTGGTTCATTACCCTGGTACTTGCCGGTATCGCCAGTGAGACGGTCATTCGAGTCTTCAATGCCGGCAAAGTGAAGGCCATGAAATGTCCAAAGTGCGGGTATCGGAAGGTCGAAGTCGACATTGAGGACGAGGACTGATATGGCCGATCGCTTCTTCGAGATCGCGAAGACTTTTGCGGATGCTCTCCGCGGCATTCGGCATTTCCAGGTGTCCGATACTGCCAGCGTTACCTACAGCCTCGGCATCACCGGCGACAAGCTCGCCCTGGCGAAGAAGGCTCTCGCGGAGTTCGAAGACATCGTTTGCATGTGCGGACACCAGGGCCCTGATCGCCAGGGCGAACATATCGGCTCTGAGATCCCGGCGCCCAGTAAGCGCCTCGCCTGCACCCATCCAGGCTGCAACTGCAAGGGCTTCGGCAATCTGAAGGCCTCAGTCGACTTCATCATGGATACGCGATTAGGTGGTCCATGAAGTGCAATATCTGTGGGCATCAGGAAGGCCTGCTGGGATTCTACTTCACCTGGTATCCCGGCTGTCCGGGCCCGGAACCTGCGGAGCATCCCGTGTTCAAGTGCCCTGAGTGCGGATCGAAGGATCTAGAGGAGATCCATGGCTAAACGCTTTAAGAAGAAGTGCAAGTGCCATGGCAAAGTGGCTTTGGTCGATAAAGTCCCCTGGAAGCAACTTCAGAAGAATGAGGGCGAGATGTATTGCCTGAGCGCGATACTCGAGTCAAAACAGATCTATTCCCCTTATATTCCTCTTCTTGAAGTCGAAACGATCAAAGCGAGGTCAAGATGACGAAGAAATTCCTGAAGCTGATCCCGACCGCCATGGGATTCCCAAGCGAAGGCATCTGCGAAGGGTGCGGCAAGAAGAAAGATCGCTGCAGCTATTTCTTCAACCGCGAGGCCTGCTGCAAGAAGGCGAAGGGCGACGACTTCCACGACATCTGCCAGGATTGTGCGGTAGCAGCCGGCAAGGGCACGACATGGTTTTATGTGGGCGGCGGCAGCATTGCGGTGGCACAATCATGAACTGTCCAACCTGCGGGATCCTGTACGACGATGCGATTCCCCATCCGCCTTCTGCCTGCCTTGCGCATGCCGGCGCCGAGCTCGCCAAGGCCAAGCAAGCGCTCGACGGCGCCCTCGAACAGATCGCCATCATGCTTCGGGAACGCGAGGTCATCTTCACGCCACGGGAACTCAATTGGGTGATCGATTCCTTGGGAAGAAACTTCTCGAGGCTATCGGCGCTGAAGGAGCAAAAGCTTTCGGCGGCCGACAAGGAAAAGCTCTCCAGGGAGATGGAGGAGCTTCGAGTACTTCACCTTCGACTTGTGAAATGGAAGAGGACGGTATAAGGCTACCCGCGGCGTATTAAGGCTGACGTAAGAGATCAGAACCTCTTGAAGTCTGAGGGATAGACGGTATGATTAATCCGTTGGCCCACCATCCACTCCCCCTGGATGGCCACGAAGTTCGAAGGACCAGTTTCCGCCCATCGCGATCTAAGGGGGTTATTCTCGTGGAACTGATCCTCCTCGGTCTGGCCGGCCTCGGTGGCCTGGCCCTTCTCCTGCAATCCAAGCCATTGCCATCTCAGGAAGATGCCGAGAAGGCGTTCAAGGTCCTGGACAAGGATCCCATGGATCCTGACGCGAATACGACCTTCGGCAAGTGGAAGGCTTTCGTCCAGGGCGACTACGAAGGGGCGATGCCCTACCTCGTCCACTCCAAGGACGTGACTCTCAAGACGCTTGCGGAACATGAACTGGATGACGCTGCTCTCGCGCTATCTTCGGCGAAAGTAGCGATGGGCGACGAATGGGTTGCTGCCGCCAAGAAACTCCCGGCTCTGTCGCGGATCTTCTACGATCGGGCCGCTCAGTGGTATATCAAGGCGTGGCCAGGCCTTGAGGGTCAGAACAAGGAGAAGCTTCGACTCCAGGGTCGCAAACTCGCTCTGTCTCGGCCGGTTGGTCCTGCCCGGAAGGGAGTGCCGGCGGACTGGCAGCAGGATGTAGGTGTCGCTGGTCGGCCTCCGGTTCTCGACGGCAACGTCTCGCGCACGGGATCCTATTCGATCAAGATCCCGCCCGCGGATGAGAAGGTTCAGAACTCGGTCAGTGCCCTCGTCAGCAATCTGATCCCCATCAGCGGCAAGGAATACGAACTGGCCGCTTATATCCTGGCAGACGGCACGGAAAACGCCGGAGACAGGATGGCATTGAGATTCTTCGATGCGACGGGTGCGATGATAGGAACTCCCGCATCGACCTTCTATCCTCTCGACCTTCCTTTCTGGAATCGCGTGGCCCTCAAGGGGAAGGTTCCGGAGACTGCCGTGCGAGCTCAGGTGGTCATCGTGCTCGCATCCAAGAAGGGCACGATGTGGGTGGACGACGTGTCCCTCAAGATCGACGGCAAGGATGTTCTCAAGAACGGGTCGTTCGAAGATAAATAGAAAACTCGAGGACTAAAATGATCAAGTTCAAGCCTCCCGCCTTGAAGCCTCAGCAGCTCGGAGCGACTCTCGCTCCTGCTCCTGTTCTTCCTCCGGGCCCGGATCCTCTTTACACGGGATACACGGGTATTCCCGGGGTCCTGGAAACCCTGGCCGTCGTTGCTGCGACAGGTTCCGCAGCGTGGCTGGGCATTACCACGGCTCTCGACAAGAGCGAGAGTCAGACGAAGAAGATCGCGGGCTGGGTCGGCGGCGTAGGTGCAGCTCTCGCGGGCCTGCTCTACCTCGGCGGCAAGACCGGCCTCAACCAGATGGCCTATCTTCCGGCCGTTCGCGTGACGCCCGACTAACGGAGAACGAGGAATGGGTCCTTATCCGATCATTCGTCTCGGTCAGACGGTTCAGCCGATCTCTCAACCGCTGCAGACTTCTGGGCCATCTTCCTTCCTGACCAACCCCAAGGGCGCGATCGACGCGCAGATCGCATCGATTGAAAACACCTTCGCCGAGAAGATGAAGGATCAGAATTTCAAGTCGATGCTGATCGGCGGCGGCATCGGCTTCCTGGTCGGGCTCATCGCCTTCCCGATCGGGCAGAGCCTGATGGGATACACCGCAGTCAAGACGTCGAACATGCCTCCTCAGGATTACGCCTACTAACGGAGATCCTATGCGTGTCGTGAACGTCGATTACAGCCGGAACGGCCATCAGCCCAAGAGGATGGGCCAGTACGGGCCGTATCAGACGACCTTTACGGTCCCTCGAGAGGCCGCCTTCCGGATCATCGATGAGAACGGCTTTTATAACGTGAATGCCGGGAAGAAGTTCCCCTACACGATCACCAATATCGTCACGGCAGACGGCATTCCTCTGGGCCTCGCTCCAATCCAGAGCACGGCGCTTTCCGGAGAGGACTCCGTCGTCCGGGTGCAGATCCCGATCACGCAGGGCCAAGGGCAACTGAGCATCGGCGATCAGCCGGTGGACGCCGTTCTCAGCCTGTACGGGATTAACGGCAATATCCAGTATCCGATCTTCGAGAATCGGAAGATCCGCTTCACCGTGACGCCGGCAAGCGCTTTCCCTCTCAACCTGCAGGCCATCTACGAAAAATACGACGCGGACAAGTACGCGGCCGAAACCGCCGCCCAGGACGAGATCATGGCGCAGAAGTACTCCCAGATGATCGCAAGTGAGGCCCAGGCCAAGGCGGCCGCGGACAAGGCCAAGGCTGCTGCCGATGCCGCAGCCGCGAAGAAGCAGGCGGCTGATGATGCGATCGCGGCCGCGACCAATGAACAGGCCTCCAGGAACAAGATGATCTGGACGGTTGGAGGAATTGCGGCCCTGGGCTTGCTGAGCTATCTCGCCTTCGTAGACTAGGGGCGCCGTGTTCGAGTACTGCAGTTCCCGGCATACCGATCCGAATTATCTCTACTCCGGAACCACCGATTGCGGGATTCTGGATCTGAAGACCAGGGTCCTGCTGCTTTACTCCCTCGTGAACATGGGCGGCCAATGGAAGCAGCTCCATGTCGTCGCTCCCCTTAATTTTGAGGACTTTGTCAGGGCTAATATTTTCAAGGGAGAGACCCTAAAGGAGATCTTCCAGACCGCTAAAAAAGAGAAGGACTTGAAGCTTAAAGTGAAATGTGTGAGGTCAGAAAGCGAAGAACTTCTCAAGCTGATCAGACATGATGCGGCGGAACTCACGCCGGCTGATCTGGCGGCGCTGGAGACGATCATCGCCGAGGTCTTCGCCTAAGGGAGGTCGGCGTGTTCTCGTATTGCAAGGTTGTCCATCGCGAGCCTAAGTCTCCCTGGTATGGGTCGGAGGACGTCAGCGTCCTGAACGCCGGCGGAGACAAGATTCTCTTCTATTCGATGCTCTGGCGGGATGGTCAGCCTCAAGGTCTTCGGTTCGTCGGCCCCCAACCGGCAGCCAGGCTATTCTCGGATCTGCCACTCAACACGGATGGCTTGAAGGCAATGATCAAGCGCCTGGACATCGTGGTTGGAATCCCCGAGTGCATGGACGAGCTCGACCAGGACGACATCCGCACCATCGTTCTCCGCGACGTCGCGAATGCTCCCATCCCCCAGAAACGTGACTTCCTGGAGCGGGGCTTTGAGCCCTTTCTCTTTCCATGAAGATCGCCGGCTGGCATGGCGGCCCAAGAAATCTGGTCGGGCCTCTTAGAGGTACCTGTTCCTCCGAAGGATGCGGCGTCTATCTTGCCGACACAAAAGCCTTCGCCGCCCACTTCGGATATCCCCATCGCGTGATAGCGTCGATCAGGAATCCACTGGTCGTTGACGGAGAGAACATGCCGGCGCTCGAGGGGAACCTGCATCTTGGATTCTTCAGGGATAGTGCGCCGGATACCACCTGGATGCGAGCGAACTACTATGCCTCTGAGAAGGCCGAGCTCCTGGATGTGGATCCGGACCGCGATCGCCAGCTTTATTTCGAACGTCTCTTTAGCCGGTTCGGGCCCGCACTCAATGCTTATCTACGCAAACGCGGCTATGATTCCATCTTGTTCAAGCTGCAGGTCGATCGCCTGCCGGAGCGCTTCAGCCAGGATCCCAAACTCGCCGGGAAAGAAGTCCAGTGGTGGGTTGTGTTCGATTCGGCAAAAGTGCAGCTTGACTAGCGCGACGCGATGATGCTCACGGTCGTCGGGACGTGGTAGTCCGCCGGCATGTCTGGGCCCGGTTTCAGAACCTCAATGGACTTGAAACCTCCGTCCTGCAGGAGCAAGATCAGCGCGGTGGCGGTGGGAACAGTCCTCAGATCGGAAGATAGATTCGACCGGATCGTGGTAGGCTCACCCTTCGTCCGGGCCCGGAGATGGAAACAGGGTTTGTCATCGACGGCCACTTCCCCATCGATGACGAGGATCTCCTTGGTGATCTTCATCGCCTTGCGAAGGACGTGAATCGGATCTGTCAGATGGTAGTGCACTCCCAGCATGAGCGTGACATCGGGATCCGCGCCAGTCCACCCATCCTCGTCCTCGAGGTGCGCTTTCATAAAGACGCAGTTATTGATCCCCAAGGTGTAGGCGGCCGCCTCCGCTTCCTGGATGAAGGCCTCTGAGGAATCCAGGCCCAGGACATGCGCTGCTCCGGATCTCGCAGCTTCCATGCTCCAATAACCTTGGCAGCAGCCGAGATCAAGAACCTTCTTTCCGGCGAGAGATCCTCCGAAATGGTTGAGGAGCGGCTGGAAGAAGTGAGCCTTGCGCTTCTCGACACGATCCGCCCAGCCAGGCCGCGTGGGGACCGTTTCTCCCCACGGGAATTCGAAGCGGTAGTGCCAGTAGAGAGCCTTCTCGAGGATCTTGCGGGCTTCGTCCGGGCTCATATCCTTGTCGGAGTGACCTTCACCGTAAACTTGGGTTTCTCCGGCTCGGGCTTGGGAGGGCTTTCTGGTACCAGTTTGGCGGTTGAATCAGCGTACCAGATGCTCGACCGGTGATTGACGGCATAGGATTCCGCGGGCGGATTCGTAATCAGCATGGGCTTCTTGGGGAAGGCCTTATATTCCTCGTGGGTATAAGGGATGAAGGTCTTCCGGTCGAAGACGCGCACGCCGGGTTCTCCCATGACATGCTTCGTGAAAAAGGGAGGTCCCATCGCGTTCCAGGGTTCCGGCTTGAAATTCTTTCGGCAATCCCAGACGATCTTCTGCAGGAGTTTATGGCCTTTGGTGACTCCGATGACCGCATTGCTGTAGACCTTCAGGTCCTCGCGCTGCCAGCAGACGAAGAAATCGACGCCGTTCACCAACATGTCGATGTTCTTAAGGCATTCCATGTCGGTATCGAGATAGACGCCGCCTTCCCGGTAGAGGATCTCGTAGCGGGCGATGTCCGAGCGCTGGGCCAAGCTCGTGCATTTCGGGAAGATATCCCGGTTGTTCAGCTTGCTGCATTCCTTTTCCGTCCAGAGCTTCATCGTCCAGGTCGGATGCAGCTTCATCCAGGACTCGCCCCATTTCGAGAAGTGGAAGGGCATGGGCTTACCGCCCAGCCAGATTCGATGGAAGATTTTCGGGATCATCTATGCGAGGCCTCCAGAAGCTGGGCGACGACGGGCAGGAAATGAAAGGAATGGGTGATCTCGGATTCAACCTTCCCCTCGGCCTTGAGAGCGGCCGCGCGGCGTTCGTAGCGGAGCAGCCGGCCCGGATCCGGCCAGCGCAGGGGTGAAGAGGCGGGAAAGATCGTTTCGGTTTTCAGTGCTGCAGGAGATGACAGCAACAATGGTCCGAGGGTTTCCCTCAGGATGCTGTAGGTCTCGCGCAGCGCGGATGTTTTTAGCTCGGTCTCCTCGGCCGAGAGGGCGAATTCCTGCCGGGGCTGGCCATCCGGAACGGTCTGGACGCCATAGCTCTCCTTCCCTTGGGGCTTCTGGTAGAGAAGCGGTACCTCGTAAGTCCCCGCCCAGGGCGCGTCGTCCGCGCTGCCGACGATCGCCAAGGTAAGATCGTGGACGGGGTTATAGAACTCGACGGCGTCGCAGAGGATCTGCTCGGGCTTCGTATTCTTGAGCAGATTCCGAACCTGATGGGCGATGTGGTGGAAGTAGTCGCTGTTCACATGGAGAAGCCCGTCGTAGAAGGCCTGCTCCGGATGCGAAAGGAAGATCGCGTTGTCCAGGAGGCCGATCGACCGGAGGCCCTTTCTGGTTTCGTCTTCCCTGGCCTTGCCGCCGCCGTCGGTCAGGAAGATGATGAAGGGCCGCACTTTTTTGAGGAGCGCGAGGATTGCGATCTCGTGATTGGGATGGCTGAAGACCACCACGGTCTTCTGTTTAAGGTCGAAGGACATTTTAGGTTCCGCCCGTATCTCCTGAATGAAGATACGCGGTTTACCTGAAAAAGTCCAGCTATGAGCAGCAGAACTCCGTCGTCGGAGGGAGCACGCCGGACGTCACGAAGACGCTGGTGACGCTGGCGGAATCCGGGAAGACGTTCCCCGAACCCATGAAGATAGCTGCCACATCCCCCGGCATGGTGCCGAAGTTGATGCCGCCGATGAGCAGGAACGTCAAGGGAACGACCACACCATCCAGGTAAAGCGTCGGAACTCCCCCGGCGCTGACCGTCAGATGGACCTCGTGCGTTCCATTGTTGGGAGTCCAGGAGCCGCTGTAGACGGAGGCCCCGACGCTCGGCCCGATCGACAGGAACAGCGTTCCGTTGTCGACCATGCGAAGGTCGAATCCATAGGTGGCGCCGGTGCCCACCAGGAAGAACTGATAGAACGAGAAGCCTCCGCCGGTCGGTGCAGGATATTCCGTGAAGGTCGCCTGATACGTGATGTTGTTGACGCTGGGGAAACTGATCGGCTTGGTGGCGGCCGGGACGTCGTTGTTCGCCGCGGAATCCATGTGCATGACGCCCGGAGTAAAAGAGACGGAGCCTCCCTTGCCGCCGAAAGCATTGCTGAAGGTCCACCCGCAGACGGGACCTGGAGTCACCGCGTTGATGGGCCCTCCGGTGCAAGGGAAACAGTCGGCCAGGATCGAGGCCGTTACGCAGGAAGGGGTCGGAGGAGGCGTTGGAGTGGGAGTCGGCGCCGGCGGAGTGGGGTTATTGGAAGCCCACAGGCCGCTCGCGGGGCCCGACGTCGGAGACGAGAGGGGAGTTCCCATCCTGGCGATCGGTGCGACGAAGGCGACGACCTGTTTGGGGATCGGGCCCTTGAAGCATTGAAGGGAAGGCATGCCGCGCGGAGTGGTCGGCTTTGTGACGATGCAGTTGGGCCGACGAGGCGGCGGCGGTGGCGGGTTCCCCGGCTTGTTCATAAATTCCTCCGACCTTCTGAGTATAACCGTTGGGCGGGAGGAAGAAAACGTTACTTTCTTTTGTCGACGAAGCCGAGCAGCCTGGTCGGGATTGAATGGAAACCGCACTGTTCGACACCATTCGAGCGCCAGGTATGGAGGACGCTGGGTGAGATATTGCCGTCTGGGTCGATCTTGTGACCTTGAGGCTCGGTCTCTCCACGTTTGCGGTAGAGCGTCATAAGCTGCGTGCAGTCAGGGCAGCGTGCGTAGAGCATGAGGCAATAGCTGTCGTCGAGATCGGCGAATTCCCCGCTGCGGTCGATCCAGGCCCATTCGCCGGGTTTCATCTGCTCGATCTGGGCATCAGGAAGGAAGCCATCCCTGGCGGCCGCGGATAGCTTGAACTCGTAATATCCTTGGGTCGGCATTTCAGGCCTTCAGCTTGATCGGGACCAGCAATCTGACAATGTGGTAGTCGTGCATCAAGGCCAGATGCAGGATCGCCTTCTTCCACTCTGCGTCCTTTTCATGCTTCGATGCGTCCGGAGCGGCATCGTAGATCACTTCCTTGCAGAGAATGCAGGTGATGCGCCGGCAGAATTGGCCGATACGTTCCGTCTGGAGATCGTGGTCGGCGTTGAAGGGGCGGTGAAGAGGCATCACCTTTACGATATCTCGTTTATCCGGAAAGTCCAGAGCCGCCTACTCTTGGATTTTCAACATCTTCCGGAGCTCGGGCGTGAGCGGGAGGATGTTCCGGTAGATGATCTCGCCGCTGGGGATGATCAGGAACTCACGGAGATGGCGCTTGGTGATGATCATGAGCACCCAGACGCCGGTGCGGCGATATTCCTTCTGGAAGGCCTCATCCTCTTCGGGCAGCGGCGTATACTGGGCCCAGAAGTTCGGCGCCGTGTGGGCGGCCTTCTCGTCGCCGGAAAAGATCAGGGTCGTATTGCGCTCATCGACCGAGAGCGTGTAGGTCCCGTTCTTGACGTCCAGATTGATCTTCTTCAAAGGATCGAAGGTCTGAGCGATGATCGTTTCCATGTCCTGCGGAGAGGGGTGATAGTCCACGAGGAACACGGGAAGGGTTTCCGTGCGGGCGCTGTTGGGTCCCCTCATCCGGGTGGTCAAGGTGCCCACCAGAATGTGAGTATCCTCTCCCTCGGTCATGTTCTTGTAGAAGGGATCGTCGGTCAGGCCCATTCAGTTCCCCTTAGCACACCCGACATTGGAAAGCTTCTCACTGACGTTGTCCAGACTCTTCTTGGTGGTTTGGATCATCGCTTTGAGTTGATGGACATTCTCCTTCACCTTGGTGCGCTCAGAAATGCGCTTGGAGACCCAAGAGCTGAAGGCAAGTTGTTTCCGCTCGAGCGTGATTCCCTCGAACTGGCACCAGACTTCGCCGCTGTCCCCCAAGCTGATCGTCGGGAACTTGGTTCCGTCCTTGAGGGTCATCTCGCCGATGGTAAAGTCCGGCTGCTGCAGCGCCCCGACTTCCACGATCACGCGCTCCAGCTCCTGAAGGCGTTTTTCATAGGTGGAGAGCTCGGCAGCGAGGCGCTTACGCCGGCTGGCCTGCCGTTCGGCTCCCTGGATGAGCCTGAAGTCGAGGGAGTAGGACTTCGCGCAGCTTCCGCCGACCACGGCTTCCTGTCCGTCTTCGAGCAGCACGGTCCAGTGGATCTCATGATCCCGGCCGCACCGGCTGCAGGTGTTCGGATTCCCGGATCCGGGGATGGGGACGAAGGAATCGCCCTGCTCCTCGTACTCGCGGGTGTCCACGACGGAGATGATCTTGACGATCTTCATCGGCCTACCCGACCTGACAGATCTTCTTGCAGAATCCGCAGTGGTAGTGGTGCTTGCGGCAGTCTCCGCACTCCCCGTCATCATGGAAGATGACGTCGTCGGAGGACTTCCCGCAACGGCACCAGAGATCGGCCTCGCGCTGGAGGGCTTTCTGGGTTGCCGGGCTGATGACGGCCGCGCCCTTGCAGATCACGCAGGTGATCTTCAGGGACATCCTCTCGACCGGTTTCCCGGGCGAGATCGTCGACGTCTCGATGGTCTGGATGCCGGAGCCCTTGCACGTCGGGCACTGGAGCATCTTCGGGGGCTTGGGACCCGTGTGAATCTTCATACCGCCTCTCCTTCCTATCGAATGGTCTAAGTATATGCTTGAGTATATACTGATGTCAATAGGAAAGTGGAGTGAAGAAATGCGATTTAAGCTTCGAAGTGCCAGAGGTCCTGGAGCTTCATCGCCACGAAGGCCACCAGGCGGTCGCGGTTCTGGTACTCGTTCATCCGGGCGCCGTCGGGGATCTTCCCGGTCCAGTCCTTGCCGAAGATGCGCTCCACCAGAGCCTCGGTTACTTTCCCCGTCGCGCCCAGGTTCCCGGCGATCGCCCGGACCTCCTTCTCGCTGATCGGAAGGCGGGACTTGGGCTTTCCGGCGACCAGGTGTTCGATGTGCTGCTCGATCCCGTCGAGGAGGACGTCGCGATCCAGGTTCCGGATCTCCTTCATGCACGCCTCGCAATACGGGATCGAGGCGGTCTCGGAGCTCGGGCCGATCTTGAGCGTGACATTGACCGACGAGATGTCGATTCGAGGCATCGGCTTTTTGCAGGCGAAGCATTCGGACATGAGGGCTCTCCTTCCTTTCGTTCCCGAGAAGTATTACAATTCCAGCGTGAAGACGTCCATGGGTGTCGCCGAGATGCCGGTCGGCCTGACTGAGAAGGCGATCCGCCTGGATCTGGCGATGCGCGCGGGGTTCCGGGAGTTCATCACGGAGGGGAACCTCGAGGAAATCATGGTCGAAAAGGGGGCTCTCGAGGCGGTCAAGAGGCATTTCGACGGCCTCTGGGAGCGGGCCGGGGTCAAGCGATCGCCGGTATACGACGGGATCATCGGGGCGCTTACCGAAGGGCCCAAGACCCTGGAGGAGATCTTCGAGTTCCTGAAGGGGGATCCGGACTTCGACGACTTCCGGGACCTGGACCGGAAGACCTTCGCCAAGGCAGCCAAGGCCATGTTCGAGGCCGGCCTCCTGACGGTCGACGAGCGCAAGATGTGGGTCCTGGAGTAACCGTTCTTCATCAAAACACCCCTTTTCCCGGTGTTTTGTGCTTCACTGCTTCTTCTCTTCTTCTTTGGCCTGGACTTCATCCAGGGTCTTGAGGAAGGCCCTCCACGCCTCGGGCTCGACTTTCTTGCCCTTCTGATCCCTGAGGAACTGGGCGGCCTTCACGATCTTCTCGAACTTCACCTTGATACCGTCGCGCGGCTCGACGCTCATGCCGGCGGGAGTCAGCTTCCAGGCGAAGGTGGGGCGGGGGGCCCCGGTCTCGAGCTTCTGGATCACCTCGCAGTACCCCCATTTCCGGAACTTCCCGAGCCAGGCGGCCGCCACGGTCGCCGCGGTCGATCCCTTCCCCATTTCCCCCATGCGCGGGCCGGACTTGATCTCGGAAGGGAAGGTATCCTTGATCTCGGCGGCCTTGGCGAGGTCGGCGGCGCTGAAGGGAGCCTTCAGCGTGCGGGCGGCCTCCAGGATCTCGAACCACTTCTTCGATTCGGTCTTCATGGCTGGGGTCCTTTGGTCATGGCAAATAGCCTCCAAATTCCAGATAAGAGCAGGGTCACGGTCAGAGTCAAGCTAACATATATGTTAGTTTAAGATAACATCTATGTTAGATTGACTATGAGAAGAAGAGGCGCTCGAGGAGGGAGGAGGGTCAAATTTATCTCCCTATGTGACACGCCTAAATGGGGATTTAAGTCACTGAAGGCCATATCGCTTCACCGCTTGCCTTTTGGCGCGTTTTCCCGGGAAGTGGGGGCCGGGAAGCCACCCTGCCTGATCTGGCCCGCCTGCTTCAATCTGGCTGCGCTGGCTTTATCCTCGCGCCTCAGGTTGGCCTGCGCGACCAGCGCTTTCGCCCTCAACCTTGCATCCGCGTTGTCCTGCGGGAGATGCAGGCCGAGCATCCCGGCCATGAGCCAGAGGATCTCGTCGCGTCGGCGGATGGCGAGCTCGCGGGCCTGGATCTCGGCTCTACTCACGGTTCCAGCCACCCCAACCCGGCTCTGGCGCCGCATCCGAGCCGCGGTCTCCTGGTCGATCGCCTGGCTCATGAGCCAGTGGGCCTCGCTCAAGGCCGTCCGGAAGTCCCGGTCGCTGATCTCGGGCTTCCGGTCCTCCGCGCTGGCCCTCTCCCTCTTCTCCCTCTCCAGGAACTCGAGGAGCTCCTGAAGATCCCCGGCCATGAGGGCGCTGTTCGCGTACAGGATATTGCCGTCCCGGAGCCTGATCGACCCATCCATCTGTCTCTCGGCCATACTATCCCTTCCTCCCGCCCTTCTTCGCACACCGGCTGCAGGTCCCGACCCTCTTCGTCCGGTCGACCTCGGCCCAAGAGCAGCCGCCCGGGCACGCGCGGTCATCCCGGCAGCCGCAGCTCCGGCAGGTCGCCACCGGGATCCCGACCAGCCCGTCTCCGGACATCCCGAAGGCGATGTAGGTCACCTTCCTCGAGGGCCTGAAGCTCTCCATCGCTTCCTCCTTAAGCGTTGACATCTATCCCCTCCCCCATCCTTCTCCAATGGGCGTCTGTCCGTACTGGCGCAGGAATGTGTCTATCGTGAAGGTCGTTAGGAACCCCGATCTCCACTCTTTGTCGGAGTCCCTCTCGGCTGGCATCAGGCTGAAGGCGATCGCATGGACTTCGCGCGTCCATTCAGGCCCCTTCAGCGGAGAAATCGGATTGGGATGGTTAGCGAACCATCTGATCGCCGCGAGGCCGCCCGCAGCGCACCCCTCTTCCTCTCTGGGGGTATATTTATGGCTCTCCCGGACCAGCGTTGCGAAGTCTTTTTCTAGAATCTGGTTGAGATACTTGACTACCTGGTGCTTCGGATAATCAGAAAGCTCAATCATCGTCGCCGTCTCAGCCGCCATCAGGCGCTTACGAGGTTTTAGAGGGCCCAGTTGCCTATAGCGCAGCAGGAAGACTGCAAATACTTTCCCTATAGTCAGGTCCATCTACTTTCCTCCGCCCCGGACCAGCAGGTATCGCTGGTCGTCGGTGTTCCACCTATAGATCCGTGCGAAATGGCCGTGCTTGATCCTCCACACCTCGGCGATCTCCATGGCCTCGGTCAAGGTCCTCGCCGGCGTCACCCGCGTGATCTTGGCCATCTCGATCAGCACCCGGTAGGGATCCCTCTTCATGGTCTCATTCCCCCGGATCCTCAAGTAGCCGAATCGCATTGGAAAGCCAGCCATTGGCGTCGACGTCGCGCTCTTCGTCTTCATGCCCCTTGTTGCGGCGAGTAGCTCCGAAATCGCCCTGTCGCCTCTCGGAGATTTCGGCACGGTGCTTTCCGCAAAGCCTGGTCAGCTTTCCGGCCCGGGTCAGCCCTAAGGCGACCTCGCAGACGCGATATTCCTGATCGCACCACGAACACTCAAGCGAGCAATTCGTGGGGAACGGCATCCCCGTCACCGAGCTGATGAAGTCGCATCGAGCACACATGATATTTACTTCGAGAACATGACCCTCTTTCCATCGCGCACGATCTGGAGGTTGTACTTGACCTTCCCCATCTTGCTGATGTCGTCTTCGGACAGCCCCAGGGCCATCGTGAGCCAGCGCTCAGCCCCTTCCCGGCCCAACTGGTTCAGGACGGTCAGGTAGCCGAATCCGACGAACTTGGAGATGATCTGAGCCAGCACGATGTAGTCGTAGTTCTCGATCGGCCTTTTCTTGCCTTCCCAAGACCCCACGATCTTGGAAAAGACCAGCATCGCATCATCACTGGCCTTCTCGGTTGCCTTGAGCAGCGCTTCTTCATTCATGGTTCTTTCCTTTCTATTCCTTTTCACCACGCGGTTTGTAAGGAGTCTCGAACGCTTTCTCGACCGACCATTTCAACCGGTTCAGGCGGTCATAGAGGACATGGTAAGGGATCTTCACAATCTTGCTCCAGGCACTCAGCTTGTGATCGACACCCTTGTAGGTATAGAACTTGAGCCCATGCTCCAGTGGCAGATTGACCGCGTCGTCGATGGACATCTTCTGGTTGACCACCCGGTGCTGCAGCCGCCGATGGTCGACCCCGGTCATCTCGCTGACCTCGGCCAGCGAGCGCATCTGACCGCGGAAGAAGACCATGTGATTGACGCGCCTCTTCCGGTTCTGCAGTTTGGGAGGCTCCCACTGGACATTGTCCGGCCAGTAGCCCTTGTCGTTGTCGATCCGGCCCAAGGTGTGCTTCTTGGTGGGCCGATCCCCGGCCTTCGCCTGGAGTTCCGACTCGAAGACCGCATAGGATTCGCGCCACCGCGGATCCATGCGTATCCCTCGGCTCCCGTAGTTCTTGAACTTGGGGTGGTTCTTGTTGAAGCAGCGCTGCTTGATCTGCGACCAGATCTGGTAGAGCCGCTTCTGCTTGCCGCCGGCGGTGGCGCCGTGGTACTCCAGTTCCTTGGTCTCTTTCTTCATAGCTTTCTCCTCATTCGGCGTGGAGGTTACGCGGTTTATGTGTCATTAAGCAAGTTTAAAGCGACAAAAAATCCGGTAGAGTGCATGGAAGCGTTTCTAGTGCTTTTTCGACCCCTTTTTCCTGCGAATTACCCCTGGTTGCCGAGGAGAAATAGACCCCTCCGGTTGCCACTTTCGGGCCCCATATCTCCGAAGATCGCGGGTTGCGCGAAGACAGCCCCAAAGCCAGTCGCTTGCCGGGTCTTCTTCCGAAATCCGGAAGAGAGTTCGGGCTTTGGAGTAGGCCGTGAGCAGATGGACTTGGTCGTCGATCGTTGCACCGTGGATTTGAAGCTCGCGGAAGTCGGAAAGGCCCACGTGCGCGGCCTCCCGGATATAGGCGAAGGTCCATTTCCGGTGCCGGTCGTCGACGAAGAGGCTCCGGATCTTCGCTTCCGGGTCGACTTCCGGATCCCGTTCGAGCCACGCAGCGTCTTCCTGTTTCATCCTTAGCCTTTTCAGAATGCCTTTTTGATGTTGTTCAGTTCCCTGCTGGCCTGATCCCGCATGTTTTCCGGGAATTCCTGGTCGATCATCCTTTCGAGGTGCTTTACTCCCGCGATAGGATTCCCTTTCTGCCCTTGCTGATAAACAAGGGTCACATCTTTCAGCTTCTGTTCGACAGGCACACCGAGCTTGGCGAGGACTTTCGGCATGATCTGTAGGGCACTTTGCAAACTCACCTTTTGATTGAACAGAACCCCGGCAGAGATCAGACATATCTGATGTCGATATCCGTGGGTCCAGATCTTCGCGAAGGAATCGCAGGCGGAATCGATCTGCTCTGCGGTAAGTTCTTTGAAGTCTGGGCTCATGTCTTTCTCCTTTATGCGGATTTCTCCTCGTTTTTCTTCTCGATCAGATTGTTGACGATGAAGATCAGCTTTGCGATCTCGATCTTGTAGCAGATCCGGCATTTCTCCAGGGTGCAATGCATGTAGACCGGCTTCTCGCTGCCTTCAGGGACCAGCTTATGGGCCCAGGGGATGATGCGCTCGGTCGTGATCATGAGATCCCCACGGCGTAGGAGAAGGGCTTCGGCTTGGTCGCTCTCTTGATGTAGAGCGGATGCTTCGGATGACCGCCCTTCACGGTCGTGAAGCAGGTCAGCTTCGCCTCCCGGAGGAGCTTGGTGGCCACTTCGACGCCGCGGCCCAGGTGATCCCCATGAGCGCCCCAGGCTGCCACGATCAGGGACGCAGAGGCGGCCGCCTCCTTGATGAAGGCATTGTTCAGCGGGCCGATGGGATCTTCGGCCTTCTTCATGACCTTCGGATCGGTCGCGCGGTAGGCGAAGATGTTCACGACCTCGAGCTCGCCGAACTCCCACATCTGGGCCCAGACCATGCAGGCTGCAACGGTCGGATCTGCCTGGAAGGCATCGGCGGTGGACGGATTCAGCATCAGGAAGACGAGCTTCTTGTCCGGAGCGCCGCTCCACTTATGGATCAGGCTGTAGCGGTAGAGGAATTCGCCCTTCTTGTTCTGGAACCGGGCATCGAAGACGGCCTTCGACGAGATCCCCAGATCCGAGAAGGTCTGGAAGGACAGGTTGCTGATGTTCTTCTGGATCACGCTCATGCGAGGGGATCCTCGCCGGGCCACTTGCCGTAGACGATGAAGTGATCCGCGTGTTTCCCTTCCACCCTTCGATCGATCCATTCATCCAGCATGGCGTGAAGGAACTTGCGGTTCTTCTCGATCTTGGGGTCGGTGGTCGAGATCAAGGTTTCCACGGACATGCCGTTCGGATTGGTGTATTCGATCTGGGCGTGAACGGGATCCTGGCAACAGCGATCAGACGTATTCTGATCCACCACAATCTCCTTCCTTCCTAGTTCCCGACTACTTGACCAGCTTGAATTTATTGAGTGGATCGAGCGGCTTCATCATCCTCATGAGGCTGGCCATCGGATCCTTGCACGGCACCCATTCCGCGGGAGCTTCCGAGAGAAACTTGAAGTCGGCATCCACAACTCGGGCTGACTCGATGAAGGCCTTGCGAACCTTCTTCCAGCTTCTGGGCCCCTTCTCGATCACCTGGGCGAGGTAGCACGGGCCCGGCGCACTCCAGGAGCTCTCGAGGACATCCAGGATCCGCCAGATCGCACGGCCATAGGTGCCGTCGAAGTAGATCTTGTCGCCCTTCTTGAATCTAGGCTTCATGTTCCCATCACGATCTTGGAGAAGTCGGCCAGGCCCTCCGATCCGATGCGCTCCATGCTTCCGAGATAGATATCGGTGGTCTTGAGATCGGCATGGCCGAGGCGTTCCTTGATCTCCTTCACGTCCTTCCCAAGTTTCTTCATCACCCTGGCTCCCAGGTGGCGGAGGCCGTGCATGTGGATGTTCACGATGTCCGGATCTAGGCCTGCCTGGGCGCCGTGGCTCTTGATGAGGGCGTCGAGGGAGGAAGCGGAAAGCGGCTGCTCTCCTACCTTCATCTTGATGTTCCGGGCCCGGTTGAGGTACTTCCCGGCGTCGGTGGTGGCGATCCACGCGGGCGAGCTCCCCTTCAGGATGCGTCCGGCCGAATTCCAGTAGTCCTGGATGGCCTTGATGATCTCGTCGGTAAGGTCGATCAGGATGGGGTGGCCGCCCTTCTGGATGAAGCGGATGTAGGTCTTGCCCGAGTCCTCCTTGAAGTCGGAGAAGCGGATGCGGGCGATCTCCTGCCGCCGGCGGGTGGTCCAGAGGGTGGTGGTCATGATCGCGTAATCGCGCTTCCCGATGACCGTCCGGCGATCGCAGGTCGCGAGGAGTTTGTGGTATTCCTCGACCGTGAACTCGCGTAGGTCATTGGATTTCTCGTAAGCCTGGATCTTGGGGAGGATCTCCTTGATGGACTTCCACGGATTCGACTGGATGATGGCGGTTCCCATGGTGTCCATGGGGCGCGCGAGGAAGTCGAAGAAGGAGGAGGCGGCCGCACAGTAGTTCCGGATCGTGCGGTCGGCCAGGCCCTTCTTCCGGAGATGGTCGACGTAGCTGGTGAGGTGGGTGCGTGTCACGGCAACGGGGCTCTGGAGGCCGGTGGCGGCCAAGAACCCGAAGAATTCGCGGAGCGCGACCTCGTAGGTGGTCCAGCTCGAGGGCTTCTTCATGGCCTTGAAGTCGTAGAGGGCCATGGCCATCTGCTGGGGCCAATGGGCGAGATTCCCTTTCACGGTGCTCTGCAGGTGGACCAGCTTGTGAGGGACCGGCGAAAGGGGTTGCGGGATAGGGGTCAGCGGGAAATTCTGTTTCGGCGTCTCGTCCACGGCTGAAGTGTAGTCTCGGTTTACCTGAAAGTCCAGAGATCCTTGAAAATGCTCGGGAGGCCCCTTGCGAGCCGGGGCCCCCCGAGCTAGGGCAGAGGTTCAGGTTGTATTTTGGCACCTGAAGCTGATGCATCCAAATTCCCAGCACACGATTTCAGGGCTTGGTGTGGCGATAAGCGCAGATCGGCGGCAGCCGCCATCGACGATTTTCTGACAGGCTCTTGCCTGGAAGTGCCAGACGGCGGAGCCGCACGCTAGGATTTTCAAGATCGCTTTAGCTGCAAGACGGCAGCGCCGCTCGACGCGAATTTTCCAAGCCGGAAGGCTTGGCCGGGAAAAGAATGCCACACTGCCCGGGAGGGCCAACGCGAAAATTTTCAGGTGGCACCCATCAATTCCTGTTCTTCCTGTTCCAGAGGGCATCCTGGATCTCGCCAAGCTGCTCATTGTTCAGGGGAAGGATGTCCTTGAAAGGCAGCGATCGCATGGGTTGGCAGACATCACACATGACCTTGGCCTTCATCTTCACCTTCATCTTGAGGGAGGAAGGGGCGATCCAGACCTCGAGCTGGCACTTCTCGCACTTGTCCTTCTGCATCCCATCCACGATCAGGACTTTGGGATTCCCAACCCGGTAGCAGAGAATGATTACCCCCTCATCATCAGCCATGCTTATCTCTTCCTGGCTTCTTCCGCTTTCTGGACTGCCTCCCGGGCCACTGGCACGCAATTCTTGCACTTCAAGACCGCGCGATCCACTCCCTCCCAGAATTCGGAGGCATGAACGGCATAGGTCTCGAAGAACTTGTCGAACATTTCCATGAAGGCGATCTTGGCATTGATGGGAGCCCCGGTCAGCGGTATTTCATCGCCCCCCTTGGTGGAATAAAGGAGGGTCTTTCCGGTCTTGAGGCGGCCGACCCGGACGAAAGTCTGATCCATCCTATCGAGGCAGACAGCGGGGCTGTCGATCACATATTGATCCGCCAGATCAGTGGCGAACTTGGAAAGAGCATCGATGGCCGCCGAGATGGTGTCGAGGACGGCATTGTTCGGCATCTTTACCCTCCTCTCGCCCATTTCATCATGGATTCGAACACGATCCCCGAAGGCGGCGGATCCGCGAGTTCGATGGCTTTCTCGAGCGGGACTCCGAGCGCCTGGGACGCGATCGCCGCGGCGAAGACGCGGGAACGATTCGCTCCCGCCATGCAGTGGACGAGGAGAGGGTAGGTCCCCAGGCGGCAGGCGAGATTGAAGTACTTGGGATCGGTGGGATTCACTTCATCGACGGGAAGATGGAGGTGGATGATGTTCGCCGGCACTTTGACACGGATGTCATGGGCGACGGTGAGCACGGCCTTGAGCCCCAACTTCTGGAGCATCTCCCCACTGGAACAGATGTCGATGGCCTCCGCGGCGCCGCTCTGGTAGAGGAATCCGGTGACGATCTGGCGGGGACCTCTCACGGTCGCCTTGCCGATGATGAAGAGGGGATCGCTCATCATTTCACCTGTTTTTCCATCGGAATCACGCTCCAGACATCGCACTTCTTGCAGTAAGTCATCCAGTGGCGGTCCAGTCCAGAAGTCCCCCCATCCCTTCCGGTATTGGGATGTTCCAGTTGGGCTTCTACTGGATTCTTGCAGTACAGGCACTTCACATTCATTTGGGCTTCACGAACTCCAGGCTGCAGCCGAGAGCCGCCTCCATCATTTTCCTCGCCTTGTGGGGAGGATAAAGCCTTCCATCCATGAACTTCATCACCATCTCGAGAGGGAGTCCGGAGATTCCAGCCAGGTCCTCGAGGGATATCTCCATGGCCCTCATCCTGTAGTGGATGAACTGGGAAATGGAATTGCACCAGTCTTGGTAGGTGTGCTCTTTCACTTCAGGAAACTCCGAAGGATGGCGTCCACCTCTTTCAGGCTCACCTTGAAGAGGATGGCGACTTGGCTCCTGGAGAATCCGCTTCGGAAGGCCGTCGCGATGCGAGCAGCCTTGGAGCCTTTCACCGTCCGTGCGCTGCCGCGCGTCATGGGTTTGTTCCCTTGGTTGAATTGTAGTGAACCTCGCAGGGCAGTTTCTTGACCGGGTTGTTGCTCTTCTCGCAGCTACAAAGCGTCCCGTGGGTGAAGAGCAGTTCCTTGATGAGCGGCTTGATCCCAAGCCCGTCGTAGCAGGGTTCGCAAACCTGGGCTTCATGATACTGGCCGTCCTTGTCGATCGAGCCGTATCCCCACAGCCCTTCCATCTGCATGTACTCGAAGTTCATGTTGCAGTCGTCCCGGGTGGACTTCCCGCACTTGTCGCAGAGAATGTCCTCCCAGTTGTCGGTCGAGTCGTTCCCCTTGAGAACCGTCGTGCCGTCCTTCTTCGGGATCTTCAAGAAACTCTCCCCTGGTAGGGTTTCAGGCTCTCCCCATCCGGATCATGGCGCTTGCGCTCCGCGCGTGTGGGCTCTTGATAGAGCTCCGCTCCGCAGGCCGTGCACCTCCGGTGCGCTTTGCCATGATGGACCCCGCCGAGCGAGATCCCCGCGAAGAGCCATTTGTGCTTGTGTCTCATTCCAGATCCTTTCCACCGATCCGGGGCGGCATCTTCTTCATGTCGTGCGTGTCGGAGAGGTCCACCGCCTTCTCCACCCGGCCGTAGATCATCCCGTCCAGGACCTTCTGGGCATCCTCGCGCTTCTTGAAGTACTCGGATTCCCGCGAGTAGGGCCCGCAGTCGCACTCCGTCCCGATGTAGTAGGCGCAGGTATAGAGCACCTTGGGGACCAGCTTGACCCCACAGTCCTCGCAAGTCTTGGGCGCCCCGTTGCCGAGCGTTTCGTTAGGGAGCATTCTCTCTCCTGAAATCCTTTTCGCCGTGCGTCCAGTCCAGCAGTCGGGCCCATTCGTGAAACTCGCAGCGCGTGCAGACCACCGAAGGATCAAGCTCCCCGCCGGCGGCCACCTTGTGATCCAGATGATGGAGCGCCTGGCACTTCGGGCAGGACAAGGTCGGACTCGCCTCTCCCACCGTCCACCACCAGGTCGCCGGCGCGCAATCCGGATGCTTCTTGAACAGGACATAAACCCGTTGGTTCATTCCCGGGTCACTCCAGCGCCATTGCACTTCGTGCATATTTGTGGAGGATTGGGGTCGGGGATGTAGCGTCCGGAGATTGACCCCGAACAGGTGCAGCCCGCATAGCTTACCCCGGGATTCTTTTCGTGGAAGGGGCAGGTATGGTGCGTGACTTCCGACACCATCTTCAGACCTCGCAGATCGATCATCATGGCCATCTCCTTTTCGAAAAGCACTCGGCCTTCGGCGCCATCCTCATGGAGCAGCTTTGACTTCTTCCAGGCGTTCTATCGCCAGGCGGAAGAGTTCACCGATCTGGTCGTTCGTGATCTGCTTCCTTATCCTCAGGGCCACAAACTCCGGATCGTAGCGGAGCTCGTGCTCCATATGGATCAGCATTCGAAGGCTGATCTTGCTCCGCTGGGTCCGCCAGTCGCCCGTCACCACCGTCTTCCAGCGCTCGATGTCGGCCTCCAGGATCCTGGGATGCCGGGCGTCCAGGGCCTCCGTCTCGTCCCGAGGTGCCTCCTCGATCGCCTTCAGCATCTCCTTCACCGCAAGCTCCGCCTTCTCCGCGCGGCAGGAAAGGCAGGGCTCTCCCCTCTGGATGCTGTACCAGATCACCCAATGGGCGTTGTGCCCGCAGGACAGGAACTCGGGAACTTCTTCCGGCCGCGTCAGGTGGTCGATCGGCCGCCCGCTGTGCGTTTTTTCAACCATTCATTCACCAATACCGATGATGATCCTTACTGTAGTTCAGACTGTTCCCGTAGAAGGTCTCCAGGTCCGGGATGTCGTCGTCCGGAGCCACCAGGTCGATCACCGGCTGCTTATCCTTGTCTTGGAAGCGGCAGAGCGTCGACAAATACTTCAGCATCTCGAAGTAGCGGCCGCCGTCGGTGATGAACCTCGAATGGTGATCATCCCCTTCCCTTCCCGCGTTGCGGATGATCATCACCGGCTGGCCGTCGAAATAGACTCCTCCCAGGAGCCAGAAGCGCCGGCCGTCGTAGTCCACGTAGCGGTAGACCTTGATCTGGACCTTCTCGTTCTTCTCAAGATCCAGGCGGTCCCAGACCTGCTCCAGCTCCGGAAGATGCTTGTAATAGCAGCCCATGAGCACCGAAAGATCCTTCCAGGTGTCTTCGGCGTCCCGGGCGTAGAGATCCGAGGGTTTCATTGCGAAACCCCAGCTTTCGGCGTAACTCCAGAGCCCGAAGTTGATCTATGCTTGGAGAGGCTCGAGAGGTCGGGTAATCTTGGTCTCCTCCTTGCGAGCCTTGATGGCCTTCTCGAGGCACTCGTTGCAGAGAAGGACAATGAAGACCACTTTGAGGAGCTTGCCGCACTCGGCGCAATGGACCGGAGGCTCGAACATCTTCTCTCTCCAGGGCACAGGATGCGAGGTTTAAAGTCCAATCCCGCCCCAAAGTTCCGATCATCCAGAGCCATGAAATCCTCAGGCGTTACGCGACTTCTCATTCTTTTCCACTTTCCGCACTTCCGAGCAGCAACTTGCCAGACATTCGCAGTCCGGAATGGTGCAAAACCGCACCTCCAGCTTGTCGGGAGCATCGATGTGCGGCGACCAGGTCTCGGGCTTGTGGTTGACATGCCCGCCCAGCTTCCTTTCGCACCACTCGCGGATGTCCCGGATGCCGATGTAGCTCACCCCGCCCACCACAAACTCCGGCAGATGCCCGCCGGATGCCGGCGCGCAGGGGATGTCCCCATAGGCCTTCTTCACGACCTCGAGGGCTTCGCGGCTGTCCCGGGTGTCATCCAGGTATAGGATCATGGATCAAACCTCCAGGACCTCGACCCAGTCCGGCTTCTGCTTCTTCCCGGTCTCGGGACAGAAGTAGGTCGCTTCCTCGATCAGCTTCTCGGAGCCCGCGTGGATCAGGTAGGGAAGCATCCCGACCAGCAGCTTCTCGCAATGCGGACACTTGGGCAGCTTCATTTGTCCTCCAGCCTGCGAACACTGCCGAGATCCCGGGCATCCCAGGAACTCCCATCCTTGTCGACCTTGATCCAGGGCACCGAAGGATCATCCTTGGCGAAACCGGTGATGGTTCCCTCACAGGACCAGGTCTTTCCGCTCACCCAGACCCGGTCGCCGATCTTCGGAATCCATTCCACTTTGGGCTTCGGCTTGGGAGGCTCCGCGGGCACCAGCTTGAATCCGATCTTCTCGAGGACCTGCCAGTCCTCCTCGCTCAAGGGCGGAATGGCCTCCACCGGAAGCCCCATGGCCTTGCGGCAATCCCGCATCGCGATCGGAATCCAGGCCTTCATCGCCTTCTGCGGATCCGCGGCATGAAGCACCGCATCGAGGGTGCCGTGGACCTCATGAATCACCTTCTTGAGCTCCGCGATCTCCTCCTGGAAGGCTTTCCGCTCGGCCTCGACCTTGGAGGCGATCCATTCGCGGCCCTGAAGGGTCGGCTTCGCGGCCGATACCTTCACCTCGCGGTCCTTCGCCGCGACGATGGCATGGTTGTCCACCGCGCATTCATCGGCACCCTGGGCGCCCTTGTAGCAGCCGCAGGTATTGCACCAGTAGTTCATTTGGATTTCTCGGCGGGAAGCACGTAGATGCCGCCCAGTTCGGTCCCGATCAGAACATAGATCATGGCGCCGGTGTCGGGATCAGTCCGCCGCATGACCAGCCCCGAGCGGATGCCGTTCGACACGGTCCCCAGATTGGTCCAGGGCCCGGGGTTCACCACGGCATCTTCCCGGGTATGGGGCTTCGCCCTGCTCAGGACGATGGCCGGCACGACGATCAGACTCGTGATGATGATGGTGATCACCACGAGCAGGATGGTGCTTCCTGAGATCTTCATTTCGAATCCTTCCTTCTGCGAAGCTCGGTGAGCAGGCGATCGACTCCGGAATACCACTGCCGCCGCTTCGCCGGAGACTGGAGATCAGGGTCGGTGCAAAGCTCTTTCGAAGCCTTCTTGATCAGCCGCTCGCGCTTCTTGTCATCACCGGCCTTGCTCATATCTTCCCCTCCCGTTTCCAGCGGGCCTCGGTCTCGGCGGCGAGCTTTTCATCGGCCGCCTTCCGCTCAGGACTGCGGTTATCGATGTCGATCCACATCTGGTGGGGGATGTTCCAGATCATGCCGGGACGCGGAGGACACTTCGGGTTGCGACGGTCGACCGGAGCATCCTTCACCTTCAGGAAGTTCTCAGCCGAAATTTTTCCGGTGGCATCGCAAGCCACACAGGGAAGCGGACCGCCCCACTGGGCCCAAGGCCAGCTCCCGGAGCCGAAACAACGGGGGCAGATCTTGTCCGCGCAGCACTCCTGGTCGCACTTCTGCCAAGCCCTGCAGACGGACTCCAGGCAATACCATCCATGAGTCCGATAGTCCTGATTGAGGTATTTCATCGGACGGCCGCATTTGGGACAGTTCATGGACGCCGATCTCCTCCCTGGTAAACCAGTTCTACCTGTTCCTTTGCGCCTGTTCCAGAGTTTTCTACGGCCGCCGAAGGAACCAGATCGAAGCGATCAGGCCTCCGACCACTATCAGGGCCACGACGAACATCGCGACCAGTCCAGTCAAGACTCCGAGACAGCCGGACTTTGTCGCAAGAAATTGTTGGGCTTCTGGATTCCTCACTCCACTCTCTCCCATTTGTTCGAAGCATGAAGTATCCGGAAGGTAAGCCGGATGTCTCTCTGAGGATACACCTGATTTCCAACGCGCTCCTCGATCCAGACCCCGGTCGCATCCTTCTCGGTCTTCACGATCTGGTCGCGCTGGATCTCGGCCAGGGCCTTGGATTTTGTGATCGAACGGAGATCGACATTCTCGAGGCCCCCTTCGGGGTTCGTTTTCCTCACCCAGACCAGCCAGACCGCGAATTCCTTCCAGTCGCGCAGGGGCCAGGGCTTGTTTGGATCGAAGGGCATCTTTACTTCCCGAATCCAATGGCCATCAAAAGATCACGTCCTATCTCCGATACCCCGCCCATGAGCGTCGCATCATGCCTCTGGGGTTTCGTCCATTGGGACCGCTCCATGATGAGCGCCCACCAGAAGATTTCGTAGCAGAAGTAGTAGATCCCCAGGAGCAGGACCAGAGGGAAGATCAGGACTTTGATCGTATTCTTCATCTCAAATGTCCTTTTCGTAGCCGTCCAGGACCTTCTGCATCTCCGTGACCCGGTCGAGAGCCATGATGGCGCTCTTCACGTCGTCCGACTTACCCTTGATCGTGAAGACCAGGGCTGTTGAATGCAATACCACCTTCATCTCGTCGATCAGGCTCGAGAGGTCGGAAAGCCGGTTCCGGATCACCCGTCGCTGGCCCCGAAGCAGGTCCTCGAGGTCGAAGGTATGCCCTAGCCGACAGGCGATGATCTTCCCGGGTTTCGGGTTCTCCTTGAGCGGAGCGTTCCCGCAGATCGGGCAGCTCAGGATTCCCAGCTTCTCGATGGTCATGGTTGAGTTTTCGGAGTCCCATGCGAAGGCATCGGAGTCGGAATCGGCTTCTTGGGAGCCCGAATCCTGAGCATCGCCTCGGCCATCTCGTCGGCCAGTTCGGCAACCTTATCAATCTGGAGTCGGCCATCCTTCCAGATCATGTAGGGGTCTCCCGCCAGAAGCCCCTGCATCGCCGCCTTGGCCAGTTCGTCTCTGTCGCTCATCACCATCCACCTCGGAAAAATCTCGCGCGGCGCTCCGCGCAATGTTTAAGAGGTCACCTGCCTCATCGACTCCAAGACCTCGATCTTCCAGACCAGCAGCATCCGCCGGCAGCCGTCGCAGGCCGTGATCTTCTCGGGCTCGTCGCGCATGATCCGGAAGCAGTCCTGGGCGAGCGGACAGGTCAGCGCGTGCGTGAGCGCTTCGCGCAGCAGCTCGTTCCGAGATTCGCTCATTCACTCAGTCCTTAAACAGCGGCAGCAGGCATCTTCATGACCTTCCCAGTGGAAGCCGCACTGCTCATGGCCCCAAATGGCGCAAGCCAGATGCCTCCACCAGCGGACCTTCTTGGGCTGGATGCACTTGCGGATCGGATGGGGATATTGCGGAGGCCCGAGCTTCTCGGTCTTCATGCTTTCCCTTCACCTCCGCGGATCCGTTTGGCGATGTTCCTCTTGGCGAGCCTGACCGTGGCCCGAAGCGCCTCCTCCATCCCCACCCGGTTGACGGCCTCGATATTCTCCGGAGGCATCGGGCCTTCCAGTTCCGGCTCGCTCTCCGCGACCTGGGCCGCCCATTCCCGAGCCAGGTCCCCGTTCGCGTTCGCCAGCGCCATCGCCCGGTTCAGGATCTTCATGGGATCGGGCCTCGACTCGTAGGAGAGGCCGATGATCTCCAGGCACAGGTCCTTGATCGTGGTCTTGATCTCTTCGGTCTTCATCACTTTCCCTTCCTGTTCTGGATCACCCCGCAGCGCTTGCAGCGGCGCCGCTGGTAGCTGTCGTAGCCGCTCGAGAGCCATCTCCAGGCCCACCACGAGTGACGGCGATGCTCATTGGTGCAGGGCATCTACTCCCCCTCTTTCTTCAGGAATTCCCCGCGCTGCCAGCGCCGGAGGAGCTGCTGAGCGTCGTAGCGGATGGCCGCCGGATACTCCTCGGAATCCACGACCTTCATCAGGATTTCCATCGCCTCGTCGAGCGCGGAACTCAGCTTGTCTTCGCGATTCATGTTTCACCCATCTCCTTCCGGGCCTTTCTCCTGGCCCACCTGTTGTGCCGGCGCTTCCAGTCCCGGGGGAAGCTGTTGCAGCAGAGGCACCATGGATACAGCTTCCGATGCAACGTCGCGCGGGTCGGTCGCTTCATGGACACCTGGAACAGATCCAGCCCTTGTCGGTCATGCGGAACGAGCGGCTCATGCTGGCATATTCCTTCAGTTCCGCGTTGCCGTCGAACTTGCAGGCCGCGCAGACCCTGTCGGCATGCTGCGGATTATCGCACCAGTCCGGACAGTTTTTCCCAGTCAGGACCTCGTGCGCGAGCTTCCCCGAAGCCGAGAGCGCGTCGACGGCCAGCTTCTCAATGGCGTCGAAGGCGAAGCGCGTTTCCTTCCGGTAGCGATCGTCATCGTAAGGGTATGGACCGCGGCCCTCTGAGATCCAGCGACGACCCTTGACTTCCTGACAGATCGCCGCGAGGGCTGATCCAAGACCGGTCTTGTCCCGATCCAGGGCAGCCTCGAGCTTCTTGATGCGCTCGTCCGCCAGCTTGCCGGCCTCGTTCACCAGGCGGAAGGTTTCCTTCCACTGATCCTTCTGGAGATCGAAGCCGACCCGGTTCACCAGGTCGCCGAACTCTTCTTCATTCATTTCCCACTCGAACCTTCTTTTTCCCAGCCTCGATGGCCTTCGCTCGAGACTTGCTGACCCGCTGCTCCTCCTCATAAACCGATTCGAGGAAGATGTCCTTCATGACGACGCTGCCGATATTGTGGCGATGAACCAGCTCGAGAACCTCCCCAGCCACGCCCTTTTCACGGAGCATCTCGGCGATGACCTCGTTGGCATCCTTAGCCATCTTGCGCTCGGCCGCCTCCTTCTCGTCGCATGTACGGCCCCTCTGATGAGGACCTTCGCAGATCTCTCCGTCGAAGGTCTCCCGTTCGTGGGCTTCCAGGCAGTCGTCATGCATCCGCCAGTTCTGGAATTCGCCCTCCCATTCGCCCACGTACTTGAAGTGGCGCTCGCCGATCGCAATGTCATCGTTACAGTAAATGCAGCGATGCACCTTCTTGGCGACCGGATGCTCTCCCACGCCGAAGCTCATGATGCACCTCGATCAGACGCTCATCCACTTCACGCCGGCGCCCAGGTGCTCGACGTCGCCGCGGCGGTGCAGATGGGCTTCATCCTTCTCGCAAGCCAGCTTCCCGAGGGTGGAATGCGTGTAGGTGGAGGGACACTTCCGCTTCATCCCATCAGCCAGAGCCCAGGCCTTTTCGATGATGTCCTTCCGCTTTTCGACGTGCGGAGGAAGGAGCAGGGCGGCGATCTTGGCGAGGCGATCCTTCAACTCCACGTTCTCAGCCTCGGCGGTCTTGATGTAGTGCATGGCGTAGTGCCGCATCGGGCCGGAAACCTCGTCTTCGCTTGTGACCAGCCAGTCCATGACGACTTCACGGATGCGTCGGTCGTTGTCTGCCTCATTCATTTGCAAACCCCGTCCTTGACCTTCCGGCCGGAAAGCGTCTGGTGGAAAGTCCAGGCGATCTGATAGCAGATCTCGTCGACGATGGACTTCTTCCGGCGAAGAGTTCCGTTCTCGATCCGCTGGGCAACCTCCTCCCGGACCCTCTCCATCTGCTTCTTGGTGAAGGTCAGGTCCAGCTTGTACTTCTTCCGTTTCGGCTTCTTCATGGCTTCACTTTCCGCACGCGAAAACGATGTCCCTCAAAAGCCCCTTGCCGGTTGTCGTGATCGGTCTCCCGGTTCATCTTCTGGGCGATCGCGACCGCCTGGGCCTTGTACTGGCAGCGCGTATCCGCCCATTCGTTCCAGGCGCCGAAATCCCAGAACTCGACGCACCAGGTCTTCTCGACAGGCCCTTTATTGAGCAGTTTAGGCATCGGGTACCGCCTTCTGCCTGGCTTCTTCAGCCAATTTCGCCGCGGCCTGCTTCGCAGCTTCTTCGGCCAGGATGATCACCATCGCCATCTGATAGACCGCCAGATTGTCGAGCATCGGGGTAGCCTTCGACTCCCGGAAGGACACGACAATGCCGATCACGGCCGAGATCGGCCAGATGATCGCGCCGATCAGCAATTCGAAGGGATGCCAGGAGGGACACATGTAGGTCATGAGCAGGAGTCCGAAGACCAGATAGGCAAGGCCCCAGATCATCATCCAGTTCATCGTCATTCTCCGGTCTTTTCGCTGCTGACACGATCACGGATGCTCATGCGAGTCTCGGCCCGCTCCTTGATCTGGGCCGCCAGCTTCAGCGCCTCCTCGCAGGACAGGGCAAAGCTGACGTGGAGGTCCGGCTTCTCCGTGAACGCCGCGATCCTGATGCCGCGCCCCTGTTCATCGAAGCTGGCATACCCCATCTCCAGCTCCTCAAACTTGGCGTTCGCCGTGATATGCTCGCGCTTCTCAGAAGTCATGAATGATATCTCCGAAGCGGCTCGATCCAGCCGGCACACGCCAGCCTTCCGCAGCCCTTTTCGTACCAACCGTACTTCATGCCCCACATTGGACTTCCGTAATGGTGATGGACCTCCACGAGAGGATGATAACACCGCCAGCAAAGGCCCTTGAGCCAGCAGACCAATCGGCGCAGCAGCATCTTCATGGGTTGGCTCATTCAGGTTCAGGTGGATCTTCAGGACCGCCAAAGGGGCACCTTGGCTCATGACCCGGGAACGCCCCACGGCAAGCCGCGCAGACAGGCACAGGTACATCCCGCTTTTCGGTAGGCCGCTCTTGCGAATCCAGCGCCGAAAGCGCCGTCTGTAGATCCATGAACCTAACGGACCCCGCTTCCACCCGACCGCTCTTGATGATCCCGTCGCGTACTTCCTTGGCTACCTCGACGACATTCCTCATAGCCCCTACCTGAAGAAGGAGCTTTGCATTTTCCTGTTCCAGCCCCTCGATGCTCCTTGGCGTCATGACTATCCCAGGCTCTTTGACGGAGAAGGTCGGGTGCTTCGGACAGACGTGGTAGGGGTTCTGGCTTCCACAATCCGCACACTGAAACATGACCGATCTCCCTAAGCTTCGTGCTGAGCACAAAGGGTTCTCTTGGATCCATCCGAATAGGAGTAATTGATGTAGACGTCGCACTTCAGGCACTTGATCTGGCCGCACCGATCGACGATCCGGCCCCACTGATCCTTGACGACTTCCAGGCTCAGTACCATGAAGCGGCCATCACGACGGAAATTAAGACGCGTATTCTGATCCTCCAAGGTTTTCATGGGCACCTTTATCTCGCCACCCCGCTTCGACTTGCAGAGGGAGATAAGGAACTTCCGCATCAATTCGTCAGTCGCGAAGATCATGAATCACGCCTGCACTTTATGCAGACCAAGTCCAATAGAGCCTGGAGCGCTGCCGTATCATCGGTGACACCATCCTCAACAGGAGGAGCGATTTCCTCTCCGCACTTCCTGCATTTTGCCATGATCAGACCTTCACGCTTTCCCGACGCTCGATCCGGTCCACCTCGGCGATCGCGTCCTTCAATTTCATGATAGCGACCAGCTTCGCATGATCCGTAGGGGCATCGAGCAGGATCCGGGCCCGCTCGACGACATGCTCCAGAGCCACGCGTTTCGAGATCAGGATGTCCGTGAAGCACTTGTTCCCATGGCCGGCGACGAGACCGCAACGTTCGCACTTCTCCATTACCGGCTCCTCCTGAATTCTTCGTCGCTCATCACCGTCATGTTCCGCTCCGGATCCGAGTTCCACCGAATGAAGAGATGGCCGAACTTATGGTTCATTTCGGCCATGAAGCGGACCCAGGCCATATTGCTTCCGCCAAGGTAGATCAGTTGGATCGGCTCTGCGAGTTGCATCATGAATAGCAGGAAGCGACCGATGGGCTTGGTCTTCGCCCCGGTCGTCTTGATATCGTGTTCCTGCAGGACGATCACGGCTTCACCGCCTTCATGGCATTCTCAGCGATCTGAGCCAGCTTATAGGCCGGACAGTGGTTCGTGTCGGCGAGGTATGCCGCCAGGATCTCTTCCAGCGCCTTTTGGAAGACGTTGCGCTGATAACGTACGCAGTCGTGCTTGACCATCCGAGACATCGGCTTCCCGCAGTCCTTACAGAGTTCATCTTGCATCATGGTCAGCCTGCTTCTTCTCCTCAGCCTCACGCCGGGCAACGATCGGCTTCAGGACGTCGTTGCGCCGCTTGCATTCCTTCACAAGCAGTTTGATGGCGCCCTCCGGAGTCTTGGCATCGCCCCCGAAGCTGTCCATTCGCAACCAGGCATACCACCCGTCCGGGCCCTTCTCATAATTGACCGGGACCTCGAGGGTGATGAACTTCGTATGGGTCATGGTCGATTACTCCCAGAGGTTCGCCATGTCCGCGAACTTCACCGATTCTTCCAGCCTCTTGACCATCTCCTGCATCCTGCACTGAGCTTCGTCCGACATCTTCGGATCGACGAGAAGCTGGTCCATGTAGGCCTTGCGCGCCTGCAGCATGGCCTTGGCATCCCGGGCGATGCGGGCGAAGGAGGTGCACCGGTTGCAGATGCCGTACTCTTCCTCGGTCTTGTGTTCGCACTGGCTCATGAGTTTCCCTTCCTATGCGGTCCCGACGTAGGCCGTCCGCCACGGCGGGCTGTTGACGAGCGCCTGCAGAAATCTGAAGGCCTCGGAGTGATTTTCCCACTTCCTGGCGAGACGAAGGCTCAAAGTTCCGACCGGGCGTCCGTCCCGGGTGCGCCTCTGGTAGTAAGTCTCCAGGTATCCTGGGGACTTCACGATCACGAACCTTTCCGTCTTCATGAAGCCGACTTCGCCTCCTGCTTGACCTTGTCCTTCGCGACCTGCTCGATAAGACCGCTCAGGAATCCACCCACGAATCCTCCGTTCCGCCTCATCTCTCCGAGATTTGAGGGGACCTCACGCATCAGGATCTCGAGCGTTTCCTCGGTCACACTGACGATATAATTGCGTGCCTGAAGCTTTTCGGCCTGTTCAGGAGTCATGATCTTTCTAAGCCTCCACACTTGGACCGGGTTGGTGCTTCAGGTGGGTCTTTAGGAAGTTCTTCCGATACACCAACGACAGGGGCAGTGAACACCACTTGCAGCACCGATGCCGACCATCGCACCAGCACTCCCAGAACGCCGAGAACAGGTGCTTGCACCGAGCCAGCTTTCGTTTCGTCATCAGGCATTTCGAGGTCGTGAGAGGATCGTAGACCGGCATGGGCGCCGGCGCCGCCTTCGACGTCTTCATTTGACGAGAGCCTTCCCGCTCGAATCGACAAGTCCGCTCCAGCGGAAGAACCAGTAGGTGAAGCTGTGGATGGAACGGCGATTGATGCTCCTCTGGAACTTCGGGTTCGGATGGTTCGTCAGGCGGATCTTCTTCCGATGCTCCTCGAAGACCTCGGTCGCGATCTCCTGGATGTCGTCGACCAGGCCGCTCTCCTTGAAGAGCCAATGGAGAAGCCCAGGAACGCTCTGACGGACTCCATGAGCTTTCGCATGGGCGGCATAGCCTTCTTCCGCCTTCAGCATCAGATCTTTCGCGTCCGGATCCATGCACATGAGCGAGACGGGGCCGATGTCCCGGCGCAGGTGGTTTCCTGGAAGAGCGTCTTCGGCCATGATTCAGTCCCTCTTGATCAGGCCGGTATCGCGAAGCACCCAGCGCAGCTCCTCGAAGGCCTTGTCCTTCTGATTGTCGGCGCTCTCCGCTGCAGCCCGGCTCGTATAGGTCTGGTAGTTCATGAAGTAGCGATACTCGAATTCGACGGCGGCCGCGGCCACCCGTTCGGCCTTGAGAGCCCGCGCCTTCCAGGACTCGAGCGTCGACTTCCCGGGCTTCTTCGCGGTCTTCATTCCCTTCGCTCCTCGATTGAGACGGCTCACGGAGTCCCCCATTCCTTGCAATCAGAGGCCTTCGCGCCGTCGATCACCAGAGGCACGAGGCAGGAGTGCAAGGCCATCTTCCGATAGATCACTCGATGGCCTTCGCAGTATCCGAGGTCTCCTTCCAGGATCAGATGCCGCTCCTGCGGGGATAGATCCGCCGGCAGGATTTTTCCTGAATAGGTCCGATCATCCGGCAGGTTCTTCGTGTATAGCGGGCTCATCGACCGTTAAGTATAAACGCGGTTTACGGTCTGTCAAGGCTAAGAAGTTGCTTCCATGAATTCAAACTTATGCTTTTCGCTCTGGCCGATCGATGCCTCGGCCTCTGCCTTGGAATTGAAGGAGAAGGATGTTACGACCTCCCCATCTTCCAGGGTGATTACTTTGTTCCCGTTCACGGGGAGACGCAGAATTACTCCTTGAGTTACGGGTGATAGCTCTTTACCACGGCTCTCTTTGGTGGAGCACCGCAGGATAAACCACTGGTCAGCATTCGTGCTGTTATAGAGGGCGAATAAACTTGCCACGATTCCTCCTTAGCAACGCCTCATCTCATATCGTTCAATTACCATCTTGCAGGAGTTGCAATACACCGGCGATGCGAGGTGCTTGTATTCTTCTGTCGAAACGATGCCGGCGTGTTCGCCGCAGATTTCGCAGTACAGGCCCACTGGACTGGGGCCCCTTTCCCGGCGGGATTCTTGGGGAATGACGTTCGGGCGGCGGCGTAAGACCGTCGCATAGATTAGGAATGCTAGGAACCCGAAGAACAAAAGCGCAGAGATCATATCGGACATATTCTTCTTCTCCTACTTCTCGCAGAGTCCGCAACTCGTCTTCTTCCCTTTGACCAGGTTGTAGCCCCAGACTCGGGCCTTCTTGCCGCAGTCGCACTTCACTTCCCATTGGACTTGGGAAGACTCATTCTTCAGGACCGGCTTGCCGACCACGAGCTTGCCCCAGCGAGTGCCGGTTGCGACCGGAGTCTTGTGATGACCGCCCATGATCAAGACCATCCCAGCTTGAGATGCCGGCACACCCATACGATCAGAACCCCAAGGGCGATGAGCGCAAAGGGAGCCAGTCTACGAGCCCAGACAACCACCATGATCATCCTCATCAAGGCCTTCTCGCTCATCGCTTATCTCCTAGGCGGAATTTTCTTTGCCTTCTTGCCCGCTCGGTCGGCATCGGTGGCCACTTTGAAATAATCCTGCTCGGTCATCAGATCACGCTGGATGCAGTAGCACTTTACGCACTTGAAATACCTAGAGATCCGATCGATTGCCGGCCCATGCCAGTCGTGTTCTTTGCAATCGAGCTGCTTGAGGACAGTTTCCTTGGTACCGCCGTAAAGGATGATCGCCATGGTCAGATCTCTCTCGAAATGATGGCCAGATGATTCGCCCAGCGCTTCTCGTCGGGAACCAGCTTCCCGAACTCCACGCGATAAATTCCCGCACCTTGAGCGATGAAGGTCTCGCCCATCATTCCACACTCGCAGACCCAGCGGGCGATCTGGACGCTCTTCCCGCAGACGCGGCAGTGTTTCAGCCAGGCATGATCATGAATGCAGGGTCTTTTGAGGCTGCCTGAATCATCGGCCCAGACAATATCCTCGACGCCCACGTACTTCTTCTTGTGGCCGGTCAACCAGCAAAACATGGTCCCCTCACTTCAATACTTCAGCCCAAAGTCGAACTCGCACCCAAGCACCGAGATTGCTGATCTTCAGCTTTTTTGAGTTTCCTTTCTTATCGGAGAGCGAGACCCGAAAATAGCCTGGCTTACTATTATCGATCTTCCCGAACCAGATGAAGCCGGTGCCGAGCCGTTTCATGACGTTCTTGGTCTTCACCGGAGTTGGGCCTCGGCCTTCTGGACGGCGTCCTCCAGGATCTTCCGCTTGCTGGGAGGCTTGATGCCGCAGATGCCCATGATCTCTTTCACGATCCGCTTCGGGCTCATGGGCTTCTCGCCGACTTCCTTCTCGAAATGATGGACGAGCCGGACGACGAGGTTCATCATCGCCCATCTGGTGCAGTCGGCCGACGGCCAACTCGATCCGCCCATTTCCCGCGCCATCGTGAAGGCATCGTCGACGATATTCGGCTTCTTCTTTCCGCTGCAGTTGGAGTGGCAGCAGTCTTGGCAATGACCGGAAAGCATTCCAGCGCATTGATAGGTCTTCCGCTGGCGCTGGCAGTAGGCGCAGGTTTCGATCTTCTTCTTCACTTGGGATCCTCCCGAAGCCATCCTGTCACATTGCTTCCGTCCGCGCATGCACCGTTACATCCCATATCCTCGATCAGCTTGCAGCCAGACCAGTGGCCTTTATGGACCGGACAGGGCGTCGTCCTGGGCTTCTCTCCGCCGTAGATCGTCCGGGAAAGGAGGTTCGACTTCATGATCTGGAGGAAGACGAACTGGATCTTATCGCCTCTTTCCTTTCGCCACGCGATGCCAGCCGTACCATCGCTGGGAAGAGGCTCTGCCGCCAACCGCTGCCATTCCTTCAGGAAGTCGCAGAAGAAGCTGACTGGCATGACCGGAACACCATCTTGAAAGCGCTCGAGGAACTTGTCGATCTCCTCCTCGCTCGTCTTGCGGCCGCCGTTGGTCAGGCATTCCCGGGCGATTTCTCTATTCATCGTCCTCGTCTCACGATCCTGATGGCCTCTTCCATCTCAGCCTTGACGCCGGCGTTCCAGATCACGGCAAAGATCAGCCCGGCGCAGCGATCGCACTCCTGGGCGAATTGGACGGCCGGCGAGAGCTTGTTTTCCTCATGATGATGTCCGCAGTTCTTGACGCCGCGCATCATCGCGATCTGATCGGGTCCGACATCCTGGCTCATGAGAGGATCCCCCTGGCTGCCGTCCACTTCAGGAAGGTCCAGATATTCGGGCCGAGCTCCTTTTCCGTGTAGCCAGCCAGAACGGCCTTGGCCTGGCACTTTCCCTTATGAAGATCATCGCGTTCGCAGCGGAAATTTCGATTGTTGATCTGGATCTTTTCTTTGCAGCGGATGGTAGCGGGAGATTGATCTTCGTCTCGTTCCAACCGCGAAACGTTAACCGCGAATTTCCACAGCCAGGAGGAATGATCGATATCGAGACGCTGGTAGTCATAGGCATTCTGGCCATCTAGCCCCAGGTAGCGGACCTGCTCGAGCGGTAGCCCGGGCATATCTACCCGGATCCGACGCTCGAGGCCGCCCCTTTCGGCATCCAGGGCGAAGGCGAAGTACCCGCGATCGTCGTCATCCTCCAACCGGAAGATGTCCTTGACGAACAGGCCGTGCGCCTGAGCGATGTCTTTAACGAAGACCTTGATGTTCTCGTAAGCATGCTCCAGGGAAGCATTCTGCACAGGTCCACTTCCGGGATTGATCACGAAGAGGCTCATGGCTTAGACCTTCACTCCGGCCTTGTCGAGCGCATCGTTCATGAGACCCCAAGGCGCCATCTCGGACGTCGGGTAGGCGTCCGGATCCTCGTGATACTTTTTCCATGCGAGGAGAGCCTTCTTCATGTCCTGTGCGGCCGCCAGGACCTTGGCGTTAGCACTCGTCTCCTTCGGATCATCCTGGTTGAAGACCCTGGCGACCACATTCGGCGCCGGGTCATGCCCGGGATGGACGAACTCCGTCGGAGGACAGGGCTTCTCGTCGATGATGAAAAGAGCGTCGTTCATGACCCCGACGTACCAGGTCTCGCTGTGTTTCTTTTCGCTCATCGTATTCCCTTCTTTTTAGGCAGATTCTCTTCCGGAACGATGATCTGCACGGTCGTCAGGCCCTTGCCGGGAATGATCACGGGAACCCGGTTGACGAAGGCCAGATTCTCGAAGATGTCCAGCATGACTTCCTTCACGTCTTTCTTCTTCATGCCGCAATCAAGCATCTGGCCGATGCTGGCCTCGAGATTGACCTGAGTTCGATACGTCAGGTCGAAGTCGCGCCTGAGATGGTAAGCCAGGTCTTCAGCGAAATTCCTTTTCACTTCTTCGGTTCCTTGATGAACTTCTTGCAGCGTTCCGTGGGATGGACGGAGGGATAGCAGCCGCATTCATCGCACCAGAGGCTGCAGTCGAGCTTCTCGGGCTCGAAGATCTCGCTGTAGCCGCACATGGTGTAGCCAATCAGCCGGTAGAACTCGAGCATCTCCTCTTTGCAGTAGTTCCCGCTGCCGGCGCGCATCCAGATATCGTTCAGATCGTACTTCTTGCCTGCCGACACAGCATCGAGGAGATCCCGGACCACCCGATTCATCCGGAAGGCCGGCCGCGGGTGGCCATCTTCGTTCGGCTTGAGAATCAGTGGAAAGACCTCACCGTTCACGGTGGCGGTCTCCTTGCTCAGCGGCGGCCGATTGTCCGGGTACCAGTCGATGTCCATGATCATTTCTCCTCAGGCCAGTCGACCTCGAAAACGAGTGCCGTCTGGACATGTCGAGGGAGCTCCTCGATGGATCGACGGATGAAGGTATGCTCCTGTTCGACATAGGCCTTGGGATCGACCTTCGGCGCCACGGAGATCGCGATCCGGACGGGCTCCCCGGGCTCCCATTTGACGGGTTCCATGCCCTGGAATACCCCTTTGCCGAAGGCCTCCAGGAGCAGCTTTTCGATTTGCGGGCCGTATTCCTTCAGGATGACCTCCGGGTCGTCCTCCATCGTTCTGGCGATTTCTAGGGCCCTTTCTGCCGCTTTTTCGAGGGTTTCGCCGCCCCCCTCTCCGTGGGATAGGCCGGCGCCCACGACCAGGCACGTCCAGCCGTCCTTATCGCCCCAGAACTGGAAGTACCAGCCCTTGGCGCGGAGCTTCTCGACCTCATCCATCTGGTTCATCAGGCCTTCTTTTTGGCGACTTTGAGCTGTTTGGCGGCTTCCTCGAGGACTGCCTGGATGGTCGCCCCGACGGCTTTCTTGAAGGACGTTCCGGGCGGATATGACCAGCAGCGCGAAGGATTCGGACAATCCCTTCCGACCAGGAAGACCCCCACTCCGGGGATGTCGATCGCGATGAAGGCGAGCTTCTCTTCGAACTCGAATTGCATGGCCGACGTGCCCGAGAGCGCCGCTCCCTTGTAGTCGAGACGGAGGGCCTTGGTCTTCGGTTTCACTTGGACGCCTCCGGTTTTCCGAGATAAAGGCAGCGGCCTATGGCTGCGAACTGTGCCGCCAGGAGAAAAACGGCGATCGCCAAGACCCCGGGTGTCGCCGGCGTATCTGTCGCGCGAACGAGAATCGTGTAGAAGAGAACGACCGGGATCCTCCCGACTAGGTCCAAGCTCTTGTAGTTCATTTTAGTTCCCCGAGCATTTCGCTGAAGGCAGAGAGCCAGACGCTCGAGTTTGCGCTGAAGCCATCCTTCTTCGCGAGCGCCTGGGCCGATGCCATCGACTTTGCCACCCGGATGTACTCCTTGCACTTCTCCTTCAGATCCCGATTCTTCTCGCCGCGCTTCACTTGTCCTCCGATGCAGGGCAGATCTTTACGGAACGACCCATGGCGAGGCCTTCCTTGTCCTTCCGTGCGTCGATCACATGGAGCGGAGCCTCGACGCTGCAGGAAGAATGCGAGCCTCCACACTTCCGGCACGGATAGATCTTCGCGTCCTTCTGCGGCTTCTTGCAGTAATCGCACATCGGATAGACCGGCTTGGGCGGGGGAGGTGGCGGACTGCAAGCCGACAAACAGAGGATCGCCGCCATCGCGAGCAGTTTCTTCATGCTACCCTTCCAATCCTTTCAAGGATTCATCGGCTTCGCGTTGCAAAAGCTCGATTTTGATATTCTGCAGGGCCTCTTCATCGGTCTTCGCTTCACCCTGGACGAAACGGCCGGTCCTCATGTTCGTGAAGAGCCAGAAAGTGAAGGATTCTCCGTCCAGCCGGTAGTCGTTGTGGCAAGCGACCGTCCAGCCGTCATCGCGGAGCTTCTTCAACATCTCAGAGAGATTCATGATGACCTCACGAGTTCAGATCGATCTGGCCCAGGACCTCCATCACGGCCGAGAGCTGCTTGGCGTCGTGGGCCGCGAGCGAATAGCTCTTCGCGGCGAAGTTCTTCGCCAACGACGCGTCGAGCTCCTCCGCGCGGGCCTTCAGATAGGCCACGGCGCCCTTCTTGTCTTCCTTCTGCTTTTCCGCCGACTGGATCTTCGATTCCATGCGCGTTCTTCTCCAATAGAGACACGAAGCAGACATTTCCGCTCCTATGTCGCTTCCACGGTCTTGACTTTCATCATCTCGATGCGGTCCCAGGCCATCATGCAGAAGTTCGCGATGTCCACGAACTCCTTCTGGACATCCTCGGGCAGAGCGCGGCACTTCTGGTAATTGGAGAAGGCGACTTCCATTTCCCGGATCTCATCCCAGATCCGATCGACCAGGGCGGAAGGAAGGTCCTCCTTCCATCCATGCTTCCAGTCGTTCTGACGAAGGATCACTTCCATGGCCAGAGCGAACGCCATCACTTCCTTCCGAGGCACGATCTTCTTCTCCTTGGTTTCCGGAAGGTCTTTGGACTGCATGTTCGAACAGTCCGCCGGCGTATGGCAGACTTCGCAGGCCCCATGAGACCGATGAAGGGTGATGGGCCATTCGTTTTTATTGGCGCAGAAGTCGCAGTAGAACATCAGCTCTTCCTCAGCACGGTTTCATCCATCATGCAATGACCCGATTCACGGCAGCGTTCCAGGTCATACATCTGAGTCTTCACGTTCTGGCGGATGTTGCCGATCTTGGCGTAGTTCTGATTGAGGCCGCTGACGATCACGCTGATCTCGGCTTGAGCCTTCTCCATGAACTCAGCCGCGCGATACAGCAGAGTCTCGGCCTTCAGAACCCGCTTAGCTGCGGCTTTCTTTCTGCTCTCGTTGAGTTCATTCGCCATCATTTCTTTCATGGCCGGTTCTCCCTCTATCCGAAGATAATCTTTCCGAAAAGGCATCATGTCCTCTTCATGGCCCTGGCCGGTTCCTCCCCGGCGAGAACTGCTATCTAACCCACGTCATTCTGCGGTAGTGGTCGGCCCTCAGCCGCAAGCGCGACTCGGCTTTCGACGAGCTTGCCATCTATCACCTGATCTCCGCGCCACAGGGCCATGAAGAGAACACCTATTTCTTTTCTGATGGACCGATATCCTCCTTCGTGCACCACCAGGTCTGTTCCAGGCCCGTCATCGGGACCGGCCGAAGGTCCTTTTTCATTTCCGACTGATCGGCCTTTGGATCCATGGCCAGTTGGACGACGACCAGGGCAAGCTTCTGCCCCTTTGAATCGGTGCCCTTCCAGACCCGACAGTAGCGGCCGTCGACCATCTGGAAATCGTCCGTGCTTTCTACGGTGACCTTCACGCTCTACTCCTCCACGTGCCGGACGCAGCCGTCCTTGTCGGGCAGCCCCCACTTCCGCTTCTTGCAGATCTCGAACTTTTCCCGGATTGCATCGCGGGAAGACACCTTCTTCCTATGGGCGAGGTGAAGAAGGAGCATGATGCAGTCCGCAATTTCGTGGGCGATCTGCTGATCGTTCGCATCATTGAGTTCCCGGAGCTCCTTCTCCAGATGAAGGAGCATCGTCTTGGGCGTCGACGTCGGGAACGTGATGTCGCTCCAGGAACCGATCTCCGTCTGAAGGCCATCGAGGGCCTCCTTCTCGATGATCGGCATCGTCACCAGGACTCCGTCGTCCTTCATGTACCGGGCGACGTCCTGGGCCAGTTGAGCCTCGGCATCCGAGGTCGTGTTCACGATCGGATTCCGAAGATGGGCGACCTCATCATATTCCGAGGGCCGCTTGCTCAGCCACCAGGCATAGGCGGAATCGATCAGATTGCTTTCACGCTGCGTCGTCATCAGTCCTTCCTTCCGACTTCCGTCCAGGTGCCGCCTGTCACGAGCCCTTCCGGCACGGTGGAGATCGGCGGCGCCGCCTTCTTCCTCTTGGCCGGCTTCTTCCGGACGAGCGGCTTGTTCGCGATCACGCAGAGGGAAGATCCCATGGAACGGTAGTACTCCCGGTTCTTCTTGGCCCAGCGCTCGCCTTCCGCCCGGGTCTCCGTCTTGTGGACCGTCCGGAGTGGACAATTCGCCAGTACCAGGAATTTTGCTTCAGGCTTTTTCATTTCGCTTTCGCTTTCTTCACCTTGAGAATGCCCTTGCCTTTGCAGGTCTTGCAGGTCGTCTGGAGGGCTGCGCCTCCTTCGTGCCAACCGCAGCCGTCGCAGTCGTCACAATACGCGTGCGTCGGTTCGGTCCGGCTGAGCAGCTCTCCCGTCTCCGCGAAGTGCTGGAGTTGGGGAAGAAGTTCGAGAACCAGCTTTCGGTCCAGATGCATCCGGGCGCTCTTGGTCGTGCCCTCCGGCACCACAACCGGAGTCCAGCCTTGGCCAGGGATTAGGATCTGCAGCTTCACCTCGTCGATCCCCAGCCAGATGGCATCGGCCGTCGCGAGGCTGGACTTCTGGATGCTGCACTTGGCCCCGTACAGATCCGTGAACTCGCCGAGCAGGAATCCGCGGCGAGTCGGCTTCAGTTTCAGGCTCATGCCGTCTCCTTCACCAGCCGAAGAGGCTGCACCACAAGCTTGCGCTGATTGGCCGGGGTTCCCGCACCGGCCCAGAAGTACTCGCCGCCTTCGTTGAAGGCGTGGATGAAGCCGTTGTTGTCGCTGTATTCGGACTTGAAGCCGACGACGTCTCCGAATAGGAACGGTCCTGTTGGGCATTCCGCCAAGGTCGTCGGGTCGCCATCAGGAACGAGCTCGACTTTCATTTGGCCTCCACGCAGTTCGATTGATACCGCTGGTCACAGGCTTCCTTGTCCTTGCATTCCCAATGGCTGATCAGTAAATCTTTCACGAAGCAGATCCTTTCTTCCCAGCAACCGTCAGGCCTTCCGTGGCGATCTGCTTCTGGATCGCAAGGCCCAGCGCAATGTCTTTCCGACGCTGCATCTTGTCGCGCCCCTCGAAGTAGTAGGCCCGTGCGGCCGCGTAGATCGCTTCCAGGCGCAGGATGTACGGGCAGGTAACCGAATGCATCGCGAGCAATCCGCACTCGCCGCAAGGGCGCCGGTCCCGGACGACGGCATGGCAGGCCTCGCAGAGGCCGGACCAGACCGCGGGCTGTGGGCAGAGATTGCACCGCTCGCCACCATAGGCCCACTGCACCGTCTTGGGATCCTTCATGAATCCACGATCTTCTTTCCTTCGATCGGACCGTATTGGGCCAGCACCTTGTCGATCCAAGTCTGCGTCTTGGCCTTAGCCATGACGAGCTTGTGGCCGCTGCCGCTCTTCCCCACCACGCCCTCGAACGTCACCTTGGGCGAGAGATCGTCCTTCCCCTCCCGGATCCGGTCGACGAAGCCGCGGGTCCAGTTGAAGCAGCCGAGGAAAGGTGCGATCCGAAGATGCTTGAAGTTGTCGAGGAACTCTTTGGGACCCAGGATGCCCTTCTTGTTGGGGCAGGCATCGAACAGAGTCAAGGTCTTTGGATCCTGGGGATCATGCTTTCCGGCAAAGGAATTCTTTCCCCAGAACTCCATGAACACGATCAGATGATCCCAGCGGTTCTTCTTGATGACCTCGTTCAGCTTCTCCTGCCAGAACTCGAGGAACAGCGGAATAGCCAAGCCGAAATCAGGATCGGTGTGATCGAACAGGCGATTGCGAGTGCCGAACTTGTGCCAGCCCTGCTTCCGGCTGTATTCGAAGCGCAGATTGGAACCGTCGAGCTTGTCGAAGACGTAGGCAGCATCCATTTCGCGGAACTTCTGCCCGTTGCTGGATTGAATTGAAGGGTAAGGCTTCACGGGCCTAATGGTAGACCGCGTTTACCTCTGGGTCAAGATAAAAATGACGCGAGCTACCAACCCATTTTCTCGCGCTGACGCTTGTTCAAGATGTCCTGCCAGGCGCTCGGAGGCATCCAGAAGACGATATGTACGCCGGCGTTGATGGACTCGAAGTTCACTTGATCCCATCCGTTGTGCTTTAGGACTCTCATCACCTTTTCCCAGTTCTTGTGTTCGTTTCTTACCGTGCTCCAAGGATCTTGAATCCAGCCGTATTCCGTCCCGACGATGACGACTCCAGGATCTGGATCATGCCAGCCTTGAGCGACACCATCATCCGACCAGGAGGGACGGACTGACTCCAGATATTCCTTGCGAGCGGGAGGTCCATAAACTTGAACAAACGCCTCGCGGACGGCATCCGCGAATTGATTGGCGATCTGGTCGATTTTGCTCATTGTGTCCCTCAGGGACAGCAGAAGGCCGTGTTGTCGGGGATGTTCCCGTTCGCGAAGAAGATGCTATCGAAGGAGCCCTTCCCGTCGGCCTCATCGTTGTCCGTAATGATGATATCCATAACGGAAGGAGCTCCGGTGACAGGTCCAGGGACCAAAGGCGTGAGCGGGACATTCACGCCGTCCAACGTCAGAGTAAGGTTGCCCAGGCCATCACCCTTTAAGATGACCGAGTGCGTCGCCCCTTGCGCCGGAGTCCATGTGAACGTATCGAGAGTCGCCAGGTCTCCGGCAAAGCCAGTTCCATCACCCGTAAACTGGACGAGAGCCACCGCGTTACCGGCGCCGTTGAAAGCTCCGATGATATAGACCTTGTTGAAGGTCGGGGTAAAGTTGACCTCGGTGAACTCAAACCTCAACGTCCACGTCCCCGCCGGAGTCAGGACGGATTTTCTGATCTCGCCCTGAGGGAGTCCGCTGAAGAGTGGACCGCTCCCGAGGTAGACCTTCTGGTCCGCGAAGACAACGGTGCCTGGTGGAGTTTCCACGCTCCAGCCGACGTTTCCCGTGGTAAAGCAATCGGCGAAGAGGTCGGCATTCACGCAGACAGGAGTAGGAGGCGGTGTCGGCGTAGGCGCAGGCGAAGGAGTAGGCGCAGGAGTCCCATTGTTTGCCCAAAGGCCAGAGGCCGGACCTCCGGTGGGCGAGAGACTCGGACGAGCCGTGGGCGTGGGTGCTGCCACGTTGAAGCAAACCATCTGAGGAGGCCGATTAGGTTGCACGGGCGGCTTCACCGTGCATATGGCCTTCGGTGGTCGAACAACAGAGGGCGGCGCGGTCGGACGGGCAGGGCCCGGACGAGGCTTCCCCATCATCAGGTCACCAGATCGATCATAACAACTTCGATATCGTCATCCAGCGGTCCCATGTCCGAACGCCAATCATCCCACTCGGAGATCGCATCCGTCCACCGCTCTTCCTTGACTGCCTTGATGATGGAGCGAAGCTTGTCCGCATCATCCTCATCGAATCCGATCGAATCAAGGTCGGTTTGAGCCAGATATTCGATGCTCTTGGCCGCGGCTTGGTTCGCGACATGCTCGTTCAGGAACACGGTATAGTCCGTTTCCCTCGAGATGTCCTTGGAGATCAACAGCCATGCCTTATCAGCAGCCATTTTTTATCCCTTGAAGTCGATCCGTGGATGTCTCTGCTCATCGATGACGAATCCAAAAGGACTACGTTCATCGTACTCGTCTGCCGGTACGACGAAATAAGCCGTGTCCTTGGGAAGCTTGTAGTCGGCCGTGCGGCCGCCGCGGCCAGCGAAGACCACGACTTGACCCGGAGGGACCTGGCTGTGCCAGTCGCCCCAAGCCGCCAAGCCGAGATAATCGTTCTTATGTAGAATCTTGAATGCGGTCTCGTCTTTAGCGCGAGATTCTCCCGGAGGAATAACTTCCTTGTAGTAAAGCTCGTATGCCATCGGAACGTAATTCTTCAGGATTTCCTTGGCCCGGGCTCTCTCTTCCTTGGTGAAGGCATTAGGGAAGACGGTCGCTACGATCGACCAGTCGACATCCTCTTCATAAGCCCCATCCGGACTCCGCATGTATTCGGGAATGAGGAGGTTGAGTTGCTTTTCAACCAGGATGCCGCCATGACTGGCTGTCGAAATGCTCACGATTCCTGGAGAGAGAACCTTTCGCGACTGGACGGGGCCCCACTCGTGCATGAGGATCTCCTAGGGGCGGAACAGTCGCTGAGTTTCTGGACCCTCCAGGGGGACTGGAAGGCCATCCCAAGGATACCTTCGGTAGGCCGCTCTTTCAAGACTAGCGTGCAAGCCTCTCCAGAACCAGCTTGAGAGCCTCATCCGGTTCAAGGCGTTCAGTGTCGATCACGATCTCAGGATTTATCGGTGCCTCGTAGGGAGCTCCAAGGCCGGTGACATTCTTCTGCTCGTAGATTCCTCTCGTATCCCGGCTCTGGGCGACCGATTGGCTGCAGCGAGTGTAGATCTCGACGAACTGGATGCCGTCGCCGCCGGCTTCCGTCCTGGCCTCTTTCCTGCCCGCGAGATATGGCGAGACGCTCGCCACGACCGCGACCACCCCGTTACGAGCTAGGAGCCGCGCAATCCAGGCAATCCGCCTATTGTTTTCCAGCCGGTCTTCTTTGGAGAATCCCAGGGATGCTGAGATGACCTTCCGGATATCGTCGCCATCGATGATGTCGGCCGGCGTTCCCAGGTTTCGGTAATGACGGACGATCCGGCGCGCGAGAGTTGTTTTTCCCGAAGCTGGAATGCCGGTGATCCAGAGGATGGGAGCCTTGCTCACGCTTCGAGTTCCTGCGCTCCTACCCACAGTCGGAGGATCAGGTTCGCCAGTTCCTCTTGATGCTCATCGTTTGCCATATCAGCGATCGCCTGAAGATAGCCGGAATGATACGCACGCATCACGGACCCGACAGGCGTCCTTAGCGCGGCTTCATAAGCTTCCTTGGCGCGCTCATACGCAAGATTCCGCTCTTCGACGGTGTGAAGTCCCATCAGCGGCTTTCTACGTGTCGTCATAAGCGCTCCCTAATATTCGTGCGGCAGCAGAAGGGTCGTCATCAGATGGCCGTCGTCCGTGATGATATAGAAACGGACACCGGTAGACAACGTGTAGATACTCATCACCATGCCTTCCGTGGCCATATTCTGCCGGTTCAGATCGACATCAGGAGATTCCCCGAAGTCACCGCTGAAATGACGGTCGAGATACTTGGCCGGCTGCTCTCCCGATTCTTCGAACGCGGCTTTCGCACCTGAAGTAATGCTCACCTGTGGTGAGGCAAATTGTGCCGGATTTGAAATGCCCATGGTCGGCGCCGGCGCCTTCGGTTGATGCCGTGCTTCGTAGCGCTTCCGTTCCTCATCGCGGCGAAGCTCAGAGATATAGAGATCATGTTCCCGCTGGCTGCGGATGTAGTTCCAGCCACCGCGAGTATCATGCTTCCTGACGTTCTTCTGCGCTTCCATCTCGTCGAATAGGGAACAGATCAGGTAAGCGTTCTTCCATGCCTTCTTAGGGACCAATTTGTCGATATTCTTCCGGATCAACGAGAAATAGGCATCCGAATATGCCTTTTCGTAAAGTTCTGCCTCGCCAGCATTCATGATCCACTCGGATGGTGGGTGAATGAACCCAAACCAACGGATCATGGTCGGGTCAGGACTGGTTTGCCAGGTCCAGTTCCGACGTGCTTCTTCCGTGCCTTCGCGTTTGCCCTCGGAAATGATCATGGCCTTTCGAGGGTGATATTTTACGATCTCCGGCATCTTGCGTCCCAGAGTGATACCGAAATCATCTGGATCGTGACCGGCTTCTACATGAGTGGCAACTGCAGAGACCAGGCTGCAGAAGATCGGAAGTTTTCCCTCAAGCTCGCGTGGAATTAAGTCGGAAATGGATTCCTCTAATTGCTTTGTATAAGCTTCTGTGAAGGCTTCAGTCCAAATATTCCTCTCTCTGGCGCTGATGGATCTGGACTCACGGTATTGGTCCCACATCTCGCGACCGGAAATCGGGAGACCTTCTCTCAGTTCATGATCAAAGGTCTTATCCGCAAGTTCAGCGATTCTCTTGGGTGTGAGCGCCAACTCTCGTGCATCCCGCCGGAAAGCGAACCGGCTCCACGCTCTTTGGATTTCGAATAGCCCGGCTTCAGTACCGTACTCGCGCCACAGATCCAAACTACGATTTACGACCAGACGATTACCCCAGGCATTATGGTCGAAGCCGTAGGATGATCTTTTCATCCCTTGCCTTTGCCTTTTCGCTTTTCCCTGTCGATAAACTGCCAGGTCCAGCCGCCGCCAAGCGGATAAAGCTTCATGGGTCCGCGGCCGCGGATATAGACCTCGACCGCCGGCTCTACCTGAGTCTCATTTTCCTGATCTTCAAAGGTGGTGATGAAGGCATCCTGTTTGGGATCGTATACCGTAGGAGCGACGTGCTTCGTTTTCAGGGTGGTCTTTGAATACTTCATCGCCTCGTCGAATTCGAAGTATGGGACCGCCCAACCATTCCAGTTCTCTCCGGTTGACCACACGCGATAGGTCTTCTCGACCCAATCGGCATAGACATCGACCGCTTTCCAGGCCGGGTTCTCGAGCTTCTCTTGAGGAACCTTGATGAAATCGTATTCCTCGACTTTGATCGGGTTGATGACCAGACCGAAGCCTCCACCGCGCGGGAAGGCATGAATCGTCCCGTCACCGTCCACGGAGTCGACCACGATGGCCCATTTGGTCCATTCATCGAGGTGCTTCCGCGGCACGATGATATCGTTGTGCTCAAAATAACGCATCGTGGCTCGCGGGCGGAATGCCTCTAGGGAAGGCCTAATGGGGGAGGGAAGGCCTTCTACGACACTGGTAACTATACCCTTGGCTCTAAAGGCCTTCAAGTTATAATCCTGCTGAATGATCTCGATCGACGTCGGAGGAGGGCTCCTGGCCCTCATCGATGACGAAGATCTCCCCCGGGTGGCCCCCTTCACCTGGAGGATCCGCGAAGACGGCTATGTCCAGCGGACCTGGATCGAAGACGGCAAGACCTGCCATGAGCTCCTTCACCGCTTCATCATGAATGCCCGGGAAGAGGAGGTGGTGGATCACGAGAACGGTGACCGCTGGGACTGCCAGAAGGGGAACCTCAGGGTCGCAACCTTGAGCCAGAATGCCGCCAACCGCCCTACGACCTCCCTGGAAAGGGACTGGAAGGGCATTTACCCGCACGGAAACCGCTGGAAGGCCCGGATCAAGCTGGAAGGCCAGAACGTCTATCTGGGGAGCTTCCAGACGCCTCAGGAGGCCGCTTACGCCTACGACGTGGCCGCGAAGCGCCTTTTCGGGGACTTTGCCCGCCTGAACTTCCCCTAACGGCTTCGCAACGACCAGAGGGACTTCCCCTCGTTCTTCTTCACCCAGGCCTCGATCGCCGGCTTGAGATCTTCAATTGAAAGTGCCTGGGCAATCGCTGGGCTGTATTTGTTGATCGAAGGTTGTTCATCCGGGGAATGTTTCGGAACGGCAAGCAAGGCGCCGGCGGGAAGGTGGATTGGAAGGGATCCGTCTCGAGGTGTCAAGGTGACCGGAGGAATCAGATATCCGGCGAATTTCCCATCCGAGGTCTTCCAAGGGTAGATGTCGTTCTGCGGGTCCCCGACCAGGATGGTCATGGGCTGAAGTATAGCCTAGACCTTCATCTCTTTCCAACTGATCCGTTCGGACTTCTTGTGCGTGAATCTCGTCAAGGTAACCTCAAAGCCATTCTCCTTGAGGGCCTTCACGAGGATCCGGGAGAGGTCCTCCCGCGCGATCGAGATCGCATCGTAGCACTCCTTCCCACCCGGCTCCTTCTGGATCCGGATGTTGAAGTAGACATCGGTGCTCTTTTCGACGTTCATCTATTCAAGGGCTTTCTCACATTCCACCGAGCAGCAGCAAGTCGCCGGCGCTCCGGCATACACCAAGTCGCCGCAGTTCATGCACTTCCCGATCGGGAGCGGGCCATGATCTCGCTCGTTGTATTCCTCGTAGCAGCCCTGCTTACCCATCTTGAACTGTCCGACGGTGGGATCGACAACCGTTCCATCGGGAGTCTTGAGCCACCAGTGCGCCGGCATCCCGTCGATAGGCGACGTGTAATAGCCGCGGCAGAGGATGAGCTCAGGAAACGCTCTCTGCATTTCCTTCGATCTGGCCTGGCACATCCCGGCACCCAGATTCCCTTTGTAATTGGCGATCCAGGCATCGTACTCATCCGTCTTCGCAGTCATTTCTTGTCCTTCTCGCAGATGCAGGTCCCCATTCCATTCATGAGGGATCCGCACATCCGGTTTTCATGACGAAAGTGATTGCAAGCCCAGCAGCGCGGATGCGTCCCCAGCTTCCACGCGCCAAACACTGCTGCGATACAGACGATCAGGACGACCATGATGACGAGCAGCCGGCCACAGCCATCCGACTGTTCCTGTTTCTTGATCGATTCACTTACCGGCTGCCAGCGACTCATCGGTTAACTCTCTGATCATTCTTCGAAGTTGCCATGATCTGGATGCGGATCTCCTCCCATCCCTTGCGGGCGGCTTTTCCGGTGATCTCATAGTACTCACCGCCTTTCACCTCGATCCGGAGTTCATCGCACTCCGGATCATTGTCGGGATCCTTGTCGAACCTGATCTCCGTGATGCTCTTGAGTGGGACTCCGATCTGGCTCTCTTCGTCATCCGTGAAGTAGATAAAAGTCATCGGCTCTCCTTCCTATTCCTTGATTGACAGATTGATCGCATTGGTCGCCAGTTCGATCAGGTCGACGGGCGAGCAGGTCGAACAGTGGTAGCCCATACATTGGTGCTGCCGGGCCCGGTTGCCCAAACTGTCCCGGATCTCGACCAAGGCATCTCTCGTGGCCTGAGCATGCTGATGGAGCAGGCAGAAAGCTACTTCAGGAGCAGCCGAGCCGTCCTCATAAATCAGCATCTCGCAGCCGCACTCCAGTTCCTGCTTGATCAATCAGTCCCCCACCTTCGTCATCCACCTGTCGAACTTCCGTTGAAGGGCGGTCTTCGTCTCCGTGAAGGCCGAAGACGCGCAGACCAGGACGTGCGTCTCGGGCTTGAACCAGTCCTTCCAGATCAATTTGATGAACGCATCTGCATTCCGCGAGCTGAAGAACTTGCATGAGAATTCGGCGCCGCGACCGTTGCTGTCGTAGAAAGTCTCGTACCAGTCACCCCGTTCGTCGTCCCAAACGGGATTCGGCTCTTCTTTGATGGAAACGTGATAGTGAGGATTCCCAGGCCATCGATCGACTCTGACGATGACCTGGCGCCGTTTGTCACAAGGAAACTTGCGCTTCAGAGGGAAATGGTGGTCCTCAAGATACTTCTCCCAGCGACGTTTGTCGTGGTCGATCCGCTCGTCAAGACTGGTCTTCTTTGCCATTACCGGGACACGTCCATGATGTCGTAGGCAATCTGCCTCGCGCAGTTGCAGTTCTTGCCCTGGCACTTCCAGACGTGATCCGCCGCGATCTGCCGGCAGCGATCGCGTTCCGCCAGGATAGCCGCCTGCGTCTCCATGAAGTGAGGAGGCAATCCAGGAGGCGACTCTGGAATGATGATGACGCGATTCGGCCCGTGCGTCGCGCAACTCATCCGGCCGCCGGTGGAATCGCAGCCCGGACAGCCTTGGATCGGTATGTTGTCCATTGCTGGCTCCTCAGGTCTTCTGAACCACTTCCACCCAGGCCGGCTCAACGAACCGTCCGGTCTTATTCTCTTCGCAGTCTTTGTTCGCGCAGATCCAGGCGACTTCTTCGCGACGGTAGGCTTGTCCTTCGTCAACGCCCAAGACGCTGATTGTCTTGGAGGCAAGCATCCACCCACACTTGCAGCTTGGAATCTTCATGGCTAAACAGACTCCCAGTTAACATCCCCGCAGCGCCAACACCAAAGCCATCCTTGAGCGTCCTGGCCTTCGCCCCAATAATCCACGCCGCCGCCCTCGACATGCTCGAACAGCTCTATCGTGCGGCCTTCGGTATCGTCTTTGTCGGCGTAGATCACGATCTCGTCGCGGTAGTCATCGAAGCCGCAGCTCGGGCAGCAGTAATTGTCCTCGACCAGCCAGCGCAGGAAGCGCTTGAGGCGCGTAAGGTGCCCACTCCAGAGCCAGTCCTTGACCTTAGGATAGAGCGGATACCGCGCCTTCCACCCGCTCGAGCCTCCTTCGCGCAGGTCCCAGTGACTGAACCTGCTCCAAAGCCTCCGCGCCGGCACTCGGATGAAGAAGGCGAAGAAACGCCAGAACCACCAATACCTCGAACGTTCCGGCGGCCGCATGGTAGGCCTGGGAGGACGCTCATCATAGTCGTCGAAGGCCTCGTCCTCGATATGCCGGCGATGGTTCTCATTGTCGAAATCCAGCTCGGTGCCGGGCGGCAGCGCGATCTTCGTCTTCCTGCTCATCTGCGTTCCCCTCTCCAGTAAGCTTCGACTTCCTCCACCGTCCGGGTATCCGGTCGATGGCAGGGACATGGGCATAGATTCGTCTGGCGCGCCGTTTCCGTCTGCAGGTACGGATGGCCGCAAGAACTGCATTCCTTACCAGGAGGCAGAGGCGTCATGAGGTCTTCTTCTCGCTCGATAAGTGAAGTGTTGCCATATCCGCTTCGCTCACGGCCGCGAAGACGGCATTTTTCGGATCCAGCCTCCAGGCCTTGCCGTAGATCTTGCCCCGTTCGTGGGAGATGACCGCGCACCAGCGGCCGCGGCTATAGGAAAGGGTGAAGCGCATCCACCGGGATCTCTTCAGGATCCGGTCGACGCCGTCCAGGAGTGGCTCTTCGCTCATTTTCTGGACTTCCTGCATGCCGGGCATGACTTCTGCCAGCCGCAATGAGAGCAGTGTCCCGACCAGCAGTTTTCTTTGCAACGCTTGGTCGGCTGGCAGCGGAAGGGCTTCATTCCTGCCATTTTGTGATGACGTTCCAACGGCTTATGGCCTCTTTTGGGGCACGTCCTCTTGCCGCAGCGCGTTCTCTTATCCATGGATCGTAACGGTGACTCGCACCGCTTCCCAGCCCTTCCAGCACCGGTTCTTCGGATCTGGCTTCATTCTGAAGAGGATCGGCAGATCCATCCCGGACGTCCCGTAATACAGCCCCCTCTTCTTCATCGCCCAGGCGGTCACCCGCTTCATCTTTGGGCTCATGGTGCTGAGGTCTTTGATCATGATCAGCGACATCCCTTCTGATGGCTCTGGATGGAGAAGGTGTAGCCCTTCTGTATCATGTTCACGATGCTGCTGACCAGGCAGGCCGGCGCGAAGTCCGGCATCAGGAGCAAATCAGGTTCCGGTCTACCCTGCTCGAACGAAAGGGTCACATGTTGCGGTTCCGTGATCCCTTCTTTGTAGAGGGCACCTTCCAGGGAAAAGCTTCCGCAGGTCTCGAGCCATTCCTTCGTAATGTTCATGTTAAATCCTGCTCGTTCAAATGCCACAGATCGGACAGATCCCATCCACCATCACCTTGCGGTGGTCGAGACAGAAGACGCCCTTCTGCTGTTTTGGCATTTCGGTGAGCGTCCCGATCTCTCTGGAATAGTTCATGAACTTCTTCAACTTCTCGATCTTCGCCGCCTTGTCCTCATCGCGAATGATGAGGCCGAGCAGCTCCGCGGTCGCCATGAGGTCAGCCAGTTCTCGCTCGAGGCGCCGCTTATTGTCCTCGGCCTGACCAGGTTGGATCTCGGTCATCCCGAAACGCGCGGCCTTGCAGGCTCGCTGTGCGACCTCGGCGCACTCTTCAGTCAGGACCGTCAGCAGATGCTCGAGCTCGTTCATCTCTAAAGTCCCTTGTTCCCTAGACAGTGACGGCACGGCTTCAACGTCCCATGATCGGAGCAGAATGTGTCGCACTCCCGCTCATGCTGATCGCCGCGGCATCCACAGAGCCTCTCGCTAGGATCCCCTGGGAAAGGACAATAGGCCTTATGGAATGCGGTGCCGCATTGCTGATGACACCGAACCCAGTTTTTCTTGAGTTCCTCGATCTGAATGTTCAGTCGCCGGATTTCTGCCTGAGCGTCCATCAGATCACGGGAGATGGATCCGGCCACGGCCACGCCAGGCTCGACGACGGGCGGGCATTCTCTCAGGATGTCGTGCATCCCGCGGCATCTCGGACAATAATCGCCCATAGCCATTTCAGCACCTAAGAACGACGAAACGATTCCGTCTCGTAGCACGGGAGGTTAAGCCATCCATGCCAAACTCTGCCGTATCTGGGTGGTTTGTTCGGCTCACACTCCATCCCGACGAATACTGCTCCCACGGGGACCTCGATCGACGGCTTTCCGTCCACGATGCAGGATGCTATTTCCGGTTGTCTTGCCTTCCTATCGGCCGCCTTGGCTTCCATTCTCTTTTCTAGCCATTCCGGAAGATCGAGCTTGATATAGCCTGAAGAGCCATAGTTCATGACGGCCCCGCAGACCTCCTGGAGCATCGTCAATTCCTTCTCCTGCCGCTCCGTGATGCCGCCGCCTTTGTACTTCTTCAGGATCAGCTTGAACCGCCGCCCGTTGGCGATATCCCACCACTTGAGAATCCAGGGCTCCAGACCTCTACTCATTCGGTTTTTGAATGGATTTCTGAAGAGTTTCGGCAACCTCGGCTAGGGCAGCCTTCTGTTCGTTCGTCCAGGGAGCGGACTGCTCCTCGGTGGACAGCGAGAACTGCGTGCGCTTGAGGACGGGAACGAACGTGATGTCTTTCGCCAGATCGCAGGCTTCCATCCACTGCTTGAGCAGCTTCCGAAATTCATCGACCTTCAGCTTGAGCTTGCTGTTCTCGGAAAGCAGCTTGGTGAAGTCTGTGATACAGGGGTGGCTCTCTTCGGGACGCCCACACAGGTCGCAAAGCATCAAGTACCTCTATTCTGTTCCGGCTTCCGTACCTTCCAGTCGATCTTGTCCTGCTGCCACTGGCCCGACTTCTTCAGCTTCCGGACCATCTTTGGGTGCTTGGCTCTCATGTGATTCGCGTAGTCCTGCCATTCGAGCAGAAGCTTCCCGCAAAAGCACTTCACGTCCAGGATCGTATGGCCCCTCTTGTGGCCCCAATACCGATCCTTCGAAAAGCCGCCATCCCACTGGCGCATCGTTAGACGACGTCGATCCGGCCGCGCTTCAGGACCGAGGTCATCTTGACCGAGAGCGGGTACCCCATGTCCCACCCGTTCTTCCTCATGGCCCACTTCTTGGCCTTTCGGATCGCGGCTTCTGGGGTTCCCTTCTCGAGGACCCAGAGCGTCAGGTCCTTGATGACCGGCCGCTTCTCACCGTATTCCTTGAGCCGGACATCCAACCCCACTTCGTAGACGTTCATGAAATCCCCCTTTACTCTTCCGGATACTCAGGATTCGGGCCCGGATGGGCTTCTTTTGCTTTGGCATTGAGCGTTGCCGCCATCTTGCGAAGCATCTTCGCCTCTTCATCCCGATCATGGATGAAGGCAGCCTGGGCATCCTGCATCAGCACGCCGGCGGCCTGCTCGAGGCCGGCACTGATCCCGACTTTGAATGAATGGGCGCAATGGGCCTCGATCGCGAGATGGCAACGGCACTCGCAGCTATTGCGGCATTCCCCGAACTTGCACTTGCAGCCGGTCATCGCGTCCATACCTCGACGTATTCGTGGAACTCGGGAGCCCATTCCAAGGACTTCTTGAATCCCCATCGTGCCAGGATTAGCTGCATGAGGCCCAGTGGGGTTGGAACCTCGACTTTGTATCCGTCCGCTTCGACGCCCTTGATGAGGCGTGAGAAGGCTCCTTCGCCTTTGTTCCTGGACTCGATGAAACTGATCGTGCACTTCTTATCGGTGATCCAGAGATAGGAGCCTTCCTCAAAGTTCTCCTTCGTGAAGCCCCAGTGCTCAGGCGCCTGTCCAGGCTCGACCATTCCGTCTTTCATGCGAGCTTCTTGATCATCTCCAGGCCCCGGCATTCTGCAAAGCAGTGACAGGGCGTGTGTTTTAGATTCTCTTCCTTCACTCGATGAATCCGTTCGGTTCCATTGATCAGGAGAGCAGCGATCTCGACGCGCTTCCCCGCCATTCTGATCACGCGGCAGGGAATCATTGCGGTGAAGCAGTAACCGCGCGTATTGGCCCGCTTCCAGATCCATGGGTACTTTTTTTCGTCGTAATTCATCAGGACCTTTCACTACCCTTGATGTCGAACACCTTCCCGGAATCCCGACGAAGCTCGACGAGTTGGAGCCAGAGGAACAGTTCCGTCTTCGTGGCCGGCCGGAACCGATAGCCGTCTTCCGTGGCCACCCAGTTACCTGCCCTGCATTCGAGCCTGACTTCCTGCGGCTTCATCCTCAGTCCTTCATGAAGGTCGTGGGAGGGCGCAGGACGACTTGGAAGCCGCAGCCTGGGCAGACGTGGCGATACTGCTTCCCGGCCGGGATGACCATATGCGACGGCGGCTGATGCCTCGGATTGAGGCAGCGATCCTGGATGGGAATGTCCTCGAAGCCGCTCTTCCGGTCGTTCTTCTTCACGGCCGCTCCTTTCGAGCCTTCATACTCTTTTCCGACGATCTTTCCAGACCGACCTGATCCATCACCTCGAGCGTCGCCAGCAGCTCCTTCGCTCTCCTGATGTCGGGCAGATCCATCTTCGGATCAAGGTATTCGTGAATGGTCCTAGACAGACTACGAGCCCGAGCCCGGAGCGCCTCGTACAGGGCCTCGTTGTCCATCATCACACCGCGTTACTTCGTCACGTCCTCGGTGTTGATGACGTGGGCGTTGAGGCCCTTGGGCGACTGGAAGAGCATCTCGAAGTAGTCGCGCGCCGACTGCTCGGTGAGCGCCGTGTCCTTGTCGACCATCGAGCCTTCGATCTCGATCAGGACGCGGATCTTCTTGACGGGTTTGGCCTTTTCCTTTTTCTGGAAAAGGGTCTTCTTGGTGGACATGATCAATCTCCTTCCTTGAAACTGGTACCGTTACGGCAATAATGGTAACTTGGTTTACCAGTCAGGTCAAGAGATTGAAATGAAAGAAATTCTAGGCCGATTCGTCGTCCCGATAACCGACGCCGAACTTGAGGGGACGATTCCACATGCCATAGAATTCGCCGATGGTGGCCGACTGTCCTTCGCCTTCATTCCATCGGTGGAGGCCGTTGACCTTGGCGTGCTGGTTCCAGCGCTTCGCGAGGGCTTCTTCGGCTTCTTCTTTCGTCTTGCCGACGCTCGTGAACTGGAAGTGGGGCGTGTGCATCTCGGCGACCCAGACGACGTCTTTGGCCATCTCTATACCCTCAGCTATCTGAGGAGAGCATAGCCTGGTCTTAGCCAGGATTCGAGAGCTTTCCGGGGGTGAGGAGAAGAGCCGATCCCATTACGATGCCGGCGATTCCAAACATCCACCATTCCGGCTTCAGCATCATCCCTTCCTTTGTCATAGGAAAGGGAGGAATGACCGGCGTCCTTGGCCTGAAGATATCTCCGAAGAAGACGAACGTCTTGGTCGGCGCCACCACCGCGCTGGCGGCCGTGGTGCCGAACATCCGGAGGAATCCGCGGCGCCCCAGCTTCTTCAGATCTTCTTCTTTGGCGACATGAATCATTTGATCACTCCAGCGAGTCCTTTGATGATGAAAGTCTTACACGGACAGCGGCCATCCTTCTTCGGATCCGGAACAACGATCAGGCATTCGAGCGTGCCGTCGAATTCATGGTGCTCGAGGTCATGGTTGCAGTCTGCGCATTTTTCCAGGGGTCCGAGAGCCGCCGGGCAATGGACGCACCTCATCATCTGCAGATGGCCATGTGTGGTCAGGATCGGTTCCCAATGATGGCCGCTTTTGTTGCAGCGTTTGCAGTATCCCTTGCAGAGTTTCATGGCGCTCTTGTTGGTCTTCATGTTACCAGCACGATCCCCGTTCCGGCTCATCTCCTTTGATCCGACAGGAGAAACAGGTGTCCACCTTGTTTTCGACCTCGAGGGCATCCAGCTTGCTATTACAGAGCTTGCAGGTCATCCAGACGATGCCACCCAGCCGCTCCGGCTCCATGATTTCACAGATCGTGCGTGCGATCTGGAATGGGTCTTCCTTCGCGTCACGCTGAATAGAAGACTGGAGGACCTCAAGCACGTCCTTGGCCATGGAGACATCCTTCATGGCGATCGCGCGGAGCTTCTCGACGAAGAGGGATACAGCTTTCTCGTCCAGCATATCCGGATCGTCGTCCTTCATGTGCTCTTCCCCGGCGCGAAGCCCTGGAAGGCGCCTTTGCCGTCGTGCTTGAGCTCGTCCACGCTGCCTTCGGAGTCGATGTAAAGGAGTCGGCGTTCTCCAAGCATTCCGTTCCGATGAAGATCCCGAACCACAGCCTCGGCATCATTCGTCACGGTCATCGAGCCTTCCCCGACGTCCTTGATCAAGATCTGATCTTCCGTCTGGAGTTCCACCCGATATTTTGCCCTGGTCATGATCAAAGTTCCTTCCTGACGCCAGTCAATACTTCCTCTACTCTTTTCGCCCAGCCCTGGATCTCTCGCATATAAGCGATCGCCAGTTCCTGGGCCTTCACGTCGTCCGATTCGTCCCACCAAATGGTCTCGAGAGCCTGTCCCAGGGCGGAGGCTTCTGCCGAACCCATCTGATGGAGCTTCGCCTGGAGATCTTCGAGATTCATCTTTTGTTAGGCTCCGTATAGATGCGGCGCTCAGCTACCCAGAGATCCGGCAGGAATCGGGGCTTCATATGCCTGAGGAAGTGCCGGCGCCACCGGATGGCGAAGTCGTCCAGATCTCTCAGCTTGGAGACGATGATCTCGGCCGCCGAGGTCGTGACGATGCCATCCTTGATGATATCGAAGACGTTTTCAGGATCTTCAGGAAGGAGTTCTTCTTTCCCGAGGTAGGTCTTCACGATCTTCTCGAAACGATCCCGTCTATCGAAGGGGAGCTTATCCCGATGACGATGAAGGGTAATCGCGGCCTTCATGATTTGGGCTTCGTCGTCATTGAGGGTAGTCGTTCCCCAGGGAGGAACGCCATGCTCATGAGCGATCGACTGCTTGAGTTCCTGAGCCCGCTCCTCATAGGAATCATGGCATCCCAGGCAGAGCAGAAGAACATCGTAGAACCAACGGCCATTCTCGTAGCTGTCCTTGGGGAAGTATCTCCTATAGCAATAGGGGACAATATGGTGATGGGACAGGTTATCCGTGATCCCGCAGACAACACAGCGGTTCTTGAACTCCTGAAGGAAATAAGGGTCACCGTGATGCCCAGGGCCTTTGGGCTTGAAATTGAGGCGAATGACGGGAGGCTCTTTCGTCACGATGTCCGCCAGGCCCATTGAGAGGTACCAGTTCATGCGCTCCTGGTCACAGCGAAACATGACGGTATCGCCGGTCAGAACCACACAATTTCCGTAAAGGCTGGTAGTCGCTTTCATTAGATCATCGGCTTCGCTGCCGTGCTTATTGCTGTTTCACCGAATTAGGACACCCACAGAAGCAGCGAGGATTACCGTTTTCTCTGAAGTGCTTTGTGATGTTTGAAATCGTGCTCCCACCATGGGCCAGATAAAGCTGAGTGGCCTTCTCTACGATCTCTGCCAGAACGTCGCGCTTCAGCTCCGCCCAATAGTGCTTTTCATCCGAGACAACTTCCTTGCAGATGATCTCAGGACTCATTTGCAACTTGGTCAGGTAGCTGCAGACGTCTCCGGAGATCCGCTTCATGTCTTCGAGCGTGAGATCACCCTGTAGCATTATCCACCAGTCTTTTGGGGCTCAATCACTTCGACCCAGAGTCCATTTACACGTCCCCAGAGACGGAAGCATGCGAGGCATTCGATCATCGTGGCCGTGATGCACCAGTTATCGGCCCCACACTGGCATTTCTCTCCTATAGGCCCGGTCTTCATACGTTCATCGATCCTGCTGCTCGATTGCTGTTCAGAAGACGCATCATCGCGTGATCCGCAATGCCCAAGGAATCCGAGTCGTCATCCGTCTCGAAATCGACGCCGTACTTGACCGCCATCCGGTAGGCGACATCGGCCTTCGTCTCGTTCTGCTTCCGCCAGATCCTAGGCGGCCAAGGCAGGATGTTGATATTGGGCCAGAGCCTGGTCACTTCAGAGATGATCACGGCGCAGATGCAGTTGAGGCGCACGATCGACCGGATCTCTTTCTCATTGCTGCCCGGCAGCGGCAGCTCCTCCGGCTGTTCGATGGCGACCGCGACGGGATCTTCCTCGAGCTCGACCAGGAAGTCGGCAAGCTCGTTCCGGAAGGTCCCATATCTCCAGGGGATATGATTGTCCGCCCAGAGAGTCTTGAAACGACACTTCCCGGCTGAATTGACCGAAGCGATGCCGGTCTTCATCGATCCTGGATCTATTCCGAGAACGAGCATTCTTTTACCTGCGACAGTTCGAGCAGATGGCACCCCGCGTCTTTTGTGTCTTGCAGCGGACGCAAGTTTCAAAGCTGCCCTGAACCTCCGAGGCCCGACGCTCCGGATTCTGGCGGCGATCGACATTCATCACGCTCCCCATCAGGAAGTGATGCTTCTTCCTACGCAACGTCTTCTTTTTTCTCGCCTTCTTCATAAGGCCTTAGCCGATTGTTTGAGGACAAGGTCGGCATCACAGAAGATGCATTTATCCCTGGCTCTCTTCCTAAGACCGCAGGTATCCGAGATGCAGGTATTCAGCATAGGATAGGCCGCCAGACGCCGCACGACACGGCGGAGCTCCTTCAAGGCCTTGGTCTTGCTCACGTAGCCCATCGGTTCGACTTCTCCAGATCGCTCAGCATCTCGTTGACCTTCGCCGCCAGCTTGCACTCGCAAGTATCGTCCTGAGGGCAATTGATGTGTTCGTGGGGGTCCCCGATCTCGACGAGCTGCTTAATCACTTCATGAGCATCCTTCACCATCGTGGTGTAGATGCTCCGCTGGCCATGGAGGTAGCCTGCGGTGAAAGCCTCGTGATGCTCCTTGGGGAATTCCATCATCTTCTTGGGTTGATCGTTGTCCTGGATCGCCGGCACGCCGCCGAGCGATTCCCCGCGACACTGCGTACAGGTCGCGATAGGATCTTTCCTGCAATGGTGACAGTTGCAGATCGTCCACTCGGTATTCTTCCCGCATTTGACGCAGTAGCCCGTCGCCGATTCGGTCTTCATTCCTCGATTTCCTTCCCCGGAAGATCCATTTTCTTCGTATAAGGCATCCCCAGCTTGTCATGGAGCGCCTTGATCTCGGCGTCTAGAGCTTGACCGATCACGAGGCATTTGTTCGCATCGTAGCCAGCAGAACCATCGACCTGCCGGAAGCGGTAGGCGAGATCCGCGATCAGGATGAGCCGATCTTTGAGCGTCACAGTCCAGCCCGATTCCTTTCCATGAGTGCGCTCCGAAGGTGTGGGAAAGCGATCGAGGCCTTGACCTGGGCGTGCTCCAGTTCCTTCCTCACCCAGTCCGGAAGGATCGCGTCCTTGCAGTCCAGGACCTCGTCGATGGCGTCCCAGAGAGCCCCTACGCCTTCTCTCTGCTTTTCTTCCGGCGTCATCCGATTCAGAATGTCCAGAAGGCTCATTCGACGATCCCCAGCATCTCCCCCGATCCCAGAAGCTTCACGACCCGAGTCGCGGCGATGAAGGGGTTCATGATGACGCTTTTGGCATCCTTGCCGAACTGCTTCTCGCGCGTCGGGGTCACGTAGAAGCCCGACTTGGCACGCCACTCGACGACGGCCTTCTTCTCCTCGAACTCGAAGGTGTAGAAGGTGCCGGCGCCTTCTTCCGGCGGGATCGGTCCCTTGACTGCGGTCTGGACGACGGGCTTTTCTTCCGTGTACTTCACGCCGAAGAGCAGCCGACGGACTTCCTTCACGAAGACGTCGTTCTGCAGCTCGGGATCCGGTTTCCGTTCGGGTTTCTCGGGCATGGCTTCCTCCTATAGGCTGGCGTATTTACGCCGATCATATTCGTTGTACAACTTCTCGATCTCTGAGGTGAGGATGCTCGGATAAAGTTGCCCCACCATCTCCCGGATAAGCTGACGACGTTCCCGAATCTCTTCCAAGATCGCCGTCGGATCGAGCTTTAGAGCCTCCTCAAGCGATTTCACGCGCCCTCCTGAAAACGGCTTGGTCTTCCGCCAGCGTCCCGTCTGCCTTGAGCTCAGCGTAGAGCTTTCTATGCCGACGCCGAAGATGGGAGACCCAGGTCTTGAAGCTGGTCAGCACCTTCTTGCAGCGGCAGATGACCTGGCACGATGACTTCACGCCATTTCCTTTTCCATGGACCCTTCGAAGTCGCGCTCATATTCCTCATTGTATTCGGAATCGTCCCACTGATCGTTGTCGGACTGCATCTGACCTGAAGCGAGAAGGGCGGCGGCCGCCGCGGAATCACAGGTCGTCCGGGCATAGAGCTTCCTGAGATTCTTCGCGAAGTGCCGAGCGTCTTTAGCCTTGTTCATGCGGGCCACGGGGATACCACTGGTCATGACCTTCCAGCCGCGCATCTTATGGCCATAGAGATTGCGGCCGCCACGAGCCACCTCAACGACCAGCATTGTCGTCCTCTTTCTTGGGAAGGAAGATGAACCGGATCGTCATGTTGACCAGAATGATCGGCCATAGAAGCGACGCGATCGCCACCATCACCAGCCACACTCCCCGATTGGCCCGAAAGCAGGCGTCGAAGGCCGCCCGAGATTGCGGCCGATACGGCTCGGACCAGAAATAGAAGATCAACCCGCATAGCAGATAGATGCTGAGATAGAACGTCGAATTCTGGTTCATCAAACCTCGGGCTTCCATCCACTTACGCCGCGAATCCAGAGCAGCCAGTCATTCAGGAACTTCTCATCGCAGGTTTCGGCGATCGGCCATGGCTTGCGAGCGTCGATCCTCTCGATCGTGGTCTCGGCTTCCTTGACGGCCTGGTCGGTCGACCAAGCACCCGTCCTGATCGCCATCAGCTTTTCCTTCTCCTCGCCATCCTTCCAGACCTTGGGCTCGCCGCCCTGGGCAATCCGCTCCGCATCCCAGGCCACGCGAACCATGTGGTAGCACCACTTCTCGCCGGCGACCCCGCCCTTCGAATGGACGGGTTTTGAATGCTTGAAGCGCTGGAGCTGCGCCACGGAATATCCGAGGTACTGTTTCACGACGTTCTGGCAGAGGAACTTCTTCCGTCCCTCATAAAGCGGCTTCCACTTGGGATCAAACCAGACGAACTTGTCCGTGAAGAGCATCTCGATGATTCCGGGATTGCCCTTGATGAGCAGATCGCAGAACTTCTTGACCTCATGGACCTGATAGTCCGGCTTCTCGCCGGTCAAGGTATCGCTGGGAGGGTGCAGGCCCAGAAGATCCTTGGGATAGGCGACGTAAACGCCCGTGTAATCGATGTCGCTCGAGGGAAGCTGGGTATCGTGCGAATGGCTTCCCCAGACCTTCGAGAAAAGAACCATGCCGCGGATCTCGCGGTCATTGCTGCGCCAGCCGAGAGGATTGAGATCCACTTAATTACTCTCCCTGAGAATCTTCGCATTGCCGCACTTGGGGCAGCGGAGGACGATGATCACCTTTCTCTCAAGCATGTCCTGAACCTGGGCGGTCCAAAAGTTCCCCAAATTGACGGAATGCTTTCTGGCTTCTTCGATCCGACTGGGAAGTTCCGTCTTGTCGACGAACTCCCAAGCATGCTTACATTGGAAGGCCTTGACGATTATGGCCATCACGACGATCATGATGCCGATCATGCTGAAGCCTGCGAGGAGCGTCATACCTTCACCCCTGGATGTTCCTTAGGCAGCAGGGCGCCGACCCAAGACATTTCCCGCAAAGATCCGGCATCCCGCCGTGCTCGCTAAGTACGACTTCGCCCAGGCCCTTGCATGTCACGCATATATCGGTCGGCCAGCCGTCTCCAGCCTCCGGTCCCACGAAGCCGTGGTAGAAGTAGACGAACTCCTCGACTCCGAAACCGCCGCCGGCGGCGATGTCCTCAAGCGTCTGACCTGGAAAGGCTTTTGCGTAGGTCTGGTAGGCCTTCAGGGCGTCCTCCCAGAGGACGCACATCCCCTTCCTGCAGTTCGAGATGATGGGGAAGAATCTCAGCATGACGTCGGAACTCCGGTCCTACCCACCACCAATCTCCTTCCGGCTCTGTGGTTAGGTTTACCGGTTTACCGCCGATTTGTCAAGCGTTGCCGTAATGGTCGCGGAATTCTTTGATGAACCCGCGGAGGGTGAGGAGCCAAGGCTTCTCGATTGCATCGATCTGAGGATTCTTGATCCTGTCCGCGGCAGCCGCTTCATCGAGGAAGCGGTTGACCTTTACGACTTCCGGCTTAGACAGCTCGACAAAGTAGCCGTTCTCGCCGTCGCCGTCTTCCCATTTCACGCTGTAGATCTTTTTCATACCGTCCAGTCCGTTCAGAGCGATTCTTCGTCAACGAATTTCAGCCAGCGATCTGGTTCGAGGATCATGATATCCGCGCCGTCCGGATAGTTGTTGGGAATGATCCAGCCGTCGAAACCGGATACTCGTATCAGATCGACGAGCTCTTCCGTGCCACGGGCTTCCATCCCCGCCTCTTCCGCAAGATCATCGAAATCTCTCTTGGATTCAATCAAGGCCAGATTGGGTATTTCGTACTGCACCTCAAACCTAAGGATTCGTTTATGCTTCCCTTCGTGCCAGGTCGTGAAGTACGTAGCCACGCTTCTGGTATCGCTGAAGAATGCTGGGCCCCTCGGGATCCGGAAGCCTTTTGAGGACGTCCCATGGTAGAGATCGGTCCCAACGGGAAGACTTCTGCCTTCAGCCATTTCAAGACCTGTCGAAGGGCAACTGGATCTTCGGGAAACTGCTGGAGCTGCCTTCACTCGAGTCCGTCATGATGACTTCGGCGCCCTTTACAAGCAAGCATCCGTCTTTCAGACAACGATTGAAGATATCGAATTCTGCCTGACTGAACATCAAGCTTCCGCACATGCTCATGTGGCTCGTCTCATGGCCCATAAAGAGGCGGACATGGACGTGCTTGTCCCGGACCTCGTATTTCATCTTGATGATCATCTACTGCGATTCGACGATATCTTCGAACCGGAGGGGGCCGAACGCCTTATCCCAGGCTGCGGCCGCCCAGCGCATGCCGTCGACCTTTTCGCGCGGTGCATCCTTGTGCCTGAAATGCTGCCGCATCGACCAGTAATCCTCGCCCTCGATCTCGATGGAGAAATAGCCGGCTCGTTTCAGTTGCAGGGCCTGCTCGTAGGAGGCGTTGAAGGTGACGTAGAAGCCGTCCGGATGGCCTTCGCACGAATAGTGGGTGGGAAGCCCCAACTGGTCAAGCATGAGGACGAAGTAGTTCACGCCTGGATCGAGAAGTTCGCCGCCGCGATAGATCTTGATCGCTGCAGCTTCGTCCCAGACGTTCTTCTTTGTATATATGCCTTTTCGCATAGAAGAGACCGTCTGGGGGGTGTGACGGCTCAGAGTGATTCTATTCGGCCATCATCCCCAAAGCAAGCTGGCTTTCAGGATTCGGACAGGATAGACTTTCAGTGGCCTTCCGTCCCCCGGCAGGCCTTATCCGGCCGTCTTCCGCCCTGATCGGTTGCTCCATGGCGCATAACACGGCCTCCTTCGATTTTGGAACCTTCCAAGTTCACGTCAAGTATATCGGGCAGCAAGGAGGCTATGCCTACGCCACCAGAATCGAGGTTCCTGGCTATGATCCGATCGATAGCGGAGTTCTCCTGCCGAGCTTCCCAATTTTCTCCTCCGCAGCGGCAGGGGCCATCGACCAGCTCCGCGAGCTTCTTCAAGTAGGCGTTCCGGCATACTTGGACGACTGGCGCCAGGCAAGAGGAACTATCAGCTTCAAGGAAGTCCAGGACATGAGGCTCACCTTTCTTTCGTGGAAGGACGCGGCCGCCGCGCTCGGCGGAGACCAGGCTCTTGCAAATGCGATAAAGCAATTGGAAGCCCAGGAGTTCGCAGAAAAACAGGCGAACTATCCGAAACAAGCGAGACCAACTCCAGGCGAGATCCCAGTCGATGTCCAATATGACCTTGGATCTGTCCTCATGGATATGCGCGTAATGGGAATCGTCGAAGGATTCCCCATGTGGCATATCACGGCAATCCCTCCCGGAACAGACCTGCAGGCCAGTTCTGTTATTGTCGCGACGTCTCCGTTCTCGCTCCCTATCTCCCAGTTGATGGTGGACAATCTTGAGGCTGTCCTGAGACAAGGCGTTGAACGTTACCTTCGTGAAGACCCCAGGGCCACCCGCACTCCGGTCACGCCAGAGAAGAGGAGCGCCACGGAAAATCTCTATGCCGTGGCCAGCTATCTTGGGCCAGAGGGTATCGCTCATGCGGATCAGGCGGTGAAAGATCTGATCCAGGAGAAGCTCGATACCCTTGAAGGGCAGGCTTTAGAGGCGATGGAAGCTACGATCGCCGAGTACCGGAAACGGAAGCCGAAACTCTAACGCTTCATGATCCGGTCGAGAAGTTCCTTCTTCTCAGGCATGTTCATCAGGATCCAGGCGTAGACTGCCTTCCCCATGGCGTTGTCCCATTCCGGGATTTCCGAGAAAGGAAAATCTCCAGTTCCCGTCTCGGAGAATTCTTTGGCGATCCTGTCCCAAAATGCGCGTTCGGCGACTTCAATCGCGCGACTCATGCGCTCCCGGAAGGCTTCTGCACGCAGACGCAGATCTCGCTCCTGGGGCGTCTCAGGATGCCCGTTCGTGAGAGGCATTCCTGCTGCGAAAGCGTCATATCCTGAAGCCATAATTACTTCTTCTTACGGCCCAAGCTGGCCTTGACCTTTTCCGCGCAGCGCTTGTACTTCGCTTCGCTCCAGCCCTTCTTCTTCTGCATCGCGCGGCAGACGGCGAAGGCGTTCTTGGCCTGCTTGGCGCCCATGCTCAGCTTGATCTTCATGTTCTGTTCCTCGTTTTCTTAGAGAAGACCCAATAGCCACAGAAGACTGGCGCCGCCGGCGACCGCGCCGCCAGTGTACGCCACCGTCTTGATGATCTTGACTCTCCCCATCGCCTCGGCGCACTCCACGGCCTTCCCGGTCACGACGACCTCCCCGTGCGAGATCTCGAACGTAGCCGTGGGTGGCGCTGTGGCCAAAAACTCCTTCAGTCGCTCCTGGAGTTTGTCGACGATCGGGAACCCGTCCGCCTGAACGATGTCCCGAAGGCATTGCTCGCGCGCCAATTCCTTGGCAGCCTCTTCGGGAGTCAGAGGACTGAGGACAACCGTGAGAAGATCGGAGAGTTCCTTCGCCTCATTGTAGGTGAGCTGCGTCTTTCCGTGGAATCCCGTCTTCCCTGGAGGTGTCATCGGAGGTCCTTTGACGGGCTTCGGCGGCAGCGTCATGTTCGGGCACCGAGCCTGGACGGTGCCAGCGACCGCATCTTCAGCTTGTCCTGTCTGTTCCGCCTGCTGCCGAACATAGGACCAGAAGATCCGGGAACGAGCGTCATTCTCTTCGTTACTTCCCGCTTGCTCTTCCGAGAACTTCTTGAGCATGTCGCAGATCCGAGTCTGACGCTGCTCGATCCTTACGGCGTCGTCCGGCCTCTCGGGACGGACAGCGGGCCGTTGGGCAGGTTTCGGACCTATAGGCATTCCCTTCGCATTCTCGTCCTGGCCCATCCAGGCCCCAGACAGAACAGGATTGATCGGTCGGATGCCCATGGTTCCGAATGCCGACTGGTTGAACATGCCCATCTCCTAAGCCAGAAACTAGCGATGGGCCAGAGGAAGGGGGGGGAGAGCCCCTGGCTGAGTCTTCAGGATTTTACGACAGAAGATTCCGAACTACAAGACTTGCTTCACGTCTTCCATCATAAGCCAGACCGGTGACCCTTCTTCTCCGATGAGGAAGGTGAGCGTCCCATTCCTTGAGATCCCGCCGACCTGCTCCTTGTTGACGTTTCCATTGCCCATCACGGTCATCTGCAGGCTGGTCTTCTTTCTGGGCACGGAAATGATCTTCTGAATTTCCGATAGCATCATCTCAGCCGTGAGATTGACTTTGTCCTTGTGATAGACGCGTACTCTGAAGAGATCCTGGTCATGATCAGCCAGAAGGTCTCCTTTGATGACGATGGGATCTTTCGAGAAGAAGAAGAGCCGGATATCTACAGGCCCGTGCTTTCGGATGCCCTTGTAGATCGGAATGCCGGCCACCGCGGCCGCTGCCATGACGCCCGCACCTTGGACGAAGTTCCGTCTGGTCAGGTTTCGCATAGTTCACCTATATAGCTGGAGGAATAGGAGGTGCCGGGGGTGGTGGAATAGGTCCAGGAAGAGGCCAATCGCGGCCGCAGAGAGGACAATGCTCAGGCTTCGGCATCTCTCCGCCGAACATGATCATCTTCGGGCCTTCACATTTCGAAGGACCTGAGATGACACTCTTCTTCCGCTTCCTCTTTCTCCAGAAGGCGATAGCCAGGGTAACCAGGATACTGACCGTAATCGAGCAGAGCGTGAACAGCAAGTCCGCCTTGAAGACCGTCCAGAACATCGGCTTGTCGTTCATTCTCTACTTCCTATTACGATCCTATCAGGATTTCGGCGCCTTCTGGCCTGGTTTCTGCCATTCCAGAGGACCCCAGCTCCAAGGGCATCGCCGGCAGCGCCAGCCATCCATCAGCGAGAACACGTCCGGCGCGACCCTTCCGGTGATTGACCGCACTCGCTTCCGATCATGGATCCCCAGCCGACATAGCAGGCGCCCAAAAAGTTTTCTCATCCTTCAACTCTTTTGCGCGTCTCTGAACTTCAACGCTCCGCTGATGCACAGGTGGATTCCGATACCCATGAGCGTCAGGGCTGGCCAACGACTAGTTGAATTCTGGTAATCGCTGGTCATATAACCAGGGCAACGGCGCTTTGGGCACACCCATCCTTCCATCCAGATCTCGGGATGCCCGGGCTTGATCTCGCGCCCTACGCATGCCATTTGGGCGCCGCACTGGTCACAGACCTGGCTTCCAAACGTCTTGGGAATGGAATCCCCTACCGAGTAAGCTTTCTCCATCACGAATATTCCTTCTCCTGAATTCCGTCCAGCATGTTCAATAATAGGCGGCAAATGGCCATGGAAGGCGTTCTGGCTGCAGCCCAATAATCCTCGGTTGCATTACGGTAATCCCCGCGTCTTGCGGCATCAATGTTGAAGTGGGATAGCTGTGCTTCCCATTCATCGATCACGATGTCGCCGGCGTATGAGGCCCATTTAAGCTCAAAGTTCCAGCCTCGCTTCCAGGCGACATCATGAGCGATCTTTACCGCCTGATCAAGATCGCGACTTGGCATCCATTTCTCGAAAGGAGATTTTCCGTTGAAGAGGAGGGATAGAAGCTGGAGATCGGTTTCCTCTTCGGACGGCCAATCCTCTTCGTTTCGACGGACTCTTTTGGGAGAACCGTCCATCAGTTCACCTCCGGAACAGCCAATCCATCGCCAGCGCGCCAAGCCGCATCCATCAGGATGGTCTTCGGATGCGATCTATAAGTACGCGTCTTCTGATAGACTCCGCACTCGTCTTCCACGACGGCCGCCGCGGTCAGGTAGAGATACCAGCTCCTGGCCCGGACGAATTGCTGTTCATAGAGCTCCGGATTCGCTACGTAACCGGCGCTGCCGTGCCAATACCGGAAGAGCCGGCCTACTTCATTGATGAAATCGTCCGTCAAGGTAGTCGGCACATGCCGTTGAATGATGGCATTTACATTTTCGATCGAGGTGGCTTCACCCAAGCACTTCGCGAGATCAACAGCTTGCTCGATCGGAAGTCCGAGCCAGTTCACGCTGTTGGCGAGGCGGATCCTGAGAATCTCCCGAACCCAATCGGTATAGGCATCTCCCAGAGGCATAAGCTCATCGTTCCAGGGACCTGGCGCCGGCTGACCAGGTAATGGAGGAACCGTCATCGTCAATCCTGGCTTAGCGATAAGACTCGCGATGCCATTTATTCCAGCGGGCCTTGGTCTGAGAAACGGCCTTTCCGACAGCTTTCTTGAGCTTAGGCACGGAGCATGATGGCTGCTCCTTGACCGCCTTCATGAAGCGAGCTGCGGCCTTCTTCGCTCTGGGACCAGGCACATCCAGCTTCATCTCGAGCTTCGCACATCCGTTATTGCGGGGAGGAGAGATCTTGAGGCCGATTCCATTGCCGCCGACCACGATGTCCGTGTGCCAAACAACCTTTTTGCTCATTCCTAATTCTCCGATTCGGCGTTCAGGTAACGAGCTGCTTCATCTTGAGGTAGAGCCGTTCCATCTTCCCCCTGAGGGCGGCCAGATGGTCTCCAATGGGAATCTCAAACCAGCTCTGCATCGGGCTCGATGCATCACCATAGAAGACATTCTCGATGATCTCGACATTCTCTTCTTCGTTCATGAGGAACACCATCGGCGCATCTTTTCTCGGCTTAGCCCTGAAGGTGCAGCCCGAGATCGTCAGATTCCCCTCGGCGACCAGCGTGATCCCTTCCGGAAAGAAGATCGCCTCGTTGACGATATGGGTACCGCTTTTGACATAGACAGTGCCTCCCGCTTCGGGAAGGGCGTCAATTGCTTGCTGGATGCTCATTCCTGGCTGAACGACGATGAACCCTGGAGACTGTACCGGGATGGTTGGGGCGATGGCCGTGCCGAAGCTGGCTGGGCATGGACTTGTCACCGGATAAGCTTGCTCGGCGAAGAGAGCATTGGGCGCTACTGCTGCAACGGCCGCGGTACCGCCCAGGAACTTCAGAAAGTCTCTTCTGTTCATGTCTCCCTCAGTTCTGAAAGATTGTATCCGGGATACCGGTATATTTCACCAGCTTCTCGAGGCTCATCTTTGCATCATTGGATGCGGTGGAATAATCCCCAGGGCTACGTTTCCTCTAGGAGTATCGTAGATGAGATCATAAGGACGAAACCAAGCCTTACACCGTTCGCAGGCTACCAGCTTTTTCCTCCACTGATAACGATGTCCGGCAGCCATCCGGCCTGACCCTGGACACTTCATCTTGCTGCTCCTACCGTTCGACTCGAATGGCCTTCCCGTAGACGGCCTGGAAATTGACCCATCCGTTTATCCCGCCTCGGTTATTGCCGATCTGGAGCCGTTGGCCGTCCCTAGCCTTGATCAGGTGAAGGTAATCCCGACCGTGGATATGAACGAGGACCACATCGTTCACGGACAGGTCTCCTTCCTTCACGGGCCGAAGGGTGACCAGGTCGCCATCGTTCACCCGGCCATTCATGGAGTGTCCCCTTGGCCGGATCTGGACCTGCCTGCCCGCCTGGAGTTCCTTGATTGCGTGTTGAGCCCAGCTCATGGTTGCATCGTATAGAACTATTTGGGAGTATCTCTATATCGGACTTCCAAGGAGGGATTTATGGGACGCATCTTCTTCGGTATCGCGGCGCTGTTCTTCTTCCTGGATGGTGTCGGCTCCAGCATCATTCATCATGCGACGACCTGGGGGCTCGTAGCTCTCGCGCTCGGGCTGGCCGTCGGTGACTGGCGCCCTTGGAAGCGGTCCGCCTGAGGCTTCACGCAAGCGCAGTCGCACCCGAGCTCCGGCCGGCAAGCCCCGTGATCGGCGCGGTTGCAAGCCTCGCAGCGTCGATTGTCCCTGGTCATCGGCTGGGCATTCCCGTAGAGCAGACACCAGCCGCACTGGGTCGCCACATGAGGACCATAGCGGGTATCGTTCTTGTGCTCGGGAACGGTGTCCCCAAACTGGAAGCCATCGAAAACGACCTGGCCGTGCCGGCAAGGATCCTCGTCGTCATGATGATGGCCGCAAGCTTCAATCATGACTTCCTCCAATAGGTGCTATGCCTGTCGATCGGCAGGATAGGATCCAGGATGCCGTTCTTGGCCCGGTAGTCCTCCACCGCCTTACGGGCTCCTGGCAGAGTCCAGTCATCCACGATCAAGAAACCTCCGGTGGAGAGTTTCGGATACAGGGACTCCAAGGCCACGATGGTCGAACCGTACATATCGCCATCTAGTCGGCAGATGCACAGTTTGCTGATCGGCGCCGATGGGAGCGTATCCTCGAACCAGCCTTCGAGAAACTTTACCTGATCGTCGAGCAGTCCATAGGCAGCGAAATTGGCTTTCACCTCCTCGAGCCCAACGGACAGGAACTCTTGCGTATGGTGGCTGTCGCCGGAATCCGCCGGATACTTCTGAGGATTCGGCACGGGAAGGCCCTCGAACGAGTCGGCACACCATATGCGCCGGTTTGTTATTCCGTATGCAGCCAGGAGCGCACGCATGAAGATAACGGCGCCTCCCCGCCAGACTCCTGTCTCGATAAGATCCCCTTCCACACCATCCTCGATAACCCTTTCGAAGCAGGCCTGAATATTGTCCATCCGTTTCATGCCGATCATCGTGTGCGCCGTCACCGGCCAATCCCAGCCGTTCGCCCTTTTCAAGGCGTCGAATTTCGGCTCAGTGCGGCCGTAGATCATATTCGTTACGCACCGCTTCATGAGGTCTAGATAAAGATGTTTTGGATCCACTCCACCTCTCCTCATTTCTTGCTCATTCGATAAAGCCGCTGATTCTGAAGGCGCGCGGTGCCGGTAGGAGCTCCTGGCCCGGCATGCACCCGACACGGAATGATGCGGCCCTTTTCGTGCTTAGGGCTGTAGCAACCGCACTTCCAGATCTTCTTGGCCTCAACGATGCTGATCAGAGCCATAGCTATCCTCTCTTAGGGGTTCGGCGAAGGGTACGGGCTGCAGGTCCTGCACACGAAATTCTCCACCCCAGGCCTACTTCCGGGTCTGATTTCACCGCCGCACTTGGAGCACCAGATACCAGGATCCTTGCCGCATTTCAGACAATTGCAGTTCACCCGCAGACACATTCCGTCCTTGATCGCGCAGGCGAATTCAGCCGTCAATGCCTCGGGACTATCGGGATGCACTTGCCGATCGCATTTCAGGCAACCCATCGCTAAGCCCTCAGCTTCTTTAGAATGTGCCGAAGCATCATCATGTCGCTGACGATCAAGGATTTATCCTGGGCATGGCTCTTTGCCCATTCTTCGGCATACTCCGGAGAATCCAATTGCACAAGGAAGGCCTTTGCAAGAGCCATGGTCTCCGGCGTGTTAGGAAGTTCCAGATCGTTACACCCTGCGCAAGACATCCGCTCCAGGGTGTATTCCATCATGTCATCGAAGCACTTCCATTCCATGGCAGTCAGTTTGTCGTTCATCCCTCACCTTCATTCCGCTTGATTTCAGCCGCCGTATTGGCCTAAAATAGTTCTATAGATTTCTTAGAGGAGGAGGATTTATGAACAGGAAATCGACCCTCGGCCAAGTCACTGGCGGTGGTCCCTCGGGCGGCGGTCCCTCGGGCGGCGGTCCTTCCGGTGGTCCTACGGGCGGTCCCACCGGCGGCGGCCCTTCTGATCAGGGCGGCTTCACGGCGCTCACCCCGGGCATGTTCCCCGTGGGTGCGCCCCTCGGCGGCGTGTGCCCCGCAGGCTACCTGCCTGCGCCCTCGGCGATCGTTCCGGGCGGCTACACCTGCGTGAGGGCGCCGGGAGCGTACACCGTTCCCCTCTACATGGGCCGGCGGCGGTAAGGCTTTCATGATGCCTGGCTCCGCGCGGGAGCCAGGCCGCGGCTCAGGCCATCTCATTCCTCCACCAGCAACGCTTCAAGCTGCTTGTTCATGATGGCCACGCCGTCCAGCATCTCGCTGGCAATCCTCGCTGTCTTTGAGACCTGCTCATGGAAGAGCTTGATTTTGGTATCCTTATCCACTGAGAATCGGCATTCCGAACAGAAGAAGCTGTCGAGCTGCCAGCGCAATTCCTTCTTGTAATCCAAGACGGGCTTACGGCAACTCGAACACCCCGGAAGCATCGTGATGGTCGGCCTACCGGTTTCCTCGGGAGGAGGACCAGAAACCAGCAGGAACTCCTTGGGTTTCTCCAGCTTCTGAGCGCTCATCCCGGGGAAAAGACTCTGGGCGCCCTTCATCATGCCGTCCAGGATCATCTTCCATCCTTTCCGGACCCTCTCCGCGGCCGTCAGCCGATTGACGTCCTCGAGGTGCTGAGCGAGGCTCTCGACCTGCCGGCCTAGGCCTCCTCCAATGATCCCCATGGGATTGGATTCCAGGAGGTCGCAGAGCGTTTCGATGATCCTCTCGGCCTTTTTGTGGCTCATCTTCTGGATGGAGCCGATCTCCAGGACGTTATCCGTCTTGTCGCAGCCCGGACAGGCCTCCTTCAGGAGATATCGGCCGTCCTCGAGCTTCGTGTGCGTCCAGGACACGGCGCCGCAGCCACAGATTACTTTGTCCCGGTCGTCGCTCCAGTCCGCCATTTTTTTTACCCTCTGAACCACCCGATGATCCGGTATCAACCCGAGTGGTATATGCCTGTCGTCCGTGAAATAGATCAGTTTTTCGTTATGGAACCATGCCCGGCATTTTCCGCATGCGACAAGCTTCTTTCGCCATTGATACCGATGCCCTGCAGCCATGCGGCCCGAACCAACACATTTATTTCGCACGGCGAATACGAACCGGCTTCTTCTTTCTCCATTGGGTTTCCGGGCAGAAGCCGCATTTCCGGACCCAGAAAACATGGCCCAAGTTCGAGGGACCCCACTTCTTCCATTCCCACCAGTGATGGCGCGGACCCAGGGGGCTAGTACATTTCATTGCTCAAGCCCATTCAGAAGTCCAGGTTCCATCTCCCCTCGAGCCGTCAGGATCCGCTCCACGGCCTGGTAGAAGGCCTTCCTGGCCGGGAGTTTGCTCTTCGCCGGCAAGGTGGCCGTCAGGACCCCTAGGAGATTGTCGGTCGTCATGTCGTCCGGATGAAAGGCGGAGATCGCTGCATCCAGGTATTGGAATCGGCCAGCTCTCATCAGCTCATCCGCCCAGGAATAGATCCCATCAAGCTGATTCATGGGTTCCTTCCTTCAACTGCTTGAGTCGGAGAGCCCATTGCTCCCTGAACTCAGCGTCCGCGGCATCGAACTCCGGGCCCGAGGTCTTCATCTCACCGTCCGCGCCGCGGGCCATGATCAGAGCATGAGGTTCCACAAGGCCTGGGCCTCCATGCTCGCACGCCACGCAAACCTCTAGGATCTCGGCACCAGTCTTTCCCGTCTTCTGAATCATCTCCCGGAGGGTATCCGGAGCTCCCATACCGCCGGCGAGCTCGACTTGGCAGCAGGTCTCGCAGATCTTGCCCTTGATGAGGGGACACTCCCAGTTCTTTTCCTGATGGACCTTGCCATTGCCCAGATCCATCGGTTCGCCTTTGCAGTTGCATTCCAGGCAGAAGCGATCGCTCATCTGATCATGCCCTCAAGCTGCAGGTGCCGATATTTCCCGGGAGGCCCGAATGAATGCCCCTTGGGATGATCCGTCAAGGCCTGATTCTTCTCCAGGTCCTCGAAGATCCATTTGCAAAGCCAGCAGCCGGGGCCATCCTCAAGAGGAATCCTAGCCTTGAGGAGAGGCTTGACGTAAGCCATCTGCTCCGCAGTCAACTCTGCCAGCTTCGCTTCTTCGGCCACAGATTAGGCTTCCTTTTGCCGATAGATGATCTTGGTCACCATGCGTTTCTCTGGCTCCAGCACTTCCAACAATAAGTCGGCTGTCGATAGATCCTGCGCTTACTTGCCTTCCAGACTTTCTTCAGGATGGCCACCAGGCCAAAGACACCCCCGGCATTTTTTGGACAGGCTTTTTGGCATTAAGAATTCCACCCATCTTCGCTGTTAATTTCCTTCAGCTTTGCCCATTGACCTTCTGAGCGAATCTGCGTTGGAAACGGGGCTGGGATACGATGACCTTCATCAGCGATAGGACGTTTCTTTTTCTCGGCCATTCTTCTTTTTCGAGAGTCCTCATATCTCTGATGACAAACTTTCGTGCAGAACACCATCCGCACAGATCCAAATGGCCTTCCGAGTATCCGATCTTTGGATAATGGAAGACCACAAAACGTGCAGGTCCTTTTACTCCAGCCCATGGATCTAAAGTTCCTGCTCCATGACTCGGCGCGACTTCAGGATCGCGGCCGTCTCGAAGATGAAGGGAGCGTGAGGGATGACGGCGATCCACTCGCCTTCAGGGCCCCCGAACGTCGGATGAAAGACTTCCACGAAGACGCCCTGCGCCTTCGGCTGCCCGATGGCGATGACCAGGCGAACCCGCTGCTTCGCGGCATAGAGGATGGAGGCGAGGAAGACGCTGATGCAGTCCGAATCGCCAGGGCCGCCCTTCTGGAGGCCATCCGGCGTCCCGGCAGAGCCTGGATTCTTCCGGGCCCAGTCAGCGAGCTTCTCGAGCATCGGCCGATACTCCATCTCCTCCTTCACGGTGGCTTTTGCCTTCTGCGGAACCATGTTTCCGCACATCTCGGGGGGAACTCCAGGGGGAAGGCGATCCATGATTCCCATAGCTCTCTCCTATTCTTGTTCCACTTGGAAGGTGGTCTTACCCTTGGGCTTGAGTCTTTCCCAGATCACTTCGTCATAAGGCATCTTATCGAGCATCAGGAACATAATGGGCGCGAGGTCTCCATGCTTCTTGAACTCCATCGCCCAGTCCTTCCTGGTCGATTGAGGAGGCGTGGCCGCAAAGGCAGCCTTCGCCTTCTCCTCGATCTCGCTGTAGGACTTCTTGAGGCCGTCCCGCTGCTTCCGAAACCATTCCATGAACTCGTCTGGAACGTTCTCGAAGGACGGCTCGTTGTTCGTAGAAAGGGTCTCCCAGATGCCCTTCACAGAGAGGCCCGTCAGGATCTTATGGAGCAGCATATACTGGTGGTACTTCAGCTTGACCCGGAGACCGTTGGAATAGCGCGCGACGTACCCTTCCCGATCGCGCACCTTGGGATCCTGGAGCGAGATCTCCGAGATCGGCCTAGTTTCGAACCCGATCGCCTTGAAGCCGTAATCCTTCGCGTAAGCCGACACCTGGGCGTAACTCGCGTCTTCCCCGGAGTCCGTCTTGACGATTCCCAGAAGGATCATCTCCTCCTTTTCATATGGGATCACGAGCCTGTTCCACGGCGCGATGAACTCGAACATGTAGGTGTTGTCGCGGTGCAATCGCCTGTGACTCTGGGAGAGCCACGCATTGGCGTACTTGGTCTGGGGATTCTCCCAGCAGCCCCGGGTGATCGCCCGCCAGCCGGTCTCCTCATCATGGAAGACGATGATCATGCTCCCGTCCACCTTATCGCTGAGCTCGGGAGTCTCGGCGGGAAGTGCCTCGAGCTTCGTCTCAGGGCGCTCATTCACGTTGAAGAACTTCCGCCAGGGCCGCGCGACGATCTTGCCCTGGTCGTCGAGGACCAGGCCGCGGGCCTGCATCGTGTACTCATCCCAGGCGCGTTCGAACATGCAGTGGTTCGTATAGTCAAAGATCGTGAGCCGGCCGTTCGGCCGTGCTGCGACGAGGCCCAGATCCACGCGTTTGCGGAGTTCTTCTAAGAGCATCACTTTGCCTTGGCCTCTTTCTGCTCGCTCAGGGCCGCGTTGCAGATCACCTTGGGAACGTCTTCCAGCTTCTTGGCCCAGCCGAGAGGCTTATCCACGGTGTACTTCTTCTCGTCCCTTTCTCCATCATGGGTAACCCAGACGACGCGACGGAGATGGTAGCCCTCCGTATCGGCGTTCAGAAGCCAGCGGGCTTCGTACTTCTCCCGAACATAATCCCAGACCTTCATCGCATCGTCGATCTGAGTCGAGTAGTGGGGAAGATCTTCTCCACGCTCGCCAGCCTCCCCGACCGCGACCCCGCGATAGGTATTCGGATCCTTCACGACCTTCTGACCAAAGATCTCCTCGGAGATCTTCCGATCCAGACGCAGGGCCTGTTCTTCGCTAAGCACCGAAGTTCTCTCCGCCGGCGGCGACGATCGCTTCCTGTAGTTCCTGGAGGGCGGCGCATTCCGGAGCGCCGTTCACGCTCGGGAAGATCGTCATCCGGAGCTTCATGAAGGCCTCGACCGCCTCGAGCAGGCGGGCACTGCCTGCGATGCACTGCATGTCCGGATGCTCGCGGTCGGCGTCGACCATAAGACCTTCCGGTCCGCGCTGCCCCAGCTTGTGCTTCGGCCGGGGCATGAGAACGACAGGCCGGTGGCCATGGGCGCCCACCAGCGTGGAATCGTTCATCCAGACCCAGGGAGCCTTGGTCCGAACTACCCGCTTCGTTTCGCTCACAGTTTCCTCCTCCTGATTTCCATCTCTATCCGCTCCATGCGAATGTAGTTATCGTCCATGATCGCTTCCAAAGGCCGAGTGTCCGCACCGCACTTCAGACACACATGGTAGTCTTGCCAGTAGGCGCGTTCTCCCGGATAGCGCTCATCGAGCGTCCGCTTCTCCCACTGATGGCCCATGAAAAGACACTTCAGCCAAGCGATCATTCTTCTTCGATCTTCAGAAACTTTTCACGAAACCATTCCCGATTCTCGCTGAATACCGGGGCCGTCTGAGCCTCCCCACGAACGACGACCGTGCCGCGAATCAATTTCTCCGGAAAGGATTGCAACGGCTTATCAGCCAATTCCAGCATGGCGATCATCAGATCCGAATTCTTGCCATGGAGCTGCTTTGGGCTGAAGACGGACTGCGCCGCCGAGGAGATCGCGTTCCGGCGGCAATCCTGCTGTCTCCAGATGAAGTAATTGATGATGTCGCGCTCCGGAATGGAACAAACCCGGCCGTCGAAATAGCCTGGAGAACCCCACCGCAGGCTGAATTCAGCACCCATGATTGAAGCCGATACGGAAGATATCTTCTGGACTACTCCGTCGAACCACTGCATGCTTTCGAACTTGTTGTAGTCGATGAAGAGTAGTGAGATTTCATCGGATTGCATGTAAGCCATGCGCGCCGGGACCTCGTCCAGAAGAGCGATGACGGCGTCCTTCATGGCCGTGTTCAGCTTGACGTCGAAGGGCTTCTCGCACTTCCTAGTCAGGGTATGGAAGGCCTTCCCGTCCAGCCGGATCACTGCTGGCGTCCGGATCAGAAGCCTCTGCCGGAAGACTTCCTCGTACGCCTTCATCCGCTCGCCGAGGTCCATGGCTATTCCCTATCGCAGTTATGGCAAAGAAGCCCTGCATGGCTCACTTTATACAGGGGCGTCGTTACGTCCGAATCCTGGCGGCCGCAGAGTGAGCAGATCCGCGGAACTGAGGACAGATACTCTCCAGCCTCCTCGATCTTGATGGCTCGCTCCATCTGGGCGAGCTCCTTGCGGCGCTCGGTACGTCCGCAGGAATGACCGTCCTCACAGTCACATTCCACGCGCTCGATCCACCACCGCATCCATTCCGCGCCCTTCTTGGCCGCTTCGAGAAGCGTCATACCGCCTTCGTCTCCTTGCCCAAGAAGAGGCTGCAGGTCTTCTCGAACATGTCCTTGTTCGTGAAGAAGAACAGCTTGTTGCTGAGGTCCAACCAGCCCTGGACCCTTTTGCTCCATCCCTCCTTGGAATCCTTTGGCTCAAGAAGAGCAGTCCGAAACATGGGGGCTTCCTTGAACCGACGATACTGTTCCTGGCTGATCAGCGACCGGATGAATTTCGTGGCCGGCGCATGGTGATCGGTCTTCGCAAGGAGATAGACGGGTTTCTTGACGCCCTTGACCGGCCTCTTGAAATGTCGCTCTTCCCATTTCTCGAAGGTCACATCCCCCATATCGATCTCGAAGTTCGAGGTCGAGAGATCGGCGAGTGAAATGACCATCGACTGAAGGGTCCTGGGAATCTCGCCGAACTCGAATTCTGCAGAACCCATGTAGTCGAACGTGAAGATCTCCTGAAGGAGATCCATGGCCTCCTTCGACAAGCCTCCGTCTCGGAAGCCGCAGCCGAACGCGAAGATGCGGGCACCGAGATCCCGGGCATCTTCCCAGGGCTTGTTGAGGCGCTGGATCAGCCAGGGCTCACGCCACTCGCCGATGGGACCTGCCTTTTCGCCGTAGCCCATACCGATGGAATCTCCTTCCTACCGGAACTAGGTATACCGGTATACCTCTCGAATTGCAATTGAAATCGGAGGGAGATTTAGACGCCGAGTCTCCGCTTGAGGAACTGGCGGTACTCTTTCTGAAGTGGGTCCAGATCAACGATATTCTTGAGAAGAATATCCTCGACAAGCTGCGGATGTTTCTTGAGAAGAAAGCTGACGATCGCCCAGGACGCCGCGTAGTACTGGGGCCATTTCATCCCGTAAAGGTCATCCCTAGTCGTCCTGATGACCTCGCTTATAGGGATATTGACTATTTCTTCTCCTCGCATTGCCGCATTCCAGTTCTTTCCTGTCGGCTTGAATCCTTTGTTGGTCCATTCGAGCCGGCTGAAATATTCAGCCATGCCCTCGGCGAACCAGACAGGATCGAGCACCCCATAGACGCGATGCATATAGGCATGGGTGAATTCATGAGCGTAGGTCTGTTCGAAGTCTTCCGCGTTTGCGGCCATCGAAAAATGAACGACCAATTCGCCCTTGACTGGATCGTAGAATGAAAAAGCGTTGCCGGCTCCGCAGCGCCGTGCATAGGCGCAAAACTGAGCTCCATCTCTGAAGATCTTGATGGTGTAGATGTGCCGGCGGGGAGGCCCCCCGATTTCCCTCTGCAGCATCTCCTCGAGCTTCTCGGCCGTCACCGCAAGCGTCTTGAGCGCTTCGTCCGGAACGTCTCCCATGACCACCATGGTATCGGTGGCGATCTTTCGCCATTCCGGGTTGTCCATGGGGTAAAGGGCGTACCCGGAACTTCCTTCGTCGACGATCTGCTGTGGAAGGCCGCTCAGCCTCGAGGGGATGCCCCAGATATGGAAACCGCCAGGAAGGATGATGAAATCCTGCTCTGTTTTGGGCATGCCAACCCGCGTCCTATACTCCGAGCGCTCTTAGCTGCGCGAGAGCGGAATTAAGGCAGCCTCTTACCCTCATCTGGCTGAACATTCCAGGGATCGTCAAGTAGTGCTCGCAGGCCGTAAGCGTGTCCTGGAGCTGCTTGGGTGCTCCCTCTGGAATACTGGACGCCCGAGCCTGATAGTCGGCGAGCTCAGGCATGTAGTCCTCGGGATTCATTCCCTGGCCTTGACCGAGGAAGGGTGGCATGACCAGCCGGACCTGTCCGAGAAATGCTCTTCGATCCATCATAGACAAGCCTCCAAAGAGGCATGTCCCTTTGGGGGAGGGAGGGACCGCCTATCTTGGACTATAACATCCTTGCATCCCCAGATCAAAAGACATTACTTCTTGACCGGCTCGATCAGATAGGCCACGGCATTGAAATCGCGGGCGAGCGAAGCCGCCACGATCTCCTGTCGGTCAGACGGGATGCCATCCACCTGGATGACCGTATCGAGTTCCATGCGGACATTGTTATAGAACAGGGATCCACCATCGGAAATCTTGCCTTCGAACGCCTTGAACAGAGAGACCTTGATCGTGACTTTCTCCATTTTGACCGGCTTGAACTCCCAAGGGCTGACGATCCGCCCATGATCCGGACCGAGCACTTGCTTCATCCTGGTCCGAAGATCCTGCTCGTTGATCTTGAAGTCGGCCATCACCTGAAAGGCGATTCCCTCCCGTTCCTTAAACAGGCCCAGGAGTAGATGCTCCGTCCCGATCACGTCCACGCCGGCACGGCAGGTTTCCTCTTCCGTGAGCTGCAAGACTTTCTTCGCCCGCGGGGACCAAGGGAGCTGTCCGAGCGTGCGGGTGGGCTCGGTACCCGGGGAGATCTTGGTATCGATCGCCTTCATCATGACCTCCCGGTCCACGCCGAGCAGCTTGAGCGTCTTTGCAGCAACTCCCCCGTTTTCATCGAGGATGCCTAACAGCATGTGCTCGGTACCGATGAAGTCCTGATTCAGACGCTGAGCGTGCTGACGGGCAAGCGACATGACCTTCCGGGCCCGCTCAGTGAACTTTTCGAACACGCTTGATCTCCTTCCAATATGGATACGAACACCAGAAAACCGCCCACCAGGCCGCCAAGATCACGAGAACCTCCATAGCGGCGATCGGCACAAAGAGCCCAGGCGACTGATACCTTGAGCTGATTGCCCCGGCATTGAGCCAGACCAGCATCTTGATCAACGGAATGCTGTAGAAGAGCCATGCTCCTATCACTGCCAGAGCCGTGACCTTCGCCGCCTTCATGCTACTTACGAGGGAGAGGAGTCGTATTCATCTTCTCCGGACCGGCCTCCTGCATCACCTCGAGGAAAGGGTATTCCTTTCCCGAGAAGGCATATCCCATCAGAATATTGGGTAGCGACTGGTTGAGCGAATAGCTGAAGCCCTGCAGGCGGATGAACTCTTGGACTCCCTCCTTCTTGAAGCGCACGATCTTGGTGTTGATCACCACGGCGCCGGAAGGAATGCTGACCTGGTGCGGGATCGTGCTGAGATTCACGACTTCCACGAAGGGATTCGTAAAGTACCATCCCGGGTTGTCCTGAATGTCGACCTTCCCGTTCATGGAGTTGTAGGCCACGCCGATCTCGTTGATGTGGACGTGGTTCCAGCACAGGATATAGAACAGCAACAGGAAGACCGGCGGGACCGCCACCGAGATCGCGATCTTCACCCATTTATGCATTTTTCGTTTCCTCAGGGGGTAGGACGAGTTTCATCTCACGATTGGGCGGAACGATGGGAGTCAAATGAACTTGCGGTGGTACGGTCCTAGGATCCACTGACGAGTTCATCACCATCATATAAGACCCGGAATATCCAGTCGACCAGTACGAACTGGACATCATCAGTTTCTGGCCATTCAGGAAGTATTCCGGACGCCCACTGGAATCCGGGATCATCTTATGGTCATGCTTCTGGATCCGGTTGTCCCACCTCATTCCACAGAGAGCGCACGTCTCAAAATACGCAAATTCTTCAGCGCAACCCTTACAGGAATGCCAAGTCTTGATGCCGTGCTTGCAGCGAACGGCGGCATCGTTGGCCTTCTGGGAAGACTTATTGTCCTGAATCTCCTTGATCCAGCCGGCGACCTGGGCGACGAGGATAACGCCTGCCCAGGCAAGCGAGGAGACCGGCTTGATGCCCCGATTCCAGTCGACCATCATGGCCACCAGCATCACTGGAATCGCTGCATACCAGAACACCAAGTATTTCATCCCTTGACCTCGTTCAATACGATTGCCTGACGCATCCAGTGCCCATGGGTTTGGACGTGGTTCTTCCTAACGTATTTCGCAACAACATCCTTAAATTCCTTGTACTGGAAGGCCCGTGCGACGCGAACGACGTAACCTTCGCAGGGATCTCCGTTGTATAGGTCGATCTCGATGGCCTTCGTCCAACTCTCGTCCCAGAGACCACGATGGAACACGGGCACCGTCTTCAGATCCAGGAGCGCGCACCAGCTCTCCGTCTCCTCCCAGGAGAGGCATTCGTTCTTCTCGTTCCAGATCGAGAAGACCAGGAAGTGCGCCGGCAGATTCAGGTAATGGATCGAATGCTTGGCGTAGAGGTTCTCGCCGCAGATCCTCCAACCAGGCGGAATATCATGTCCGATCCGGCGATGCAGGCCCCAGAGCCAGTCCCTGGAGGGATGCGGCGCCGTGTCGATCGAGCGGGCATGGAAACCATCCGGGTACATGGATGTCTGCTCCCCGTCCATCTTGATCGTGATCACGACCGCCTGGCCCTCCAGGCCGTGGAGCGATGGGATGATCTTGTCGTCGCTTGAGACGTTCGGGCTCCAGGGAAGGTGATGGGTCCGCTGGTATTTCACCCGATCCGTGAAGAGGTGCAGGACCGGCTTCAGGATCTTCTGGACGCTCTCGTCATGGAAGAGTTCGCCCTTCAGACGCTGGCCGTTCGGGAGGATCGGATTGCCCCACTTGTCCACCGGCTGGTCCGAGTAGAAGTGAGGGGGCAGGAGAACCTCCTGGATCCCGCAGCGCTCCCGGAGCTCGTCGCACGAAAGCTCCGTGGACTCTGCCAGGAGATGATGGACCTCGCAGACGGAGGCCCCATTCGAGACGTAGTATCCCCCATCGGGCCACAGTCGGCGTTCGATGATGTGGTGAGCATCCTTCGCCGGCTGCCCGCAGACAACGCATTCCCAGCCGTCTCGCTTGAAGACGGCATTCCTGAACTCGTCTCTACTTAGCAACATCTCTCACCGGCCAGACCTTGTACTCGGGATGAGCCTTCTTGAAGGCCTCCGCACACGGAAGGCAGGGAAAATCCCAGAAGCCGTACTTCAGATCGCCACGACCGAACGTGACCGTCTCGTCATCGATCGACGTCGACGCGCTGCAATCCGCGCGGCCGCAGGCTTGCTTGGGCTTGGCTTTTTCTTCCATGACGTGCGTCCAGTTCATGTCGATGAATTCTTTCGGGAAGTAGGACGGGAAACAGACTGTCGACCGTCCATTCACAATCACCTTGACCGAATCATGTCCTTCTCGAAGCTTCAGGATCTCGTAGTCGATGTCGGTCCCGGCTTTCTTTTCGTCCTCGATCAGCTTCATCAGGTATTCGCGGCCCTCGCGCCAGGTCTTGAGATCCTCGGCCGCCTGGGCTGCCTTCCATCGCATGTAATCAGGTGAATTCAGGTATTCGATGGCCAAGCGAGCCCACTCTTTGGTGGAGATCTCGCCTTTCATGCCCTTGGCGAAGCTTTCCGCGAATTCCTTCTTACTGATCATTTTGCCGCCACGCCCTCTTGGGCCGTGTCCTGTCCCTTCCGTGACTTGGCGACTTCGTTCTCCACCAGGGCCTTGATCCGAAGAAGGAGCTTCGTCTGCCAGTATTTCGGCTGGTAATCGAGGCCACCTTCCTTCATATCGGTCTCGACCATTCGAACGATGTCTTCAGCGGTCATTTCATCCCCTTCCTCTTTGGAAGCTTGTGCCCTATGGCCTTATCCCAGCACGGCGGACACATCGCATAGGTATATGGCCCGATCCACTTGCAGCGGCATTGGTGCTGGCGTCTCTTGAGTCCCATCACTTTGCCGTGTCGTAGGTCACGTCCTCGAACCACTCCGAGAGCATGAAGGCGACCGCGGCCTCCTTGTGCTCATGCTTGGGAGCGAACGACCGCATCACCGTCACGACCGCCGCAAGCGCCTTCTTGGTCTCGACGCCGGTCTTCGGAGTCCACTTCGCGTTCTTCATGCCCAGGAAGAACCAGTCCGACATCACCTTCTCCCATTTCCTCTTGTTCGGGAAGTCGTCGGGGATGTCCTTCATCTTCGGCATGATCTCAAGCGCCTTGTCTCCGCCGAAGACCTGGTCGACCATGGTAACGTCCGGAATCATAAGCATTTCAGTTCCCCTTCCTCTTGAAGATCCCCAGGCTGTCATGAATCCCATCCCAGACCGGGATCTGGACCTGTTTCACCATCTCCCAGGTCTTTTCGATCTCCGGATCATAGCCGGTGCAGCCGTCATCGATCTCGCCGACGTAGGCCACCGTATCGCCCTTGTAACCGTTGAAGATCTTCACGTTGTCCACGCTCGGCCAGATAACCAAGAGCGTCCGCTCATGGACGTCCTTCCTTCGGAAGATCTGTTGGTAGCTGACCGGCTCAATCTGGAAGAACGTTCCGACCGTGAACGGATATAAGCCCGAACCGTCATCACAGGCAATCACGTCGGCGCCGAGAAGCTGAAGGAGCTTGGACCAGTATCCCGTTCCGGCACCGATTTCGACGATGCCCTTTGGGGATACTTTCAGAATCTCCCGAAGGATCTTTTCCGTAGGCACTGCGAAGCCGTACTTCTCGATGCACTTCGTTCTCGCATGGAACTCGGAGAGGATCTTCTCGGAATAGTTCGGATCGTAGATATTGCGGCTATTGTGTCCGAGCCACCACTCCGATAGAAAGGGATTATGCTCCCGATCCCAAGTTGTCGGAGAAAAGGGCGTCGCCCACTTCTCGGCCCACTTCTCCATCCAGGCCTTATCTTTTTCTAGCATCGTCACACCGCCAATGGTATTCTTGGTTTACCTCTTAGTCAAGGAGATATCGAAATGCGTTTCCTCCTGATTCTGCTCGCGGCTGCGGCCGTCTACCTGTCGATCCACATGCTCGGCAAGCACGGGATAGAACCCAGCTCCCAGGACTTCTGGGCTTGTCTGGTGCCGCCCGCCGCGGCCGGCGCTCTCGTCGTCCTGGCTCCCAAGCTCAAGAAGAAAGCGAAGGACTAATGCCGAAGAAGTCTTCAAAAAAGCAAGAGGGCAAGGTCTCGGACGTCGAGATCTATGAGGAGGACGGCTGGTACGTCAAGTACACCGGGACTCACGGGAAGAAGAACATCATGAAGCTCGACGCCGTCACCTACAAGGATGCGAAGTTCGAAGCGTCCAGTCTCCTCGATGTGCCTGAGGACCAAATCGAGAACTAAGCCATGCCTTACGTTTTAGCCGACGGGAGAGGCCAGAAGATCGGGCTCTATACCACCTGCCTGGATATCTCGTATGCCCAGGCCGAACTCCTTCTCATGGTCGAGAAGGCGAAACTCGATCATCCTGACGCGTTCATCGTAGGCTACGCAGATTCTCAGCTCCAGATCTCCGTCGAACGCTTCCTTGAGCCTCACAAGCAGTATCCCAAGGAACTGGAGAGAATCGAGGAACTCCGGTCCAAGATCAAGGCCAAGGGAATGCATTCCTTCACCGTCCGTCATTTCGACGATGACTGGGAAACGTTCCTGAAGTCGAAGCCTCTCCTCCAGATCGGCCGCTGCATCGACAGCGTGGTCAATCAGATGGTGGATTTCAAGGCCAAGGGCAAAGACGAAGAAGTCGCCGAAATGGTCGAAGACATTTTCGCCAATCCCTTGCATGCCGGCATCCATCAGGACTTCCCACCTACCGTCTCCGACGAAATCTGGATTGCGGATGCCGCCAAATCCATCCGCAGGATCACTCCGGAGAAGTGGCTGAGAAGACTCCTGCATGTTATGCGCTTCTATTTCAAAGGAAAGCCGAAGATCGCCCTTCCCCATAAGAATGACCGCTGTCCTTGCGGCAGCAGCAAGAAATACGGCAAGTGCTGTGGTTACGGCGTCGAGCACGAGGACCCGGAAAACTGCAAACTCGGGATGCATCAGTTCACGATGTGGGAAGAAGTCGATGGCAAGTTCATCCGAACCTGCGAGAAGTGCTTCAGGGTCTACGAAGCTCCATGGTTTGAGGAAGTCGATTATGATGGAGTAGACATCCTGGTCATTGGCTGCCGGGCCTGCGCTGAAAAACCGACTGACGAAGACTTCGCTCGGGAAATGGAGGAAGCCCAGAAATGGCATATCTGCGGCTCATGCATGAAGCCATTCGGGCTAAGGCATATCATCCTCGAGCACACCTGGTCCGATGGAAAGCACATCGGCCATTGGAAAGGGACTGAGATCGATACCAAAGAGGAAGCCGTCGATCTTCAGTCGATCGGACTAGGAAAGGGAGTGTTCCTTCACAAGGAATGCTTCATGAAGGCAATTCCAGGCTGGCCCAAATCGGCCAAGCCATCCGGCAGAGGACCGGCCAAGGAAATCATGCGGGATATTACGCCTACTGCGAGTTGATCACCCGATACCGCCTGCCCATCATGGCGCCACCACCTCCTCCAGGATTGACGGCAACCATCGAGCTACCGCCATAGCTCGAAACGTTTTCGAAGCCGGAGGAATCCTGCTGGCAGGAATATCCTTGAGCCCTCAGGATTGCCATGGTCGTCGAATCCACGCCTCTCCGAACGTCATCTCCATAGCTGCAGGTGTAGGTAGCCTGAGTGAGCTGCGGATTCAACCCATTGGTATTAAGAAGACGCTGCTCGGGGGTCATCCCGCCGCCATAAGCGCTGCCATAGTTATACTGAGCAGCGGTGTTCCAGTTATAGAAACCGTGGCCGCTCTGATCCCCGCCGCTGTTCCAGGAATACATTTGGCCCAGGCGCCGACCTTCCATACCGGGCTTTCGGAACGAGCAGGGGTCGATGATCCTCCAGGCTTCCGCCTGAATCTCGGGTGGGAGTTGGGAGACGATCACCTCAGCATTGTTGCGATAAGTCAGGATGTTTTGAGCGGCCATGTTGATGCCGTTCCGATTCTCCTGCATCTCCTGAACTGCAGCACTCTTGTCTGCCCCGATCTGATCGAGAGCGGCCTGGGCAGCTTTGTATTCGTCTGGATTCCGGTGAGTGTCATTCCAGATCTTTTCCTGCTGCGCGAGAACCTTCTCGGCATTGCCTTCCGCGACGACGAGATCCTGACGGCGCTTCGAAGCCTCGATGTACTTCGAGAAGAAGTAGGCATCGTTCGACCGCTCTGTATTGATCTTGTCGGCGATCGATGTCAGTTGAGAGACAGCCTCTGGATAGCTCGTTTCGAGGGCCGTCGGCGCGGCCATCCGGTGTCTGTGTCCAGAAAGCAGCAAATAGCCCGCAGCGGCTGCCGCTGCCACGCCACCGATAATGAGCGGAACATTGGCCCCTGGAGTAGGAGCCGACGCCGGGATTCCAGATCCGGATCCTGGCTTGCAGCCAGGCGGATAGTAGGTCCCATCCGCACAACGCTGCCCTCCTTCAGGCGTCGGCTCGCAGTTGGGTGACGTCTGGCCCAGCGTCGGGCCACGCAACGGCGTGACGGAGGCCCGTTCCCAAGGCGAGCGGCTGAAGAAGGTCTGCATATGGTCTCCTAGGCGTTCGAAGACAGGTTGGTGACGCCGTTCACCTCAAGCGCGATCAGCACGGCCGTGCCGGTGATCAGCCAAAATGCCGGATTGCCAAGGAAGGACATCGAATCCTCTGATCCGGGCCCCGACAGTGCAGGAGCTTGATAGCCCTCACGCATCCTGGGATATGGCTTCCAGGCCTCTCCTCCCGGCCGGGCTCTGAACGAAACCTTGCCCCTGGGAGAGGCCGCAGCAGCAGCAAAAGGATCTCCACCATCTGATGGAAATGAAGCTTGCTCTATCTTCTTGTGCGCCGGCTTGAAGTAGTCGTAGAAATCGCGCGTCTTGGCGGAAGGGCCTGGCACCGGTGTCTTTGGTGAAAACACATCGTAGATCGAGCTGCCCTTGGGCTTGGGCTTCAGGAAGTCGAACAGCTCATCGGATTTCCCAAGGGATCCAGGGCCCCAATGATTCATCATGAGAAAAAACCATTTCGGGCGGAATGAGTTCTACCGGACCTTTAGACCGCCCAGGGGGACTGGACGGACAGCTTAATCATACCGCTTAACCTTGGGACTTCAATGGGTTTTTCCCTGTCCGTTTATAGCGGTTCAGGCTCCGGTGTAGGGATGACCCGCATCGTGCCGATCGACATTTCCAACGGGAACGGATGGAAGATCGGACTCCATTTATGTTCGAACTCTTTGTATTCGAGATAGGCTCTCCAGACCATGTCATCGGAAAGCAGATAATGCATTCGCTCGACCAGTTCCGTAGCGGACTTCACGTATTTGCGATTACGTCCCGCAATGGCCTCGCTGCTCGCATGCATGCCGAGATGTTTGACCAATCGCATCAAATAGTCCCCGGCGTCTTGCTTGGCACGCTCCTCGTTCGTATGACGCCCCGCATGGGAGGCCCCGCCGAAATCGGCATACTGAACAAGCCAGCTCCTCATGGCGCCGAGACCCATACCCTTGTCCTTGGGGAATAGCCGTCTGAGAATCCCTTCTCTGAAGGCCTCGAGGAATTGCCTTTCGGACTCTTCGTCCTGATAAGGGAACTTCCCTTCCAGCGCTCTTTCAGACGCCACGATTGCCTTCAAGAATTGCTCTTGCGTGATCCGGATGTTCTTCAGTTGGGCTTTATTGGAGACGACCTCCAGGAGATCTTCTACGATCGCAGCCATCTTGTCTTCACGGCGATTGATGGCAAGCGTAATCTTTCCTTTTTCAGCATATTTCTCAATGGGACGAATCTTCGTGCGTTCGATGAACGGAATCTTGTTTTTTAGGCCGGTTTCTGGAGAGCCCTCGACAATCACTGTGCCGATTTTTGCGTAGAGTGGCCGCCCGAACTCATTTTCGAAGCGAAGGTAGAAGTCCTCCCAAAGATCGTAGGCATCCCAAACCTTCCCTGCCTGGATAAGCTGCTGTATCTGAGGGATCAGGTATTGCATCCCCTCGAAGAATTCAGGATGCTCAGGAGCCTCGAATTCGCCGCCTTCCGAAAGAAAGTGCTCCAGATTTCTCCTGATCCATGTACCGAGCAGGTATCCCACTTCGCCCGACGCGCTCGCCTCGTTGTTGTGGATGGTAGGCGAGCCGACTTCCAGGGGATAGGCCCATTGGACCTTATAGCGTTTCATGGGTGAACCCAAAATGGTGAAAGGTGTCCCGCCTGGTCAACCGATACCAGTGTTCGATGTTCTTCGGGTCTTTCACTTCCTCGTCGTAGCTCTTGGAGATCGTCATCACCGTATTCATGATCTCGGCGAAGGGCGGAGGCTGGGCGCCGCTGTCTACGAACCTCTGGTTGACCTCCGTAGCGATCGTCCTCCAGGTCTCGTGCAGCGTCTTGAGGAAATTCCACTGCCAGTCCATCTGTTTCCCGCGATCCATGCTTCGTGCCAAGCTTTCGGCTGGGTGGTACTTGGGTGTCACGGTGGGCCCTGGTCCGTCCACGATGACCGTTCCGATCAGGACCCAGAGCGGCGTTGGAAGAACGTCTTCCCAACGATTCATGAACCGATGCCATTCGTCGTAGGCGCCCCAGACTTCATCGTCCTCGAGGAGGACGCCCAGGGATTCGAGCATCTGCTGGGCATCCTCGATGAATCCAGGGAAGTTCCGTTCATAGCCCCAGACGGTCGCATATTGGGGCAACTCTTCATCGAATTTCGATGCAAGAGCGGCAAGATGCCGGGCAGTGTCGACTTTGGCGATCTCCTCCAAGGCATGGACGCTCGTGCAGTCCTTCTTGAAGTCCAGGATCCTGCAAATCCGCCAAGACATTAGAGGATCTCCATGTCCGCGGCGGGGGAGGGTGAGCTGCGGCAAGAAGAAGATACCATACCTCGGCTGGACTAACAAGCCACTACAAGCTATGATTCTGGGAGCGGCAACACCCTCCCCCTCGCCGCTGATCGACTTGAGGATTCCATGAGTCTGATCACCGGCCCCGTAGCGCTAATGCGTCTGGTCACCGTCGAGACCGTCACCGACCTCGATCGCCTTATGACCAGGATGGGCCTGCCGTCTCAGGATGCTTCCGTCGAGACCAAGTTCAACGGATGGCTCACCCAGGCCGCCGGCGGCCGCCTCTACTCGCGGCGTGGGAAGGATCTCACCGACAAGTTTCCGCATATCGCCAAGCTGGTCGCTCCTTTCAAGAAAGAGCATCTGATCGGTGAGCTCGTCTATTTCGACGAGAACGGCGTCATGCAGGAGCCAGCCGTCACGACCATCGCGGGGACCAAGGATCATCGCGAAGCCATCCGGAAGATGAAGGAGATGCCAGGACACTTCGATTATGTGGTCTTCGACGTCCTGGCCGCAGACGGGCACGACATCACCGATCAGCCGACCTCTGTTCGGCGCGCAGTTTTGGACGAATGCTTCTGCAATTCCGGGCTCACGCTCTCCAATCCTCAGCCTCTTTCCATGCTCCAGAAAGTCTATGACGAAGGCGTCGCGGCCGGCGCCGATGGCGTCGTGATCAAGAATCTCAGGGCACCCTATCTCTGGAAACCCTTCGGTCAAAGCGAAGTCCAGCCTGTTGGATACTGGTGGAAGCTCAAGCCAGCCTTCACGGACAACTTTGTGGTCACCGGGGTCCACTACGGACCAAAGGGAAGATTGCTGGCCACTCTCTCTCAATATCACCGTGGACAGCTTGTCGACGTCTCCGATGTCGGCAATTTTGCCGCGCCGGTCGCCAAAGAATTCATTCAGCGCATCACCAAAGGGCCATTCCTGGTTGAGATCGAATATCTCTCCAGATTCCCTGATCCTCCGGGAGCTCTCCAGCATCCACGCTTCATCCGTTTCCGCGAAGACCAGGACCTCGACTCAGCTCAGCTACCGGCAAAATACGGAATGCACGGGCCATCGATTGGCGTTCCGCTTCGCGGTTATGCAAACTACTGGATCAAGCCCGATGGCGAAGTAATCGAGTTCACCGAGCCCGAGACTCATGAACTCTATTCTTGGGATGCTGGTTTCGGGACCGTTGGCGAGGCGATCGAGGCTGGCTGGATCCGCGCCTTCGAATATCGGGACAAATTGGGCTTCGACCTCTTGAATATTGAGGACCCCAACACATTCTCCAGACTGACTGAATTCCTAGAAAAGTTCTACGCCGAGCATGGCCCCTTCAGCGCCGTAATCGACTTCACGCTTCCGCAACACGGCTTCATCACCATCGATCCCGAAGATCTTTCCTCCGAATCCATCCCGGATCTCCTTCGGATCGGTCTTCGGAGAGCGTAAGATGCCGCTTTTCGACCTCCGGGAACACTTCGGCATCTGGGACAGATGTGGCAACTCTCGCTTCTTCAAGAAACAGTCCAAGACATCCAGGATCTATCTAAATCCTCTTGATGGAGTTCTTGTATCCGCCCACGAGGAGCATCATGGACCAGGATACTCCGGTCCAAAGACATATACCCTTATCGTACGCGAAGCCAAGAGGGCTTCCGATGAAGAGGTCGCAAAGAGCTATGAACGAAATCAGCCATGGGTCGAACAGGCTCTGAAGCAGTTCTTTTACTATCAAGCCATGGGCTGGGCCTTGGATGCAATCAGAGAAGTTACTGGGCAGAGACAACTTCCAGGCGATAGGGACATGGGTAACTTCCTGAACTTTTATAAATCCGGCGGCGAGAAATACCGGAAAGAGGGCGGCCGTGATTATGAGCAATTCTACTGGGAAGGCAGCACCCTAAAAGATCGCGGAGATCAGCCGATGCTTGAAGAAGTTCTCGAAGCAATCCTTCGGACGGTCTCCGAAATGAAAAGCACCATTGTCGACTACGGTAGAAGCATTTCGGAAGCCGATGTTGAGGAAGCTCTGGGTAGCCTCGGCATCCTGGAGTGCTAGAAGATGATCGTCTATGTCGGAGCTGGATCGGGAGAATTCCGGGATCTGGTGATCGCGGCCGGACATGGCCAGATGGTCTCCCCGCAACCCGGCGCCTTCCGCATACCGAAGCACGGACGGTGGGTCTTCGATAACGGAGCCTATACCGATTGGCTCAACGGTGTCACTTTTGATGATGCAAATTACCTGAAGAGACTCTCTCAGATCTCCTTCCTCTCGGACGATAGAATTCCCGACTGGTGCGTCGTCCCGGACATCGTCGCGGATCCGACCAGCCTTTCCTATTCGCTCCGCTGGCGCCAGGCGCTCTACGATGCCGATCGCCGGCTCCGCTGGTATCTCGCGATCCAGGACTTCATGACTCCCGAAGACGTCCTCCACGCCCTTTGCCTCGAACCGTTCGACGGCCTCTTCATCGGTGGATCGACCGACTGGAAATGGGAAACCGCGGCCAAATGGATCCAGTGGGGCCATGAACACGGTCTTCCCGTCCATCTGGCGCGCGTCAATGGACCAGGCCCTCTCCAAGCTGCCTTTGATGTGGGCGCCGATTCCATCGACGGAACCGGTTGGGTTCGCGCCGGCGCCAAGTGGTATCCGGCCCTGAAGAACGTTCCCGTCCCTTCGACGGGACTCTTCGACAGGGAACATCCGGAGATCCCCAAGCGCTGGCTCAAGTTCGGCCAGTATCTCCAGAGCATCTGGGGTGAGCGCGACTGGAAGCGTTGGGCGAAGGTCGAAGTGCCCTCTCTTCAGAATGTCGCGGCCTTCAACGCCATGAGCCCCGACGAATTCCTCTCCTGGATTGAGAACGAATACGTCTCAAAAGCTCCATCTGGTCCTGAGGATTGGCGCGGGAAAACCGCCCAGCTTTACCTCGATGAGGTCCGGAAGAAGGTGAGTGAAGTGGATGAAAAGGAGCTCGAAATCTGGAAACGATGGGTCCTGTGGGAGATCGAAAGGATCCTCGTCACCCCTATACCGCCGGCCCCAGAGATGCCCAGGTACGGAATCGTAGAAGGCAAGGCCTTGCCGCTTCCGAAAGCTCTGGAACTGACCAAGGGACAGCTTGAAAAATGCGAGCAGACCGGAACCGAAATCATCATGGTTCACGGGCCTGGTGGACAGGTGCTTGCCTCTTACCCCGTCGTCAGAGCAACATCCTCTGAACAGGCTCTACGGATGATGCGGGAGCCATAACTCCCGGCGCAAGATATTCGAGAGCCTTCTCCACCTCTTCCGGAAGCGGCTTTAAGCCCTGCATCCCCGTAAACGGATAAGGTTTCACGAGCCGCAGGTTCCTCGTCTGCCAGGCGAAGCGTTTCGGCATGTAATTCCCAAGGATCGCTTCCATGGGCTCCGGCTTCGCGAGCTCAGTCTTCACGCAGTCGAAGAGATCCACGACCGCGATGATGGAGCCCAGCGGCCAGTTCCTGGGGATCTCGATCTTGACGCCGGCATCCTCAAGAATGTCTTCTGCCAGCTCTTCTGGAGTACCGTCCTTGATGGCGGTCTTGTTCTTGGCGACGTGGATCGCGAGGAGACCCCGATAGCTGGTCGACCAGCTCCTTGTCTCCCATTTCTTGTATCCGAGAGCCATGAAGGATCCCCAGGGCTCCCAGAGCGACAGGATCTTCATGCTAGCGAAGCCCATCCCGCGGCCGCTGCTGCGTGAGCCGCCATTTTGCCTGCCAGGGCGACGCGATCTCTCGTACCGGAGATTGAAAGACCGGATTTCGAATGGGCTTCGGCTTCTTTTCCTTGGGTTCCGGAGGAGGAAGAATGACCGTAACCTCTTTTCGAATCGTGATCTGGTAGGTGGCGACGTTGTTGTCCGTGATTTCGGTATGGCTCATCGGGATGGTGCTATCCGCAGTGAGCGGATGCTGATGGATTTCAACGGTTGGCGAGCAATTGGTGCTCGTGGGTGTGTAATTGAGCTGCATGAACATGTTAAACGAGTTTACTGCTCCTCGTTTTTCATGTCAAGCTATGCGTCTACTTAGGCTTACCGACGACGATGCTCGCCAGCACCACAAGAGCGCCGATCTCCGTCCAGAAGGCGATCTTGTTGAGCATCGAACCGTTCCCGGTGAGGAGCTGAGTGGCGCCGGCGCCCAGGCCTACGAGCGCCGCCGTCACGCCGATCGGCGTGCTGTTATTCGAAGGTGCTGCGGCTGGGGTTGCTTGGCCCATTTCACGGATGGAATGGCAGAAGCCGTCATATCCCATCACTTCATCCGGTGTGCAGAACTGATCGTCGATTGGCCGCCTGTTGTAACTACCCATCTGCATGATCGGCTGGCAGGTCCCATCGGCGCCGACCTCTTCATTGGGGCCACAGAGCCCATTCTCGAATGGAGCACGATGGGTCATGACGCCGAAGCCGCGCTCAAAGCTATGCCCGGCGCCGCCGAAGCCGCCGCCGCCACGGCCGAGATTGAGGCGCAGGGTTGTCGGTTTCCAGGTGTACATGGAATCCCCCCTATTGTAGAAACTGGTCGCCGGGGGAAGCGACCGGACAGCCTGATTATACTTTGAGCCCAGGCGATCTCAACGGGAATTTAGACCAACAGCCACACCAATAAGTACGATGACCGCAGGAATCGAATAGGACATTGAGGTCCCAAGTAATCTTGAAAGTCCTATTCCACATCAAGCCATAGAGCACCACGCCGTAGGGCTTGTACAAGATCTCGATTCCCCACCATCCAAAACGAAGCTGCAGCCACGGAGCCCATGGAATCGTCAGTAGCATGGCTTCACCCGGTTACTGGTATACCGCCGTTTACGAGTCATCGCATTTTCTTCTTGACTGCGGTATCGGGCGGCGGTAGATTCTGGTTGTCCGCCCGACGCTGCCCTCCCCAGGCAGCCCCAGAAGTATCTAGATCTTCACTCCAGGATTCGGAATCGTCCCGCGCTCCAAGCTCTCATCCGAGGTGATTCCGAACTCCTGCTCGAGGGCCCGAACAAGATTGCTGGCGTTGTCGGGAAGATCCGCCATCTTCAGCATTTGAGGCCAGAACGGACCGAAGGCATAGAATCCAGCGATGGGCACTGCGTCGATCATCGACATCGTAGGATTCGGCTTCAAGACCCATGCCGTCCGGACACCTGCGGCGCCGCCGGTGAACTGCCCATTGGCGACATACCCGGTCCCGATCAACCCAGGGATGCCGTGATGGATTCTCTGGATCATTCTCCAGAAGCCTTCCCGCAATTTCTCATGTTGCGGGTCTCCACGTTTCCGCGCTCCCTCAAGAGTCGGGATCATGGTCACGTACGGCATCTCGATCGGCTCGACCACTTCAAAGTAGGGAAGATCCTGGCCGAGGCCGGCGAGCGCAAGAGCTCTCTTCCAACCTTCATCGGCAACTGCGGGATATTTCAATCCTTCCTTCTGGATCGAATGAGCGATCTTCTGGACGGCCGGGCTATCCATCATTCTCATCAGCTTCGGGCCATAGTGCTTTTCGAGAAGCCGGACGACTTCCTGATGAGGAACGAGCAGAAAGCGGAAGTGCATGGTTTCTGGCTTTCGTCCGAAGTGAGCCTCGAAGTCCGCCGTCTGCCGGAGCGCGTCTTTCTGGCTAAGGGATGGAAGCTCTAAGAAGGAGTACGTGTCTCCAGGCGCGTAACAGCGTCTCTCGAAGATGACTCCATCGCAGCTATCCACCCTTCCCAAGGATCCCGACAGCACCATCTCCCTGCCCCAATCCCCCTCGTTTTCCAGGGTCCAGGCAATCGACTTGGAACCATATTCGGCCGCGAGCGGCCGGGGGCCTTCGGGAGTCTGTGTCATGACGACGATCTTGCCGTCGGGATCCTCTTCCCACCAGAAGTCAAAGGCCGAGAGGTACTTCCGGAGACTTTCGGATCCGGATTTGGTCTCTCTGCGAGCCAGAGCCGAGACATGCTCGATCCTGAAGGTATGCTGTCCCCGGACGAGGACTAGATCCGGTTTCAGGTAAGCAAGCTCAGCCAGGACGTTGGCCAGAGGCCGCCTTTGACTCGGCCTATGCGCCATACCGGCCTATTTCTTTCCCAGTGTCTTCCGGGCTACGCAGGACGCGACCTTCTTGCGCTGCTGGGGCGTCCAAGGCTTCCCGGGCTTGATGCCGACGTCGCGGGCGCAGGAGGATGTGAGGCGCAGCTTGAGGGGGAGGGTTCTCTTCGCCATGTCTTCCTATCTCCTCGATCTTCCCATGGATGCCACAAAATACCTCGGGTACATCGGTTTCTTCTTATGGACAATGCCGCCGCTGCCGGCCATCATGACGCGGCCTCTTCCGGAGATGGAAGGAGCCGGAACCGGAGGCGGCGGGGGCGGTGGGGCGTCGAGCGTGCAGAGGTTTTCGACCTTCTTTTCGATCTCCAAGGCCTTCTTCCGAAGATCCTTGGCCTTGTTCACCACCTGGCTCACGTGAAGGGTAATGGGCTTCTTCGATTTCTCTTTCTCGTTCTTCTTGCCGGTCTTGAGCACCTCACGGATCATGCTGTTGATCCGCGCGGCGGCCTTGGCGTAGATCTGGATGTCCTTCCGGAGTCCCTGATCGTCTACGAGCACCGCCAGGTCATTCGCTGACTTGCTGCTCTGCCAGAACCCGGCGGAGATATGCTCGATGTCCCGTTTGGTGAAAAACGGCGTTTTGGATGCTTCAGCCTGCTGGACGTAGAACTCGCTGAAGGACAATGCGTCGGAAATGCGGGTCGCGGCCTTCGACAGCCGGAAACAGGCCGTTGGACTCTTGAGCAGATCTGCTGTAGGTACACCGAGCTTCAGATTGAGCTTCATCTACTGGCTCCGGAATCGAGGCTTCGGGTAGATCCTGGGGTTATGGGATTCTCCTGCCGGCGCGACGGGCGCACCTGTCGCTACAGCCTGAGCGGTCGCGGCCGTCGCCGGCTGAGAAGGTCCGAGAGGCTTGACGAAACTTCTGAATCCGGGAGATGGAAGATTGCCAGCGGATGGTGCCTGAATCGACGAACGCCAGGGCGCCGCGGCCGTCGCCGGCCGTAGGACTTCTGCCTTGACCTGCAATGGAGCTCCAGGCGCCGTTGGAATCTTCGAGAAGGACGTCGGAGTGAATGAGGGTCTCGGTGGCATCCCGGGTCGGAATCCAGGCTTCATGGGCGCGACGCCTGTCGGAGTCAGGATCCGAGGCTTCATGCCCGGCGGAAGCGGAAGAGGTTCCAGCTTGAAGGGAAGCCCCATCTTGCCGTCGGCGTCGGAAAGGAGCATCGGCAGGACAAAACTTCCGATGGCGATTCCCCAGAGAACGTATTCCATGACCCGCTGCTGTTGTTCCGTCGGGAAATAGGCGTTCACGTAGCCTTCGAGCCTATCCAGCGAAGTCTTCCAATTCAGGAAGGCTGTACGTTCCTCGGAACTGAAGTCGCGCCAGATGGGGCCCGGCTCGGTCACGAGTCTGGTTTCGATCGCCGAAACGATGGGATCCGTAGCCTGAAACGTCTTGTAGGCTGCTTCGAAATTCTCCTGATCCCCTTTGAAGGGACGATCTGACCATGCAGGAAGCGAATTGAGAACTTCCTGGACGCGCGCCTGCTTGGTACGTCCCGCAGAGATCTGCGCGAGAACATCGTCTCGCGTCTCGCGGTTCATGTAGGGTTCTTCGGCGCCTAGGCGACGCATAGTTCAGTCCTAACTCTAACCTTAAAGCCGCGATCCTTCAAGTGTGAAAGAAGTACTTCACGCCGGCGATCGCTCCTGGAAGGCTCGGCGTCGGGAGTTTCGAGGGCAAAAACCACCCGTAACGGTCGTGTTCATCGTTGAGGACCGGCTCCCAGGCATCCCCAGAAGCGTCCATTTGCGCCAGGAAGAGCGCAAAGGCGAAGAAGGGGTTCGGAGCCCACCATACGGGCTCTGTGTCGATATAGAGCTTCGGCAGGCCTCCAAGCTCCTCGCGTCCCTCCCGAAGGGCCGCCTCGAGGTGTGTCTCGCCTGGTTCAACACTGCCTCCCGTAAAATCCCAGTATCCCGGGCTGCTTTCTGCCGCGGATCTCCGCGTCATAAGAACCTTACCGTCCCTGGGACGGAGGATCAGGAGACCCGCGCCATTTTCGCTCATGCGATCGCTTTTTCCATTTCGACCAGGCGCTCACGCAGGACCTGGATGTCGTTGACAAGCTGCTCAGCCTTCTCGGCGTCGGCAAGTCCCTGTATTCCAGACATATAGCCGTAGAGGTATAGGTACCCACGGATATCTCCGTCGTTCAGAGATTGCGCCGCCTGCTGGAAAGCGCTGGTCGCCATTCCCAAAGCCTTCGCTTGTTCTTGCGGCGTGTCCAGTCCAAGGACATTTTTATACTTTCTGCTCATGATCCTCTTCTCCGTATGGAAGGAGATCCGCTTCTTTATGCCGCAGGCCGTGCATCTCGCTGACGGCCTTTGGGACGGTCCTTAGATGCAGGATGCACAGATCCACAAAGAACTCCTGGCCGTCTCTTTCGTTCCTGATCTGGAACAAGGCCGGCATCAGGCATCCGTTGTAGGCGCAAGACGGCCATAGTCCGAACATCGCATCAGGACGTCTGAGAGATCAGAGCATCCAGGTCCTCATCTCCGTTGATTGTGTTGTACCAGGTCAGCGCGGAATCCTGTTCCTCGAAGAGAACCTCGTGCTGCCAGGGCTGTCCTCCAAAGGGATCGATTCGTTCGATCTTGAGGACCCAGTTGTTCGTTCGGTCTTCCTCTGGAGAAAGGAGTTCCAGGTTGATATAGCCGACTTTCCTTTTCGAGCTTCCCAGCTCGATCAGCATTTCGGCTCCCATGGTGGCCTTCTTCTTTTTCGGACGATCCTTGAAGCTCCGTTCCTCCGGAGTATGGTAATCGACGCCCAGGAAGTCGTAGAAATCCCGTTCGTCTGCGGATTGGAGAAGAGGCTCGCCAGTTTTAGCGTCCCAGATGCCGTATTGGTCTAGTTTCCATCCACGGCGCTTGGCGATCGAGCGCATGGCGATATTGTGCTGCCAATCGCCCGTGTACATAAAAAGCATCGCGCCGAGCTCGTCGACCTTGTGGGCGATATAGAGCTCGACGGGGACGCCGTCCATGATCTTCTTCTGAATTCTTTCCCCGCCCTCATAGCCCAGCTTCTTGAGGTGAAGCAATAGGCCTTCGACATCGCCGTCCTTGGGTAGGATCACCAGCTCGACATCGCCAATCTGAGGCCGCTGCCGGCGGATCGACCCTGCTACCAGAGCTACCTGAACGTACTTCTCGATTTCTCTCAAGACCCGGGTGGCGAGCTTCTGAGCTTTCGTAAGAGGAATAGTGCTCTTCACGCGCCGGCCCATTTCGATCAGCATCTCAGCGCCCATGGCCGCTTTACCACTCTTCTGAGGCGTGATCGAGACGAAGGCGCCGCTGGGAGGATCACCGATCAGGATCGAAACACCGTCATCCGAATACTTCTCCCAAAGCTCGATATGGGCATTCCACCGAGCCGTGGCATCGCCTTCAGTCTGGCATCCGATGGTATGACTCGCTACCCAATAACCGACGGCGACACCGCTGTCGCCGCAGGCATTGACGTCCCTTTCGGCTTCCCGAAGAAGCTTCCAAGCCGCCGCCTGGGTCATGATCGGAAGCTCTTCGAAGTTCATTGATTGTAGACGACTCTTCCCTGAGGCAAGCTGAAGGAGGTTCTCTTCTTCTTCCGCTTGCACTTCTTGCAGCCGATGACGTGATTGGGATTCATTTCGTCATGGAGTTCGATAGGACCCAAGGGCACTGCTTCGGATCCAAGGAATCCACCGCCAGGATAAACCATCTTGATCGAGATTGGGCTCGAGACGATGGCCGGTGTGCTGTCATCACGGTTCCGGTACACGTTGACCGCAACACTGACGGTCTGAGGGAACCAGAAGTTGATGGGATTCGAGAGCAGCGTTTCATTCCGTACATCACCAGCCGGAACCGTCATAAGCTTCATGCCGACTTCACTGGGTTCCGGCTTCGACTTGAAGACGACCTGCCCTTCGTCATCCCGGATTTCCAGTCCGACGAAGAACGAGAGAGGATCCTTCCCCTGATTCCGAATGGAGAAGGCAAACGGCTGGTCGATCAGCATGTTGCGAACTGTGCCGCCCGTCCGATCCTGCCGCGGATCGAGCATGATGCTGAGCCTGCTGGCCAGCCAGCCCGGAGGCTCATTGGGAACAGGGTTATTCGACGACGGCGGCAGGATGCTGCTTCCGGTCGGAGATGGAGGTTCCGGCGCAGCCGGCTCCTGGAAGAGGAAGTAAAGACCGGCGGCGATCCCGGCGACGGCGCCCGCATAAGCAGCAGGCTTCCAGTCCTGAGAAAACGTCTCGGACAGATAGTAGGACGTGAGGCCGCCTCCGATCAAGGCCGAAGCCAGCCCGAGGTTCTTCTTGTTGATCGGGACGTCCGGAACAGCCTTCGCCACGATCAGCGACGCCAGATAAGCGCCGCCGGCCCAGGCGATGAACGGCAAGCCGAACCGGATCAGGATAGGAACCGCTGCTTGAACCTGACCAAGGTGCAGTCTTGGCCCATTCCCGAGCATCGGAACCTTTTTGGCTGGCTTCCACTTGGTCATATAGCTCCTATTGCCATTTCTCTTGTTCTTTTTCGTAGGCTTCCCAGAACGGAACCGTGTATTGCCCGCTATCGGGGCTGAGCGGCAGGCCCTGGCAGCGCGGACAGCCCATGACGTGCCGCACGTCGCGCTGATCGTGAACTGTGACCGTCCCGAGGCGGATCTGTGGACGATCAAGAGGATTCCAGACCACTCGTACTTGTCTCATCGGCACGACCTCTTTGCGTTCTTCTTGAGTTTCCCCCAAACTACGGTCACATGATTCCCGCGCTTCTGACTCCGGAAGGTGCGGAAACAGGTCTTCGGCCGCTGCACCACCCGGAAGGATCCCGGCGTTTCGATCGTGATCCTGGCTTCCTTCCGAGAGTGCCGTTCCGCGATCATGCCGGCTTCTTCCTTCGAATGGACGAAGGGATGGGTCTTCTTCACGACGACCGCCTGTTCGACCCAGACCTTCTTCGGCTTGGCCATCATTATCTCCGAAGGATCAGGCAGAGCCGGCCCCAGAAACGAGCCAGTTGATTCCTGTCTTGGATCACCATGGCGTAGTTCTTCTTGAAGTCTGCCATGTCCCCCGAAGCGAGCGCCAGGATGTAACCGCCGGTCGCGGTCACATGGGTGAGGAAGAGTTTCTCGAACTCCTGCTTCGGGAAACCCGGGATCTCGCTCTCGTAAAGCCTGGTCTGATCGTTCGCATTCAGGATCAGGGCTTCGACCGCGGCATCGACCGTACCTTGGTCCTTGGCGAACGCGGCGTCCGTGAGCTGCTTCACCAGGGCGATGTGCTGGTTCATGAGCCGGGTGGCGTCAGGGATCTTGAGGAGATCTCCCCATTCCTCGGCGCCTTCGACGAGCTTATTGACGGCATTCGCCTGCATCCGGGCATCTTTCTGGTTCGTCGCCGCGACGTACATGTACGTCTCGCCGACGTGATCGAACCACCAGGTTGCGCAGTCAGCCATTACCGGCCCTTTCTGGCTTTCTTGACCATCTGAATCATTCGTTCCTGACGAAGGGCGCTCCTCTTACTCCTATGGCGCCCAAGGAGAAGACGAGGCTTCTTCTTGGAATAGAGGCAGATGGGAAAGCCGGGCTTCTTGTCGCCAGAATAGCAGGGCTTGATGATGCCCAACTGAAGACGGATTCCCCCAGGCATGAAACGGCTCCTTGAAAGCTGAAGGCACGGGGGGAGTACCCTCGCCGATATTATGCCTTGTGGAGGGCGGAAAGTCTACTTGAACAGCGCGAAGCTGAGACCGGCGATCGCCGCTACCGTGGCCGTCGCTAGAAGGGTCCGGGTGAGGTCGTTCTTCCCCTCGTTGACCCACCTGGGCTGTGGGCCTACCGGCACTTCGGCAACTGGAGCCGGAGCTGGAGCTGGAGTCGGCGCCGGACTTGATTGTCCAAGGCGCGGCGCGCGGACGTTGGAGACCAGATATCGAACGCGCATGCCTTCATCATACTCGAATCATCCGGAAGATCAAGCCTGACCGACGATAGACCTCCAGTCCTGAACCAGATGGGAAAGGATCACGTCGTCTCGAAAACAGGACGCCCGCTGCATGGCCGTCTCCGAGATCAGGTTCCAGTTGCTGTCATTCCAGCTTGCTGTTTCCTGAATCAACTTGGCGGCCTCTTCGGGATTCTTGTAGAAGGCTCCAGCTTCGCTGATGTAGGACCTGGCTGCCGGCACATCGAGAGCCAGGACATAGGATCCCGTCGCCATCGCCTCCACGATAGAGATCGGCATTCCAAAGGCATGGCCTTTGGGGTCATGGGTATCGAGATAGATGCCCGCGCGCCGATTGATATCGGACGCGACCTGAGGATGAAGATCGATCAAGATCTGCACACGATCCTTGACGTACCCGTTCAGCCTGTTGAGCTGATCTAGGAACTCATCGCCACCACCAGCCCTTGAGATCCCCAGGATGAAGCGGAATTCGGGACAGCGATTGGCGACCGCGAGCACATCCTCAAGACCTTTCGTAGGAAGGCCTGCAGCGAGACGCACCACCAGCTTACGGTCCTTGCAGACTGCCGGCGGGTGAAGCTGAGGATCGTATGCCACGGGAAGCGGGAAGGCCTTGGCATGCCCACCCATCGCTGCCACGAAATGAGGGAAAAGATACAGTCTCTTGACCGAAGCCTGTTCCCCAAGTTCCCGGGCAAGGCTCGGATTCCAGTCGAAGGAATGACCGCGGATCGTAACCGGAATGCCCGGCGGGATCTCATGCAGATGACGTTTGGCGACCACCAGATAGTGGATATGAACAAGGTCAGGACCGACCGCAGCAATCGTTTCAGCCAGGCTTCCGCGATGGACCATGCATTGTGGAGCAAGATCCGGATGATAGTTCGTCTGCGACCAGACATGAACCTCGACTCCGCATCGTTGGGCGAAGGCGATCTCCGTCGCGATGTAGGTCTCAGAGATCTGAGGGTAATTCCAGAGTAGATACAGAACTCTCATCGGGTTTCCCATTCGCTTTAAAGAGGATCGAAATTATCTCGTCACGCCAGATGAACGGGTTGTAGTCCGGAAAGTAGAAGTCGGCAGTGCTTCTGATAAAATCGTAATCCCCCTCGTATCGGTCCGAAAAACGGCCAAGCTTGCTCTTGATATTGGGCACCGCGACCATCTGACTGCTCACGTTCCCAATGCGAAGCTGATGGTCTTGCCAGAGAATGCCTTTGCCATGAATCATCCGGAACATGAAGGGATATCCCGGTTTCTCTCGGATCGCGGACTTGATGGACTTGAATGCTCCCGGAAGGTATTGGTCATCGTCGTCCATGAAGGTGATGTAGGCCTTCTTAGCCAGGTCGATGCCGAAGTTTCGAGCCCTGGCGCCCCAATCGTGGTGAGGGCCACCGGGAATTTCGAAGTAGCCATATTGAATTCCGTACTGCTGGACGAGTTTTTTTGTTTCTGGATAGGCTCCGTCACCGACGACGAACACCTGGTCGAACATTTCAAGCTGAGGGACGATCGAATCGAGAGTATCCTTGACCGATGAGCGACCGATCGTAGGAATGATGATCGTCAGGGCGTCATCGATCTCTGTCATGCCTGGATTCCATGCTTCAACCGGATCGCCTCGAGAGACTCTTCGAAAGGCACCGAGGCGGAGATCCCGATATCGAAATGATGGAGCTCAAAGAGAGTCTTCGGAATGTAAACCCCCCGATGGCCCATGCTCGCGAGCGTCAACCACAGGTCCCAATCCTGGAACCTCTTGATGGTCGAATCGAAGCCCACGAAGGCTTCCCTTCTCATGAGGCTCATCGTTTCCACGTAATTCCCACGCTTGAGTGATTCTATATTCCAAGGCATGGCCTTGCGAATGCCGTTTCCATTGGGGTAGGGAATGCCCTGATACATGACGTGGCGCGCATCGGAATATGCGAACGTGGAATCCGGATTCGCTTCAAGGGCTCTCAGCATTTCGATCAACGCAAATTCATATAGGTAGGAATCATCGTCCACGAACATCAAATAGGGTTGCGTGGCCTTCGTCGCGCCGACATTCCTCTTCTCGCAAGCGCCTCCATCCCAATCTTCGATGATGATCTCTAGTGGATTGTTGTCGATAACCTGGGGGAGGCAATTCTGAAGGAACCAGCTTTCCCTGTCCTTCCGATGAGGGATCACTACGCTGATTGGCAGCGGAGCAAACACACCCTCTCTCCCCAGCAGACTACTTATCGAGCACTACCATGACCGTGTTCACGCCCGTGCCGCTCTCTTCAAAGCTTCCCTCAGGAAGAGGCTCAATATGGCCGTGCTCCGCCACCAGATTCTGAAAGGCTACAGCTTTCTTATTGGTCCTATAGTCAGTCCCACCGGACATGATGGCGACCAGGCGTCCACCTGGCTTCAAGAACTTCCAGGCATGAAGGACATGGTCGATGTCCTGCTGTTTTGAGAATGGAGGATTCATCAGGATGCGGTCGTAGAGTGGCTTCTTCTTCCGATACTTCATGAAGTCCTTGCCGACGAGCTTGTAGCCTTTCTCCTTGAGGACTTGGCGATTGGATGGCTCGATCTCGATCACGTGGATGGACGAGATCGGCACATGCGCCCGGATCACGTCCGCAATGGCACCGTGCCCTGCGGAGGGCTCAAGGACCAAGGAGTCCATGTTGGAGACGTGATCCCCGAAGATCACCGCCCGATCCATCATGAGATTCGCCACCGCATCGGGCGTCTCAAAGAATTCGAAGGTCTTCTTGACGTCGACGGCTTCGCCGGCCTGCATCGCCTCCGCGATCTTCTCGCTGGGATCTCCAGGGAAGACATGGCCGCGGGCGCTGCGGTTCCATTTACCTCCCAAGACCTCGAGCGCTTTGTTCAGGCGAACGTAGGTATCCCGATCAAGCTGTTGAGTGATGTAGGCGACATTGCCCTCGATCCTCAGGTTCATGAGCAGGTTCTTGATATCGTCATCGATGTGGACGACTTTCTTTTTGATCATGCAATCCTCAGATGACTCTCTTGAGACCCCCGGTTCGATGACGCACCACCGTCCCATCTCTCGGACGTTGCTGGGTCGGCCTCCAGGCTTTGAATTTATTCACGTAGGCCGGGACCACCTCAGCATGCCCGTTGTCCCATCGCGACCAGTAGTAATAGCATCTGAGCCAGGGATCCCAGTGCTTGGTATTCTCGTGCATCCTAGGCCTTTACGGCATCCTTCCAAGCCTTTTCCGTAAGAGGAAGCGCCGTGGCCCCATGCGATGCGGCGATCTGATGGAAGAGGCCGAAGATCTGCTGATGAGCGACTTCCTTCTGCTCCTCGGGAACCTTGATTGTCAGGGCATCTGGGATGATCGTGACGAGAGCCCGGTCCGTCTGGGAAGTCCGGCAACTCAGGCACATGTTCTCGTTCTTCTTCCCGAACTCAGCCATCTTCCGCATGAACTGGAAGGTATTGCGGAATCCCTCGGAGAGGGCATTCACGCATTCCACGCAAGCCCCATCCTTGTCCAGAGGACAGGTGCATTTTGGCGCTTCGACCGTCTCAGGAGCCTTGGTCGGCTGTGCCTGCATTTCCTGCCGCTGTTTGGCCAGCTTGTTGGGAGCATCCTTGATGTGGACTTCGAAACGGAGAAGAGCATCAGCTCCGAGCTTGCGCGTCGTGGCGCCGGACAACGCCAGCGTCTTCTTGAGCCACGCTTCCGAGGCTTCCTTGCCCATGGCCTCTCTGAAGTTGGCATATGCGGATGCCAGGAGGGTCGAGATGGCCGTTTCAGCAAACTGGACGATCTCCGGCATGGTGTAGGGACGTCCGAGCTGCTCGGTCAGGAACTGATCACAGATCGCAACGTATTGCTCCCCGATCTGCGTAACTACCCGCAGGTCCGCTTCGGCCATGTTCTATCTCCTTCCATTTCAAACCCCATCTCGCCCAGTGTTATCAATTCCTGAAATCCCTGTTCACCAAAGAACGCCCTCGCTCTCTCGGTGAGGGATTTCAGAATTTCATACTCTCGCTCGATATCTTCGATGTCCTGCGTCATGTCCATCATCTCGCGAGCGAAATCGTTGAACTCTGGGGCTCTGAGATAGAGGTTCATGTCGTAGACCAGCATTTCCAGACTACCTTCGATGGTCGGCCATGTCCGGACGCCGGCCCCTTGGGTATACGGCATCTTGAGAACTACTCCAGGCCGGTTCAACGTCAGGATGAAGAACTTCTGCCCTGGATGATCTCTTTTACGGCAGATCATCTCAGGATAGACCTCGAGGTAATGGAAGGAGACGTCGTATTTTCGAATGAACCGTCCTAGCGTCCCTGGAATGAAGGTGATCTTTCTATGCTTCACGGCCTAACTCCTTGAGAGTAGGCCATGATAGATCACGAGGGGCTACGTTGACCAGAGGAAGAGGCCAGTCGATGGCGCCGACCGGGCTTATTCCACGCTCCTGGGCAGGCTTGTAATCGTTGTCCACCAGATAAAGCAGACTGGCGCCGTCGTCGAGCGCCTGGCACCCATGGGCAACGCCTCTTGGGATGAAAAGAGCATTCGCCTGAGGGTAGAGAATGACGCCATAGGATTCGCCGTAGGTCGGGCTATCGGGCCGAACGTCCACGATCGCGTCGTAGATACGCCAAGCGACCGCCATCACGATCTTGCCCTGGGCCCATGGATCCGCCTGCCAATGCATTCCTCGCACGGTTCCGGACTTCTCGTTCCGGACCATGTTGACCCGGCGGATATCGAACTCGATGCCCTGAGCGGCGAGCTTCTCCCGAACGAAAGCCTCCGCAAAGGCACCACGATTGTCTCGGAAGAGATCGAGATGGATAAGAAAAGCGCCGGCGACAGGGGTTTTTTCGACGTTCATGAGAAGATCTGAGTGATCTCCATGAACTCTCTCCTTATCGGTTCTTATCCGGGCCCGTCATCAGCATCAAAACGGCACCGATCACGAGGATCAATACCGCCGTGAAGAACCCCATCAGCATGATACCGGGTTTACGGCTGGATTCATAGATCCGTGTTTCCGGCTCCAGATTTTGCGGCTGAGCCCACCCTTCCTCGATCCCGATCTGGGTGCAGCGCAGGCAAAGGGGTCTGCCCGAGAGGATCCTGCAGCCGGCAGGAAAACCGATCACTTCGTCTTCGCAGTGGCCGCAGAAGTATTCGGTACTAGTCGGATATTTGTTCGCCATCGTCGTTCTTCTTCCCGCGGACTGCTTTCCACGTCTCAGGCCACATGCCGTCGCCGAACTCGAAGCCGGTCTTGAGTGCGCTCCAGATGAATCCGCCGATGATGCCGATGATCCAGAAGATGCCGAGCACGAAGATGAAGAAATAGCCGAGGCCGAGTTCCTTCCGGCGATCCGTCCGCTTCGTGGGACATGACGTATCGAGATGGTCGAACTGCTCGCAATATCGGCACTTCATTATTTCTTCCGGGGTCTTTTCAAAACCGCGATTTCTTCCCGCAGTTTCCGGTTCTCCTTTGACAGCCGGAAAAAGTTGTTTCTCTCCCGGGCCGCCTGATTCTTGTACCATACGAGATCCTCTCTCGCCCGCTCAAGCTTGGCCTTGCAGTTCAGGCACATGGCCACGGATACAACCGGTTCCAGGCAGTAAAAGCACGGGCCCTGAGCCACTTTACACCATCCCGGCGTTAAATGTGTTCCTTACGGCGATCCCGGATGGCCTTCATGTCCTCCGCATGGGTGCATTCGCCGATACAAACCACTCCGCGGCTATCGCAGCGAGTCTTGATGATGCGCTCGCATTCCCGGTTTTCCGAGGCAGCTCCGGCGCGCCAGGCTGCATGAAGCAGCACGAGAAGATCATCCAGAATGTCTCCGCGCTGTCCTTCCGTCGACCACTTCTCAACCACCATCGCGAGAGCCTGGTAATAGGGTTCCTTGATGCCGATCTTTTCGGCAAAGGCCTTCCAGGCTCCAGGGTTTGCTTCATGATCCAGACGCGCCGCCAGCCACGGATCGGTTGATTTCCCGTTCACATTCTCGATCAGGACGTAGTTCACATAGTCGAGAATCGGATTGACATGGCTGGGAGGCTCGTCATAACGGATCGTTTCGCCATCTTCATCGACGATGGGGATCTCGGCCAGATAAGGCTTTCCGTCTTCCTCCATGGCCGTGACGCGCGCCCGCCATTTGTCTCCGCGGGGCTTGTAGCCCACGATCTGCCCGATCTTGAATTCCCAAGGGCTCATCTAATCCTCCAGGAGAGCCTTGCAAAGGGCCTTTGCGGTGTTGCAGGCGACCGCATTCCCGATTTGCTTCACCTGCTGCTCGCGGGTACCCATGAACTGATAGGTCTTCGGGAAACCCATCGCGGCCGCGAGCTCATGTGGACGCAACATCCGGAAGCGGATGTCCAGGCCGACTACTCCGACGCCAGGGATCATGAGGCCGAACCGATCTTTTGCCGTCACGGTATCCAGGGGCTCCTCGACAGAGTTCGCCTTCCCGGTACCGTTGTACTTGATGATGCAGGGCTTGGCCATCGCCCACGCATCCACCGAGGTGATCGTCGGCATCGGCTTCTTGATCGAATGAACGCGCCTGTCGTTCTTACCATGGTTGGTCGGAAGAACGAAGGCTCCATCCTTGCCGTTCTTCTTCCCCTTCTTCCCGCCGCCATGCTCCATGCTGAAGACGAAGGACTCGGGTTCCACGACTGCGAACTCATTCGATCCCGTCTGGCTCTTGAGGGGATCCTCGACGGAATGAGTGCGGCGCTCGACGCCTTCCCCATGACCTGGAGAGACGAGGAAAGCCTTGGGCTCCACGACTGCGAAGCGATCCTTGCCCATGACCGTCGCCAGAGGATCGTTCACCGAACGGCCATCCCCGAGATCCGTGCCGCCCGGGGTGATGATCAGCGCCTCGGGCTGCTCGATGGAGTCCCCGTTGCTCTTCCCATTCCCGTTTCCCTTCATCTTCACGATGAAGGCCTTGGGCTTCACCAGGCCGACTCCGCGGCTGGTGGTCGTCAAAGTCGGCACAGGATCCTTCACGCTGCGCGGCTTGTTCGAACTGTTCTGGGGAAGAATGAATCCGTCCAGTTCCGGTTCGATCAGGCCGAATTTGCCGCTGCCCGTCGCGGGGATGCTGGGAACCGGCGCATTGACGTCATGGGTCCTAGGCGCTTGGCCCTCCCTCTCATTGTAGAACGGGATCATGAAGGACTGGGGTTGAACCAAAGCCTGGGCGCCCTTCCCTGCGATCGTGGGAGCGGGCTTTTCGACGGATCGCGGCGCCCCTCCGCTTTGCTGCTGAAGAATAAAGTCACCGGGCTTCGGCTCGCAGATCGCAACGTGGTTGCCGCTCGCGCATACGGCCGGCAGCGGCCCGTTCACGGACATGGCGTCCATGTGCTGCCGCAAGATGATCAGGAACGGCTCGGCTGCGGCGCCGCAGAACTTCTTGATGCCTGCGGCGATCCTCTCGAGGGTACTCCGCTTCAGAGGATGCTTGCGGCTGAAGATCGACTGTCCTTCGATGCTCCAGTCAATGATCTTCTTCGCTGGCACCCAAGGCTTGAGGTGCTTCGCAAAGAGATCGCTTGCCTCCGGACTTTTCGTATGACTCGGAGCAGGCCAGTGGATTTTCTTGTGAAAGGGACGCCGACAGAGCATGAAGAGGCGCTGCCTGGTCGTCGCGTCGCCGAAATCGGCGGAATTCAGGATCTTGTACTCGACCCGATAATCCATGGATTCCAGAGCACCGACGAAGGCCCGGAAGGTCTCCCCTCTCTTTGACTTCATCGGACGCCCATCAGCGCCCAACGGCCCCCAATCTTCCAGTTCGGAAACATTCTCGATGAGGATGTTCTCCACGTAGAGTTCCTGACACCACTTCAAAATGTGCCAGGGTTGAGCCCGTGACTGATCGTTCATCGGCCGAGCACCGCGGGCTTTGGCGTGGTGCGTGCATTCCGGAGAGGCGACTAGAAGCTTGAGACGCCCCGTGGGTACAACTTTGCGGGGATCGATCTTCTCGATGGCCTCGCAATAATGGGTAGCCCAGGGATGATTCTTCTTGTGGGTTTCGACCGCGATCGTCCAGTGGTTGACCGCGATCAGTTCGACCGGGGCCCCGAGCTCCTTGCAGGCTTCGGCTAGACCCGTGCTGGTACCGCCGGCACCGCAAAAGAGATCGACGCTCGTGACCTTTTCACGCTTGGCCTTCCCACGGAGCTTCTTCAGACGGAGTTTTTGAGCGGCAGTCACTGAGTAGCCCTAACCTTCATCTTCTTGGCGATCGTCCGAAGATCGTCGACGATCGGACTTGTTCCAAGAACATCTGCCAGGAGCAGCGATTCTTCAGCGTAGAGCTTGCAGAAATCCGATGGGGCGTCGGTCATCTCGAGCAGGTTGTCGATGCGATCGAGCGTCTTGATCAGCTTGACCTCTTCGGGGACCTCAGACAGATGCTTCCGATCCAAGGCCTTACGCTGATCCCGAGGAAGTCCCGTGCCCTTGGACTTGTTCGTCATGCAGTCCACGTAGAAGGCGACCTGGGCGTTCGTCGCCTCCTCGATCTCTGCCTTGGTGATCGTGGTATCTTCCAGCACATCGTGCAGATAGGCCGCGGCCACCATCTCTTCGGTGACTACGGGCAGAATTCCTACCCGACCGGCCACCCGCGCCGGATGCGTGATGTAGGGGAATCCCGTGTACTTCCGCTTCTGCCCTTCATGTGCCCGGACTGCGAGCGCCGCCGCCTTGAGAATAATGCTCATGAGGTGATCCGTTTCTCTTTCAATTCCTTCCGTCTTCCGACTTCCTGCTCAATCTGGACGAGGCCTCCCAAGGTCTGCCGGAGCTTGATGCGGAGATCTTCGGCGGCCTTGAGCAGATCGCGCTGCCAGACCTCCAGCGTCTCTTCCCGAACCGACTGGATCATCTCCGGCTTCCAGTGCGCGAAATACTCGATCGTCGAGAGTTCCTCGCCCAGGATCTTGACGGCCGCGCGCACTCTGAGCGCCGTCGCCATATCTCCTCCCTTCAGCAGCATCAGCCGCTGGATCAAAATGCCCTTGCCGTCGCAGGGCTTGCAAGGCCCGCTGTTATCCGCCTTCAGGCCCCGCCCGTCGCAGTCTTTGCAGACTTTGTATCCCACTGTTCTCCTCGGACGGCCAGATAGTTTTCCAGGTCCTGCACGAACGCGCCGGTGCGACCTCTGGGAATCTTTGGACCGGCGAGAGCATCGCCTAGGAGGCTTTCGTGAAATTTCACGGGGTCGATCACATGGGATCCTGGCGCCAGGTCGAAAGGCTCTGCTGCAGGGCCGATCTGCTTCAGTCGCCTGATCATCTCCTTCACCCGGGGATTCCATTCGGCGCCGGCCACTTATCTCCTCCTGTCGACGCCGTTATACCGGTTTACGGGTCGCCGGTCAATGGCCGTTTTGACACTGAGGCGCCTTGCACTCCCGGTCGTGGCGATCCTTCTGCGGGCTGTTGCCGCGCATCGACACGCTCTCGTAGTACGGGCTCTTGCAGTATGCGCAGACCTTGGGCTTCTCTTCCTTTTCCGGATGCCACTTGTGGCTGCACCGGAGGCACTCGAACGTCGGCAGCTTCACCTTCATGGTCTCCATTATATCTTCACCCTCACGATAAGTCTATACTCGGGTAGTTACTCTTCCGTTCCTTCCCACTGCTTCGCGAACTTCTTTGCGATGCGGCCGCGCTCGACGATGTTCGCCGTGTCGGGCAGGATCATGCGAAGGACCTTCCGCCCGCCCTCCTTTGCCCAAGCGAACATCACGTCGTACTTGTCCAGAATCTCGCCATACCGAATGCCCGGTTCGTAGCGCTTCCCTTCCTTGAGGTGTCCCACCACCGTCCAGAAGATCCCGTGGGCGACTTCACCGGGAATGGGATAGACGATCTGGATATCCGGGTGCTTCCAGGTCTCCTCGAAACCGTGCGTATGAGCGTTGGCGCCCATCGGACTATCGGTGTCGTCGAAGACATAATGGGCGTACCACCCATGCTTCTTCATGTTCTCGTCATGAAGTTGCTTCATGCGGCGCCGCGCGGACCTGTCCCGTTCATCCGGGCTGTCGAAGTTCATCATGCAGCCTTCTTTTCTTCCAGCATTTCATGCAGGACAGCGTCCAGGATGCCGGCCTCCTGGATGGTCCGGTCGCCTTCGCCCAGGATCGAGTTGACCACCTCGCGTTTCGCATCGATCATCTTGGCGATCTTCTCCTCGATGCTGCCGAGGAGCAAGAGATAGTAAACCATGACGGGCATCGTCTGCCCGATCCGGTGGGTCCGGTCCTCGGCCTGGGAATGAATACCGGGCGTCCAGTCCAGTTCGATAAAGACGACCGTGTGGCAAGCCACCAGATTTGCGCCGATCGACATCGCCCGGATGCCGCAGACCAGGATCTCGAGGTCTCCTTCCTGGAAGGAGTCGATCACGTTCTGACGATCCATCCCCGTCACTCGGCCGTCGATGAACGCCGTCTTGATGCCCTTCCCCTGGAAAGCTGCCACGATGCGGTCGATGGTGTCATGGTGGACAGCGAAGACGAGGACCTTCTTCTCGGTCGCCTGCAGGCCAGCGGTGAATTCGATGCATTCGGTGAACTTGGCGTTCACGGCCGCTTCCTTCAGTTCTTCGATCTCCGCGATCGCAAGATCCTTGAGACCCGCATTTCGCGCGGCCTTCTCCGCATGCTTAGCGACGTAGGCTTTGCGATCGGCCTCCGGGAGCGCTTCAATCAGGGTCTTCCATTCCTCCCGTTCCTTGAGGATTTTCCTCAGGCGGTCCAGAGCATCCACTTCCTTCTTGCGATAGACCTTGTCTTCGTCATCCTCGACAAGAAAGGGGATCATGGTTCGAGTCTTGGGCGGGAGCTCCTTCATGACCTGGTCCTTGGTCCGCCGGATCATGATCGTGGAGCGCAGCGTCTTGTCCAGTTCCGCAATATTCGATACGCCGCTGAAATCCCAGACCATTTTGCCGCCGGCCGCTGGCTTTTGATAGGCGCCGCAATAACGGATTCCATAGTCAAACCGCTTGGGTGCGACGCTCTTGTTGACGATCTGGATCTGTGTCCAGAGTTCCATCGGTCGGCTATCGATCGGTGTTCCCGTCAGGCAGATGGAGTTCTGGACGATCTCGGAGATCTCGATGGAGGCGACTGTACGCTGGGCGCTGATTTCCTTGAGGAAATGGGACTCGTCGGAGATCAGCGTCTTGTAGCCGGCCTTCACAAACTCATCGAAGGGAACGCCGTTCACGAAGACGAGCTTGTATTCCGGATCGGCTCGGACCCTTCGGGCTCGAGATCCCTGGGCCTTGATCAGGTCCAAAACCCGGTTGATTCGGTTCCGGTTGTCGATGTCCGTGTACTTCTTCATCGCCTTCTCGAGCAGCTCATAAGCCTGAAGGCCGGCCCAGGCCAGATGCTTCTGGCCATACTCCTGGAGCTCCTTCTTCGGCGAAAGAAGGTTCCGGAGCCAGGTCTTCGGCGTCTCGACCGCCAGAAGGTCATAATTCGTGATCGTGATGTCGTAGCCCGCGAGGGGCGTCAGGGAGACGTCCAGACCCGCCTTCTTGAAGCTCGAAAGGGACGTCTTCCCCGAGATCAGAAGGGGCTTTAAATCGGTGAATTTCGAGACGGCGCGGTACCAGGTGACCCGAACCAGGGAGGGGCACAGTACGAGGGCAGGAAGGGCCCTTTCCGGCCTCAGGATGAGGTATCCCAGGCTCTGGGGGGTCTTCCCGAGGCCCATTTCGTCGGCAATCAGCGCCCGGCCCTCATGATCGTCGATCCACTTCACCCCGGCCCGCTGGAAGGGGTAGAGCTCGATCTTGCTGGGAATCACTATCTCCGCGGTATGGGACCGGCTTTCCTCGTAAGCTTTCTTGCCGTCGTCGACGGCGACCCTGAGGGCAGGATCCAGATCCAGGGAGCATTTCTCTGCCTTGAACGTGGCGATCGCCGTCTCAATGTCCACTGGGGTGAACGGGATGAGCCAATTCTTGCCGTCCTTGTCCCACTTTCGGGACTTGAGGCGCTTGACCACGTCGACCAGATGTTGATCGTAGGGGAACACGACGGCCACCATGGGGCCGCCGGCGGTCTCCACCTTCTTCAGGCTGACGGTCGCCCCGATCGTCACTTCGCTCTCAATGATGTCGAGCGAGAACGGATCCGGCGGCACGAGCGACTCGAATTCCAGTCCCAACTCCGTCAGCTTGCCTTCATAAGGCCGCAGGATCGTCCAAAGGCTCCAGATCTGCCGGCTCTGCTTCTGACGGGCCTTCAGGATCGTGCCCACGGAGACGAAATCCGTGTCGGACAAGCCAGCATCTCCGTGCTCATAGAGTCTCTGAGCCGTCTGGAGGATGCTTTCGATGGTCGGCTCTGTCATGACCTAGCCTTGTTAGGAATGTACCCCTGATCGATCAACAGCTTGAGTTTGCAGGAATTGGAATGCTTCGGCTTCTGCACTTCGCACCATGGGCAGTGGCTCGGAATCTCTGCCTCTGGATCCGTCCATTCCAAGCACCGGACCATGTCGGCCAAGTCATGATTGACGTTGCGGATCTTGTCGATCTGGAGATCCGCATCAGAAACATGCTTCCGAGACTGCTGAAGCTGCCCGGTCAACAAGGCTTTGTCGTCCTTCAGCGCCTCCGTCTCAGCCTTGAGGCGTCCCACCAGAAGCTCTGCGGCCTGGGCTCGTTCTTTCCAAGATTCTAGTTCAAGCTGCGTTTCGTCTTTGAACATCCTTACACCTTCATCTCCGCATAAAGAAGGGTATTGATCGCCTGTACGCTCGTGTCCTCGCCGTTGATGAGCAGATCGATCACCGGCATACGCCGCGGCTCCAGGCTGACCCGAATTCCGATGATCGACCCCTTGAAGCGGATTACTCCGAGTTTGCCGAGCTGCTCGAGTAATTCCTTGGCTCGGCCTTTATCCTGTTCCGGAACGCCCTTGTAGATCTGCTCGAAGGGCCCGTGGCAGGCGCCGATCAGCGTCTTCGCCTTCATCCGGCGTAGCAGACGCGCGACCAGATCCCTGTTGGTCATGCTCCGCGTGGGAAGGGTTTCTTCCACCATGTTCTTCGGCCAGAGGAAGGAGAACTCGGATTCGAGCATACTTCGGAGAGGTTCGACCACTTCCGCGACTTCCTCCCGGAGATGCTTGAACTTGGCCGTCTCGCGGATCTGATGGCGGAGCTTCCGCGTGGCTTCTTCTCGATCCTTCGCCTCAGGATATTCCCGGACGAGATTCATGAGCGTCCAAATGGCCTGCTCTTTCTCGTCCCCCTCGCTTTCGAGCTGTTCCTTCCTGGCCGCGGCCATTTCCCGAAGTTTCAGTTCGCAGCTCTTGTACTTGACCTCCCAATCGGCCTTCCGATTGCGATCCAGGCCCTCGATGTACCAGAGCGGCGGACCGTCCCCCTTCATGAGGTCGCGGATCTTTCCGTAAACCTGCCTGAGGAGAGGAGAAAGATCACAGATATTAGCCGGATGCCGGGAAACCAGCCTACGCCATTGGCTGGCCCAGGAATCGTATTGGGTCCACCGTTCTTCATGACTCCAGGGATCGAGATCCAAGGTCTCCATGACTTGAAGAAGACCTTCCATCTCCCTGAGTTCTTCCTCGGACAGAGAACCGTTCCAATGTTGGACGATCACCGGCGCAGGCGCGGGCGTGGGCTCGGGCGCAGGGTCGGGTTCTGTCACCGGCTCGACGATGACTTTCATAGGCCCCGGAAGAGCCGGTATTTCCGGGGCCGGAACGATCTTGGACATCGGGTCGACCAGGCTCTTGATGGCCTCGATCGATGCCGGGATGAGCATGGACTGAAGATCGGCGCGTTCGGTCTTGAGTTCGACGAGCTTCGATGCGACGTCGACGATGGGCGTCACATTGAGCGCCGACAACTCCGTGGCCTTCTCGGTCAGAAGCTTGATCCAGACATCAAGCTTCTCGATCTGCTTCGTGATGTCCTGCTTCTTCTTGATGCTCTCCGCCTGGGCGCTCAGCTTGTTCAGGATGCTCTGCAGTTCTTGCTCGTTCATTCCTTCACCGCCTTTTCGAGAAGCGCATTCGTCTTCTCGATGATCTCGAGGCGCTCTCGGTTCTCATCCTCACGGTAACAGGAGATGTAGGGAGCTTTCTCCAGAGGCAGCCAGATCTTGCCGCCAAAGCCGAGGAAGCCCTGGAACCGGTATTCGAAGCTGAAGCGATAGTCCCAGTTGAGGGCGCACTGGATAAAGCTTCGACGCTCGTAATGATGCCCGGAGGCGCCGGCCACCTCTATGAGTAGATCGTAAAATCTCCCAAGCGCCGCCTCGTCGTAGATGCCCGGTTCTTTTTCCTTCTCGAAGCTCATGATCTTTCCCTAGAGAGCCACAGGTCGAACTTCTCGTGATCCTGGTAGAACCGCTGCTTCTCTATCGACAGAGCCCCTACGCCGATATGCGTGTACCACTCCTGCCATTTCCTCTGGATCCAGAAGCGGAATTCCAGCATGGCCTTCTGATCGTCATCCAGCAGCTTTGCCGGATCCTTGTAGCCGCGGACTCTGGCGTACTGGACAAGCCGATCATTCCATCTCATGTCCGACGTCTTGGACATCTCCACCATCTGGCGGACAAAGGAAAGGCCTCGGCCGGGCCCGGGGATCGGAGGCCCCGGATAGATCAGCTCGAGGCAGCGTTCCTCGCTGTTGGGCGATTCCTTGCTAAAGGCGATCGCGACGGCCTTCCGCTGCTCTTCGAGGATAGTGTCGGAGACATCCCGCGCGAGTAGCTGGTCGTATACCTTCAGGGCTGCCGCAGTCCTCTTCAGCATGACTTGCTCACGTCGATCTGTTCGATGGTTCTTACGATTTCGCTCAGGACGAACTCCTTGGCCACCGGCAGAGCGAGCGCAACGAGCAGCTTGGCGGGAATCTCCACACGCTGCTCAAGCTTTTCCTTCTTATCCCAGGACCCGAAGACCGCTTCCTTGAAAACGACCGTGGCGTCTCCGGACCAATCGCCGTTGTGAATCACGACGACATCGCCGTCGTATCCGGGGATCTGGAAGCTTGATGAGTGCGACATAAGCTACTTGACTCCCTTCTTGAGGATCTTGCGCGCCGCACGCTTTGCGTTCGACATGGCCATGGGAATGCAGCCCACGCCGCTCTTTTCCATGCCCTCGCTGAAGCCGTACGTCAGCTTCTTATTGTCGAGGTCGTAGACCGCCCACCTCGCCACCTTCTCTCCTTCGCGAGGTAGCGTGACGGTGCAGACGAGCTTCCGCTCCAGAACGAAAACGTCCATGGCCTATCCCTTCTTCTCCAGCTTCATGACTTCCATGAAACAACTCGGATGGAAATCCGCCTTCGGCCTCCGGCAGAAATCGCCCACGATGGTCTTCCTGCAATGGCCGCATGGCCGCACGGGTTTTGCCCGCTTCCCTGTCTTGCCCGGCATGGCTTAGTCCTTGTACTCGTCGTTCAGGAAGCGGATCTTCTGTCCCTTGAACTTGTTGACGACGTATTCCCGGGTCTTGGGGTCGACGCCCTTGATCTGCATGAAGGCATCGGAACCGATCTTGTCGCCAACCTGGAAGAGCGTCTTCGTCTTGCATGCCTTCCGGAACCGGCGGTCGTCGAGGGTCCGGTTGACCTCGTCCCAGACCCAGCAGTCGCGGTTGAAGACGTCGCGGTCCAGGATGTCAAGCTCCTCGTCCTTCTTGTCGGCGGGGATCTTGAGCCGCTGCTCCTCGATGAAGCCCATGAACATCGCTTCCTCGGGCGACTCGCCGTGCATCATGTCGAGGAAGTCGAAGTTCATCTCGCCGCCGTTGCCCTCGTCGATGATCTCCGCGACCTTCACATGGTCGCGCAGGAGGATGGCGTTGAGGCCGTGGCCCTCCATCCCCCGGAACGTCTTGATCTTGGCCACCTCGTACTTGTGGCCCTGCTGCTCGAGCTGCTCGTTCGTGACCGACGGATCGAGCGGGATCTCCGTGACGACGGCGCCGTTGACGATTTTGGTGCTCATGGCTATCTCCTTCCTCAGTCCTTGGTAACCCTTCGAACATCTTGAGTATAGACCCGAGTATATAGGCTGTCAAGGAATAAAAAGTGAGAAGAATAAAAAAGGCCTGAGCAGATTTCTCTGCCCAGGCCCCCTGAGTATGCGCGAGCGACAGGCCCGCGACTGGGTACTAGGGATTGCCGAAGCCTCCGAGAGCGGTCTTGGAGAAGCTGGCGGCGTTCTGGCTCGCGCGCACCGCGCTCTGGGAGAAGAGCTGGAAGGCCTTCCGGATCTCGGACGGCGTGGTCTTAGGGGTCAGGATCCACTCGTCGCGGAGGCCCATCTCCTTGAAGACCTGCTTGAAGTCCGTGCCGGCGCCGTCATCGAACCCCATGGCTGCGATGATGTGGTTCTCCTTCCGGAGCATGTCCTCCACGATCGCCTTCACGTTCTTCGCGTGGCCCCTGGAACTCTCGTCCTTGCCGTCGGTCATGAGGAGCGTCACCGTGCGGACCGGGATGCCGTTGTCGGCGAACTCCTTGGTCTTGGCGAGCACGGTGCCGAGGCAGACGACCGCCTGGTCGTAGAGCGGCGTTCCCAGGTTGGGATCGTAGTTCTTGTCCGTCATCTTGACCGCATCGTCGATCTTGACGTACGGATAGAGGACCGTCCCGTTCAGGAATCGATTGTGGATCAGGACGGAATCCTTCTGCTTGCTGGCCAGCAGGGCGTTCACGACTTCGTTGTGCCCGTCGCGGATCGCCTGGCTGTTTCCGCCGAAGCGGATCGAGCCGGAATCGTCCGGCATGAGCGTGACCAGCACGACCTCGGAGGACTGCACGTCCTCCGCACCGATCCCCAGGCCTGCCTGGATCTGGGCGCCGATGTCGATGTTGGTCAGGGCCTGCATGGAGGCGGCGGACAGGTCGCCTTCCTTGTGGGCTCCCTTCAGGAGCTCGTTCGCATTGGGGACTGTCTTGCTCATGGGTTTCTCCTTCCTTCCTCAAATATCGATCTCAGTTCTTCACGGCATCCGCATCGACGAACTCGAAGCGGTGCAACTTCTTCGTCCCTTCCGCGGGGACGACGTAGTAGACCTCCTTGTAGCGGATCTTGACGGAGTCGCCTTGCTTCAGCTTCTTCCAGAGGTTCCCGGCCCGGGAATCCCTCCCGAGATCTTCGATCAGGAACTTGCCGTGCTGGCACTCGAAGACCACGGCAAACTGATCCTCGACCTTGACGGTATTGCTGCCTCGGATTGCCGGCACGGAGATCGTCTTGGTATGCATCCCCAGAGGATCATCCCAGCCGCTCTGCGCGATGGTCTTGACGTGTCCAGGCATTTCGCTGCTGGTCGTAACCGTAGATCCCAGGCGGAAGGCGATCTCGAGGACCTTCCCGCTTTCCGTTACCTCCGGTCCCGTCTCCTCATGGGGAGGCGGTGGTAACTCCGCGTTCTGGGGGCCGGACATCCGATATCGAGTCGGACGCGGCTCGTCGCACGAGACGGCCAGAAGCGCCAGGACCAGCACGATCGAGATCTTCATGGTTACGCCGGGAAGCCTTCCCAGTCCTCCATGGGAGTCGTGGACTCGACGACGTGCATGCCGGCGTCGTCGAACAGCTTGAGGGCCTTCTCCGCCTGCGGGGTGAAGTCGGCCAGGAAGCCGCCCTTGCCGTCCGGAACGGCGACCGCGCTCATGCAGTCCTTGAGGACGTAGACCTTCTTGACGAGCTTCGGATCCTGGGCGTTGATCGTGTCGAGCAGATCCTTGATGGAGCTGGAGACGCAGTGGGAGGCTGCCTGGCCCGCAATCACGACTGCGTCGGAATCCAGCAACTTCTTAATGAAGGCCGTGTTCCGCTGCGCGAGGGGCTTCCCGTCATGCCGGGTCAGGACCTCCGGGGAGAGGACGCTGTAGTTCTCGGTCAGGAGATTGCCGCCCTTCACTTCGACGGCGTTGACGGACTTCCGGGTGAAGGCGTGGAAGATCCGGGCCTCCTCGATCACGCCGGAGAGGACGTGGCCGGTGGAGCCGATCAGGCAGTGATAGGGCCAGAGGTAGAGCATGTACTTCCCGGCCTTCTCGAGCTCCTCGCAGTAGAACCTCACCTGCTTGATCAGCCAGGGAAGGTTGCCGTCGCAGACGATCTGCGCGGCCGCCTTGGTGGGGCACACCTCGCCGGACTTGATCATCTCGCTCTTGATGACCGTATGGGCGCCCAGGGGCTTGCCGTCCTTGTCCTCCCAGAAGCTCGGGAAGAAGATCTGGAACGGGAAGTGGGTGTCCATGGTGCAGGTGATGTCCGAGATCCTGCCCAGGTTCCGGTAGATGAACTCCGCCATCTTCCGGTTGTCCTCCATGGCGCCCTTGCCGCTGCGGCCGCCGACGTAGAGCGAGCCCTGGGGGAAGCAGAAGTCCTTCTGGACGTCGATCAGGAGCAGCTCGATCTTCTTGCCGTCGTGGCCCGAGGGCTTGATGTCGTGCTTCTTGATCCAGGACTCGGCCTGCCCGAAGAGGTCCGCGTGATTGGGCTCATAGGCCCAATCGTCGGCGTTCTTGGCCTTGAAGAACGTCGGAAGCGGAAGCTGCCGGATTGCCGTGGTGCTCATGCGTTTCTCCTTCCTATCCTTCTAAAATGAAGACTGCCTACTTAGTGTACTTATAACACTAATTAACATCTAGAATATTCCGCGTTTACTTTCCTCCAGGTTTCACGTATTCCGCGCTCTGAACCATGTACCCGGAGTCCGTCTGGCAGCCGGGGCGGATCATCCATTCCTTGTACTTCACGATCACGGGCTTCTGGGTTCGCTGGGCTTCCTGGAGAAGCTTCAGACTGGTTTCATCTTCGTCCGGAATCGTGAAGTGCCAGACATTCGTTTCAAGATGTCCCTGAGAATTAGAAACCATCCCGCCCAGGTTCATCTCTCCTTCCCAAGTCTTGTTCTGCCAGCCCTTATGGCTGATCTTGGTGACGACCCCGACACGCTCGCCCTCGCTGTAGCTGTCGTTGCATCCGACCGGGCACCCTCGCGTACCGAAGCACAGAGCCAGGCAGATGCCCACGATCATGATCGTGTAGATGACCTCGAGCAGCGTGACTCCGCGATTCGTCCTCATGGCATCACCCCATCTTCAGGACACGGATTTCGGAACGGTCTACGACATGCAAACCGTTCTTAGCGGGGAAGAGGTGGCATCCAGAATGTACGAAGGGTTCGGCGTCCGGATACTCGGCGGTCTTCTGAATCACCCCTCCAGCGACTTCTAAACGACAGAGGCCTTCGTCCGTGACCATGAACAGGTACTTTCCGAAAGCGCATTTCCCGCGAATTTCTCCGAGGATCCCGCCGGCATCCTCCTCGAGGTGTCCTTCGACTTGGCCGGCGCTGTCGATGACGGTGCAGCGCGTGACGATCTTCGGGCCCTGCTTCAGGGTCGCAAAGAACCAAACCCGATCCTTGGTGAAGAAGGTCGTGGAGTCCATGAGATGGCCGTGAAGGGGCGGCAATTTCACGGTGTCGTTCAGTCGGCCCTGGTTCACGTCGAAGACGAAGGCCATGGACAGGTTGGCTGCCCGGTAGAAGCCGAAACCGAAAGACTCGCCGACCCAGAAGAGCGTCTGGTTCTGCAGGACGTCTCCGATTCGCTCCGGGCCCGCGGGACGTTTCCGATAGAGGACGCCGTTCTCGCACCAGATGTAGAAGCTTTCGTTCGCATCGAAGACGGGCAGTTGCCCATAGCGATCAACATTCAGGGTCGCATAGTCGGGATTGCCGTCCTCGGACACGATCCGGACCTGGTCGTCATTGCCGACCAGCGTGTAGTCGCCCATGATCCGATACCGGGCCCGGAAGCCCGGGTCTTCCTTGAAGGCTACCGATCCGTCTTCACGCTTGAAGTCACGGCCTTCGCGGAATAGATAATTCAGGACCCCACTCTGGGAGACGGCGAAGAGGATCTCGCCCGAGGTCTTGAAAACGGCCGTCGAAGTCACCTTACCGCGCACTTTGACGGTCTCCTTGATGGCCGCCGGCGCCGCCTTCTGGCAGCTCGGGCACTTGGGGCGGGCATGCTCGGTGCCGCACCCGCTGCAGACGGTCCAGCGGATATTCATCAGAAGATGCTTCGAAATCTCGCGCTGCGGCCCTTCGAAGACGCTCTGGAACCAGTCGAGAAAGCTATCCGGAAGCCTATCGAACGGCACCGCGGGCTTCGGATAGATCACATCCTTGTGAAAAACGCTGATCCGGTATCCAGGCAGCGGTCGCGCGGCATGCGGGATCTGCTTGTTCTTGTTGCTCGGCCTATAGATCCCTCCGAAAGGATCACAGAGCAGGAGCGACCGGAAAAGCATCACGTTATAGGCGTACCAGTCGGACGATTCCTTGTGGGGAAACTTGAGGATCGGCCGGGTCTCCTTCGGATCACAGTGGAGCGGATCAACGAACCGCTCGGTGTACATCCGGCTGAGATATTTCCCGAACTGGAAGCTGTCGGCGTCGATGATGAAGGGATCTCCAGCCCAGTCGACCAGAATGTTCAGGTCGTTGAAGTCTCCGATCACGACTTTCCAGTTCTGATGCAGCCGATCGACCGTCTGCCAGAGCTTCTGGAAGATCTCGACGACCTTGTTGTTGTCTAGCGTGGCGCCGCGGAAGGACCGCTCGGACCAGCGCAGGAGAACCTCGGCCTTGGGCACGTACTCCATGGTGTACCCCAGGATGCGCTGCTCCGTGCGATCCGTGACCAGGCTGATCGGCGCCTTCACGTTCAGGCCGGCGAGCTTGGGGAATTCCCGGAGTTTGGTCTGGTGCTCCAGGAGGCGCTGCCGCGCGCCTTCGGCCTCCTGGCTATTGTTCATGTAGTCCGGGTGATCCGGCTGCTTATAGATCTTCGCGACCGTCCGAGCGTCGATCTTGTAGACGTCCGCCTCGCCTCCCTTGCCCACGGACTGGGAGGGATCGAGCCGTATCCTCTTCCCGCTGATATAGACTTCCATGCTCACGACTCACCGTCTCCGAAGCTTTAGCCTGATCTTCCGGTAAAGGCGCAGATTCCCCCGCTTGAACTTGATATCGTTCTTCACACGAAGGCATTCACGACATTGAGAGATATTGACTTCGAAATAATATTCATCCCCAGCCGTGGCCGAGCGGTGAACGATATGCCATTTGTGCTTACACATTGCTCATTTCTTCCTCAACAGCTCTCGGACCTTCATGAGCTCGTCGTAGGCGG